CCTCCCCCCGCCATTTTTAACTATCATATACAACCCGAATGGCCATATGATTGCAGAAAAACAAGGTATCATAAATGACCCCTCTAATGAGGGGTCAGTCATTGCTAAAGTGCCCACATAAAATGCAGCGCCTAAATAAAATGCAGCAAATATTTCCAAGATAACTCCCTTTATAATTAATTGCAGGCTGGACGATAATCCCCAGCATCTCTTTCTGACTAAATGAATACATCAGTACTGTACAGAAAACAATGATACGCGCTCACTTAATTAACTGTGTGTGAGGAACCTTTCTCACCTCTGCAAATTCCGCTTACCACATGCGGAGACGTTATTACGTTACGTCGGATTAGGATTGTGACGCCAACATTAATACACCTCGAAAGATGCGGCACTATTGTGTCATTACTAACACGCCTCACCCTAGAACGCCATGTTGGAAACGTTAACAAGCTAGGGGCCTAATTATGCGAGGATAGTTGACCCACCCTCTAAAACCTTCATAGATGCGCTTCCCAGAGAGGCGATGCAGGTATTATCCTTCAGCAAGCATTTTAAAGCTCTCAGGGTATTCATGCTAGTGTTTACCTTACCGTGTTGTACCGACCTTTTTTCAGGTGCACCATATAGCAGCGTTCTTTCGAAAGCCTAGCTGTCTGCTATCTGGTTATGTTGGAGCGGCATATCGGTAACGATCCGATTTCTTCTGGGTGGAAGCCAGACACATTAGCCATTTATGCTAATGCCGCGTTATTTTCTTATTTCACCTATAGTTAAGTAGCCGTTGTCAAGTTCCCAATGGCAATTCTTACATAGCCTGATCAAGTTTTTTAAATCATTTATTTCTTTGACAGTCATTTCATCTGGAGCATCTTTTATGGAAAGTATATGACATACATCAGTATGTTTGTCATACCCACAATTAACGCATAAGTTTTTTAGATATTTATTTCCTAACTTTCTTGAATGGTGCCTTATTCTTGCGTGATGGTATTTACCTGCCTTTGACTTTATTTGACCCAAAGTCATTGTTTCAACAAATTTTTTACTCTTTAAATAACACTCCTTACATCTTTTTCTTTTAGATGAGCAAGCGCCGTCACAATCTCTACAAATGCCTTCAAGTTTTCTTTTTGGTCTAACTCTATTATTCCTTTTTGCCGCGCAAGAGGAAGTGCAATATTTTTGATTGTGGGAATTTGGTGTATATGAACATCCACATTCAGAGCAATTATTATTTGATAAAGTAATTGGTTCTCCCTAGGGGTATCGATCCCCTGTCTCCAAGTTGAAAGCTTGGTATTCTACCATTAAACTAAGGGAGCTTATCGACGCTCCCCAGATTAAAGGAAGCGTCTAAATCTCAGATCCCTCAATGGAAACAGAATACGTGTCAATGCCACGGCTAATAATGCCGCCTTGAGTTGGCAGACCTCGTGGAGAGTTAAAGATATGTGTATTCATGTTTTTCATAATATACCTATATTAACATAATTTATTTCTGTGTCAACACATTATTTCAATTAAATCGATCTTTTATATACTCACCTTTTCGTCTTCATTAACATTAAAAACATTTCCGTTTAAGTCCTTAGCTGAGTTAAAAGACAATTTCTCAGCACCTATCCATAATGGCCTAGGATAACCTGCGTGAATATGCCCCCAACAACCAAAAGAATCTCCAATACTCAAAGAGTTAAACTTAACTTCCATGATTTACGAACCATCTACTATATTGGGCACAGATAATTTCTTGAACCTACCCTCTTCGTAAAACATTGCTTTAGGCCTTGCATATAAAGTAGGCTCATGAGGCAATACGTGTCTATAAAAGACAAGCTCTTCCTCTGTTTCTGTGTGTATTCCTTCACCGATAAATTGATACAATCCACCTTTATAGTGCTGATGTGTAGCTGAAGGTGCCATCTCTTTCAATTTAGACACCTCAAGACCAATTAACTTCTCGTGCATAATTCCCCCGCAAATAAAGCTATTTATTAATTTCATCTCTTATGAGCATTAATTCTTTACCAAGATTATTTTCACCTTTTCCGTTACATACACCCCAATATGTATCACCCCAAGTATTACCCTCAACTAAGAGTTGATCATCAGTCAATGACAGGAGTCTTATTAGTTCTGGGTCAGCGAATTTAGACTTAAGAATCTCTCTCATTATTCCCAATTTTCTGACATCCCAATTATTTATGAGGTCAACTTTTTGCCCAGCCTTCTTGGATTCTCCAGCCGTCATATTGACAAACATGATGAAATCATCATCATTTTTACACTTTGCTGCTTGATAAGCATTTTCTGATGTTGGAAAAATTAAACCTCTATACTCCACTGCTGTGGGGTAGAAGTTACTGAGAAAGAAGTTCTCGCCTTTAAAATTATCTATCATAACAAAAACACTATAACATATTTTTTTGCGTTTGTAAATAATTATTTTTGGTTATTTTATTTATAGTGTCGAGTTATTTAAACTTAAAATATAATCTATATCACCATCAATTATAAATTTTTCATAATCACTTTTCTCTATTATCTTTATATTAACTTCAGGGTTCTGGTTAATAACCAATCTCATTTTATCTTTATCATCTCCCCACCAATATCCCTTTATTTCTAAATAAACATTATATTTAGATAGGAAGAAATCTGGCGTATAAGTTTTTTTTACACCTTCTTTAATATACTTTAGACAATGATTTGATGTTGTGGGTTTTACCCAATTAATCTTCATTGAATTCATTTTTTTTAGCAAAATCCCTCTCCCAAGTTCCTTGTACTTTAACACCAGAAACCTTATACCACTTACACCTTCCGCCGCTAGGATTAAGGCTTTTAGACTCGCTCATTTTTGATCTAGTTTTAGCTGAAGCTTTTTTGCCTTTATTGTGATTTGGAATATCTGTGTTTGATAGGGATATTGAATTTTTAAGGACTCTATCATCTGTCTCTTTTGTCAAACCTTTATTCCAAGAAGGTTTAGATCTTTTAAGGCCTTTGTTATTTCTAAGCAAACCTTCTTTTGTGTGAGCTTTCCATATATGACTGGTCGTTGATTGTCTAGTATTTGATCGCCTTCCGCATATCAAGCAATGATATTGACCCTCTGTAAATTCATAATATTTCATATTTTTGGTGGCTGCGGAGAGAATCGAACTCCCGACGCGGAGTACTTCACACTCCCGCTCTTCCAACTGAGCTACGCAGCCTAAATTTTATACAGGATGAACTGTTATATCATCATCAAAGTTATTGCAAGATATATTTTCATTATCGTAATAATTTTGCATGTCGTTAAAAGCTTTAGTTTCCAGACAAAAGAATAAAGGATTATTCGTATTTAACCCCATCACGGATACTATAATATTTGAGAACCTCTTTAACAGCCTCATCATGCATTTCCTCAATGTCTTTAGCTGTTATCCATCTGATAAAAGATTTGAGCATAATCCTGCTATTGTTAATTTGGTTGCGGGAGTAGGATTAGAACCTACGATCTTCAGGTTATGAGCCTGACGAGATACCTGACTTCTCCACCCCGCGACAGTTATTTAAGTTTTAGATACTACCACACATTTTTAGTTATGTCAACATAGTATTTAAAAAAACTGGGGAGGCTAATTAGGCCTCCCCTGAAAAGTTATTATCTTTTCTAGTGCCTTTTGAATTTACCAAAAAACCTGCCCTCAGGACGTGCACCAACCTTGATCCCCAGCGTATCACACTCGGTTAAAAGTTTTATTACCGCTGGCCTGAGTTTAAGTTACAGTATTTTATTAAGAAAGTCAACTACTTTTTTCTAGGCTGATTTGTAACAACATTTTCAGGCCTTAGATTACCAAGCCTTCTTCTGCGCCTTCTTCTTGGGATATTATTCTGTGTCCCGCCAGATTTTAAATCGTAAAGCATTTTTTTCTCCAAATTTTACTTTTCTAATTTGAAAAAAATATAACACACAAAATGATTTAATCAACAGACGTTATATCAACTCTACTATGCATTATTACATACCTCAAGAGGATATGTGAGATCTACCCCTAATGTAGATTAGATCACTTATAGAGAATGGGCAACCTCCAGATGGGTTTAAGCTCTCCCTTATTGACCTAAATAACCTTCCCTTACTCACTCCACTTTCTTCGCAATAGTTATTTAGAGTGGACATGATCGTATCATGGCTAAAATCTACTATTGACTGGTCTAGATTTTTATCCACAAAAACTCTGCTATCTTCAGATATAAGCTCTAGCAATATATCGCAAGCGCTAACAACATCATTAATTTTTTCCGATATTGAATGTTCAACATCCACAATTCTATCGTATAACTCACTTGAGTTTATGATATTGAAGGCGTCGGGAAAGTCATCTTTAATAAAACTCATAAATCCATAACTTGCTATAAACTTAGACGTAGTTCTCTTCATGTGAGTTAAATCGAAAATGGACGCAGAATTCCTTATCTTGTCTGGGGAGAACAATCTTACAGCATTATCTAAGTTGAATATATAGTCATCAGAAATTGATACGCCTAATTTAAGTAAATGTGATATTATAACATTTTTAGGTATTCCTAAATTCCTTAGCTCATTTATAGTTATTCCACCATTTCTTTTACTCAATTTCTTTTTATCACTACCAAGTACTAAAGGTATATGATATGTTTGTGGAGAATAAGACAGAGCATCGTATATGATATTTTGCTTTGCAGCATTAGAAAAGTGATCATCACCCCTGATTATATGGGTAACTCCTGAATTGCAATCATCAACGGCATTAGCAAGCATAAACGAGGGTGTTCCACAAGATCTTACTATGACAAAATCTTTTATATTAGAGCCATCGAAAGTGACTCTACCTTTAACGTTGTCGAAAACATCTATCTTATTATCACCCACCCTTATAAATACAGCCCCATCTTTCTTGTAGGCAAGTCCATTTTTTATCATGTTATTTGCTTGCTTAAGATGAGAATCATAATTTCCAGACTGGAATGACAATTCATCATACTCTATACCCATCCAAGAAATATCAAACATTATATTATCTGCCATTTCCTTTGAGGATCTCTCCTTGTCAGTATCCTCTATTCTTATGATGAACTTACCATCAAGACTCATGGCCATCATATATGAGATAAGTGCAGTTCTGGCACCGCCTACGTGGAGCATTCCTGTCGGAGATGGGGCAAACCTAGTTACAACGTTATTCATTACTGGCAATACCTTTCCACTTTGTCTGCTATATAAGAAACATTCTTATATGCTAACTCATCACTAACAGGCTTAACTATAGTGGTCTTACCCCAAAATAAATCCCATGATGATATGGATTCATTCCATACCACGTCGAATGATAACTTACTATTAGCGTCAACAATAATATTTATACGTTTATTTGTTTCATCACCTAAATCAATTTTTTCCATATATGCTTTTTTGTCAGCTGACATATACACAGGCACTACTCCGCCGCCACTCATACCTATAACAACGGTGCTTATATTGTGCTCCGACTTGTAATTGTGCAAGTTTGACACGATTCCATCTCTAATAAATTCCAACCCACTCTTCTCTGGGTAAATTCCAGAAGATATTTGCCTATCTAACTCAGATCTAAAAAAATCAGTTAATTCTATCTTTGAACCATTAGGGGTTATCTCTAATATATCATTTAACATTACTCTCTCCTGTAATTTTTAAATATAATTATTTTAAAATTTAAATATTTTATCTTATTTTTAGCTCTGACATATATAAACTTTGGCGTCAATAAAAATCCCTTAACCCTCTTAACAATACGTGCTTTTCTTTTATTTCTTAATATTGAATTAACTATCTGGCTTAAATTATCTACTTCGTAATAAAGTTTTCCTATTTTGGCAAAATTACCTATAGTTATCATTCTAGCCATATGGCAAACATTTAAGTTTCCTTTATGGTCAACACGCCACAGAGAGTGATGTATATGATTTAAGTGTGGTATCAAGTTTTTCTCAACTTGACTTCTCTCTAAAAATTCATTGTGTTTATGAGAGTTAATAACTCTTTTTTTTATATAATCTCTATGACTTTTTGGGATCGTTAAATATATGTTTTCCAAAAAATTCTCCTTGACTAGAAATTAAAATTAATCTGAACCAGATTGACAGAAAGGATATCTTTTTTCAGTTTTCTCATGCCCACAGAGTTCACATTTGTATATATCTTCAATGAATGAATTTCCCATTACAGGATAAATATGTTGTGCAGATATCAATATGTAATAATGCGCGCACTCATCTTTATTATTGCTCAAATTCTTATTCACCCTTTGATTTTATACCTATATCAGAAAACATATATGGATTTATATCATCTGGATGCACATTTAATTTAAACTTATACTTACCATTACTCCACTTAAATCTATTTATTTTATCAGCAGATATTATGCCTTTATCAATCATCCTATTCCATCTGTTTTTGAAGTCATAAAACTCTATGTCCTCGTTAAGGAAAACATCATCAGATGTTATATAATCTCTTCCCGAACTCAAGATCTTATCAGCAGCCAATATAAATCTGGCCTCATTTGTGTGTGGCCTGAAGCCAAAATTTAGTCCTTTTGGAATATTTTTAGGCCAAAGGCAGTTATGTAAAAAACCTCCTTGAGAACTAGATGAATGAACAGAAAGATCCCAACCATCATCCAGTATGACACTCATAACTTTAGAAGCTGATTTTCTACTGACACCATAATAATCGCATATAGCGCGAGATGTTAATCCAGCAGGATAAATTTTGATTATATCGTGTTTATCATTATGGATATCTTTTATTATATCTTTATAAGTGGTTGCCATAAAGTTGATTCAATCTAATCTTTATTTCTCTCTGATAGTTCTTTATTGTCGGTAAACCTGACAACTTTGTTTGTATACACAACACCATTATGCTCCACATCATAAGTTATAAGTGTATACACATCAGCGCATCGACATAACTCCGTCGAGTCGTAGTTAACATCTCTATTTAAATGGATTCTTCCATTCTTATCAGAGACATAGTATTCGCCCTGATGATTTTCAGGAATTTTATAATATAGTTTATTACTATACATTTCAAATTCAGTGGGTCCAACAATCTTATAGTTGGATGTGGTTAGGTCTGAATTATCAGCATCGTGCGCATTAGCACTAATTGATAATGACGCCAATGCTGTTATTAACATTGTAGATAATATAATTCTGTATTTTTTCATCAAAAACTCTCCTTTTCCAGAAAAAAAATTAGGTATGTTTTTTAGTCTGGCTTTTAACGTATTTGTTGAACATTAGCATATATCTCATGAATAGTAAAGCATTATCTTCATTATTAAATGTCGCGCCTTTAGTTTCAGATAAAGGTACAGGAAATACCTCCCCAAACTCTGTTTCGTAAAACAGGCACTCTTCACCATACCCTTCATAATATCTAAAGTTATTGAATTTTACTTTTCTTTTCGTTGAGTCATCTCTTTTAGAGACAGCCCTTTTTACTTCTATTAATTTCATCGTAAACACCTAATAAGTTAATGATGTATCGAACAAAGTTACATCAGACGATAATCTCTCCATGAAATTATCCACTCCAAATATTTCCACTAAAAGACCGAGTCTTGATCCTGAGTTTGTTCTTTCTGTAAACTTGTAATACATGTCAGAAAAGAAGGTTCTTAAATTTTCCTTCCCATAATAAATTTTTCCGCAATCGTACATGATAGTTTGATATTCTTCATCAGTAGATCCCTTATGTAGATTCTCATTTAAGTATACTATACAATCAATAACTAAAGACCCTCTGCGGTTAAACTCGGATACAATCTTTAATTCATGATCAATTTGTTCCTGAGTTTCATAAATCATATTAATGTCAAGAATATCCCTGATTGGTGATGATTGATATTCTAAAAAATATAATAGAGCAGATACTGTTCTTGCTTCTAACATTTTAATTCTTTCTTTATTTGGTGCTAGGAGGTCCCTGAAAACCATTGAACTTAAACGGCCTAGTTGATCGCCTCATCAAGAATTGAATCAGGCACTTGATTAAGACTATTTATATAGGTGACACAAAATAACTAAAATGTCAATATTTATTTGGAACCAAGTCGGAGTACCGCCCTCCGTTCTCCTGACTCACAATCAGGCGCATCACTTTTATGCTTGACTTGGCAAAGTATGGTCCCAACTCCGAGAATTGAACTCGAAACTCAAAATCCACAATTTTGCGGTTTACCAGTTAACCTAAGTTGGAATATTTTGGATGGGGTGGAGGGCTTCGAACCCCCAACACCTTTCGGATCTTCTGATTCAAAGTCAGACAGCTATACCAGTTTGCTCACACCCCATTAAAAATGTGTGTTCGCCATAAGGAAGCTGAATTATCTATCTAGTGATAATGTCGATGTTCCATAGGCGCACGGAAAGAAACTAAGTTTCTCTGTCGCCCATCTTGGATAATATTTATATTAATATTCATCATTCTTAAAACTTACCACATGAAACTTTGGATGTCAACATGTTTTTTAAATTAATATTAAATTAATAGCTCTTAATTTACATAAAGAGGACAAGCCGTTTAGCTAATTAACTTGCTGCTGCATAAAATGTACAATATTAACCAACAATGTGCACACATTTTTCACCTGACTGGAATCGAACCAGTTCATTACACCTCGCTAGGCAGCTCTACCATTGAGCTACAGGGATGATTGCTTGTATATTTTAAGCCCTCTATTCCTATTTAAATTTGGCAGTCAAGAAGGGATTCGAACCCTCGAAGGAGTCACCCCCTTAACAGATTAGCAGTCTGCCGCCTTAGACCACTCGGCCACTTGACTATAACTTTGGCGGAAGCGAGGAGATTCGAACTCCTACGCCCGTAAGGACAAACAATTTTCAAGATTGTTTCCGCTACCCAGAATCTTTCGGATTACGCTTCCATTAATTTTTAAAACTCAAATATATCGAACTCATAAGCACTTAACTCGACATCAAATTTAGTCGAAGTCTTACACATAATTCTAGAGCCTTTTATAGCCCCTACATGTGAATTAAGGGCCTTGCATGCAGTATCAAAAGAATTCTTATCAAGGCTGTCTACTCCAAAATGTAAACCTTTGTAATTATTATCCTCCAAGGTGCTAAATATGTACCTATCTCCAACAGGCTTTACATTCATTCTTACTTTATTCTTCATCGCGTATCTTTCAATAACAAGGCATGTGCCTACTTTTATATATTGATCGGAAGTGTTGGATTCGAACCAACGTCGCAGGATGGGCCTTTTAAGGTGTCTTACACGTCTCCACGCTCTGACCAACTGAGCTAAGCTTCCGACAAGAGTGTATTTTTGTCCTCCACACCGACAAAAAGGCTTATGGTTTTTAATCCCAGAGGTATCAACCGACCTGAACGTCAGTATTAACCAATCCCTAAGGAACCTTAGATGCAAAAAAGACATTAAACTGATCAGCGTCTAGGTCTCTTGTATTGCAATTCCGTGTAGGGGCAAAAATACACTCTTTATTTTTTACTTTCTTATACTGTAGTCGATATAATGTCAACTAATTAATTTGGCATGGGTGACAGGATTCGAACCCGCTAAGCTTTCGCACTGGTTTTGGAGACCAACCCACATCGCCATCTGTGGAGCACCCATATAATTTTACTAAATACTCTTGAGTATTCCTTTTTCTTTTCCTGTCGTTGGAGGTTCATGGTCTCCACTTATTATTTTTTCCATAATATGAGATGGTATAACCTCCATAGATTCAGGATTTATCATAGATATACCCCTTCTAGACATCTCTAGCATCAACTTCAATCTTATTTCGTTTTTCTTTTCACTCATATCATTTATTTATTTTTGGTCCCAGCGGAGAGATTCGAACTCTCACGCCCCAAGGGCATTAGTTTCTAAAACTAACATGTCTACCGTTCCAACACGCTGGGATTATTAATGGTCCCCCCACCCAGATTCGAACTGGGACGCTCTAAGGCACGAAATTTTAAGTCTCGCATGGCTACCGTTTCATCATGAGGGGAAATTTTCATTAATTATAGTGATTGGTACTCGCGATAGGAATCGAACCTACTATCAACCTCTTATGAGGAGGTGGTTTAACCGTTTAGCTTCACGAGCATTTAAAATGTATATAACAGTAAAAATTACTGAAAATAATATTGGTGGAGGTAATTGGATTTGAACCAATACTAACCGCCCATCTGGCGTACATCTTATAAGAATGCCGTGCTACCATTACACTATACCTCCGAAGAGGTTTATATTCGACTCCTGTGTTTCATAATATTCTTCCTTATATATAATTATTAGGCTGATCGTAAATTCAGCTCTTCCTTAGGTAACTATCCTAAGGTCTTTGTTTTTAATTTAGATTAGCAAGCCCCACTATCTCTTGAGTGTGAACATATTTTCAAGGCTGTTTCCTAGTTAAGGTCTTGGCCCTCACACCCTCAATGGGAGTCCGTCCTTGCTAAAATTTTAAAGTGCTTCTACTTCAGCACCGCTAATAATTTTTTCCTTCTTATTGGCAGAGACGACAGGACTCGAACCCGCGACACAGGGAGTAGAAATCCCTTGCTCTTCCATCTGAGCTACGTCTCTAATGTTTTATTTTATCTATACTTAGAAGACCTTTATCTAACTCCCAATGATGATTCTTGCAAAGTTTTATAAGGTTTTCTATATTGTTTATTTCAGAATCAACCATTGCAGAATCCGCAAAAGATGAGACCTCTTTTATATGACAGACATCTACATGTTTATCGTAACCACAATAAGCACAAGAGTCTTTTAAATTTTTAGCCTTTCTTCTAGCTCTGTCAGATATAAGTGATCTAGGATTTTTATATTTAAGAACAAACTCTCCATAACTTATATCGCTAACATTTCTACAATTTTCACACCTAACTAAACTAGAACTTATCTTTAATCCGCAGTCGCAACAAACTCCTTCAAACGTCCTTTTAGGAACTATAGAGTTATTCGCACTTGCGGCACACGAGCTACTACAATATTTCCTAGCCTTTCTATCTGAAGTGTAAGATTTTCTGCAAAAATTACATTCAGAAATCTTTTTATCATCATTGTAATTTTTCATACATGACTTGTCACAGAATTTTCTTCTTCTGTATCCAGTCTCATTTTTACAATGTATACACTTACTCATAATATTGGCGACTGTGACGAATTACGATATCGCGACCTCTGGATCGACAGTCCAGTGCTCTTCCTCTGAGCTACACAGCCATTTATTTTAATCACCTAAATTTTGTTCATTTTCTATCCACTTAAGTATCATTTCTTTAGTTCTAAAACCAGCTTTTTGACCTATTACTTTTCCATCTTTTACCAACATTAGCATTGGTATAGCCCTAACATTAAATTCAGCTGAGGCTTCAGGTATCTCACCTATATCAACTTTTATAATGTTGTAGTCATTGGACAGTTCACTTAAAACTGGAGCCAACTTCCTACATGGACCGCACCACTCTGCCCAAAAATCTACTATAGCTACACCAGAAGAGCCACTAATATCAGTGGAGTAACTTTCTTTTGTTGAATTTAATATAGTCATAATTTTTACCCCTATTATTTCTATAATTACTGTATATCATATTTACAATACAAATTCAAGCTTTGTTTATACGCACCCTGCGAAGATTACTGCACCTTCATTCTGCCTTTGGAGTCATGACTTCCAGACAAGCAACTATGCCAGACAGGGTATATAAAGCAGAAATTAAACTGCTATTTTGGTGGAGCCGACGGGGATCGAACCCGCCACACGGATCTTGCAAGGATCTGTCGCCACCAAGGATCATGCGGCCCCAAATTTGGAGGATATGGAGGGATTCGAACCCGCGCGGAGATTTCTCTCGTCGGATTAAGAGTCCGATGCCATCGACCAACTCGGCCACATATCCAATAATTTTATTCCTTCTGTTTAAATTTCAAGCCACCCTATATCTAAAGTAACTTCTCTTAATCTTCTTTCTCCGCACTTAGAGCAATCATATCTATATTTAACGTATGGATAAACTCCTTCGTACTTAACTGTTTTTCTGTCTACATATTGAAAGTTATGACTTTCACCACTTTGACATTTAGTTCTATCCTTCATTTCTTAGAACTCTCTGAGCCTTTCTATAATCTCCAACAGTAACTCCGTCCAACCATATAGACTGACCTAAACTTTTTATATTCATTCTTTTTATTCTATCTCTTACTTCAACCATGCCTAAATGCTCGGCTTTTCTTAGATCAACCTGCTCGACACTTGCTGTGCAAAACAGAGAGTTAGGAAAGTCATCACTTATATCTGTAAACCCAACCAAACTTTTTAATGCACTTTCTAATTCTAATATTCTGTTTTCTAACTCCTGAGTCATAATAAATACCTAATAATGATGGCCATAACGACAGGATTCGAACCTGCAGCCTCCGCGTTCAAAACAACTACGCTAGCGGCGCTCTACCACACTACTAGAAATACATCCTATTACTCGCGAATATTATCTCATCTTTTCGTTGTGATCCATCATCATTACCTGCCCAGACCTTCTTCTGGTTCACGTTTTTTAAAGCTTAGTTGTTTGATACAACAATGATTTTTCACTTCCTACTAAGACGCCTTATCAGACGCTTTCGTTTGGACTCAATCTTTCGATATTGAGCTACGTTATGGTATACTTAAAGTGGATGCTATTGACCGCCATTACAGTAAGCCTCAAATCTTTATATGCGCACACACGCAATCCACAAGTATTGTTCTATATCCTTTCACTATGCCTTTCGGCGTTAAATAGTAACCCCTCGATATTGAGCAGACCTAAACCTTATGCCTGAGGGGTGTTGTTAATTTGGTGCATCGTTGAGGACTCGAACCTCGCCCCACTTAAGGGAGGGGAATTACAACCCCCTTGACAAATCCGATTGCCTTTAACGATACTTATTTTGGTCAGGGTGGAGAATTTCGAAATCTCGGCCTCTTGGTTCCAAACCAAGTACTCTTCCTCTGAGCTACACCCTGTTTATCTCTATATATTATTAAAACTCTTTCCGTTCATAATTCTATTAATACTCTTCTGTCTATCTTTCACAAACTTCTCAGAAATAGTGTTTCCTATACGTTGCACGATCCAACCTTCACTCCAAGATCCATTTTCCTTAAGCTTTATTGTCGCTCCCAGTCTGGCAACAGCGCTTGGAATCCAAGTTGTTTGCGTCTGCATACCTTTCGTTAGCGTACATTGTGTCATCGTATTCATTTTATTCTCCATTTCGGAGGCCCAAGCAACTTACAACTTGGACCTCCAATTTATATTGGTGCCGATGAGAGGACTTGAACCTCTAACAACTCTTCTTATCGAAGCCGTCCATAACGAAGGACACCATCGGCATATTTTGGTGCGAAGGGGCAGGAATTAAACCTGCCGTCCTCCCCCGTAATCGGGGGCGCTCTAACACTGAGCTACCTAGGCATATTATAGTCCAGACGCGGGGATTTTAACCCAAAGCTTTCGCTAACCCTCGCCATCAAGGGACATCCAGATATATTTTGGCTCCAGTGAGAGGACTCGAACCCCTAGCAAAACGGTTAACAGCCGTTCTTCCCTACCGATAGGAACCCACTGAAATAATTATCTTGTATTTTTAAACTTTCTATATTGTTTAGATATGCAAGATTCTGAAAAATTTACTATTTCTGATATTTCAGAAAATTTTAAATTCATTTCATCTCTTAACCTAACAACCTCTAAAACTTCACTATAAGATATTTTTCGCGATGAGTAAGAATTAGAACTAGCGCAACTTCTTGAACAATACTGCGTTGATGGCATTTTTTTCTCACCACAAACGCAAATTTCATCTGAAAATTTTCCATCACTGTCTAATATTTCATCATTCAAATAAACCTTATTTTCAACTTCAATTAATCCATAATGTATTTCTCTATGACAATTAGCACAAACCATTATGCATTTTCTTAACTCGTCAATTATAGATGAAAAATTCTTTGGATTAGCGCGTATTGCACCAAAACTAAAATCTTTCTTTGATGGATCTAAATGATGAAACTCAAGAGCCTCATTACATCGATCATATCCACATACATTACAACTTCCGTTGAATAGAAGAATTATCTTCTGTTTAAATCTCTTTCTCCAATCTTTAACTTTCTGACTATTGGTAGCCACATTGATTACCTCTCATTAGGTTTTATTTAATGCCTAGCTTACAAATGAGTGTAAGCGGAGGGAGCTACCCTTTTCGGCGTTCTGTGATGTCTGGAAATTTTGGAGGACCCTGTCGGATTCGAACCGACGACGTGACACAGGGTAAAAACCTGTCGCTCTGACCAGACTGAGCTAAGGGTCCTCAATTTTGTTTAGAAAATTTAGGAGCCAGTAGCTTCCTAAACGAAAAACTACTTGGCGTAGTTACGTTTAGAGTTCATCGGATTATAAAGCCAATTATATCTTGACCTATAATCCAACATATCGTTCGGTATCGAACGACTGTGCTGATTGAGCATTAGTAAGGGAGACTTCACCGCAGCCGCTATCGCGCTTACAAGAGCATCGATTGGGTTTCTTTGCGATGTGACCAATGTGTAGGTCATTTTAATTCTCCAAATAAAGTTTATGGTCCCGACGAGAGGTTTTTCACCTCTAACTCTCTCCTTACGAAGACGTCCATAGTAGAAGGACCCCATCGGGATATATAACTTTGAAAGCTTCTGCTTTCTTGATTTAATAACTGCTTATAACACACGTTTTTTAATTTGTCAAATATAAAATTGAAAAAATATCATTTTTTTTACTATTCACACTTAACTTAATATTCGTTATAATAAGCTGAGTCTTATATAACGTGAAAAATATTAAAGTCAACACATTTTTTAAATTTTTTCAATTTTATCTATCTTAACCTCTGGAGCATACAATTTTTCTGATGAATTTTCATTTTTCCAGAAATAAGAGACGTAATTTTCTTTGTCCGCATATTGGGTTAAGCCCAATACCTCCTGACCAACTTTGCTTGGTATTGAAGAAACCCTAATGCTTTGTAAGACCATATTCTTTTCAAATGATGGTATATCTATTTTGTATTTTTTAGAAGAGATAAGTATTAATTTAGGGTTAACCTTCATTACGTGCCTTTCAGGTCCAAAATCTCCTTTGTAGTGCCTACAAAATAAGTGAACCCCCTGAGAGTTGGACGTACTGTCAACAGAATATACTTCCTTGTAGTCCGATGGACTCAAGGATCTAAATCCTAATTGCCTGCCAGATTGAAAGAGCGTCCCTTTAACCCTGTAAGATATTTTGTACCTGCCAATATATACAAACTCATTGCCGTGACCATCTTGAAGTAAATCTCCAGAGTTCATCTGATTTCCAGATATTTTTCCCGATCTCATTTTTTTCTCATGCTTCATTGCGTCTTTATAATAATCAGAACCATCAGGAATTAAGACATGGTTTGGCCCCTCTCTACCCCACAAACACTTCTCTTGGATAAATCCTTTAGACACCGTTGTGTATTTTAAAAGTGTAGATATATTTCCAGTTGGGACTTCAACAACAAAGCCCCTAGGGTCTCGAACTCTAAAAAGTTTATTCTGAGTTGACCATCTAGCAACAGATTCTGCTATAAAAAATCCCTCTAACGGCTCATTTTCATACTCAAATTCTGGGGGTTTGGTAAAAGGTATATCTACATACTTCTTTAAATTGGCGTCCCATTTTTGAGTTCTAGGCATAGCCCAAGACCTTCCAGTCTCTTTTCTTTTTTCTAAAGCGGATTTTGGACCAACATATGTCATGTAAGATAAATCTTTATCTTTATGCAGCGCCTTTACAATCCATATTCTATCGTGAATTCTCATAAAGAAAACTCCTCCAAAGCAAGCTTGTCTCTCTTAGTAACATCACCCTCTCCAGAAAAGTACTTCCAAGATCTGCTACATTTTTTATATCCATGATCAGAAAGATTTTCAATAGATTTTCTTTTATCATCAAAAGATATTTCAGAAAAATCAGACACAACTAATAAATCTGAAAGACTGTCTTTTAAAGGATCTTCTTCAGTGTAAAATGGATAAAGCAACTCAGGTACACAAGAGATAACCCTAGCTTCAAGATCTGAAGATATTGTCTTTTCAATTTTTGCCAAATCTAAATTTGCTTTAATGTTACTGCGAAGAATTTTAAGAGAATTAACAGCTTGAAGCTCTTGCTCACTTAATGATATAATATCTCTCTCAGATATAAATCTAGAATTTGAGTAGCTATGGATCAACTCGCAGTTGGAATTAAATTCAGAACACAACAAAGGGGTTATAGGGTATAAATAGTCTGTTAGGCATTTAGCTGCAGATTCTAACACACAGATACACGCAATTCTCCTTTGAGAGTAGTATGGATCACAATATAGAGAGTCTTTCCTGATATCAAAATAGAAGGACGATATCTCATTTATTAAGTCAAAAACCTCAGATAGATATGATTTTACATCAAATCCTGTAATATATGATTTTAACGTCAGTGATAAAGATTGAATCCTATTCATCATGTATTTATCTAATAAAGGAAGTTCTACATCGTTAATATCATAGGTGTTAAACTCGTGAGAAAATCCAGATACAAACTTAAATGTATTCCTTATTTTCTTATATAAATCATAAGCGCTGCTGATAGACTCTTCACTACATTTTATGTCTTTTGTGTAGTCTGAATTAGCTACCCATATTCTCAATGTATCAACCCCGTATTTATTCAAAATATCATTTGGGTGGATAACGTTACCTTCAGACTTTGACATTTTTCTTCCATCTTTATCAACGACAAAGCCATGCGTTACAAGATTATCAAATGGAGCGTCTTTTTTTAGTAGGGATGATATTGTTGTAGATGACTGAAACCAACCTCTATGCTGATCTGACCCTTCAATATACAAGTCTGCCCTATTCGGCATATCATAATCTGACTCAAGTGTAAATATTTTAGTACACCCACTATCAAACCAGACATCTAAAATGTCTGTAACTTTAGACCATTCTGAGTGGTTTTGCTTAATTAAATCATGAACAGGCATGTCGAACCAACCATCCACACCATTTTTTTCTATGGATTTTAATATTTTAGCGTTAATATACTCAACATCCTGTCTTTCAGTGTGCAGCATACCTGAAGAATGAACAAGAAGAGTGATAGGTACTCCCCATTTTCTTTGCCTAGATATAAGCCAGTCTGGCCTATTATCAAACATTGAAAGGAGTCTATTTTTGGAAGATTTAGGAATGAATTTCTTATCTTCGATAGAATCATAAAACTTACCTCTTGTCTCATCATCAATTTTGATGAACCATTGGGGAACGGCTCGTCTTATAATCCTAGACTTACTTCTCCAAGAGTGTGCATCATTTACTTTAGATATAGACCTTGAAGCTATACATTTACTTTCCACAAGGGCATTTATTACTGTATTATTTGCAGGACCATCTTCACCCCTCTTCTTTCCAGAGAGTCTGATTACCTCTAAACCTTCGAACCTTGGGGACATTATTTCAGTATATCTACCCTCATCATCTAGTGTTTGATCAACCACAGAGCTTATACCATTCATATCAAGGTAATCAGTGTGGGAAGACCAAGTACAGTAATCTTCATCGCCATGACTAGGGGCTAAGTGAACGAATCCAGTGCCCATACTGTCTGTTATATAAGAGGCACTCAGCATTGGAACTTTATCAGAATACCAATCTTTAATATCTTTCAACCTACTAAAGGGGTGAGAAACAAACATAGCATCTATACAATCAAACTCAGAAACTCTGACGTAATTATCTATAAGGCAATCTTTTTTTTACTTGGCCCCATAAATTATCTGCCACAACAATCTTTTCACCGACTTGAAGCCAAGGGTCAAAATCGCTTGGCGATAAAGATGAAATCTCATAAACGCCATACTTTATATCTTGAGAGAATCCGATAGCTCTATTTGCTGGAATAGTCCAAGGTGTTGTCGTCCATATTAATACTGAGCACCCCTTATGCTTACCATTTGATATAGGGAACTTAACATATATACTTGTGTTATTGACGTCTTTATATTCAACCTCAGCCTCAGCTAGAGAAGTTTTTTCAACAGGACTCCACATAACAGGCTTGTTTGATCTATAAACTTTACCTAACTTAGACACCTTGAGTAATGTCTCACATATTTTAGCTTCACTTTTATAATCCATAGTTAAATAAGGGTAATCCCATTTTGACAATACACCTAAACTTTTAAATTCAGATTTTTGTATATCTACCCACTCAGAGGCATATTCTCTACATTTTTTTCTGAATTCAGAATCCGAACAACCTTCAAACGATCCTGAAGACCTCATTTTCTCCTCAACCTTCCATTCAATAGGTAATCCGTGACAATCCCAACCAGCGATATAGTTTGAATCATACCCGATAACATGGTGAGATCTATTAATAATATCCTTTAAAATCTTATTCATAGCCGTCCCCATATGAATATGACCATTTGCATAGGGTGGCCCGTCATGAAGAATAAAAGATTCTCTACCATTTGAAATATCGCTCAATTGCCGCATATGAGAAAAAGAATGCATATCATTGATAATCTTGTTATCAATATCCTTGGACCTCCTCATACTAATGGATTCCTTAGGCAGTTTTATTGTGTCTTTATAGTTCATTATTTGTAATTATATTAAAATAAAGATATGTCAATATTAAAAATTATTTTTCATCGCTAGAGACAGGTATAATTGCACAGTGACCATCTTCATAACTTATAACTGCATGATCTCCGTTCATTTGCAGTGATGATATTCTTGTCGGGTGTTGATATATATCCTCAAGGGAGACGTCTTGAACAACTCCATTAGATGAATAAAATTCAAGAGTTCTATTCATTTGATTGTATGCAACAGTGTTTATAGCTGAAGAAGAGTTTATAGAATTAATATTTATCATGGCCTGCATGTCGTCAATGGCTGAGATGGGCGTAGATTGAGATAATAAATGAGAATGTCCTTGATTTAACTGTAGTCCATTCCAGTTATTGCATTCCACTAAATTATCACTATCAGTAACATTGATCCCAAAATCTTTGCATTTTAATTTTAGATTGTTGCAAAATTCAACAGCAACAGCTTTTTCGAGTGATGACGGCTCTTTATTAAATCTAGCTCTATGTTGAGACGGAAGATAGTCTTTTCCTACTTGCAGTGTTGACAGTCTAGATCCACTTTTATCTCTAATTGAGAATATACGACAATCATCTTTCTTAGCCCTACTGTAATAAGTGCCTACACAGTGATTCATCATCTTTCCATCTAAGTAAAAGTCCACCTCTGTTAATAATGAGACAATTTGAAAGTCTCTTATTTTAGTGCATTCAGGTATATCCCCATAATCAAGAGGCGTTCTACCTTTATCAAGTATGTCCTTTTCAGCCAATTCTTCATGCCATTTCTGAATAACTTTATTAAGTGATGATTGATTAGGGAGTCTTATTTTTTTATGGTCATCATACTTCTCATTCAGCACGTCTAAGCATTCTGTTAACTCACATTGATCAAAATCTATATGATTTAAAACCCACAACATCTTATTGCAAGACATGTCACATAGGCTAAGTTTTTTTTCATGTGTATATGATTCTGAGTACCCATTAATTCCATTTCGCGATATAAATGAAGACAACGCTGAGTTTAAGTCTGGTCTTTTAATGTCAAAAATTTCATTACATAAAACAACCTCCCTGTTGGATAGTTTTCTATATTCACCAACATTCGAGACTTTTAAGCATGAAGGTATTCTCAATTTCTTCATGATTTCATTCAAAGAATTATTTTCAGAAAGAAACCTAAGTAACAGGCTATTATCTAAAACGAAATCTATTATCCAAGGACATTCTGAAAGCATGTCATGAGATTGCGTGTTTGATATTATATGCTCTATTCCTCTAGATTTGCACTCAGACTTAAAACTCATAATAACCTCTCACCCTTTCTTATTATTTTAGCTATTGGGAACCTCAACATTCCATCTGGAGTTCTACCTTGAAACTTAACTGTCACATCACCGCCTATATAAATGTCTTTGTTTTCAATCAAGTGTTTGCAAAAATCTCTTGCTCCAGATATACCAGCATCGCAACGCCTATTATCTTCAAGCTCTACTGTTATAGACTTAGCACAACCACTCCAATTACCTAATCCTTCATGAACATCTAGAAGTTTAAATTCTGCATCTTCAAAACTTTTAACCTTCCAAAGTGACGATGATCTTCTCATTTCGTATGGGAGATTAGAGCATCTTATCATTAACCCCTCATAACCATATGAAATATATTCTTGCATATTTAAAGATGCGCACTCAGGAGTTATATCACCTAATCTTTTTGTAGGAGATTGAAGTATGAAATTAAATTTATTAGAATTTATAAGGTATGAAATTTTCAACCACCTTTCACCGAAAGATAATTCTGGCTGATCTTTAAAAAAGCAATCGAAAACATGGAATTCTATCTTATGTAAATCACGTATATCTGCATCTGCATTTTCTCTTTTTACCAAACTTACTATTTTGTTGAAGTCTTCTTTATACTCATGATTATAAAGTTCACCGTCTATGTAGATATCTGGATGCATTTCAATCAATAACTTAGCTTCACTTTCTATATGTGGGCATGAGCTAAATTTTTTACCACTTCTTGAAAAAAGCCCATCTATGTTATAATAAGACCTTATTCCGTCGAACTTTGGTTGAATAAAATATGGCCCAGCATTATTAGTTGACCACTTTTCAAACTTATCTGCATCTGGAAATGACTTAGCTAGCATTGGGGAGAATTTAAATTTATCTAAAGATATTCTATCATCACTCCATCCAGCCCTTAATTTTAAATTAACCTTCTGTCTACATTCTAAATCAACTTGCTGACTCAAAGACGTTTCGTTTTTTTTTCCAATATTCTTTCGTTCTACATAAGTCCATTCAGATGTGACTTTAGCGCCATCAACAAGTCCAGATATAGTCCTGTATGAACCCTCAGACTTCTCTAACCTCCAAGACCTAACTCTGCCCTTACTGTCTTTCTTGTATAGTATCATTTATCCCCACTAAATTGTATTTATAAATTAATCATCGACAGGCTCAACCGTAAATAAAAGAGCTTGCTCCATTTCCTTTGACTTATTCATAGCGTCAGACTGTTTTGTTTCTGCTGCATCCTTGCAGTAAGTGCCGCATATAGACTTGCCTTCAATGTGGGCTTGCTCCATTAACTTAACCGCTTCTGGAGCACTCTTCTTGAATATATCAACAAGTATCATAACCACAGCAACAGGATGACTAAAGTCATCATTGTGTAATACAACATTGTACCTCTTAGGCTTAGATACCCTTTCTTCCCTGTCAACATCAACCCTATCTATAACGTCTAAATCTTCATCAAAATCTGGCATAATAATCCTAACGTAATCCAACTGATATTTCGTGCGCATAAACACACAAGTCATCTATAAAGTCCTGATCAACATCACTTCTAAGTGGTGAGGATTCACTTAACATCTCACATTCTATAAACAATTCGTCAATATATTTCAAGTATACTTCAGAGTTAACGTTTCCATATTTAACATCCTTAATAAATTCTTTATTCTTTAAAGGAAATGTTACTTCGCCATCAGTTAACAACTGCTTTATCTGCTCACCTATCCTTATAGAATGAGATATGCCCTTCAGGTCTGCACCTGAAACATTTTTTGCTTTCTTTGTTCTTTCTCCATACTCGTTGTAAAGTTTATCATATATCAAAATCGCATCTTTAACTTTGTTTCCAAACGGGCATTTTCTTTCACAAACTGAAATATAATTTCCAGTATCTCCATTTATTATCTTTGTAAACTCAGAATCATCGGCTAGATGTAAAAATACACTTTCAACATCTCTTAGCCTTAAGTTGACGTCACTAACTCCCCGCAAGGCGACAAGTATATCTTCAACAGCCTTCATTCTGTCACCCCTAACAACATACCTATTGACTTGAGATCTCATGAAACCAAATGATGATTTTAAGTTCTTGCTAATAAATTTATCTTTATTAGAGAGTATCAACTCATCCCATAGATCATGCTGAATACAAACTGCCTCTTTATTTGAGTTTGAGAATAATATATCTAAACAATTTTGCTCTCCCTTTCTAAGTAAATTTAGAAATTTTTGAAAAGAATAATAATCAACATCTATGTCGTCCTTAGTATTCTTTCCGTGCTCCTTAGAGCAGACGCTAAAAGACCTATTACCATTACCAAGAAGCACATCTCTTTTCACTGGAAGGTAAATAGCCTTGTAATCTGTATCGCTCTGATCGCTATCTGTTCCGTATAATTTAGAACCAAATAGACATTTATACAGTATTAGATTTTCCATGTTTAACCCCTTTTGTAGTTGGTATCATTTTCAACCCACAATCATTAAATATATATTTATGCAGTTCTGGATTAAGTCTTCTCATCCCCTCCATTAAAGATAAAGATAAATAAGTGTTAAACATAAACATCTTGTAAAGCTCTTCCCTAACCCTCTCTGTAGATATTGTCTCAATAAATCTTTCTGTATTAAATTTAGATATACTGTTATTAATACTTGGGGATATATCAAACCCTTTTGTTATAGAAAATCTATATGCTCTGAGAATTCTTAAAGGGTCATCATTAAATGAAACTTCTGCAGATATGGGAGTTTTTAAAGTTTTGCTTTTTATATGATTGACGCCATCAAACATGTCTATAATGGGGCCTAAAGACCCATCATCATTAACTTTTTGAGCTAAAGCGTTGCAGGTAAAATCTCTCCTCCTTAAATCATCTTCAAGTGACCCAAGCTCAACAAATTCTGGAGATCTAGTGCCCTTTATAAAGCCACTTTCCTTCCTAGATAAAACAAAGTCATAAACACCGTCAGAACTAGGCCCTGATGGACGTTTAGCTCTAACTGTGAATTTACTTGGAGTCTCAAGGAATACCTTATAACCTTCTGCTTTTAAGGCTGATACAAACTCAGAGAATGCGTCTTCAGCACTTTCATAGGATTCAGCATCTCTTATAACTGCAGTGTAGTCTATATCAGATGACTCGATTCCCATCAAGCTATCTCTAACGTATCCGCCATTTATGTATAAATCGTAATGCATTTTTGATGCATACACGATATATTGTATAAAGTAAAGTTAAATCGGAGTACAACTGGCATTTATTATGTGAGGGTAGAACCCAAGGTATTTAAACCTTCTGCCGTAATATTCAATTGTGCACTCATTCTTATCAGATATAAAGACACCTGCTACAGAATCTGGATTATATGGCGCTCCACTAGTCGCAACAGAAACAATATCCTTATAAAGACTATCTCTTATTCTAAATTCTACGCTGTTAGACTGATTGCACGGAAACTCTTTACATGAGAATACGCTAAACTTATCAACTCTATGATCTGTTACTGTAGACTGCTTACCAAATGTCATCGTCTTTTCTTTAACTAAGAAATTCATAGCAACAGCATCATAAGCGAATGTGTAACAGTTAGGGATGAATGACATAACAAGAAAATAAGATATTCCAGCAAATATGGGTGCAGACAGTATATGTCTAAATTTAGTTCTCTCAATTTTATCTGGGAGCACAGCAACAGATATCTTGTCTGAGAAACTGTAAAGTCCCTTAGTGCAATTAAACGAAAAATTTAATATCTTCTTAATCATGCTGCAAGCTCCAACTTATTCGTTTTTTCATTGTAATTAACAGACACTTTTCCAGACCCCTTACCTTCAAGAATATGGTTGGCAATATGAGGGTATACTTCAGCCTCAAAAACGCCAGATACAGACCTTGCTCCACGCTCAATTTTGTATCTATTTTTACAGAGACCTTTAACGTCCTCATCTTTCATGAACAATGAAATATCGGCATCCCTACTAGAAAGCCTCTTATTTGCCTTCTTAAGCTCAACATCAGCAATTTTTATAATTGTCTCCAAGTCAAGAGTGTTGCATCCAATGATATTTTCTCTACCTGCAATTCTGTTCAAGAATTCTGGCCTAAATCTTTCTTCTAGTGAGTTCATGGCTATTTCACAAGCAGCTTCATGGCTGACAGCAGAATCTAAAAACTCAGACTGACCTTCGTTAGTTGTCATTATGATTATAGTGTTGCTAAAATCAACTGTCACTCCATGATTATCTGTCAGCCTACCATCATCTAACATCTGAAGAAATACATCAAATATACTTGCGTGAGCTTTTTCAACCTCATCAAACAGTATAATTGTATGAGGATTTTTCTTGACAGCGTTAGTTAAGAGTCCGCCGTTCTCATAACCATCATAACCAGCTGGAGCGCCGATTAACTTGGAAACAGAATGTTTCTCCATGTACTCAGACATATCAAAACGCAACATGGAAGACTCCGAGCCATATAAATAATAAGCCAGCCTTTTTGTTATATATGTCTTACCTACTCCAGACGCCCCCATTAACATGAATACAGCATCTGGCTTATTTTGATCTGTAAGACCAACCCTTGAAGCTTTCACTGCGTTACATATTTTGTGGATTGTTTCATCCTGACTAAATACGTCAGATTTCATGTTATCCTCAAGCATCATTAATTTTTGCCCTTCATCTTCAGTAAGTCTGTCTTTAGATATTTTTGACAATTCACTAAATTTAACTAAAACTTGGTCTTTAGATAAAATAAAATCTTTATTTATTTCCTTTGTTATATTTCTGTAATTATTCATTTCTGACTTCATGATTTTTTCAGCATCTGAAATCTGATCCCTAATACGGCAATATTCTCTTGTGTCTTCTGGCTTTCTATTGTCATCCTCAGCCGCAGAAGCAGCTGTAATAAGGTCCGAGTTTAATTTATTCATAAAAACAGTTGACCTTGCCCGACTCTCAAATATGTCAGTTAGTGATTTTTTATCTTTTTCAGATATATCTGAGTGGCACTCTTTTCTAAATTCAGACATAGCTAAATCTATTAAACTAATCGTGCATTCTGGTTGCGCTTTAGATAGGTTTTTACTGGCACCTCTGTATTTTGAAGTTAGCGTTATTGCCATGTCTATAGCATCATCACCCACAGATATCATGTGATGCTCAGTTATAGATTTACAAGCTTCCGTGACAATCAAAGGTAATTCTTCATCAGTTGGTTCATCAACTTCAATTAATGTAAAAAAATCTAATATGTTTGAATGCATAGACATAACCTGACCGATGGACTTGTCATGCGTTTCAAATATACACTGGTAATGACCAGATTGTATTGAAGACATTACTGTATTTATCATATTTTCACAGCCGTTGGTTTTTGCACCCTGAATGAAACCAATAGTATTGTCTATAATTAAAACTGAATCTGGAGTTTTTCTTAGAATTGAATCCATATTACTAAAATTATCAGCTATGACATCTCTATTTGAATTTGAAAATAGTGCATCAACATCAAGCCAAAACAATTGCTTATTAGCCACATCAAATGGTATGTTGCTTAAATTCTTCTTAACGGAATGAAGGCCTTTTAATATGGCTGAGCATCCAGCTCCGCCTGTTCCAAACAATATAATATTATTTGCACTGTAGCGCATGAGAACTGAAGATATTCTCTCAATATCAGAACCCCTACCTATTAAGTTAAAATTTTCAGACACGTATTCATTGGCTGGTATTAAGCAAGACATTAATTTCTCTTTTCTATTTTATGAAATATTTGAGGGTGCCTAAGCACCCTCTTTTAAAGTTAAGATTTACCTAACCTTCCACTTCTCCAGTAGCACCAGATTTGATAGTTCTGCCTTCTGACATTGACGTCTTAAAGCTCTTAACAGTTTCCTCAAGCCTTGATACAGCCTCTTTTTGATCAAGCAATCCATCTTTAGTGATTTCTGTTGAGGCATCCATAATTTCAGCTAAAGCCTCAATTCCAGAGATAGCCTCTTCAACTTGCTTTGCTCTCTCAGTGTGTTCCATAGCTGAAGATATCATTTCTCCACTTAACACCTTCTGAGCAGTATCCTTCATTCTACCGATAGCCATAGTTGCAGCGGCAGAAGACTCTGATGTAGCTGCTCTATTAACTGCGGTTAAAGTTCCTGCAAGACTAGATGATATCATCGCAATACCAGAAGATTGAATTCTGGAAGCTTTTGAATGCTCACTTTTAGTTGCTGCTGTCATTTGCTCGATATTGGCTTGAGATGTGACCAACTCACTCTTAACTACACCTGTGTCTGTGTGAGACTTATCCATAGCCGTCAAAGCTGTTGAAAGCTCTTTCTTTTGAGTTTCAAGCTGCATAATCAGCATGCTGTCTGGATTTTCCGCATCTTTTGCATTTTTAATTTTAGTGTCCAAACGAGTAAGCCTTGAGCGGTTTGTTTTTAACGCTCCCTTTTCAGCTTCACCGATAATTGTATAGGTGTTATTGTGTTTGAATGTAGAGTTGTCTAAATTATCGTACTGTTTAATGACACGACTAAAGCCACCCAATAAATCTTTCATTCTATCATCTGATGTTGTTACAAAGTCGTTAGCAGCGCCAATCAATTTTGACTGCCTCTCAACATGATCTTCAGAGGATAGAGTTAAAAGATCCATAATCGCGGTTCTTTCATCAACATATTCTGTGAACTCAGAAGGCTCTGGCTGTATAGCTCTAATGCTGTCGATCTCTGATTGCATAGATGAAATTTTTACATCAAGCGCAGCAATCTCAACCTCATTTGCCTCTTGAGAAGACTTTGCAGATGGGTTCTGCCAAAGAAAGCCCAAAGCCCTATCATTCTTGTGGTCAATATTTTTTCTGGTTAGATAACCTTTACGCTGGGTATTTTCTGTGATGCTGTGCTCAAGAGTAGCGATTTGATCATCACGCTCTTTCTGAGCCTCTTTTTCACGTAAACATTCAACAATAATATCGTTCGTCACACCGTTAGCTCTCATTGTTGCCAACGAGCTAACAATTGTGGTCAATGGCATTAGTAAATCTTCAAAATTAATGACGCCTGTGTACATGTCATCAATAACACTTTGAAGGTTTGAGAACACTTCATTGTCAGTCAAGGCAATAATTTCTTGATTCTCAGCCTTAATTTGCTCTTGTATTTCGGCTTTCCATGATTCAAGTGCAGCAACATTTTCTTCTGGATTTTCCACAGTAAGCAAAGCTTGCATACGCTTTACTTTATCATCTGGAGAAAGTTTAGAGTCCTCATTAATCATAGCAAATGCGTTTGAACTTACTTTAGTTGTCGCCCTAGCCTTTGCTGAGCGATTCCTTTTCGCTGAAGCCCTTGCTATCTCTGTAGGGCTTAGTTTTGCTTTTGTTCCTGATTGTGAAGTCATGGTTTTATCCTTTAAGTTAACGTATAACCATCAATTATAGGATAAAAAAATATTTGTCAACAACTTATTTATTATTTTTTCAAATTTAGTCTCTTTACAAATTTTTTGACATTGTTTTTAGAATTCCATTCCATCCAATCTATATAAGCCATATGAACATGCTCTATATTCTCATCATCCATTGCTAACAATCTCTCTTCTTCACCACTTGATGTCCTTGTCGTATAACCCACAACGAAATTATTGTGGTCATAAAAAACACCAGATGTGTGCATTACATCACCGCCTTCAGAAAGTCTGAACTCTTCAGGAGAAGATTTCATTTTATTAGCCAATTCAAAAGAGATCTCAGATATATTTTTATTAACTACACTAAATATATCTTCTTGATTAACTTCTTCCATCTATAACACCAGATAATAATATTGTTGACTTCATTTCCTCTATAGACCCTATTAGCATAGCTGATGATATTGACCTTCTTTCAGCAAAGAATATACTATCTACAAAACCATCGCCCGTTTCAGTCAGTAAGCACATAGCCATGCCTCTGGATTTTATTTGGTCCGTTTCCAAGTCATCAAACTTGTCTCTTATAAAATCTATAAGCTCTTCTACTGTGGTACTTATATATTTACCCTCTGATGTAGATTCTTCGTGATCCTCTTTATTGGAATCAAAAAGACTAACAATCTTTTTACTCCCAGATACTCCTGACGTAGAGTTAACACCAGCATCTTCCGTATTGTCTTCTTCCATTATTACACCTTCAAAATGGAGGATATATCATCCCCTAAATTTCCCCTTAATATGATATTTGAAATATTATTATTAACCATCTCTTCTAGTCTTTCATTAGACAATCCAGATGGTATCGTTATACCATTATAACCTACACCTCCATCTAGCTCAATCAGGACTCCGCAATCGATCAGAGATTTTAACGTCGCGTTTATGCTTAAATTAAGAATATCGATCTGATTTTCTTGACTTGAATCTTGACTCTGCTCTGTAGCAACATCCAATGAATTGTATTCCATTATAAATAATCCTCACCGAGGCCTTCTGAGACCTTCTTTTCTATTTTTGATTTTATTTTATCATCTATTGATTTATGTGACTCATCATCATTAACGAAATCTGAATCATCTCCTACCAAGAAATTAGGAGTTTGACGCATATTCATTAGTATAGGACTGCCAAAATCTTGTCCAAAACCATCCCTACATCTTAAATCTATAAACATATCAAAAAGTGGTTTAACATCTTTAGATTCACTGTTAAACCAATCTATCAAAAGAGAGTCAACAGATGAGTTATCAATATCATCAACAGATACTATTCTGTCATCATTGTAAAAACTGTTTGATATAGAATCATAAACCACAATCAGGCCAGATATAATTTTAGTTATATGATTTAAGCCTGAGTCCTCATCTATTTTCTCTCCCCCCTTCCAAGCTATATAATGCCTTAAAGACGAGTTATAATAATCTGACAAATGTATTTTGTCATCCATCCAATTTCTTATACCATACTTTCTAGCGCCTTCATCCATTGCAGACGCAAGCTCATTTATTAAATTTGAATTGACATCATTCACTAAAAGGTATTTCATAAATGATGGAGGTATACTTAAATATGAAGTTTTTTTTCTACCAGCTACGCCCTTTGGATTCAACTTATCAGCCACAGACAATTCCCCTTATTGCAGACCTATAAAAATAATTACATACACTATTTTTCCTGTGAAGTCAAGTATTTATTCAGATCTCCACTTGTCTAATTTAAATATCCTCATAACTATATCTGTTATTTTATTTTGCTCCACTGAAGGTTTTTCAAATGCAAGCAAAACACTTTTGGCCCAAGCGTTGTTATGATCTCTTAGACATATTGTAGTAAAGTATGCCCTTATAGTCTGACGAGTAACTTCTGGGTTTTCATTTTTTATAAGACCACACAAATTCATAACTTCATTCATGTCGAATGAAGATTTAGATATAGCTCTGGCTATTTTATATCCGTTTCCAGTCTCATCTTCTTGAAACATTAGAGACTTAAACTGCGTATCACTTAATCCTATAGATGATTCTAGTAACTTTAAAGCCTTCCTTGGAGAGCCTCCGCAACTCTCAGCTATAAGTCTCATATTATTTCTACTGCAGTCTATCTTTTCTTTATCAGACACATCTTCTAATAAAGATAATATATCAGAATGACCTATTGGGTGTAATTGAATCTCATTGCATCTTGTTTTAATAGTTTTAGGAATTTTGTTTATTTCAGTTGTACAAAAAAACCAATAATTAAGCTTTGGAACCTCCTCTATAGTTGTTAACAAAACATCCCAAGCAGCCCTACTTAGCCCATGACACTCATCTATTATAAATACCCTAGCGCCGCCATTAAATGTATGGTAATCTTGACTTCTTATAACATCCTTAATATGGTCTTTACCAGAGTTTGATGCTGCATCTTTTTCAATTAATTCTGTACAACCAACCTCTGACGCAAATATACGAGCTATTGTAGTTTTACCAACACCAGAAGGTCCGTGAAGAATAAATGTTGATCCGATATTATTCTCTATAGAAGACCTTAATGACCTTATAACTGATTGATGTCCTACAACATCATTAAATGATGAAGGCCTATATTTGTCGTTTAGATTCATCAATAATTCCCCTAAAATATTTCCCACTAATCATTCCAGACAGTGAAGCGCAAACATGATTGCAAAGATCTTCCAAAGAATTAAGGACAGACACACTATGCCTGTCACAAATAATCTGAACGTTACCCCTTCTCCAATACCCCTCTGGACAACAAACGATGCAATTTTTACCAGCAGTTAAACATGCGCCAAGCTCCATTAATGTTATTGGTGCTTTTCCGTTTGGGTCAAAATAGAATGCAACAACATCTGAATCATTTATACTATCTAATTCCCAATTTACTTGCTCAGAAAACCCTTTGTGAGATATATCTTGAGTCCAACTTGAGTCCCAATCAGCTCTTCTTGGGTTCAATATCTCTACATCCATACTTCTTTTAGAAATAAAATCTGATAGATGTTCCTGCCAATCTTCAGCTGAACCCATATCTATACTTCCAGCTAGAAATAATTTTGCGCTAGATTTATCATTATGTTTATTGGGGGCTTTAGTTATAATTGTTGTCATTTATAAATCCAAAAATTTAAATCAAAACTATCTGGTACTATTTTAAAGAATATATCTTGAACTATACCCCAATCACCTCCAGCTAAGCCGCAACCAATCTGAGGTGCATGTATTGTTTTTTCAAGTCCGTTTCTGTTAATAAAACCAACAAGGCTGTGTAATCCAACCTCTATGCCAGCGTATGAGACGTATTCCGCGCCATCATATCCGTAATTATCTTGAGTTATAATATTGACCACAAACAAATCTTCATCAACACCGACAATTTTAAACTCACCCAAATTCAAGTATCCTTTTTCTGCATAAAATAAATGGTAAGCCTCTTTTACATTAGGCCATTTATTTGCTAAAGACTTAGCAAGGCCACTACCGTTAGAGTTTCTTGAATTACATCCAGACAATATATATCCAGACTTAGCTTCCCTTATGTCCCCATTGTTATATCTAATCATAAATCTCTCTTCAATTAAGCAAATTAACCTTAACTTTTAATAAGTCGTCTTTGGTCAAAATTTTATCTTATAACCTTAGCAAATGACTGAGAAAGCGAGTTATCCTCTGAGTCATCGTCAAAAGAATAGATGTACCTACCATAAGTGTTTTTTGATTGCTCAACGTTATTTATACATTCAAACGCATCTCCTAAGTGAGATCTTGAAAGTATTGTCCCCGCTGGTATAATAATATCCTTAAGAAGGACAATCTCTTCAACATCTTTATGTATAAACTTAGAATTAGCCATAACTATTAACCTAAACTAAAGTCTCCGAAACCTTCCCAAAGTCTATTTCTTACATCCTTTAATGAGTGGTCTATAAGCAATTCACCGTCTTCAAAAACAATCTCTAATTGATCACCTTCAACGCCAGAAAGATATTCATCAAGAGGTATGTTTTCACGGAGATAATATTCCCCATCCTTATCCTTCAAGACAGCAAGCAATCCTTTAGCTGACTTTTTACCACTACCTGTTTTAGGGTCTTTAAAAATAGCCCTAGGCTCACCATCGACTATTCCAAATGTTGCCTTTACTGCCATTCCGTAAGTGTCACGAGTTACCATTTGATATCCAAAACTACCAAACCCGAAAACACAACAGTCAGAGGTAAATCCCTTCCTCATCATGCCATCTAATATGGCTTCACAATTATTGAAATTGATACTGTCTCCATATATGAGTCCGATGTGAGGATCTAAAGACTTAAACCCTTTATGATTGGTAGACCCACCAAATGTCTCCCACAGGCACTTTACGGCTCCTTTATATTCAGCCTCAGTGATTGGATAGATATCACAAGTCTCCTTATCTCCAGACGTTCCAGACCTGTAATACTGTCCGTTAACCATAATTGCGTCATACTTTTCACCACGATCAGCTATGTCTGAATTTAACTTCTGTCTAGCCTCATCTAAATCAGAGTAATCAACACCATCACTAAAATATCCGCAAATAATTTTTACAGGGTCTCCACTATCTGGCCTTAGAACAACCTTACCATCACGAGCCATTATTTCATCTTTAAGCTCTACTATCGTATTGGTTATAATATTCCACCAATCCCAAGTATCACTAACGATTGATATGTAGCCAGTCTTATAAATGTCGTGCATTAACCTTCTGTAAGTGCCAATTTCATCATCCATAGTTCCCATGCACATAACCGCATGCTCAGTTGCTGGTATACTAATACCAATAACTTCTTTTTCACAATCTGCATTGTAATAATCTTCAAGCCAATCAATAGCTGGTATAGTGTCAGTGCCAACAAAAGATGTCATGTGAGCACCGCCACTCATTAACGCAGCTTCAAGTCCGCCCATACCTCTAAATGAAAAGTCGTGACCCTGAATTGGTATGAAGTCAACACTACCTCCAGTTAATTCTGCATAATGAGAGATTAGTTTTCTATAGCCATGAGCTGTCGTTGCTGATGTTATAGGTAACCATACGGTGTTTGACATTAGTGTCTCAAGATAGTTAGTGACCCAATAAAATCTATCCTGTGTGCTTTCAAAGACCATAGGGGGAACTTGCATTGGGACTCTTACCCCCTCAGGCAATGATTTTATTCTCACTGGCATCTTTCCATAATCATGCAAATCTCTAATATGATCAACTGTAACAGCTCCAGTTCCTAAATAAGCATTAATCCGTCTCATATACCTAGCGCAAATATCATCTATATCTTGTTTAAAGAAGTTTTCATTCCAATCTTCAATAAGATATTTTTTATAATAATATTGAGGACCAAAGAAAACTATTTTATTCTCATGTATATGCTCTGGAACCGTTGCATATTTAGCGCTTCTAGCTGTCAAGTTTGAATGAACAAAACTTGTCATTTCTGGATATTGATAAATATGGCCAACTTTATATCCATCATTCTTAAGGCAAGCACCTACATTTGTTGAGCGTGATACCATTTTAAACTCCTTCAAGTCTAACAATTTTTAATTTATTCGGGTCCGTGTAATCAAAACAGAATATATCATCAAGCGTCTCATATAATTTATCGCAACCATCAACAAAAAGTCCATGAGAAACTAAAAGCCCTAAATTTTCAGGGGAGTGGGAATCTTTTATTTTTTTAGATAAATAGAAAAAGCTCATTCCTTTGTCTGCTATATCGTCAGGTATTAAGCAGTTTTTGCCGTCAATACTATTAGATGGATTAAAGAACACTCCCGTTATTTGACCCTCTACAACATCTCTAATTTTTCCAGCTATTTCCAATCTACCGTTAACACAGGACTTGGCGACACTTGCCGCTTTTTTAATAGCTCCGCCATCTGGAGATATAACAACTACATCTCGCGTATACTTTAAAAATTCAACAGGAAGATTTTCTGAAGATGTAGTCATATTTTCATAATCATCATTAGAGCTTAGTATTAAAGACACTAACTCTTCCTGAGAGACTATCACTGGATTATCAAGAAGGGCCTCTACGACGCTTGAATGAGCATCATAAACAACCACTTCTTTAGCGCCAATAGAATTAACCAAAGAACAGAACACCTTTAGAGAGTGAGATTCACCGACATTGCAAACTCTGTCTTGTCTAGCATAAGGAAAATATGGTATAGTTAGGGTTGATATTGATGAACCCATCCTCCTTAAAGCATCACAAACAAGAAGTAAGTCCATCGCTGCGTTAGAATCGAAAATCAAAGCGTAAACTTCACTGTCGTGTATTTTAAACCCAGTTTTATTTACATAATCACTAGGTATCCTTACGTTTCTTTCTCCGCCATTAAATTGGGGATAACTCATTTGTAACTTCTTGCCATTTATAAATATGGCAGATTCACTTTTGTTACTCATTTTTATTTAGCCTTTATTGTGACGGTAGCCTTGCCAGCCTTTTTAACTCTATTGGTTTCATAGTCAACACTCACAGGATATGGGAAAGTACTGACGTTTGATTCGGTCAAAATAGGCTCAAGTAAACCTCCATTACCAACACAAAACACCCAAGTTCCTTTAGTGGTTTCTGGGGGAAAAGGACCCAAAGGTTCTGCTTGCGCTATTACAGCCCCATTAGCTCCAACATTTTTATTTGGACTAGTTATACTGGCACCATAAGGTATAGAGTAACCCAAGCTAGAGCAGTCACCCTCAATCATACCGTATTCAGACCTCCACACTGCGTGAGTGGCAGCGTCAGAGGATCTTAGTCTATATGTCTCTATAATCCTAGCTCTTTCAGTACTATAGTCGATAAATGGAACAGGTTGAGTTGTTGAATAATGCTTTTGCTGTCTATTTGTATTTCTTTCATCCTTTGCATCAGCACCTCCAAACAACTGAGCAGAAGCAAAAGAATTAAAAGACACGCATAAAGCTGTGGCGATAAGTGTTTTTAACATAGTTTTTTTCATTTTATTAATTCTTTCCTTAAATTTCTAGAGATTTTAGCTTTGACCTAACAAAAGATCTTTGGTTGATCAAGTCTTGATTTATTGGATCTTGAGCTATCCTGATATCTAGCTCCTCAAGAGTTGCTTGGTACGTGGCCACTTCAGCCCTAGCGCCAGCTTTATAAATATAAGAGCTTTCAACAATAACCCTTTCAGCATTTACACTAAAATAAGATATTCCTCCCATAACCACGCAAACAAATATAATAAAAACAACTATCCACTTAGCAAAGCCAGCGGGTCCAGAATCTATATCATCCTCAACTCTATCCCAAGACATTTATAACTCCTTAATATCAAATTTAACAAAAATATACGCTTAAAAAATATCTATGTCAACATCTAAAAATTTTATTTATCTGTTCTTTTCCCAACCTTACAATCACCAGCCCCATCCAATCCCATCTCTAAGTAGTTTTCAAACCTAACAATTTTTTGAGCAACTAAGTGGTCGATAAATCTTTTACCATTAAGTCTTGCCTTATTTTTTTCCTCCCTCGGATCAAAATCTTGCTTTGCTCTAACTATTGCTCTTTTAGTATATTGAGAATTAAAACCCCCGACATAATTGTAATTGATAACTAGTAATTTTCCTTTTTGCACTATATTTTCTGACATTTTATTGACACTCCCCCTTAAGAGTTTTTCTATATTGAATCCAACCTTCTAAGTTTCCATGAAGATCCTGATTTTGCCAAAGGCAATAAGGACCACCATTTAACATTCTTTTGTCTGGTCTTGCTTGATGCTCCGCTGGAGAAGCATGCAAAGGCTCACTAGACAACAACCTATCGTATAACTTTAAATCTGAACTTAATTCAGGCTTTTTACCATCGTGAGTAAGGTATGACACACGAGCACATCTAGCAACTGACACCTTTATAAGCATTTCTTTTATATCATCCGTACCATTAGAGGAGTCATAAGTCATCAACATTTCTTCAATATCAGACCTATCGATGTACGGTAAGTGCCACTGATCATTTGATAAATTTGAAGGAGTACTTTCTTCTTGAGCTTTAATCATTTCTTTTGCTAGTAATTGTATCTCTGGTAATGCATCTGGATGATCTCTTAATGCATAAAAATTTGACCACTGTGTAGAAGTTACAACAACATTAATATGACCAAAGTTTTCTGTTATTCTATTAATTAACTGTTTATGATACCCAGCAGTGTCAAAAGCTTTAGCCACGCCAATTGATAACTGTCTAATAAATGCCCAAGCAGATTCTCTAGATAAAGCCAACTCATCAAACTCGTCAAAATTTAAAATATCGTCCATTAAATAATCTGTTTTTATTGATGAAAAATCAAAATCAGACTTGTTTAACACAACTGGCGCATTCATCTCTTCACCAGCCTGCATACCTCTCTTATTTCTTCCCCAATACGCTGGATAAACTTCATCTGTTTCCATATCGTTTATCAGTTTAGCAACAGGTATAGCTCTGGAGCTTGATGCATTTCTAGAAAAAACTCTGTGAGTCATCAACTCAGAGTGCATTAACCTAGGATATCTAAGCTGCATTGTAGTTATCCTAATCCCCTCATCACTAATTGAGTCAGCTACTATTTTTGCTGATATTGTCATCAAACTCCCCTATTAATCCTTTATTTATCTTTTCATTTATTCCTGAGTTTTTTGGCCACCTATGAGTGTTTTTAAATAATTCAAAGTCTTTGGAAAGCCCCTCTGAACCGCTCAGCCTAATCCCATCTATATCATAAAACTTACCATCTATTTCTGTCCATACGTGATCAATATTAGTCCAAGGAACTGCTTCTGGGTAGATAGACCTTAATATCTTATGAAACTCAAAACATAAACCATTCTTATAAACAAATGACGCGGCATCAAAACTATTTCTAATTGCATTACATATCTTTTCTGGGTCTTTCATTTACTTGTAAAGCTCATCAAATCTCTCTAGGAACTTATTTTTTGATTCCTCCCAACCCCAAGGAACTATCTCATATTCGTGAGGTTTCATTTCATACCCCCAGCTGACACCGTTAGATGGATTTAGTATATCCCTTTTCTCTGTGAAGCATATTCTTGTGTCATGATTCTTAACATCTTCTGGCATTTTTTCTGGAAGCCCATATTTTTTAGATATCACTTTCCAAATATTATTTTCCAACTCTATAAACTCTGGCAGCATATATTTTATAGGCCTTACTAAATCTCCCACATAAGCCTCTGTTGCATCATGCATTAGAGCATAAAAAGCATTTTCTTTGTCAACAAAATTTGACATCAATACGCTATGCTGCGCTACACTGTATGGCTGCTTGCAATGCCCTCCAAATCGACATATTAATGATAGAGCGTGAGCTATATCAACTATATCAATCTCATCCTCTCTTGGATCACAAGGGAAGAAAGGTTTGCCACTATATAGCTGTATATTCAAACCTCTATCAGAATTGCCAACGCCATTATATTTAGCCTCATGCAAGAGTCTCTCTTTAGTAGAAGTGTCTTCCATTATAATCCCCTTTTTAACCCTAAGGCCTCCCCAATTTAAAGCTATTAACACAATAAAAAGATATAGTCAATATTTTTTTTATTTATATTTTTATTTCTTGACAAGAAGGTATAATGTGATAATATAACCATATGTACAAGGGAAATAATTTTTGGTTTTATGAGGGTAGCGTATTTGAAGATCCAGATATGTCTGATGTTGGTTTTGTTTATGTTATAACAAATAATATTAATGGTAAAAAATATATAGGAAAAAAGTTATTTTGGAAAAAGGTCAGATATAAAACTAAACCAAAGATAAGGATGAAGCAATCAAACTGGAAGTCATATTTTGGTTCTTCTAAATTAATGCTTGAAGATATAGTACAGCAAGGCGAACAAGATTTTCACAGAGAGATAATAAGAATTTGCAAAAGTAAGGGCGAAATGAGCTATTGTGAATTAAAAGAACAGATAGATAAAGAGGTCCTACTGAAAGATAATTATTACAACAATTTCATAGGATGTAAAATACATGGCAGTCATGTTACAGGGATGAAAAAAAATGGAAATAAATAGTAAGCAAGAAAAAGATATATCTAAATTATATATATCTGGTTCAAACTTTAAAGAAATATCAGATAAGCTTGGCATAGACGAAGATATTATCATATTAAAAGTATCAGAAATGAAGTTAAAGGTAAGGTTAAATGGCGATCAATTAGAATTTGAAAAAAGACTAACAAAGGTAATAAGGGATTTTTGGGAAAGTGATTGTCATGATGTTAATATATATCAAAATGAATATGGAGAAGTCAGAAGCGACCTTCTTAATGGTATGCCAAAATACCTCAAAACATCAAAATATTTAAAATAGAGAATTTTATATGGAAGAAGACTTTTTTGAAAATATTATTGATGATACAAAAAAATTTGTACACCCAGACCACCTTCCAAATACTTCATTTATAAAATCCAGACCACAGCCTTTAAAGTCAAAATTTATAAAAGAGGTTGACAAATTTAGATTAAAATTTGAAATAAGTAAGTCAAGTTTTTGTTTAGATTTTTTAAACACAAGAAAATCTTATGAAATAGTAATGTCTAGAGAATACGACACTAGTTTAAGGGTTATAGATAGTGTGCTATTGAAGATGTATTTGTACGACAAAGAAAATATTGACAAATCTGAAAATAGACTGTATAAGTCAAGAAGGGCCAAAGAATTAAAAGAAGTTATAATAAAGAAAATTGAGCTTTTCAATTCTAGGCACTTTATAACAGAGGGTAAATTTTCAGAATTTTTTTTAAAAGATAAGAAAAAAATGTCCTTGTTTAGGACAGGAGATATATCCCTGCGATGCTCTACAATAGATAGAGTTCTTAAAGATATGTATCAAATTGACAAAGATTTGATTCAGGAAATGGGGAAAGAATATGAAGACTGGGCCAGAGAAAAGGCAAATATACGATCTTGACACAGAGCTATCCTTAATAGGATCTGTAATATCAAACAATCAAAACTATTACGAAATAAAGTCAATATTATCAGAGGCCGACTTTTATAGTTCGGTTCACAGAAAAATATACCTTGCTATATCTAGCCTTGGAGATCAAGGTTATGACTTCGATGTAAATGTGCTGCAATCAAAATTATCTTCTTTAAATATATTAGAGCAGATAGGCGGTGTTAGTTATATTGAAAAATCACTCAAAGTGTCATGTCATGATAAAGTTTGTTCACAGTACGCAAGAATAATAAAAGACTTGTCTACTAAGAGGACTCTTCAAGAGTTAACAGAGACTTACAATCATGTTGTTAATGATTCTTATAATGAAAAATCTGGAGACGAGATATTTTCTGATCTAATGTTAGATATGACATCTATACATTCTGGTAAGTCAGACACAAACACATTCTCAACGACAGAAGATGCTGTTTATGATCTGTTTCATGGTGAAACTGGGAGGTCGATAGATACTGGAATATCAATAATAGATAAAGAGTGGCCCATCATGACAAAGGGCGTTACTATAATTGCTGGCCGTCCCTCTAATGGGAAAAGTACTCTAGCAGCAGAAGTTGTTTTAGGAGCTGCCAATTTAGGTAGTAGGGTAGATTTTTATAGTTTGGAAATGTCAAAAGCTCAACTAGCAGCAAGGCTTATATCTTCTGTAATGAGAAAAGACGAAATAGAAATACCATATAATTCTATATATAATAAAAAGAAAAGATTGGAACTAGATTCATATCAACATTCTGCCTGTTCTGAATATTCAAAAAACCTACCGCAAATAAATTTCAACGATGCGTCATCTATGACAATGTCTGATATCCTATGTACATCTATGGGAAGTAGAAATATAAAAGATAAGCCAGATTTAATAGTTATAGACTATCTTGATAATGTATCAAAGTCAGATTTAAAAAACTCAGAGATGAGAGATGACCAAAAAATTGGTTCTATAGTTCATAGAGGAAGACAATACGCTAAAGACTATGACTGTGCTGTTATTGTGGTTGTACAATTAAATAGACAGGTTGATCAAAAAAGCCCTATGGGAAGACCTTTTATTGCCGCCCTTAAAAACTCTGGAGAAATTGAGCAGCATGCAGATTCTGTTTTATTCACTTATAGAAAGTGTAGATATATAGAAGAAAAGTATAATGAAGAGGACATGCCAGAGGATGAGGAAAGGGAGTACCTTCAATTATTGAACAAGATAGAGATAATATGTGCTAAGCAGCGTATGGGTCCAACTGGATCACAATTAGTAGATTGTGACATAAAGTGTAATCACATCAGTAGTCTTGATGATGAAATCTAGTCACTATTACTAACATTTTTAGTGATGTCTGAAAGCTTAGAGGAGACATATTGAGAAATATTGTCTTTCTCTTCGCGGGACAGCTTCTTCAGAGAATAATTAGGTTTAGATTCAATTACATTGCTGTTCGTTTTATCCTGACTTGTAAATTCCATTATACCCTTATAAAAGGAATTTTTAGACTCCTCCATAGTCGATATAAACTCCTCTTTTATATCTTCCTCACTGAAATATTTTATACCCAAAAAACCCATCATTCCAAAGAGATTTCTTATTGCTGCAGTACATGATCCTATTATAATATTAACCTTCAATTCATCATCATAATCGGAGTTAAATATCTTCTTATGAAAACCACTAACGACTTTGGCTAAATCCTGCTGAAACACCCTAACTTCCTCTTGAAAGATTCTTTTATTCTCTTGAGCACCCATTTTATACACACCAAATTTTAACATATGAAATTTTTTTTAGCACAAAGAATTGTAAATGTCAATAATTATATTGACTTTAGACAAAAATATGATAAGTTTAAAAGTCTGTATTTTATTTAAAGGGGATTAATATGACAGATGAAAAATATAGTGCAGAAGATAATAATGTGCTAGTTATTGAAGAGTTTCCTTACTCTAGAATATCCCATGAGCTTTACAATGATCCTAATTTAAAAATGGAAGATATAGGATTTTTTGGATTAATGGTTAAGAAGGGTAATGGGTGGAAATTTAATCGTGAGGATATGAAAAAAAGAAGCAAACTTGGCGGGACGAGATACAATGCTATGATAAATAGATTGAAGAATGGAGGGTATTTAGAAATAAAGAAAATAAGGAACCCAAAGGGTCATTTTGTTGGTTCATCATGGATAATAAATAACAGTATAATAAGAGGTGAAAGGGAAAAATTAAGGGACCTATCACCGAAGGTTACGAAACCCGACGGACGGTTAAACGGTTCGATGGATTATCCGACCGACGCAAAACCTGACGATATAGAAAAGATTAGAATTAAAAAAAGATTAGAAGATAGAAAAGATTATAATAATAAAGACGTTGTTATCAAAGATAACGTTGTGTCTATGGATTTAGTTAGGGAAATATTTATGGACTACAATGAAGTTGTTAAATCAGAGAGTGTTAATATACCTAGTGCTAAATCATTAACGGATAAAAGGATAAAATCTATAAGATCAGTTGTTAAAACACTAGGCCTTGATGAGACTAGAAAGATAGTAAGAATTGCGGCGGGGTCAAAATTCCTACAAGGTAAGAGCGCAGGGGTCGGAGCAAATAAAAAAGAATGGAGAGCATCCTTTGATTGGCTCTTTAATACCAACAATGCAGTAAAAGTGACAGAGGGCGTTTATGGTGGATTAGATACGCTTGACCGAACTCCGCGAGAAAAAATTGAGGCCAGCAAGACTAAAAATATGAGAATGTTGGATTATTATTTTGAGACTGGTTTGTGGCCAAACGCCATGTTAGGCCCGAAATTGAAGGTTATTGAAGGTATTGTTCAAAGGTCAACTTTTTCTAAATTATCTAACGATGACTATGAATATATGCAGAATCAAATAAATATCAAAAAAAATGTTGACTAATCAGGAATCGTATTGTAAAAGATAGTATGGAAGATCACAAAGTTCATAATAAGATTTTAATAGGACTGGCTATAATAACTGCCTTTCTTGGATTTTCCCTAAAGACGTGCTCAGAACAAGTGCCGTCTCCTAAAACATACACAAAATATAACGCTGAGGTCTATACGAGTCTATATAAACTCTGTCTAGATTCTAAGCGAAGTGGTCAATCTGAATGCGCTTCAAGCGCCAGAGAGGCAGCAACAGAAAAGGTTTGCTTAGTCGGTGATGCTAAATGTGAAGACTTTGATCTTTCAGGCGCAGAACCAAAATAATAAAATATAAAATATAAAACTTATACTCTATAAAAAAACAAAAATGAGTATTAAGGGGAAATACCAATGGATGTATCTAATGTTCGCCTATTTCAGGCGACGGACGACTATACGACAAAATACCCTCAGGCGGTAGATTTTGCAAAACAACAACTCGACATATTTTGGCACCCAGATGAAATAGCTGTGGAAAAAGATATCCATGACATGAGAGTTAATCTCTCTGTTGCTGAAAAGCATGGAGTTATAACAGTATTAAAGCTTTTTACAATGTATGAGTTAATAGCTGGTGGAGAGTATTGGGGAGAGAGGGTTATGAAAGACTTTCCTAGGCCAGATATTCAAAGAATGGCATCTGCATTTTCCTTCTTTGAGCTGAACGTCCATGCGCCGTTTTACAACAAAATAAATGAATTATTAGGTCTGGCGAGTGAGGAGTTTTACACTGAGTACACAAGAGATGAAACTTTAAAATCTAGAATGGAGTTTATTGATGAATATGTCAATCATGATGATCCGCTCACCTCTCTTGGTGTCTTCTCTATGGTCGAAGGAGCTGTCCTTTATTCTTCTTTTGCTTTCTTAAAGCATTTTCAAAATCAAGGAAAGAACTTGATGGTTAATATAAACGCAGGAATTAATTTTTCTGTAAGAGATGAAAATCTTCACTCTATGGGTGGAGCTTGGCTTTACAGAAAATTAAAATCTGAAATGAAGCTTGATAAGAGGTCAATAAATCCTCTGGAAAAAAGAATTATATCTGCAGCATATAAAATATTCGACCATGAAGAAAGAATAGTAGATATGATATTTGAGGAAGGTAGAATAAAAGGGATAACAGAGCTTCAAATGAAAAATTTTGTTAAATCAAGGATAAATCTTTGTTTGCAAAACCTTGAAATAGATCCAATATTTGAAGTTGATTACAACCCTATAGCTGAATGGTTTTATAAAAATATAAATGGAGGTAAGTTAAACGACTTCTTCTATTCGTTAGGTAGTGAATATAATAGAGATTGGAATGAATCCGAGTTTTGTTGGCATTGCCCAGAGGTTGAAGAATTTTTAGAAAGTGATGAAATTAAATTAATCGCATAAGGGGAATGCAATGTCAAAAAATAATCCAGAGGAAAAAACCCTTTACGCGGAGCTTTCCCAAGAAAGAAAAGATCTTCAAGAAGAAGGATTGCTTCCAGATTGGTATACAACCAATGCTTGGATAATGTTTAAGCAAAAATACTTATATAAAGCAGATAATTATAAAGAGCAAATTGAAAGAATATCAAAAACTCTTGCTAGGCATACAGATGAGCCTCATCTTTGGAGTAGGAAGTTTTTCAAATTGATATGGAATGGTTGGTTGTCTCCATCAACTCCAGTGCTTGCTAATTGCGGCACTGATAGAGGATTACCTGTGAGCTGTTGTGGGAGTTATACTGGAGATTCAGTAGAGTCTTTTTATGATTCATATAAGGAGGTTGCTATGCTTTCTAAGTATGGATTCGGCACCTCTTCATTTTTATCAGATATAAGACCGAGGGGCACGTCTTTTGGTAAGGGCGATGGAACTGCCGATGGTGTAGTTCCTGTAATAACAATGCTCACAAACACAATAAGACAAATTAGACAAACGTCAAGAAGGGGTGCTGGCGCTTGGTATTTAGATATAGAGCATGATGATTTTTGGGAGTTGTGTGACTATATGAAAAACAATCCAGACGACCTTAATATAGGTTGGTGTATAAGAGATACATTTTTATCTAGAATGGATGATAGAGATGAAGACGCAATTAAAAGATACCAAAGAGCACTTAAGATAAAAGTTGTTACAGGAAAGGGTTATTTTGTATTTACAGATAAAGCTAATAGATTAGCGCCAGAACCTATAAAAAATAGCGGCATGCCTATCTTAGCAAGTAATTTATGCAGTGAGATATTTTTACCGTCGAATAAAGATTACACTTATACTTGTGTGCTTTCATCAATGAACTTGTCAAAATACAATGAGTGGAAAGATACAGATGCTGTTTTTGAGTCTACTGTATTTTTAGACTGTGTGGCTTCTGAATTTATACACGCAGCGAAGGACTGTGTTGGTATAGATAACGCTATTAGATTTACCAAAGAGTTTAGAGCTTTAGGTTTGGGTGTTCTTGGTTTTCACACATATCTTCAGGATGAAGGTATAGCTTTCGGATCTATGGACGCTAGAAATGAAAATGTTCGCATCTTTAAAAACATGAGATCAGAAAGTGAAAGGGCTTCAAGGTGGATGGCTGAGAAGTGGGGAGAGCCTAAATTTTGTAAGGGTACAGGAATGCGTAATGCCACTTTAATGGCTATAGCTCCGACTATGAGTACATCATTATTATGTGGCTCTGTGTCTCAAGGAATTGAACCAGTTTATAAAAACGTGTTTACGCAATCTAGCGCCGCTGGCGAGATGAAACGAATAAATCCAGCTCTTCTAAAATTACTCAAGAGTAGAGGGATGTATAATGATGATGTTATAGATTCTATCATTGATAATAAAGGTTCTGTTTTTCACTTAGACTTCATTACCGATGAAGAGAAAAATATATTTAAAACAGCATTTGAGATAGATCAAAAAACTATAATTAGAATGGCTTCGGCAAGACAAAGATATATAGATCAAGGTCAGTCTCTTAACTTATTTTTCAGTGCGGATGAGAGTGAAAGATATATTAGTGATGTTCATAATTTAGCCTTCAAGGACCCTTATATAAAAGCTCTTTATTATCTTAGGTCAGAGGCTGGCGTAAGTGCTGCCAAGTCAGTGTGTTCTGCTTGCGAGGGTTAATTATGAAATTAATTCAGGAGAGGTTTGAGGTCGTCTTATAACGACAAGGAAAATTATATATGTTTAGAACGCAAGGTGAAATGCATCAAGCAAAAATGATTGTTGGGGACAATGATTGGGATGGGTTTTTTCATTATGTCGAAGATTTGACTAATGAAGAAAATGCTCCGTTTTACTATTTTGTTAGCGAGAGTATTCATGGAGTCAGCAGGACTATAATAGGTAATGCTGAAACATTTTCTGAGGCTGTAAAGTTGGCTAATGATAATGGTATAACTATCATAAAGGGAGAAGAAAAATGATAGACAGAGAAATGAACAGTAATGACGTAAAATTGGGAGTTGACGCATTAACATATTTGTCACACAAAGCTTCATCTGACGCTGGTTGGTGGACTAATATAGATACTGGAATACCCATTGACATAAATGATCACAATGTAGTACTGTCTAAATTAATGCTTTGCGTTTCTGAGCTTGCCGAAGCTTGTGAGGGACAAAGGAAGGGTTTGAAGGATGATAAACTTCCTCACAGACCAATGATTGAAGTTGAGCTTGCTGATACACTTATTAGAATAGGTGACTTAGCAGGTGCTCTTGGTTTAGATTTAGGCGGTGCTGTGATAGAGAAAATGGATTTCAACTCTAACAGGTCCGATCACAAGCTAGAGAACAGGCTGGCTGACGGCGGTAAAAAGGTATAACTTAATGATCGAAGAGATTTATGCTTGGTTTAGTCAACAGTTGACAACGAATGATGTTTTTGCTGGCCTCGTCGGTGGGTCTTTGGTTGCATCTTTACTTTATCAGGCTAAATCTCTTCCTAAGAGGGCCGCTATTGTCGGTAAGAGGGTCTCTACTTCAGAAATGACATTTGTCAGCACATCATCAGTTCAGTTTAATTCTATATTAAAATATTTTCAATCCCTCACACCACTAGTGAGGCAATCTAAATATTCTCTTATGGATACTGACAGAGAAAGATCTTCAGAAAGAGAAAAATACAGTTTTACTATAGGTTATGGAAAGCATATTTATTTTGTTCAAAATAAATTTTGCATGCTTGACTACTGGGTGGACACAGAAGCTAAGTCATACGAAACTCCGATTGAGAGAATAAAGTTAACTTTTATATCTAGAAATCCCAAGAAGGCGATATCTGCAATACTTAAAGAGGCAAATAAATTTAAAAACAACAACGAGCTTGAAATAAGTGTATCTGAAAGAAGTTATTGGAGTGATGTTAGCGGGATAGCAAAAAGGCCAATGAAAAGCGTTTTTGTAGGTAAAGAAGTTAAATCAAAAGTACTCAAGACAATGAATAATTTTCTTGAACTTGAAGATTACTGTATAGATAGGGGTATACCTTGGAAGGTATCATACATGTTTGATGGTCCAGCTGGTACTGGCAAAACTTCACTATGTCTTTCAATAGCATCACATTTTGATTTACCGATATACTATCTTTCACTAGGATCTGTAAAGTCAGACGAGCAACTGATTAGTTTATTTTCATACGTTCCATCAAAATCAATAATACTGATTGAAGATGTTGATTGCGCACGAAGAGAAGATGATAAAGATAAAGAAAGCGATGACGATAAATCTGGCGTCACATTATCTTGCCTTCTTAACTGTCTGGATGGTGCTCTTACTCCTTATGGGAGAATATTGTTAATGACGACAAATCATTATGAAAAATTAGATCCAGCATTGGTTAGGGCTGGAAGGGTTGATCACAGATTTACAATAGAAAAAATGTCGCTAGAATCAGCTAGAGACATGGTTAATTATTTAAGGCCAGAGATGACTATATCTGATGATGAGATAAAAGGTATGACTGGGGCTGAACTTGAGCTTATGTTGAAGGAGTTTGCAATTGAGTAAAAATTTTGATCCAAATACTGATACATGCGTTGTCATGATTAAGGAGGCTATTGATAAAGGTGAGTCTAATGATTTACTTAATATGGCCTATCAAGAAATAAAACTATTAAGAGATAGATTGGCTATAGATAGAGTTTATGTATCTGGAGAGAGGACTAAAAGCAACCCATTAGGATTTATTGAACAGAAAATTAATGACAATAGGATGCTGGGGTCTTCAGACAAAATATCATGTATAGAAATTGAAGTCAGTCATTTGAAAGAAAGATTAGATCATTACACAACAAATACAAAGTCTTTTATACTTGCTGAATATGGTCAAACTGTATATCGTAAGATGAAATCTTATTTATGGGAAAGAGATCAATTTAATGTCAGAGACTAGGGAAAGATACTGGTGCGCCAACTACGCTTGTGCAATGAAAGATTATTGCATGAGATTTGTAAGTGATGAAAATCCAATAGAGTTTGTAAAAAATGAAGGACATAAAAACTATTTACAGCCTTTTGTAAATGGATCATCTGCACAATTATTTCATCCATCATCTGACGGTAAATGCAGAAACTTTATACAAGACCCAGAGTGCGAATTTGTAAAAAATTATCATATATAAGATGCAAGAATATAACATAATATTAAGGATAGAAGAGGTATTGTTCGACCCAATACTTGATGAGCATATAAAGAAGCATATTATAAAGTCTATAATAAAGACTTATAAAAAAAATAATAAAAATGTTGACAATTAATTTTTAAAAACTTTTATTTTATTTATATCGTCTTGACAAAATAGATTAGCGTGATATTATTGTCATTAATATTATGGCAATTATGCCTTATATAATATCTATGGGGATAATATGTCTAGCAGGGATATTACGCCTTTTGGCGATAGTGAAATTGAAGAACAAACTCAATACGAAAAAATTCAAGGAAAAATGGCTAGAGACAGCCTTCAAGCATCAATGCATTTTATGTTGCTAACTCATGACCCAGAGGAGATAGTTAGGATATTAGAATGTGAGATACTTTACATTATGCATGAATAAATTTAAAATATACAAAAAAAATATTGACATTTAAATTTAATTGTGTTATATATAAAAAATAGAGACTTAGCGGTCTTTATAGGGAATACGCCTAACAGTCCTTCGAGAGGGGCATGGCGGCAGAATAGTGGGATAGCTCCTTATATCTACGGACAAGTGTCTCAAGGTATGAACTGTAGTGGTTTTGTTCTGGCTCAAAGTTAACATGATATAGCAATATATTTCAAGCTTTGTTGGAGGTAGAAAAGGATTCCTTCTTCCCACATTTTAATATTTTTTTGTAAAGTATTAAATTAATTTATTTTTCCACTTGACAAACGTCATTTATGTGGTATATTCTTTAAATATAAGATAACAAATTAATATTATTTTTCATACCTCGGCATTTTGTTCGAGGTTTTTTTATGCTTGAAGTTGGGGGAGACGCATGGCATGCCACACAGATCACCCTTTACATATTTCTAATATAAGAAAAATGTCACTGAAGCAGCAGCAGGAGTTCTACGAAGGACTCACTCCGCAGCAAGCAGTGGAATATAAATTTGATTGGAAATTTCACGCAAGAAAAAAGCAGATGCTTCCAGATCAAGGATGGTCTGAAGCTTTAATATTAGCTGGTAGGGGATTTGGTAAAACAAGAACTGGTGCTGAGTGGATAAGAAATTGCGTTGAGGTTCAGGGTTGTCGAAGGATAGCTTTAATTGGGCCAACAGTTTCAGATGTTAGGGATGTGATGTTTGGCGGTGAGTCTGGGCTAGAGAATATATCTCCTCCTTGGAATAAACCAAGATATATACATTCAAAAGCATTAATTGAGTGGGATAATGGCGCGGTGGCAAAAGTTATTAGTGCTGAAGAACCAGAGGCTCTTCGTGGTCCGCAATATGATGCCATACTGTGGGATGAGCCTGCAAGATGTAAAAACGCACAAGATGTTTATGATGGCCTTCAGTTTGCTCTGCGCTTAACAAGTAAGAAGGGATATCCTCCTAGACTTGTCATGACAACTACTCCTAGGCCGATTCCTTTAATTAGGCAATTAGTTAAAGAAGCGGAAGAAGAAAATAGTAACGTAATATTAGTTACTGGCTCTACAGATGAGAATTTAGAAAATTTAGACCCTAACTCTGTTAGAAAGATGTACGCTAAATATGAAGGCACTAGGCTTGGTCGTCAAGAACTTCATGCGGAAGTGTTAAATGACTTTGAGAATGCATTATGGACCGCTGAGTCTATAGATAATTCAAAGAGAATTAATAGGTCTGAAGAAAATGTTATAGAGTTTTCCAAGACTATGAAGAGAATAGTTATGGGTGTTGACCCATCTGGTGGCGGAAAAAGAGGGTCTGACGAACAAGGAATAGTCGTTTGTGGTCTAGATGAGGATAATGAATATCACATATTATCTGACGAGACATGCAGCAAATCTCCAGATGGATGGGCTAACCATATAAAGAATGTGTATGAAAAGTTTAATTGCGACAAGATAGTTGTTGAAAAAAACTTTGGTGGAGATCTTGTTGAGAGTGTTTTAAGGGCGCAGTGGAAAGATGCTCCTATAAAAATGATACATGCATCAAAAAGTAAGGTTGCTAGGGCCGAGCCAGTATCTATGCTTTATGAGCAAGGGTCTGTTTTTCATTTTTCTGATTTCACAAAATTAGAGGAACAGATGTCATATATGACAACAGACGGATTTGAAGGTTCTGGATCTCCAGACAGAGTTGATGCTTTAGTTTGGGCTGTAACAGAACTTCAAACAGGTCAGTCAAATAAATTTTCATTTAAAGTTAACGGAAGGATGTATTAAATTATCAGTTTGGGGGTGTTAAGATTTATTAGCAGCTTAAGTAGAATTATTTTTCCTTACCCGCGCTTTTTCTCTCCTTTTCAGCGCGGCCCCCATTATTAAATATGTAAAAAGAGAATAAAAGGGAAATTCGGGGACTTATGAATTACGGAAGAGACATTAGTGGATATAGCTTCGGCGGTCCATGTGAACATTATTTTGCAAGCTATCCTGCTACAAGTGTCGGTTATTTACTAGCTGGCGCTGATGAAGTTGGAACAAATCATCCTTTATATAATAAGTTTGAGAAATGCTGGAAAGTAATGAGGGACAGTATAGAGGGTCAGGACGCAATAAGAGATAATGCTGTATATATGAACTATGTTCAGATACCAGCAGGTATATCTGATGATAATAAGTCTTTGTATTCGTGTAAATATGACAGCACGGCTGCATATCATTACATAAATAAGGCCCATTACATAGAGATAGTTCCTAGAATATTAGATGAGGTTGAAGGTAGAATATTCTCTAAACCTTATAAAATAGATAGTCCTGATGAATTAGATATAAACTCTCTGGATTCAGATGGTCTTACATTTGATCAGTATGTAAGGTGGTGCGTTAGGGAAGTTTTCGCATTATCTAGATTTGGTGTGTTAGTTGACTGGGATAGTGAAACAGAAACCCCTATTCTAAAAAGATATGTTGCTGAGAGTATTGTTAACTGGGATAATGACCATAGAGGAAAGTTAAATCTTGTTGTCCTTGAGGATGAAGTTAAGGAAGATGGTCAAATATTTTCTCATAACAAAATAAAGAGAAGAATATCTTTCACTATAGAGGAAAGTTTAGATGGTCCTATTGTAGTTCAGAGAACTTGGTATCAGGATAATGAGTCTGGACCAAACAGTTTTTATGAGGCTGCAGAACCAATAACGTTAGAAAGAAATGGAAGGGCGGTATCTAAGATACCATTCATATTCTTTGGGGGAGTAAGGCCTACAGCACCAATGCTTAAGCCTTTAGCTGCTACAGCTCTAGATTATTATGACGCTCATGCATCGTATAGGCATGCGCTTTGGTGGTCCTCAAATGAGCAACCATACTTCAACTTTAAGGAAGATGGTGGCTTTATAACCGCTGATGGTAAAGAGCCAGAGGGCGATATAGAAATATTGTACGGATCTTCAACGCCTCTATTACTTAGAGATGGTGATTTAAAATTTGCTGGTGTAAAAGGCACAGGTCTTGAGCACATGTACAGAAGACTTAAAGATATTAAAGCTGAAATGGCTGGCATGGGTGCTAGATCATTTAATTCACAAACAGCATCTAATGTTAAGGTGCAAACTGAAAGAATGCAGCAGAGGGCAGAAAGTTCAGTAATTGGATCTATAGCTTATTCTATCTCAATAGGTATTAAAGAAGCTTTAGATTTAGCTGCTGAATGGGCATTAATACCAGAAAGGGTTTCTTTCGAATTAAATCAAGATTATACTGATGATTTCGATATTAAATTCATTCCTGAGCTTATTGAAGCAAGAGATGCTACAATTTTAACTAATAGAAGAATATTTGAATTCTTAAAGAATAACACAGATCTAATACCTAATGATATGGGTTATGAGGAATTCCAACAGGAAAGAAAAGAGACTATATCTAGTTTCGATTTTATATCATCTCAAGAGCAGTTGATAGGTGTTAATGTTGAAGATGTCAATTTTGATGACTTAAATAGATTGGCATTTCCAGAAGTAGAGGCTCAATTAGATATTGATGCTCAGTAAATGAATCCAATTAACGAATACATTTACGACAGAAATATATCTAGGCAAATATCTTTAATAAGACATAGAAACGGCCTCAACTCTAGAGTTGAAAATTCTTTAAGATTGCATGATTTAGAGTTTGCGTCTTCATTTGAGTTAAAGATAGCTAGGTTAACAAAAAGAGATGTCTCTAAATTAGTTTCAGCCTCAGTTTGGAATACAGATAGGCTTAAATCTTTTTCTTCATCGTTAGATGATTTTGTCAAGAGTTCATATTTAGCTGTCGTAAATGCTGCAAATCAAGAATTAGACCAACTGACAAAGAATGAATATGATTTTCAGCAGTCTACAATAATGAAGGCTTATTCAGAGGCTGGGTTTTTACCACCTCAGATAAAATCTATGTCAATATCTCAGGCCTCATCTTATAGAAGAAGAGAAATAGTTATAGATAAGACTCAAAGAGAGCATTTAACTGAGTGGTCAAGAAGAAGACGGGCTAAATTATTGTCTAAGATAAGGTTTTCTCTTAGGTCTGGAAGAAGTTTATCTTCTGTAATGAAGTCAATACGTGGAACTGATTTAAGGTTCTCAGGTATATTAAAAGATACACAGCTTGGTGCGCTGATGGTTGTTGATACGTTACATGTTTCGGCAACAAGTGCTGCAGCACTAGCATTAAAAGAATTAAATAGTAATATTAGGATAGATTTTTTATATTCTGCGTTACTTGATGGAAGATCTTCTGGAAGGTGTTTTACAAGACACAATAGGAAGGTTTTTGAAGAATTGAATGGGGTTAGGTCTCCTATACATTTTAGATGTAGAACAAGGCTTATACCATTTATAGGGGATGATTCTCCACCTGAAAACAATGATATAAATGGGTGGTTTAGATCTCTGTCTGTCGATGAAAAGATTGATTTCTTAGGACCGACTAAGTTTGAAATATATAATAATAATAAAAGAAAATTTAGTCTTATGGATTTCATATCTGACGACAGCGAGTTGTTAACGATTTCTCAATTAGAAGAAACGTTGGCTTAATTTATTAAAATAGCATGATTTTGATGCTGGATAGATTCTCTATCTTGTTGTTTTGATATGGCATTTTGCCAAAAAGTCCGAGTGCTGGATAGGCTCGGTTGTTTATTAGCGGATGAGGTAAACAAAAATGGAAATAGATGAAAACAATACAAACTTAGAGGGTACACAACCAGTAGTTCCTGCGTCAGAACCAGCTTCTGCTGTTGACCTAGCTATTGAGAATGTAATCGCTGGGGGTCAAGCTGAAATTTCTTCATTAAAAAAAGAAATAGAAGACCTAAAAATTAAACTTAGAACTGCCGAAAGGGAAGGTGAAAAGTATCAAGAAGAAGCTAAGAGAGAAGCTAAGAAGACAGGCGCTATTATAGAAGAGAAGCGTGTCGTATTAGAAAAACTCAAAGCACTTCAGTCAATGCACGAAGGTGTGGATGAGGAGACTGCTAGAGAAGTTCTTAAAAGAGCTAGAGAAGGTGAAGGATCTGATTTCGAGACTGAAAAAGCTAGACTTGTTGATTCTGCCATCAATGAATTCAAGGAAATGAATTATAATCCTATTCTTGATGAGCTTCAAGAGGCGAAAGATACAGTGGCTAAGTTTAAAAAGAAGCTGCATAATGCTGTAGTTAAGTCTGAGATTATAAATAACGCAATTAAATATGGCGTTAATCCAGAATTAGCTGAGTATGTAGTCCCTGAGTTTGAAAATAGACTAACTATCAACGAAGAAGGCGATAGGGTTTATTTAAATTCAGAAGGTTATCAGTCACCAACTTTCGACTGGAAGGGAAATCTTCTAGTCCTTAAGAGTGAAAAGCCTTCACTGTTTCTGAGAAGTACTGGATCTGGAGCTAAATCATCGTCAAGCGTTGATATACTCAGAGAAGACTTAAACCCTTGGGTTGCGTCAACAAGAGACAGAACTGCTCAAATGAGAATCACGACAGCAGATCCTGCAAAAGCTGCGAAGCTTAAAGATGAAGCTGACAAGATTAATAAAAAAGCAAGAAAAAAGTAGTAAAATACTAAAACAAAAGGGGCGGCTTGGGTCGCCCAATTTTTATAATATAGGAAAACATAAAAATGGCAACATTTAATGAAATTATTTGCGACCCTAGCGCTCCGATAATCTGCGGTGAAGCAATGAGAGATTATCTCTTAGATTGCGACATGCGTAGAGCTAACGAGTACTGGGATAATGGTATTGTCCAAGAATCTGCAAGAGCACAAACTTTTGCTCAAGGGTGCCATAAGGCTGCTCAAGAGAAGTTCTGGCTTCCAGTTGAATATGCTGAAGGTGGAATTGTAGCTTGTGGTACAGAAGAAAATCTTGGTGATGCAGACTGTCCAGATTGCGAAGGATTAAAGCAAGATACAGAAACAATGTTCAAGCTTTACACTCGTAATTGCTGGGCAGCTGCTGACTGTGAGGCTCAGTGCCAATCTTGTGATGAAGACGATGTTATTGACATTGTTATCTCAAGAGTTGTTACGCCTTACATGGTTAGAGACAATGTTGAGAAGCTTTTCTCTCAAGCTGTTGGTCTTTATGCATGGGCTGATGGTCAAGCCGCTGATATCAAGGACGAGATGATCGTTGATCTTGGCACAAATGAACTTGATCACTGTGCAGGCATTGACCTTAACAACATGAGAGATTGTGGTGAATTTGATGGACTTTATGTTCATAAAAACGTTTACGTTGCTATGAGAAAGTCTGGATGTCTTCAAGAGAAAGTTTGCTGTGGTGACACAGATTTCGAATTTGCATCTCTAGCTGACGGAACAGTTATTATACCTGTTTCACGTCAAATAGCTGACAGATACCTTGTTGACCCTGCTGGAGATTACATCTCTATTGCGTTCAACTTTGGTGCTTTTGAATACGCTGAGGGATGTCACAAGACTCCATTCGAGCGCTACAGAGACCCTAAGGCTCACTGTGGTGACGGAATGGAATCTATCTTCTTCAGACGTGAATTTGTTCTTCGTCCATTTGGTACGGAGTTTGACACAACTGGTCTTGCAAAAGACTATGCTAGCCATGCAGAACTAAGAGACGGCGCAAGATGGAACGTTAAGATTCCTCTTGAGTTCTTCGGACTTGGTTTCGTTAAGTCACAAATTAATTAATTTATGTGGTGGGCTTCGGCCCACCATTTATTCTTAAGTTTAGGAAGGTTAATCATGGAAAATATCGAAGAGAAAAAGGTAGACGGAGAGAAGGCTGTTAAAGCTCCTGATCCTAAGCCTGTAGTTGCAGTTGCTCCTAAGCCTGTAGTTGCAGTTAAGCCAGCTCAAAAAAATAATGTAGCCATTGCTGCAGATAGAAAATCTGCTAGAAGAGGCTCAAAAAGCGTCGTTAAGTTACTTAGATAATATTTAATTAAGGAGAGTTAAATGAAATCTAAATATATAGATGCTTCACCTTCATCAAGAAGGTCAAGAAATAGAACAAGTTCACAAATATCTAACAGAAAAGCTATACCTGTACATGTAGTTAATAACCCTGCTTCACAAAACTCTAATTTTCAACCTCAAAACTTAGGTTTGATAATGAGAGGATCAAATGTTGTAGGTAAGGTTATCCTAATGTATTCTCACATTAACAACTCAGTCGATAAAGTTGCTTACTACATCGATGGGCGAGAGGTTCATGGATATAGAGGATCATTTAAAACTAACGATCAAGCTAGAGAAATTATTGAAGATGATTTATCTAGATTTGCGCGACCACAATCTCAAAGTCTTTTAAACAACTCTAGCAATCAAAATCAAAATCAAAATGATAGTGATGCTGATGATCAAAATATTAGCAGGCAATCTGTAACAGACCCTGATTTCAATATAGATGAATTTGAAAGACAGCAAAGAATTAAAGTGTACCAGTCAAGATTGGAGGCGTTAGGTTATTTAGACTTTTTGTAATATTATATACAGTGTGGTACTAAATGGCAAAGAAAAGAGTTTTAAGAACAGCTCCTAATAGAAATTTCAGAAGATCAAACTCTAACCGCCGCCCTACGGGTGGTGGATTTTCTGTTGGAGCAACCATAATTAAACCTGCTTGCGGTGAAGGTGGCGCTCCAGTAGTAATAGAGAATACTTGCGATAATCCAATACCTATTGAAGCATGCGCTCCGATTCCAGTTATTGTAGAAAATAATGTACAAATAGAAAAAATTACTTACTGTAATTTAGATACTGATACTCATTGGATAAAAGTTTGCTCATATTCTATAGATGCATCAGGGACTCCAGTAGAGACGGTTCTATCAGAAAGTGATACAGGAATACCGTGCGATGAATTCCCTCCAACTCCTCCACAAATAGAAAAAATATCATATTGTAATGATTTAACCAAAACGACTTGGATAAAGGTGTGCGCATATGCCTTTAATTCTACAACAGGAGTAACAACTGAAACTGTTTTAAGTGAAACAGACTCTGGTGTTCCTTGCGAATTAAATCAGACTGCAGCAGAAATAAAATGCTTTGAGATGTGCGATGATGTCAATGGAGACTTCACATCCATTACGACATTTTACGAAATATCTTTAGTTTATTACGATGGAACATTTCTACAAAAAGTAGATCTAGGGTCGTTTTTAGACACAGATGGTCAAACGCCTTACGTCCCAATAAACCCACTTCCCTGCAGCGATATAGGAAGAGATATAATTGAAAGTCAAGGAAGAGTAGTTCTTCAAGGTGGATCTTGGTCTCCATCACCTATAATAAAATCATACACAATAAGGGTTGATGTTGTTGCGAATGAAGCAAATCCTCCACAATTCACAGACAGCTTTGGAAACACCACCCCTTTGTTTGAAGGGGAAACTTTCGGCTACTCATTTACATGTGTCAACGTAGATACAGAATCTTTTGTCAACTCATCTGCAGGTGACAGAATTGTTATAACCTACATTCAGGGAACTTAATATGTCTAAATGCGATAATACTTGCGGAACAAAGATAATTGAAATCAATAATACTACTGTTGATATCACAAATCTATCCGAAAATGACATTACCAATCTTTTAAATCAATTTAACTTTACTGACCTTACTGCTGAGCAGTGTCAGGACATATTCCAATGCATTATTAATAACGGAACAATTCAGCAGTTTGTTGAATTTCTCCAAAAATTAGACTTCTCTCAAATGACTGCGCAACAATGCGCTGACATATTAGCTTGTATTGATTTCACAAACTTAACACCCATACAGTGCCAAGCTATACTTGACTGCATAATTACAAATATTACTCCAGCTCAAATTACAGAGTTGACGAATGTAATAGATTTTACAACATTAATTAATAACCTAACGCCGACTGAGCAAGCTGCTCTTTGTCAGGCTATAATTGATGCTGGGTGTGATTTAACTGAGCTTATTGATTTTACTCAATTATCAACTCAACAGCAAACAGATTTAACCAATCTTATTGAAAGTCTAAACCTTACTCTATTAACTGTTACAGCAGGTGCTACAGCTGCCGCTGGTGATAATTCTAATGGTCAAGAAGTTGTTTCAATAGGTGACACAATTCACTTCTGGTCAAGCGACGATACCATAGATATAAATGTCTCTGCAGGATCTGCGATTGTTGACTTAACTGTTGACCCAATATCTCACCCTGAAGGCTCATTGGTTTCCTGTCTTGAGGATTCTCCATTATTAAATAATGATGGAGGGTCTCCTAACTCCTATCAATACACAACTACATTTACCCCGCATATAACAGGAGAATATGATCTTAATTATTCTGTAGGATCTTTTTCTGGCGGCGGTTCAGATCCGTCATTTTTTATAAATGTAGGCACCTCTGCAGGTGCTTCAGATGTATTTAACGGAGGTGGCACAAGATCTCTTCAGTCAAGCCCATCTGTAACAACAACTATAACCCTAACTCAAAATGTTGAATACTTTTTCACAGGTTTAGCAGGCGGGGGATCGATAGCGGGAGATATAACATCATGTATTTCTCAGAAGGGGTTATCACAATTTATTGAAACCGCAACTGAATCTACTGAGCTTTGGGCAACATGTATTGATTGTTATACTCAAAATGCAGGTATTTCTACACAAGGAAATCCAGTTGGAGGTGGAGGTTTTGCAACAAATGAATTCAATCCAACGCTTGGCGTTTTTACTATAACACCTACTGCAAACATAGCTGTTCCAGAATTTTTCAAAATAAGGATCGAGGACGCTAGTGATGGCGATCAACCTTTAGAAATATCTATTTCTGGTAGTGATGGGTCATCCGCTACAGCAACAGGGGTTGGACCACAGTCATTTGATAATGGTATGGTAGATTTCTCTATTGCATTTGGATTCGTATTTCAGGCTGGTGTAACATATACATTTACACCAAGTACAGTAAATACGTTACCTGCAGGTGATGTTGTAACAATGTTTGCTGTTGAGAATAGTAACTCAGATCCTATTGACTTCCTGTCAGACTCATCTGATGGCGCTGGGGGTAATATTCCAGAGCTTGTCCCAGAAATAATTATAATAGCGGAATCAGACACAACTGCAAAAGTTATTACTCTATCTGATAACTCTTTAAAGTTTTATGATGAGTCATTAGTAGAAATTTCTGGATTGACATCAGTACCACCTGCTTGGCAGCGTTGCGGCCTCACAGATGTTGAACAATCTGAAGTCAACGAGCTTATTCAAGAGTTAGTCCCAGATAATATAAATTTAAACACATATATATCAACAAACTTCACTTTAAACCCAGTTAACAATACAGATATAGCAACAAGAACGCATACTTGGACTGGCAGCTCTCCTGTCAACGGAACGGTAACAATACCTGCTTCAGAAGATCCTTCAAGAGAAAGATTTTGGGTTATAAATGACAGTCCAAATGGAACAGACTTAGTTATCGATGCATCAGCACTACCTACTGGACTTGATGATGGCTCTCCATCAATTATCCCAGCTGGATGTAAAGCAGATATTTCTTATGGTGAGTTTGGTGATAAAGCTTATGTTCACCTTACATGCGGTGAAGGCGTTTTAGCTGATTATAATACTCCAAGTGTAATTTGTAAATTATTGATATTTGACCCAGTTTCTAATGGAGAGCAAACTGGAATAGCTAGCCTTGATGGGCCTATCCCTCCTAATCAAGACCACTATCTAATGTACACATTAGAATCTAAAGATACGAGGTTCGTAGGTAGTCATCCATCAGCTAACAAGAATTTAGTTGGTGTATACTGGGATGGGGCAAACTGGTTAGTTGAGCAATCAAGCGCAGGGTCTGATGCTGTATTTACACCAGTTGACACTGATGTACTAGTTTCTGAAATTCTGACAACTGGAACTCCAACTGCAATTGCCGTTGCTGGTAATGTGAATGGAATACAGAGTGTTGAAAATAACGGTGGTCTTTTATTTGCAGCCAACCAGTTTAATGGAGCTGCAAATACTGGAGAAATCGACATTATTGGAGGTCAACTCGATACTGGAGTAGTCGAAAAATCATACCTTCAACTAGATGGAACTTATTTACTTCCAGATGGGTCATTTCAAAGTGTGAGTGATGTCGTAGCTGACAATTGGATTGTTTGTTCAGATGAAGATTTAGATAACTCAGGCGTTGTGACTACAGCTGTAACTGCACTAACAACAACTAACGGTGTAAATATTAATATCGGTGATGATTACATTGAGTTTCCAGACGGAACAACTTGGGCAACAGGTAGCGCATCTGCATCTGGAGTTAATTCAGTAATTGGTGAGCATGTGGACAACACAGATTCTTCAAACCCAATTGTTAAAACTTGGATTAAAGAAGAGTGCTTCTTAGAGGCACAGTTACCAGTAGCAGCTATTGCATCATCATTTTATGACAATAGGATAGCAACCACAGGACAAACATTAACAGCAGAAGGTTCTCACATCGGATTCGTTGGTGAGGAATTCCGTGTTGATTTATCTGATTTTACCGCTCCCCTTATTGCCGATCAAGTAAATAATGATTGGTACTTAAGACAAGTTATTCTTGATCGTACTGGGGCACCATTTAACGCATCCAACACTTTCAATCTTTCTTTAATATCGTCTGATGGTACAATTAAGGGCACGTCTGCTAATGCCAGTCTTGCTAATGTTGGGCCAACTATATTTAACTTTACGCAAGCTCAGAATTTAAAAGTAGAAGACGGAGATTACTGGAGGTTTGGCGGAGGTGCTAACTTCCAAGGGCAAATATCATCCGTTCCTGATATAGATGGTAGATGGGAAACGACAGGGGATGACCCTTCATTAAGCGGCGGGCCTTTCCAAGGAGCAGCAGAAGACTTAGATGCTGGTGACGCCCTACCAATGAGTTTTGCTTTTGAACAAGTAGGTTTAATTCCACGTATACTTAGAACATATGATGATGGATCATTATATCAAATAGACAAAACAACAAACACAGCAACTCTGGTTGTTTCTATACCTACAAATTGGGTAGAGATTTCTTGTGATCAAGATATAACTGTGACTGGTGAACATGTATCACAAGAAGGTCTTAATATTGATGTTAAGACGTGGATTAAAGAAGAGTGCTATGATGAGGCTGTATTCACCCTTGCCTCTGATGCTTCTGGAGCATCAGGTGGAGACACTACTATTGCGGCTGTCCTTGGTCAAGGTAATGGCGGTCAATGGACTGTTCCTGCTGGGACAACTTACAACACTGTTGACGGATTTGGAAATCATTTTCATGGTGGTGTAGATGGAGTTGTTGATTGGCAGATAACTAATACAACAACAGGTCAGATAATAAATGCAGTGACCAATTACATAGCTGCTGATGGAACTATTGGCGGTGTAGACGGAGGTCTAAATGTAGGACAAACTGGGCCTTATACTTTCTTACCAAGCCCACTATTTGTTAGCGCTGGAGATGTTGTTAACTTTGTTATTACTTCTGATACAACAGGAGCAAACTGGAGGAGGTCTCAGCCATTAGGAACTGTTAATGACGCAGATTGGGCGTGGCTACTCACTGGTCAGGTGAATAAGCCTTCATTTGCCCTTTACTCAAACGACCCGAATCAACATGTAGTTAGAACATATAATGATGGTTCTATATTTGAGGTAAATAAAACAACAAATACCGTCTCTGAGGTTACATCAATTCCAACGAGCTGGAATAAATCATCGTGCTTAACTGATGATGAAGTATCTCAAATAAACGATTTGATTGAAAGCGCTATAGATGATAGTTCCATATCAACGCAATTCAGAAAAGTTTGTTTTTCACCTACAGACACATTTATTGCAAAATCAACAATTTATGAGCACTATACTTTAGAAGATGAGGTGTTTATTAGTTTAGGTTATAGCTCATCAAATATATATAACTCTGCTAATTTAGTTGACATCACAACACTGGACGGGGGTGGATCTGTTTCCGTTGGTGAGTGTCCTTGTTGTCACTTAGATTATTCAAATATATCTATTTACAATGCGTTTGCTGCCGCTGGGACTATAACAGGAACGGGTAAGGCTAATTCTTCAAATCCTAACATTTCTTTTAACCCAGCAGTTGGTGCAACGCAGGTAGAAACAATTGAGTTCTTTTCTCCAGTTAACAATAAGTTTATTGATGTGGAGGCTTCAGTAACTAGAGTTTCTGGATCTGGGGATTTAGTCTTTAATACTGCGATATCAAGATGGACTCTCAGCTCTCCTGCTGCTGTATTTGACCTTACTATGAAAGTAGTGGATTCTAAATTTGGTATTGACGCGGATATTGATTGGAGTTTCTCAGTTTCAAGTGTCGGCGGCGGAGATCTTGTAAATTTTGTTACTCCTATAGATGATTACATTCAAAACGCAGGCGCTCCTAACTTAACACTTCCTTACACAGGAAATTGGAGTAATGGAAATAATAATGCATCTTCATCAATGAGGATGTCTGGATACAATGAGGTATCTTTAAGGTTCACAACTGCAAACGCAGTAAACTTCACCATGTCTATGGCTCTCTTAAGTGGACCTAGTATTGAAGAATTTGATACATGTTCGTTAACAGGTACGGATTCTTGGAAATCTTTTGTTTCTAGATTGGAAGACTCAGGTAATTCTTGTACCCCTGTTGATTGCGTTGAGGTTCTTGGAGATCCAGTTCAAATTATCGAAGTTGCGGGAGAAATGACTCTTCAGAGAGCTTATAATGTTGTGACAACATTTGTGGACATGACTTCAGATTCAACGCTATTGACAGCGGATGTTGATAAAACCGCACAAGCTTCAGCCCTTGCAACCCACCTTCAGGGCCTTGCGGGTGTTGTTGGTGTAGTCACTGCAGTAGGAGAAACTGTTGAAATATCTGCCCCTGCAGGACAAGGGACTGTGTCTTCGGTTAGATTTGAGGTTGCTCCTTTGGAGTTAAACTTTAGAGATTCAGATTCTCCTGTTGAAACAGTCCTTGACACTACATGGACTCAGACAGATGTCGCTACAGGTCAAGTTGTAGAAGTTACGTTTGGTACTGCAGATGCTTTATCTGGACCAACAAGCGGCAACGGTGTCGTAATGAGAAATCAAATTGCAGGTGTAGTTGGTAACATCACTACAAGCGGTGGCCTTGTGCCAACGAGAATGAGATCTCAGTTTAATGATTTAGATTTCGGAGCAGGAACGGAAGAGCAAATGTCTTTCAATCCTACTCCAACAAGTGCAGATGTTGTTAATGGATCAGGATCTTTAACTGGAAACGTATTCATATCAGACGTTTCTAATACTGATGTAAGTATTTTTTCTGATGGCAACAATATACAGTTTGATGTTCTCTCTGATATGTCATCCAATAGAGGTATTGGAGTAAGACAAGTACAATTATTCTGGGATTACGATGCTGTAATTACAGAGGTTCAAGGACCTGTCACTCAATTAGTTAAATGTGGTGATGATTTCCTAGATTTAGCAGGAAATGTAGTTGCTGCTCCAGCAGAATATCTTCCTTGTGGAGTTTATGAATACTTAAATGGATTTGAATCTGGCGGCGGAATTACGGTAACAGACAATGAAGACGGATCTTATACTATCTGTAATGACACAGAGTGTGTCACAATTGATATTTGTGCTGATATTGCCAGTTATTGTGGATCAACAGGAGGTGTTGATACATTTGGAGCAGTTGTAAATGCTACTGCGGCAATCACTACTACAAACGGTGTTAGTGTTGCAATTGGTGAAGATTATATAGAGTTCCCAGACGGGACAACATGGTCTAACGCTATTTGGACAGTAGAGTCGTTCTCTACGGACACTACTACAACAGGTGTAAATGACGTACATCACAGGTTCGCCGCATCAGCAACAGCTCCAGTAACGCTAACCATTGGCGGTGCAGGCATTTACAATCCTGTAGGAAGTAGAAAGCAAATAAGCAATAATAATCCAACTCATGCTGTAACAGTTGTTGTTGATGGATTTGATCTGCTTGACTATGCTCAAGATACTAACGGGCCAGTTTCATCATTAACAATTAACGCTGGTGAGACATATGAACTAACAAAAAATGCTGGAGAAAGATGGACTGTTACAGGTAAATACCCTGATAATAGCGGTGAGGTCTTAGTATCCGCAAATTCATTTACGTCTACGAACAATGAAAATGTAAACATTGGTGATGAATATATTTCATTCCCTAACGGAGACACATGGTTTTCACCTGATGTTCTTCCGCCTATTGGGTGGGTTGAGCAAACTGTTGGAAATGGTTCGACTGTTAATGGTCAAGAAGATATTCACTACATTTACACTGATGCAGGCGGCATAGTAAACTTCAACTCTACTGGAACACCTAACTCAAGATGGCAGATAACCAATAACGGAACTGGGGCTGCAACATTTGATGGCTCTGGAATACCTATAGTAAACGCACCAGATGGAGATGAGTTTACTCTGGAAGTGGGTCAGTCAGCATTGTTGATGACTACGTCAACTGGGCAGAATCAAATACTAAATATTTGGCCTGATAGTGGTGCTTGGACATTTGGAGACTTTAACTCAGCCACACAATTAACTGATGGACTTGGAGATAAGGTTTGGAGGTTTAATGCAGGTGTAGCTACACCAATTAACTCTACTTTAACTATAGACAGAAACGCTCATGCATCAGGTCAGAGGTTAGTGGTTATTAACAATCATAGTGATCCATCCTCTATTCTCACTCTTGCAATTAATAACGGGGGTGAGTTCAGTGACACTGGTTCTGGCGGCATCACAGTCCCGACTATATCTATCGCCACAGGTGAGAGATACACATTAGTTAGAAATACTGGAGGTTTTTGGACGGTCACAAGCAAGTACCCTGAATCGGGTGCAAGCTCAGGTGGCGGCTCTATCGTAGAGGGATCTTTTACAGGCACCGCTAACCAAACACAGAATTTTGGTAATTTTGCACAGAACTGGTTTGATTTTGACCTTTTATTCCAAACGTCAACAGGGCAAGGGCAGCGAAGCGCATTAATTTTGGAAGATGGGCAATCTCAGCTTAGACACTTCACTGGAGTCGCTGGTGTTGAAAGCACGTTGAACATGCAGGATTCGTTTAGTCAGCTTCAATACAACACAGGTGGTCAGGTATCATCGTGGCGTGTTGATGCAGATGGGCTTGTGTTGGTAACAGGAGGCGGCGATTTAAGAGTTAATTTCAATGCAGGTACTTCAGGCCAACAACTTACTTCCCAAGGGGCAGGAAATGCACCTATATGGGGCGCGGCTTCTGATAAACGAGTTAAGAAGAATATTAAAACATTAACCGATACAACTAATCGCTTGTCGGGCATTCGTGGTGTTTCATTCGAATATAAGAATGATGGCGCTAAAACATACGGCGTTATTGCTCAAGAAGTTGAGGTCGATAATCCTGACTTAATACAGGAACAAGAAAACGGAAGTATTAAAGACTTCAAAACTGTAGACTATAACGGCATTACAGCCCTTCTTGTTGAGGAAGTTAAGTCTCTTCGCGAAGATTTGAAAGCAGCTCAGAATGAAATCAAGAAGTTAAAGAATTAATTTATAAATAGGTTTATAAAATGGCAATAACAATATCAGGCTGCGGAGATCCGACCCATAGATTGACAGCAACCAAATCTTTAATATCAGGATCTATAGAAAGCGTTGGAGATGTTCTAACTTTTCAGGTAGCTGTAACTAATGTTGGTACAAGTTCTGTTTCATCTGTCTTAGCATCCGATTCAGTTTCTCCTATAGTGGTTACAAGTGATACAGATGGATTATTTGGCGCTGGAGCAGTTATTTCTTCAGGATCGTCTTCATCTACAACTTATGAATACACAGTAACTCAAGCTGATGTTGATAACGGGCTTATGAATAATGTGTCTATATCAAGTGCGGAAGCCCCTAGTGTTAGTGCAAGAGAGTTTACTCCATCTGGAAGCCCTGTAGTTCCATTGCCTTTAGTTCAAAATGGATCAATAAACGCGAGTAATTAAAATGACAAATCATATACACAATATATCATTCGATACATTTACAACATGCTCATCTACAGATTTAGTATCGTTTAATATCGAAATAAGAGATACATCTGGAGTCGTGATTGAGTCTTATAATGAAAATAGCTCACTATCAGCAATTGCAGGAGTAACTTATAACCAAAACGCCTTAGGTAATGGATCTCCAGCAACTCCAGATATTATTATTGACGCGACAGCAACAGATCAAGATTTAGATGTTTATTTTGTAGATTTTACAACTACATGCGCATTAGAGTCTGTGGATAAATTCACGCGAATTGTTCAGGATACTGGAGGAGGAAATTCAGGTCCAGATGTAACTCCAAGAGTAATCAAGCCAACGGATGCTGAATCTGGCGGCTTCCTTTGCCCTCAAGGTGGATTTAATACAACAGGAGATGATATAAGTACGGCTGCAGGTCTGCCTGATAATAGCGGCTCAGTTTCTGTCCTTTTACTTCCTGCAGAGCTTAATGGTAGGGTTGAGTTTGAGTGGACTCAGCCTGCGGCTGGAACATCAGGCTCTGTTGTTATTGGCGTAACAACACAGCCTTGCCAACCAAATGGGCTTAGGGATAGAGTAGATTATGGAGTTAATGTTATTTGGAGTACTAATGGCACAGCCTTCTTAAGAGACCCTTTTGAATCTGCGTTTGGAATTGCTCAAGGTATAGCTTTCGGGTCTACTCCACCTTTTACAATTGTAGATGGAGATATAGTTTCTTGGAGAAGGCAAGGTGTCGGAACGAGCGATATGAGTGTAGACTTATATGTGAATGATAATATTGTATACAATTATGGATTAAGAATTTCTGGAGATTTTTACCTTACTATCATGGAAGCTGATGCTGGGCTTAATTTACCGTCTGTTTGTGGTGTAGTTGACGGCGGACAGGAAGTTGGTGTGGGGAAAGACATAACGATTTTGGAAACAGGCGATTGGGGATGTATAACAGGATCCCCTACCATTGTGAGAAATTATATAGGTTTAAACACTGGTGACACAGCTCAGTTCCTTATGTTTGGCTCTGGATTTAATGGGGAAATGATAATTGATATTCCAAGCTTTGCCCTTTCTGGAGAGTGGGCAATTGGAGCTTCAATTGGCGCAGGATGTATAAATTCTATATCTGGTATAAATTGGGGATTAAGAAGTATTGTTGAGCAAAGCTCATCTCATTACTATACTTATGACTATTTAATTACAGATGGAACTTTTCCTGTCGGGGCATTTGGTCAAACTCTCAAGAAGATAAGGTACGTTAGGGATGGAGTAAATCTTGACTTAATTGTTGAAGGCGACGGCGGGGTGTTTAATTTAGGAACCTATACCGTATCTGCATCTGATGAGATATACTTTAACCTTGTAGGTATAAGTAATTTATCCAACGTTGAATACTCTAATGCGGTTATAGTTGAATCGCAATGATTGCAAATAATGAATATATAGTTGTCACTCCCCCCAAAACAGGCAGCACTTCATTAAATTGTGGTTTAATGGGGACAGATTTTAGAGTCTACATGCCAGTTCACGGTTACAGTGATGAGCACCATCAAAACAATCAGAAACCTATACTGCTTGTCAGAGATCCTATAAAAAGGTGGTTGTCAACATATAGGTTTGGACATAAGCTGATAGAAAAGGGTTTTGATAAAGGGCAACTAGCTAAATCTGTAGTTACTTTAGATTCTTTTGCAGATTGGTTTTTCGAAAAAAGAGACCCTATCAATCTGAATGATAAACGAAATTTACCTTATTATTGGCGTATGAGTTTTTCTGAGTATGAGAAAATAATTAAAACAGAAGAATGGATGACACTGCCAGAAGTTACTCAAAAATTAAGTTTAACTTTAGTTCATACAAATAAAAATGATAAATATAAGTTAGAATTTGATGACGTTCCTTCTAGAATACAGAAAAAAGTCATAGAGTGGGCTAAACCTGATTATGAACGCAGAGAGTGTTATAAATATATTAATGTATAAAAAAATTCAACCACAGGAATAGTGATGTCAGAAACTTTATCAACTTTATGCGTACCTTGTGTAGGCGATGGAATAGGCGGTGTGGACCTATTTTTATCATCAGGAGTACTTGTTGGAGAAACACTTATACTAACAATGTCTGATCAGTCAACTGTCAATATACCATTGACAGGACTAGGTGGCTCTATTGACTTTAATAATTTAACTGCGGCTCAAAAATCCGCTTTACTTCAATGCGTTCGAGGGGATCTCGTTTGTGACGCATTTTCAAACGATATGGGCTTTTTAGTCCCTTTATAAAATAGGAAAAAATAAAATGGCAACTCAAAATGTAGTAGTGGTTGGTAACTTAGGTACTGAATTTGATATTGGTACGGTTACCGCAAATGCAATCACAATAAAAATTAACGGAACAATAGTTAAGGACGCAACTACTGGAGAATTAGGTGTAGACATAACTGCGCTTGACATTGTCTCTGCTGATGCGGGTAATTTACTTACTGTTGGTGCTGATGGCGGAGCGGTATTTAATCAAGCTGCACTTCAAGCAGCTGAAACTGTTTGGGCAGGAACATCTTCTGCTGACGGATTTATGACTGTAACTCCAGCAGGAACAAATGGTCATGCACCAACATTCTCTTTTGATTACTCAAATGCTGACTTCTGTGAAGGAATTCAAGACTGTGTTGGTCAAGCTATATTAGCTGGTGCAGGTGTCACATATGATGATGTCGCTAATTCAATTAGTTCGGCACTAGGAAGTCTTACATTTGGTGATGGTTTAACAACGACTGGAACAACGAGTGTCGCGGTACTTCCAGATCCTGCATCTCCGAATACTGTATCCGTTTCTGCAGCTGGCGTTTCTGTAACATCTGTTGCAAGTACTGATACGGACAATATTCTTACCATTGGAACTGATGGTAGACCTCTTGTAACTGAGGCTGCTGTGACGGATTTGGCAACAATTGACTTATGCGACGCTTTCGGAGTCGATCTTGGAACAATCTTCCCATAATTTAAGTTTTGAGCAAAGGGATGGTTAAAAATTGCAAACACTGTGAAAAAGAATTTCACGCAAACAATGTGTGTCAGATTTACTGCAATAAAGAATGCAGGGATGCATTTTACAATAAACGGGCTAGGGGTAATAATTTTACACCCATTGAAGTAAATTGTCTTAATTGCGGAGATAAATTCACTCCAAAAAGCACAGCTGTGCATTGCTCTAAAAAATGTGCGTTACAATATTGTCATAATGTTAGCGTAGGGCACATCGAAAAAGATAAAAACGATTGCAAGTTTTGCAATAAAGATATAACTCACAAAAGAGTAGATGCGAAGTATTGCGGCTCATCTTGTAAAATTAAAGATAGGGCAAAAAATAAAACACTAAACTGCTCAATGTGCGAATCTGAATTTACAAAAGTCGGCAACAAGACAACTTGTTCTGATGAATGTAGAGATGAGAAGCGAAGAATAGCTCACAGAGAGCGATCTAGGCGTCATTACATTAAAGTGAGAGCAGGAACACCAGAAGGCATTATTAAAGACAGGTTAAGAACTAGATTTTATAACGCCCTTAAGGGAGAAACTAAATCTGCTTCCACAGAAGAATTATTAGGATGCACGATTGCGCAAGCAAAGTCGCATCTTGAATCTCAATTCTTAGAAGGTATGAGCTAGGATAATACTTTTGAGTGGCATATAGATCACATAAAACCATGTTCATCTTTTGACTTAACAAAAGAAGATCAGCAGAGAGAGTGTTTTAATTACATTAATCTTCAACCATTATGGGCTTTTGATAATTTAAGTAAGGGTCCAAGGTAATTAATTCTCTATTGATATTGACTTATCAATAATTCGTGGTATAAATAATATACAATAAAAATAAATTTTTCGCATCTTCGTATATGCGCAATTAAATCCAAAAATTTTTACAAGAGGGGCTATTAAATGGCGACGGAAAATGTAGTCACAGTTCCCAATCTTGGAAATGAGTTTGATTTAGGCGTTCAGGAAGCTAGTAAAATAACATTAAAGTTAGGAGATAATCTCTCTAAAGCTGCAGATGGGACAATAAACGCTTCTATTTCTGGATCTGGTGCATTAAGCACATCTTCATCTCAGATATATGTTGAACAATATTTTGGAAAGTCTCAAAATGGGACGACACAATCTAGTTCTAGAAACTTAACAATGACCAGAACAGCGGTAGGTAGATGGACTATCGCTTTTTCAACAGCACACCCAGATGGAATTAATTATCATGCAAGTATAACCGCAGAAGAACAGGGAAATTTAAGGGACACGCCAGACATAACCGTTGTTCAAGGATCTCCAACTGCTAACGGTTTTAATATTCAAATAACTACTGGTGACAACGGCGGAGGTGCAGACGCTTATGTTGATACGCCTTTTACTATAAGTATAGCCTCTCCAATATCTGTAATTACTTCAGTTACATTGGATTCTGTACCTTCTGGATTGGGAATACCTTCATTGCCATCTACATCTGGAGAAGTAGTTAGTGATAATTTTCAAGATGGTAATGGTAACGCTCCATTTAATCTTCAGATAAGAAGTACAGTTAATATGGATAATGACTGGGAAGCACTTATAGAAAACGTTCCATATGGAACAATACCTTCAGTTAGTAATGGAAGTTACACTCTGGAGACTCTTGATAATGGTGATGGAACATTTGATCATTTGTTCAGAGGAACTTCGCCCATAATAGCATTCCAAACTATTGCGATAACTGGAGGAATTCCAACTCCATCTGGAAGCGGGACGGGCTTAAGTCTGTACTCATCATAACATGTCAAAAACATTATATTTAAGAACTGGTCCGTTAATTGATGGCGTAAGATCTAAAGAGCCTTACAACTTTCCAGAGTTAGATGACGTTGAGTTATTTATAGAGAAAAAACCTCTATATGAATACAGAGATATATGGGCAGAAGAGTCTTCTTCATGCACATCAGGTTCTGCAGAATGGTCATTTGGTAATGGAGCTACTGGTTATATGGGACTCCCAATAGATAAAGGTTGGGAGGTTATAGGTTTAGGATTTCATGCTGATACATTTTCATCTGGAGCTTCTATTACAGTTGATTTAATGGATTACAGTGGCGTTGCATCCAACGCTGCATCTAATACTATTTCATCTATATCATTAATAAATGAAAAAGATGGAGGTGGATCTAAGGATAATGCTTACAAGTATGTAAATATAAAGCCCGTTGATGTCTCGCTGGATAAAGATACAGTTCTATTGGGTTTTATAACTAGAAACTTAAAGGGGTCTATATCTGATGCCAGAGTGTACGCTAGGTTAAGAAGAAAGATTGGCGAATATGTATCTGAAGTGTCATTATCATAGGGTAAATATATAAAAACATTAATTCACGATTAAATTAAAAAAAACTTTAAAATTTTATATTTCAACTTCGCTTATGCGATTTTATTAAGGGTGACTTAATGACAAAAAAAATAACAGATGATTCTACTAAAACTAGCACAGCTTTGTTTTGGTCGAGATTAAGGTCTGGCATGGCGATAATGAGTGAAGGATTTTTTCTCATTTTATTTCTAGCGTTTATGGCTTGGCAGTTCAATCTTTTTCCAGTTTTCGGAAAATTAGTTGAGAATAGATTAAAGCAAATAGAGCTTATAGAGGAAGTTAGCCTTAATTCTGAATTTAGAAAATGTTGGCCGCGAGGAACTTGTGATGGGATAGTTCAACTTCCTATAGATGAGAAGCAAAATGAAGCTATTGAAAGACTTCATATATATATGCAAGTTGTAGATGATTATATTAGATTTGATTGCCAAAAAAATAGAGACAAGGGAGATGATAGCTACGACTGTAAGTCTTATAACGTAGGTTATTATTATGGCGGAGAATCTAAGAATTAAACCCAATGGCAAGTCAAGATTGGAGAAAGACTAGGCAATACCGTATCTGGTCCGCAAGAGTTAAGCGTAGGGATAAAATTTGCCAAATAATTGGCTGTGGTAGAAGAAAAAATGGACACGCACACCATATAAGAAATGCGCATCATAGTCCAGATTTAAAATTTGATGAAGATAATGGTATAAGATTGTGTTCAAGGTGCCACTGGATGGTGCATAATGTAGTTAGGCCAAGTTATAGATATAAAACAGGCCCAGAACACATTGCAATACTTCAAGCCATATCAGTAATGGTTTCAAAATTACCAGAGAAACCATCTTTTTATAAAAAATAACAGGATAGGCTTAGCGGCTGAAAGTATAGAACCTTACTATATTTCCTGTTATAATACAAAATAAGGATTATACTTAAGGGGTATATAATGAATAAAGATATAGATAGCTTTAATTGCGGAATATATAAAATAATAAATAAATTAAACAATAAGTTCTATTTAGGTAGCTCTAGGGATATAAATTCAAGAATAAAGCAGCATAAATATAAATTGAAAAATAAAAAACATCATTCTAAAGCTCTTCAAAATGCTTGGAATAAATATGATGAAGGTAATTTTTATTTTAAACTTGTAGAAAGTTGTGAAGAAGGTAATCTCTTGGTTCTTGAGCGGTATTATTTAGATAATTATTATGGTGATTATAACTGCTCAAGGATAGCTTCAGGTGGAAATTCTCCATTAAGCAAAGAAGATGTTGAAAACATCATAGATTTATTCTTAACTGGAAGGTATAATTGTACATCTTTAGGGGAATTTCTGAGTATAAGTAATCGCGTTGTGTACGATATATGTAGAGGTAGGACTTATAATTTTTATAATATAAGTGAATCTAAATTAGAAAAATGTAAACACCTACTTCAGTTGTCAAAGCGAGGAAAGTCAAACCCTTTATCACCCTATGAAGTTTCGTCGATATTGTGGATTTTAGATAATTTAGATGTGACTTATAAATCTATAGCTAATTATTTTGATATTTCTAGAGGCATGGTCTCTCACATAAGAAAAGGTAGAGTGTATAAGGGCGTAACTGACAGAGTCGAAAGACACGATTTAGTTGATATCTTAGGGGAGACAAGACCCAGAAGGGCGATTGAAATTTCTAGATGGTCTATTTGTGGTGATTATATAGATGATTGGCCTTCTGTAAATAGCGCATGTGTGGAGGTCTTGGGCGACAAAAATTTTAAAAAGCAAGTTAGAATGTGTTGTGATGGACTGCTTAGTGATTTTGGTGGTTTTGTGTGGAAATATAATAAGGTTTAATAATTATGAAGACGTCATTAGAGGGTATAGAGTTAATTAAGGCTCACGAAATGCTTATGCTTGAGGCTTACTTAGATCCAGTTGGAATACCGACAATAGGATGGGGTCATACAGGCACAGTTGATCATGATGATGTAATTAATAGAAGGACTATAACTGAAACAGAAGCTTTATCACTTATCAGGTCAGATTTAAAAGATACAGAGAAAGGTGTTTTAAGAAATGTAAGAGTTCCTTTAAATCAAAATCAGTTTAATGCTTTAATTAGTTTTGTTTTTAATACTGGAGAAACTAATTTTTCAAAATCAACACTTTTGAAGAAATTGAATAGAGGACAGTATGATGAAGTTCCGTTTGAGTTATCTAGGTGGGTATTTGGAACTGACCAAGATACTGGGGAAAAGGTAAGGTTAAATGGACTTGTCAGAAGAAGGGCTGATGAAGGTAAAGTTTTCATAACTCCAGTAAACTCAACTCCTGTGCCAAGTCAAGGTGCAAATCAGACCACCATGCCTAATATATCAACATCTCCTAGCCCTACTCCAGTTAGGATAGAAAGATCAAGAGTTAGAGATTCCAGAACAATGAAAGCTGGTACGGTAGGCGCTGTAGCAGGTGTAAGTGCTGGGGCTGGGAAAATGACTAATTCTTTAAGCACCTTTACGGAGGAAATGTCAGTTAAAGTTCCTTGGTTTGATGACGCTATAGCTATTTTAATAATAGGTGGCGTTACCGTTGCTGTTATATCTGTTGCTGTGATGATGTTTTGTAGGTGGAGTGATATAAAATCAGCTCTTAATTAATTATGGATTTATTTAATATTAAAGGACTTGTTGTAGTCGCTATTCTTTCTGGTTTAGGGGGTACTTTCGGCGGTGGATTTATAGTTCACAAGTTCTGGCTTGGAGCTGCAGCTCAAAGTAAGGTTAAATCTCTTGAGCAAGACTTAGAGAGCACTAAGAGATCTGCTGAACTTTCTAAACAGGGTAGAGATCAAGCTGAGCATATAAATGAGATATTGCGAAAATCATTTGAAACTTCACAAACTGCAGTTTCATCGCTTTCAGAACAAAATGTTAATTTGGCATTATCTAGAGCGCCAAGAATAGAAAAACACTTTAGGGAGGTTGAAAAGAGAATTGAAGACATTAAAGACCTTGATGCTTGTGCCGCTGCTCCTATTGACGAGCGCTTGCTCAACATTGTTTGGCCAGACTCAGCAAAGAGTTAGGCCTCCAGAGTGCGTTTGGCCAGAAAACGTAGAAATTTCTGATAAAACAGATGGCACATATCAGTTGGCACCTAAAATGGAGAGGCCTTTCGGGGTTATAAATCACAAAACAATAATAGCAGCTATAGACGCCGCCAATAAAGAAACTGATTTGTATAATAGCGTTGCTATAAAAAATTATAAAAAAATTCATCAAGAAGATGAAAAAATAATAGAAGATTACAACAAAAATAAAAATAAATTAAAATTAAATTGCTCTGATTTAATAGATCAGTGGTTAAAAGAATAAATAATTCGGAGATAGTAAATTGGGATTTATAAAAAATACGACAAGCTCTTTGAGTGGGTCTTGCGGTGATTCGTGCAGTGGTCTAAACGATTGCTCGATTCAAGATTTGGGAAATGTTGACACAGCTGGACTATCTGATGGTGACATTCTTTGTTATCATGCTGCAAGTGGTACATTTATTAATGTTGCAAAAAGTGATATTTTTGATCAATTTGATATTGATATTAATGGTGGTACATATTCTGGTTATTCTATAACCCTTACAGATTCAAACTCTCCAGATATAGTTATTGATTTATCAGGTGTTCCCACTGAACTTTGCACTGATGCTGAGTTTATCGACTGTATAGCGGTGGCGCTTGCTGGCAGGGTAGCAGTCAGAACAGATGATTCAATTCAGGGCGACGGAACAGATGTATCTCCTCTGGTAATGACTCCTATAACAGTCACTGCTGGATCTACTGCATCTGCTAGCGATAATGCAAATGGTCAGTCTACAATAGCAGGTGGAGACAGTATTCACTTCTGGTCAAGCGATGACACTGTTAATATAAATGTAACTAGTGGTTCTGCTATTGTCGATATAACTTCAGAGCAAGTTGACCTAACGCCTATTAATAACAGGTTGACAGCACTTGAAAATGCAACAGATGCTGTTATCACGGGCGGCACTTACAATCCAGCCACAATGTCCTTTGATTTTACGTCATCCATAGGCGGCGGTTTTTCCGTTGCTGCGGGTGATTTGCTTGATAGTACGGATTTAAGCATTGTTCCCGACACTTACACCTATACGGGCGCTGATGAAACAGTTGATATTCCAGTTCAAGACGCTTCTGGCGCTCAGGTTGGGGTTGTTACAATTGACCTAACAGCCTCTGCTACAAATGCAGAAGTTGATGCACTTAATGCCGCGCTAACAGCAGCAATAAATGCCTTGCCTGACGAAGAGCATCTACAAAACATAATTGTTGACGCTCAAGGCAACGCAACATTTGTTGATAATAATGGTAATACTATTGGCGCAGCGCCAGACAACAACATTGTTGCAGGAACATATGTGCTTACCGATGGAATTATAAACATCCCACTTGAGGATGGTTCAAGCGTTATGTTTGACGGTTCAAACTTCATCACAAACACTGACCTTACAGCGGCAATTAACGCCCTTCCTACAGAAGAGCACTTGCAGAATATAGTCATTGATGGTGACGGCAATGCCACATTCATAAATAACCTTGGAAATACTGTTGGAACAACGACAGATAATAATCTGGTTGCAGGAACATATGTGCTGACTGATGGCGTTATTAATGTGCCATTAGAGGCAGGCGGAAATGTAAGCTTTGATGGTTCTGTTTTTGCAACAGATGCCAATCTTACAACGGCAGTTGCAGGTATTAACGCTACTATTGCAGCACTTGATGCAGAAGACTTTTTAGCAAGTCACGCTCTCACAGGAACAACGCTTAACTCCACGCTTGACAGCGGTGCGATTGTATCTGTTGACCTAGCGGCTCTTGATGAGAACATTGTTGATAATGGCGACGGAACTTTTACGGGAGAAGACGCGGCAGGAAATCCTATTACTTGGACAACTGATACAGATGACCAAGCTTTCACATCTTCTGATGGGTCTCTATTACTAACACCTACAACACAGCCTAATGGGCAAGTTGATTATGACGTTAGAGTAGCTCGTTGCTTACCTAATTACATGATTGACGAAAACAATCCCCTGCCATTTGACAAAGTGACGACTATTTCCCCCTTGAACGGTCACTGTCCATGCACGGGCGCTGTTTTCGCTTTAGTTGCGGGTTCAGAGGTTAATATTGCCTCAGTAACAATTAACGGCGACGGCACTCATGATGTTCGACCTTCAAATGCAGCATGTGAGCTAGGTAATTGGGAATATCAGTATACAGAGACCTGCCCTGATGGACAGGTTTCAACTGCTACTGTTTCTGGTTTGGTGGATAATGAGCGTGTTGAGATTGCTCGCTTCCATACGAACAGTATGACAGGGGACGAAACAAATTTATCACTCCTTCTTTCTGAGGGTGGGACTTATGATATTGAATGGGGCGATGGAATCATTAGTAATGGCGTAATTTCATCTGGCGCATTTGGAACGATTACTCATAACTATGTGTCTGACTTTAACGGTTTTGTTATTATCAGAGCTTCCGCTTGTAACACGATTACAGACTTCCGCTCTGACAGAGGCAATTGGGACTTTAGTCTTGCTGACTTGCCCAGAACTCTAATCGTATATCAAAACTTTGGTGCAAATACGACTTCTGGCAGCATTGCAAACTTGCCGCCTAATTTGACTAACTACTCTAATTCAGGACAGAATATAACCTCTGGCGATATTGCAGACCTTCCTAGTACTTTAGAGATTTACAGAAATTTCGGTCAAAATACCACCGTTGGCAACATTGCAGACCTTCCTACAGGATTGCTTTTCTTTCTTAATGGCGGTCAAAATACAACAACAGGCAATATTATGAACCTGCCAACAGGTTTAACAAGCTATTCAAATGGCGGCCAGAATACGACATCTGGAAACATTGCAGACTTACCTATAACTTTAACAAATTACTCAAATGCAGGATTTAATACGACAACAGGAGATATTGCAGACCTTCCCGTTATCCTAACCAATTACTCTAATGGCGGTAGCAATACTACATTTGGAGACTTGAATGATTTACCTGCTAACCTAACAGGATATAGAAACTTAGGAAACAACACGACAACAGGTGATATTGCTAATATACCTGCTAGCGTTACGAGCTATATTAATCTTGGTCTAAATACTACATTTGGCGATATTTCTTCACTTCAAGCTGTATTAACCTTCTATGAGAATGGCGGTGCAAATACAGTTACAGCTAACTCAACAGCTTGGAACGCATCTAACACCTTTAACACCTTTATTCATGGCGGAGTACCTTGGCCAACAGCACAAGTTGACAATGCACTAGCTGCTTTGACAAGTGTAACTACTTGGAATGGCGCGAGAACTGTAGACATTGAAGGCGTGGCAAGCGCGGCAGGTGTTGCATCATGCGCGGCAATTCTCGCTAATGGCGCGGCTATCTGCGTAACAACTTAATAAGGATTATAAAATGAAATATTATAGATATGAAACTAATGTTCACGGCGTTGATGCTGTGGCCATCTTTTCTAGCGTTTCTGAAAACGTGTCAACTTCTGATGAAATTGAAAAGTTTGACAGCATAGACGAAGCTCTAAAAGGTGTCATCACGCAGGTTTACCTTAAGGGTGAGCTTCTAAGTGTTGATGATATCCTAAACAGCGATATTGCTATCAAATATTATCGCGATGATGCTATTGCATATATTAATTCAAAAATTTCTGAAATTCGTGAGCAGTATTCGCGACCAGATGCAAGCCAAGCGCAAGCTTACCTTGAGGCCGAGCAATCAGCGAAGCGTATTGTTTCAGGTGATGCTGATGATGCTGATATCGAATTTATTACGGCGCGTGATGTAAAGACAGGAACAATTGACCCCAAGACAAAGAAGCCTGTCAGGGACGTTAAACGCGCGGCTGAGCTAATCGTTTCTACGGCTGATTTATGGCGCGGGGTATTGAGAAGAACGGATATTGCTAGGAGAGAGGCAATTGCTAAATTTGATGATATGGCGTCTGAAAAAGGTTATATTTCAAGCTTAGATTTATTGTTTAAATAATGATTTTTGCAAGTGCAATATTTTGCTCCATAGCCGATATGCTGTGGGGCGGTCAGTTTCAAAAATGGCTAGGTGGTCACGATAGACTGCCTGCCATTGCTTTGATATTCGCCGCGCTATTTATAACACTTGGAAATCCAATCTTGGCGCTTGTCGGAATGACAGGATATATTGCCGTCCGCATATCAGGATGGAGGTTCTTTTATAACCGTGAATTGTTCCTGACAATGGAGCGGCCAATGCATATCGCTTATGCTTTTATTCATGGTCTTTTATTTTTGACGATACCCGTAATTACTTGGCTAGCTTATGAGTCACCTCTTAAGGAGGGATTGATTTACTGGTTATTCGTTTCAGGCTTCTTAGCATTTATCTCATTCATAGTTGTAAATGCTGTTCGCAAGATTGACCCGTCAAGAGACTTTATCCCGATTAAAGAGGCGATTTGGGGCTTTATATTTGGCGCAGTTTCATATGCGTATTTTGCGCCGCTCGCTTAGCATAATTCTGTGCACTCTGGTTTTATCAGGGTGCGCATCCACACTTTTAAAGAAAACCCTTCCCGATAGGCCGCCTGCGCCTTGCGAGGAACATATGGAGGACTGTTGAAATGAATCCCATTATTTTAGTATTATTGGCCGTTGCTGCTATTGGTATCGGTGTTTATCTCACAACAGCAAATGCGCGTAAGCGTGAAAACGAGAAGGTTTACGGACCTATTCAGTTACACGCTAAGCACGGAGGAAAAATTTGTTCAGAACCCGACTGGCCTGCATTGCGCCAAGCTTTCTATGAGGCTCTTGTTGAGGTTGGCGGCGAAGCGGGCGCGGCTGAATATAAGAATTATGCATTTGATGTAGGCAGTAATGGTAAGAGCGCTGATTCTAACACTCGCACTCACTACAGACTTCATGGGAATAATTACCCTGAACATATACATCCATGTCATCATTAAATAGGTATACACTGTGATAACTTCTACAAATACTGGAGGAGCGATAGACGCTTGGTCAATATCGCCTACTTTACCTGCTGGTCTAGCATTCAACACATCAACTGGCGCTATTACAGGAACACCAACAGCAGCTTCAACCAATACAACATACACTATCACGGCAACTAACGCAACAGGTAATGATATGTGTACATTTGACATAGAGGTAACATTCACTGCCCCAACAAGCACTATAGGTGCAGATCCATCCTCAAGTCTACTAACCTTGAGGAGAGGAGCCACAATACCAGCTGATGCGACATTCCTTAGATTCAACACTGACGGTTCTTACAGGTTTGAAAGTCAAGATGGCGACTTCTTGTTTATGGATAGTTTTGGTAACTTTGTAAGTCCAGCTGGAGATGCTGCTGATTGGGATGTTTTATTCGATCCTAACTTCACCAGTGATCCAGCAACAGGTGTAACTATTGATGGTCCAGCAGGTAATAATACTTGGATTAACGTTTCTGGAGCAGACGTAGTATGGGGATTTGGTCAGGACAATACGTCTAGTAATGTTGTTACTGTAGATGTACACTTTAGGCCTAACGGTTCTGGGTTAAATGTAGGTGACGCAGGTACGACAACTTGGACGGTGACTATAACTGGCAGAAATATGCTTTAATGAAAATATTAATAAAAATATTTATTGTTATTTTTCTATTGTCATGTTCACCGTCTTCTGATTCTGTTAATATAGGAGACGTTCTAGACCCTCCAGAAAAATTAAAAATATCAGAAGGTCAAGTGCTTATAAAAATGCATGACACTCAAAGTGATATATCATTATTATGTGGTGACGGTGAAGTTTCTGCGTGTATGATAAAAAAAGATGATATCGTAATTATACATATGCCTAATCCATGTGTTTACAGGGATTCATACTCTAAACTTTTATGTCATGAATGGGCGCACTATCAACAATATAGATCTGGTTTAAATTTGGATCATCAAGGATGGAAGAAACCATGATTCCAAAAATATCTCTTAATTTTAATAATACTTATATAAAAAGAATTGGTGAATTTTCTGTTATATTTACTAAAGATAAAGATGCAGTAAATTTTAGTGATGCTACCGATAATGTTTCTGATGTCACTTCTAGTAATATGGATGCAGTATCGCCAATTAAAAATAACAAAAACAATAAAACTAAATTACTTCTTGCATCGTCTGCGGTTGTGATAGTTTTAGCAATTATCGCCTTTATAGGCGCAAACTAAAGGCTATAATATTTATATAAAAATGTGATAAAAACATTGACATATTATAATATTGTGGTATATTTAATAAATATATAGTGAGTAAAATTTATTTGGTACTGTGGCGGAATTGGTTACGCAGCAGATTGCAAATCTGTCAGTAGGCACAGCCTCATGCTGGTTCGAGTCCAGTCAGTACCTCCAAGATTAATTAATGAAAAAATGGACAGATGATGAATTGTTGATACTATCAACTATGGTTTTCAATGGAAGCAGAGATGATGAAATAGGTAAGGTTTTAGGTAGGTCTAAAAAATCTGTGTCTATAAAAAGATTTAAGTTAAAATTAAAACTTAAGCCAATAGATCTCAAAGAGATAGTGATTTGTAAAAACTGTTCAAAAGAGTTTGCTGATCTGATTTCAAGAAATAGGAAATTTTGCTCTAATAGCTGCTCAATAACAGAGTCTAATTTAAATACAACTGTCAATATTACTAATTGCCCTGATTGCGATAAAGAAATAGAGAGTAAATCTAGAAACAGATTGCAAAAATGTAAAAATTGCCGATATAGCTCAAGGCCAAGATTAATAAAGAAAGAGTTTCACAGGAAAGTTAAGGTTGATACTTTATGCCCTGATCTTTCATTGCTCGATCTTAATCCTATAATCATTAAAAGGTCAATACCATCTAAGGTTTGCAAAACTTGCACTAATAAAATACCAAATAAAAATATTTACTGTCTATCATGTTCATTTGAATATTATAGTTTATATAGACCTAAATGCGAATTTAAGTTTAACCCCTTAGATTTTAGTCAAAAAATAGATTGCTCATTAATACATGAGTTCGGCAGGTATAGTCCCTCAAACAGAGGTGACAATATTAATGGCGCATCATTAGATCATATGCTTTCTGTAAGGGATGGATTTAGGTTAAAGGTTGATCCTAAAATAATCAGTCACCCTGCTAACTGCAAGGTCATGATTCAAAATAAAAATAGCGCCAAAAATGATAGATCATCTATTAGTCTTGATGACCTTTTATTAAAAATAAAAAATTGGCATAATTAAACATAATCGCTAAAGCGGTTTTACATTACATTGGGAATTAAATATGAGTGTACGTTACGGTGTATCTGACGCATCTAGATGTGGCGCTAGAGCTGTTGTTTATCAACCAGAGGGTTGTGCAACTTGCCTAACGTTAAAATTAGGTGAAGTTCAGATTTTTGAAATAGACTTCAGTGATGAAGTAAGGTGTAATCCAAGAAGAATAGGTTGCTCTGTGGATTACGATGAGGTTGTAAATGTTATTTCTTTTTCAGCCACACCTTTGACTGTTTTCGGTGGCGGAGGTAGTATAACTGCATCTATAGGTGATATAGGAAATAGAACTGGGATTGTCCAGATATTAGTGGATGCAACAAATATATCATTACAGCCAGACGAAAAGTGGGCACTTAATATGAGTGTATCACTTGAAAGCGGGAGAATTTTGAAACAGTGCTTCAATGTAAGACTTATAGAGTGCGGCGAGGTTTGTTTAGATAATTCACCGAGTTGCTCAGGTCCAATATTGAAATCAATAGCTAATTGCGGATGTGGAATATTACATTTAAGTGATGAGGTTCCAGTAGGTACTGTCTGTGCTGAAATAAGCCCAGCATGCGATGTTTTTTACACACTAGACGGAACTGACCCTCATGGAGATTCAGCAATACCTCTTGCTGCTGGGAATACTGTTAGGATAGTTAATAACTCAGAAATAAATGGCTTTAGAATGGAAGCTGTTCATGATGGCGACGAGATATGTGTTTCAAGAACATATAGAGGATCGTAATATTTAGATCATGAATTTTATACAGGAGAATGGAGAAGGATTATCTAATAGTGTAACTTACGTATCTTATACAGATGTTGTTGGTTATGCGATGAAGGACTTTTTCTATTATGAATGGTTTTATAAAGATGATGATTGTGTTTTCTCTAAGAAAGAAGTTGAAAGAGCGGGCGCTACAGCTAGTAAATTAATAGATAGTTTGTGTTGGAAGGGCAGGAGGTCAAACTCTATGCAAAATATGGAGTGGCCAAGATGCGGCGCTCATAGCGATTGTTATTATGGTGCATGCGCTCCGTCTAATATAATTCCTAAAGAAATAATGGAATCTACTATAATTATGACTTTATTAATTCTTAAAGGTGAAGTTGTTTCAGGGACAAATCAAACCCCAGCAAAAGTGAAGTCATTAAGTTTAGATAAAATGTCTATAGAATTTAAAGATGGTGCCTATATAGACCCAAATGCAGGATCATGTGGCGGCGGAATGAACACTACGTCATCAGATAAATTTTATTCTGTCAGACATTTAATAGATTGTTACCTCTCTAGATCGTCATCATCTAAGTCAGTGAATGTTAAATTTAAGAGAACTTTATAATGATAATAAATAACACAAGAAAGCATAAAATAACTATAGGTAAGGTGCAGGTAGGAAAAAAGAAAGTGACATACGACTTCGCTGCTGGAAAAGGTGAAGAAAACACCATAACTCAGTATGACTACCATTGCTTAATGCAGAATATATCATTTGAAAGAATGATAGAATCTAAAGTTTTAGTTTTAATTAAAGATAACTCCACTAAAAAGCAATCAACTAAGAAAGACGCCACTGATGCTGCTGATGTTGATAAGTTAAATACTTTAAGCATGAAAGATGTTAAAGGAGAATAGTTAAGTTGTCTATAACAACTGACGTTTCTACAGAATTAAATTTTTTTGGAACCACTGGTTCCGCCCGTAAAACTTTTGCAGGATCTAGATTAGATGAATTGCAAAAATTTTCTAGAATTATAAGCACTGCGGAATTTTCTGTTGGGTTTACAAATGATAAGCACCCAGATTCTGATCTTAGCTACGCTCAGTTGGCAACTATATTAGAATTTGGATCTCCAAGCAGAGGTATTGTAGCTAGGCCTTATCTAGAAAGGTCATCACGTATCGTTGTTCCAAGTATAAGAAGAAATCTCATACCTGTTATGGAGAGATTAGGGTCGTTAAGGGTCAAAGTGACCAAGGCTCAAATATTAAATGAATTATCTGCCGTCTCTAATGATGCTGCAGAAAAGACTAAGTCAGTAATTAGAAGAAGAAGTGTTAGGGTTTCTGAAAATAGAGAGCCTTACAGATCTAGAAAAAGGGCTGGCGGTTTTGGTGAAAGGCCTTGGATAAAAACAGGTAACTTAGTAGCTAATATACAAGGATTTGTAAGGTTAAAATAATTTAATATCTGGTGGGCTTATGTCGAGAGTTGGTTTGGAAAGCGGAATTTTTAGCATGTTTTCGAGACTTGGGGGTCAGTCCGTAGTTATATACCGAGAGGATTGCTCAGCAGGTTATGATAGAGCTACAGGAAAAAGGATTAGATCTAATAAGATAGACATACAATCTTGCGCTATTATTAAGCCAGCGTCGGAAAGTTCTATCATACAAGATTCTGGAGGAGAGCGAGGGTCTTCCACTATGGTAATACAAACACCTCCAGAAGTGCCGATATATACTACAGACGAAAGGGACGCTGCAGGAGCTGATATAGTTTTTGCTAGGGGTAAATTTTGGAAGATAATGAAGGTAACAGATCATTGTTATTATTGGGAAGGGGAGATGATGTTGCTTCCAGATAATATATGTAAGGACTTAGGGATAGAGTAGGAAATGGAATCTATTAGAGAGACCGTTCTTAATGGGGTTATAAAGTTTATAACTGGAGTTTGCGACAACCATGAGGACACGAGAGGTCTATATGTTATAAGAAGATACGAAGATGGTGTCAGGCCAAATTCTTCAAAGTTTGAAAACTCTTGTGAAAACTACGGCGCTTCGGCTTTTATGGAAGTTAATATAGAGAACCTTTCTAGGTTAAACACTTGCAAGTCTTTTGAGTTTAATGATCAGGGTCAATATCAGGAAATATCTATAAAGAACTACGAAGTAGAAATAAAGGTAGATGTTTTTGGGTGTGGATCACTAGATGTGTCAAAGATAGTTTTAGATGCTATAGAATTATTTGAATTAAGAAGATCTTTATTGCCTAATAATCTTGGGTATTTGAATCACACTGACGTAATTGACGTGACAGCCCTTCAGGAAACCATGCATGAAGAACGTGTGACCTTTTCTTTAAACTTTGAATATTGCTGTGAGGCTGTTGCTGATATTCCAAAGGTAGATTTTAGCGCATGCTTGAAAAAATTAATTAATAACAAAAAATTAGATTGTGAAGATCTAAATAAAATTTAAAATATAGAGGTATTTAAATGGCAGACTGTAATACATGCTTACCGTTAGAATGTCTTGTTAAGGTAGATATAGGCATTGAAAATGTCGTAGACCAAGCTGAGTTTAATTGCTTAGCTATCCTTACAGACAATCTTACAGGTGGTATAGGTGGGGCTGCATCTCCAGTTAATGCTGGCGATTGCGCTAAAGACTACGTGACTTTTGATGAAGTTGCTTCGGAATGGGACTCGACTAGTGATGTTTACGCTTCTGCTCAACATGCATTTGCTCAAACTCCGTCTGTAGCAATAGTTAAGGTTATGTATGTGGATTTTGGGGCTAACATACAAAATCAACTAAACACCCTGTTTGAATGTGAAGTATGTCAAGGTATAGTGGCACCTTCTTTAAGGGATGACCCAAGAGTTCTTGAAATTGCTGATTGGGTCGAGGCTAGAGGTGGTAGTAACTTCTTCTTTACGGATAGTAATGATGAATTAACCTTGGATCAAAATGATGGTACAAGCATGGCCGCTATGTTTCAAGCTGCAGCTTACCAATATTCTGCAGTTTATTATCATTCCGATATTGATGAGCAATTTGCATCTGCAGCAATGTCATTTGGTCTGGGTCAAGACTTAGATTTAGTAGGATCTGCGTTCACAATGGCATTTAATGAGCTTGCTTTAGTTGCTCCAGACTTTGTCAGTAAATCTGAACTTGTCGCCATAACAGGGCATCTTCCAGCTACTGGATGTGGGCCACAATTTGGTAAATTCGCATCTTTATATGGGTGTGTAGGTGGTCAAAATATGATGCTTTATGGCTCAATGGCAGACGGAAATTTCTTTGATACAGCGCTACTTAGAGAATATATGAAAGCTAGAATACAAGAAGGTGTATCTCAAGTATTTGTCAATGGGTCGGTTCCTCAAACTCAAGTTGGAGCTACAATTTTAGCCAACAATGTTGATTTTATATTGTCTCAATTTGAAGCTGCTGGATGGATAACAGAATACACAGTTCTTGCTCCAGTTGTGGCTAATTCCACCACCGCGACTAGAGCATGTAGAATACTTGAGTGTATTGAATGGGACGCAACATTAGCTGGAAGAGTGCATTCTACTTGTGTTCTAGGCCGTCTGAACTTTTAGGAGATAAAATAAAATGGCAACAAGACTAACAATAAAAGATCCTAACTGTTTATCAGTTACCTTAATTCCTTGGAGAAATAGAAATATACCTTCAATAGATTCTATAACTGGGGTAGTTAATTCTGCTGGTGTAGGTGGTAATACTCTGAACGGCGATAGGGCAATATACTTGCAAGGTGTATTCGCTGAAGATGGCGCTTTCGCGACACTTGAATCAACTCAAGAGGAGGATGAATATATTGAGGCTGCTGATGGCAGTATATGTGTATTTGTAAAAAACAGAATCAATGAAATACTGACACTTAGATTAAATTCTTGTAATGGATTTATTGAATCATTAATAAACTTAAAAAATATAAGGACTGGGTCAGATACTCTTGGTAATAATAGATTCGGCGCTGTTCCCATATATGTTCACGTCTGCGACTTATGTACTGGTTATTCTCTTGTTTCAGATTGTGCTTGGATTTTAAGTAATCCAACACTCACATTTGGTAATGATGATTCTCCAGTTGAAGTTAAGATATTATTATCTGGAGCCAGAGATAATAGACTATCTACAGATAGAGATCAGTATAATCTTATAAGGCAAATAGAGGCTAGTGGAGGAAGTTCTCCTCTAGGATTTGGTTCTTAGTAAAAACCATAGGGGGTAAATATGGAAAATAATACAGGACAACAGGATATAGCTGCAATTTTTGATGCTCCGACATCAGTTCAAGCTCTTCCATCAATGGGTGGTCACTCTCAAAAGGAATTTGGGGGTTCTGTTTTTGTAAATACGAAAATGAATGTTTACGATTCAAGAGTAATGATGGCTAGAATCGGAAAGATACTAGGTGGGCCTTTAATGCAGTTTTTTGGTGCAGAAGAGGGCGCTACTGGAGATGAAGAAGTAGATGTTTTTGCTAAAGCATTAGCTTCCTTAGATCCAGAAAAGTCAATCATGATCATAAAAGACCTTTGTGAATTGACTATAAATCAATCTAGAGGCAGAAAAACCATTTACATAGAAGACTTTAACGCTCACGAGACAACTGATATAGAGGTTGCTTTGTGGGTAGCCGAGGAGCAGTTTGGAAATTTTTTCAGCGCGCTCGGAGGGAGCACCCTGAGCGCGGATATGATGCAAATAATAAGTGGACAGACGTAGAGTTAGATGAAATAAAAAGCATAGCTCCAGATCTAGATTTGTTTATGTATACTCCTATAATATCTGAAGTTGCTACTATGTCAGATCTTAGAAATTGCACCTTAGATGATTGGTGTGATTTACATGAAGCGATAAGGTTGAAGTCATTTATTACTAATCGAGAATTTAAAAAGGCGGAGGCTGATATTTAGTTATGGCAATTTCAGCAACCCGCGTAGCAGCGTTCGAATTTTTAATACAATTCAGATCTGCTGGGAGAAATCAAGTTCGCGGTGCTGTAAGGCAGCTAAGGTCATTAAATAGAGTTCAAAGAAATAATTCTTCGACAGCTGCTGCGTCTGCAAGGTCGGTAAGCGCATATGCTGCAAGCCTAAGAAGATCAAATCGTAGTCTGCTAGCGGCGACAACTCGTGAGGTCGCCCTAACCACTGCGCTTAGAAGTGGCGCTAGAGCTAGAATTAGGGCTGCAGCGGCTACGAGAATAGCTAACGCTAGGGAAAATAATTCGAGACTAGCAAGGGCATTTGGCTCAAGGTCTGTTCAATTAACTTCTAGATTGTTTGGTGCTAGAGCAGCGGGAAATCTTGCTGGCTTTAGATCTGGTATAGGTAGTGTAGCATCTAGGATTGTAAAGTTGGGTAGGGCATTAGGTCCAGTAGGCGCTGCGCTTTCTTTATTTTTTGGTTTGGTCAGAGGTGGTTTAGGGCTTCTGGCGTCTTGGGCTAAGTTTAATGCTATAGTTCTTGGCGGTATAGGTTTATTATCTGTTGGAATAGCTAAACTAGCAGACTCATTCTCAAACCTAACAAATAGAATAAGGGTTGCTGGTGATGGAACAACGACAGTAGCTGACACCACTCTAAGATTAAGAAATATAGCAAGAGAGTCTAGAACTGAGTTTTCAAATATAGCTGAACTTTATGGTCGTGTTTCTATCAACGCTAAAGAGCTTGGTGTTAATCAGGCTGAGGTGTTAAAGTTAACAGAATTAACAGCAAAAGCATTCAAGATTGCTGGCATAACATCTCGTGAAGAAAGCCAAACAATTATTCAATTTGCTCAAGCTCTTGGTTCAAATAGACTTTCTGGAGATGAACTTAGGGCCGTCAGAGAGCAGGCTCCAGAACTTTCGCAGTCTTTAGCAAGAGGTTTGACTGCATTAGGTAATTTCGGAACTGTAACAGTTGGTAGACTAAAAGAGTTGGGTGAAGAAGGAGTCTTAACTACTAGGGTTATAACTGACGCATTACTTCAACAAGAAAAAGTAATAAACCAAAGATTTAACAGAATTAGGCCTAAGGTTGCAGAGGGCGTACAGCAATTAAAAAGCTCTTTGTTTATTTTCGCTGGCACAATAACAGAATCTCTGAATTTAGGTCCTAGGATGTTTAAATTCTTCGACGGACTGGCTCAAAGGTTTGATGCTTTAGGCAAGTCTTCTGGAAGAATAGCGTTAGCTATAAGAAGACTTCCTCAATTATTTAGAGCTTTAGGTTTAAATGGCCTAAACCCATTATTTAAATTCTTTGATGGCATAAATTCATTCTTCAGTAATCTTCCAGATAAAATAGTAAGATTAGCAAATAATATAAACAGCTTTGTATCTCAAATAAATAACGGGGAAAGCGCCCAAGTTGCCGCCCAAAGAGCATTTGGTCAAGACTTAGCAGATGTTAGAAGGATATTTGAACCTTTTTCAAATATAAGCAGTGGATTTTTTAAGCAATTAGATGCATTTAAAGATGCAGTAGTGACTATATCTAATGCGTTACTATCACTTGCGGCTATAATAGATGATGTAGCTAAAGTATTTAACATTATTAAGTTCGCCGCCAATGCGGCAACTCCATTAGGCAGGGCAAGAATAGCGGCTGGGGGATTCCCAAGGAGTGACCAATAATGGCTATTTTATTTGAAAAAAGAAATTTATGTGGATTAATTATAGATGCAGCAATAACTGAATCGCACACTAAAACTGCTGTTGTTACAGAGGAAAATATAGCGTCTGCGGCATCAGTTGCTGACCACATGAGAGCATCAAATCCAGAGATAAATTTAAGAGCTATAATATCTGATTATCCTCCTTTGCAATATAATAACTTAAATCCTAAGTATAGACCTTCTGGTTTAGGTATAGAATCTATGCCTATATTAGATGAATTTGACTCTCAGGACTCTACAGAGTTAACCGATAATGAAATAGCCTTAAATAGACTTTTAGTAGTGAACAATACAGGTTTAAATCATTTCGGTTCTATTGCTTCAACATTTGATTACAGCAATTCTGGGTCAAGAACAAAAGCTGCTTGGACTAGATTAAATGAAATAATGGATGATAAAGAAGTATGTAGACTTGTAACTGACATAAAGGTTTATGATGAAGTTGTTGTAACAAATATCTCCACTGAGAGAAATAGAGAAAATATTGATAAGTTAGATGTCAATATAACCCTTAAACAAATAAAGAGGGTTTCTGCCAAAGAAGATACAATACAAATAATACAATCCAAGGGAACTAAAAATCTTGGCACTCAGGAAAGCCAGTGTTTAACATTTAACCAAGTTTTTACACAAAATGTAGAAAGAGGTCAAGGTGGAGAAAGGGCAATACAGAGCGGTAATATTCAAGCTCAGTCTAGAACTTTATCCTCAGAAGATTATGATCAAATATGCGCAAGGATAGCAACGCGCTATAGTAACTTAAAAATAAATGATAACGAAGTTGTAACGAGAGATGTTGATGGCAAGCTTATAGTTAGGGCGACTCCAGATATCAACTTTACTGGATTAACTGGAATAGAGAGTTTCAGGGCAGTAAGGGAGCAGAGCCGAGAAATAAAGAGAAGAAGATTAATTCTTGAGCTTGAAAACAAGGAGGAGCAGAGAAATCAAGGAGTAGCCACATCTGCGTGTAATAACTTTTATGCCGAGTTATCTGACAACCAATTAATTACATGTCGAATGACTGAGGCTTGCGGTGACACTGCGTTCAACCCTCCAACAGAGCAAGAAACTGAAGCAAAAGATGCTGAAGGCGTTCTTAGTCAAGCTGAGGCAAAAAGAAGGCAAGATAGGGCTGAGTTAGATAGGTATAGGCAGGGCGCTTTAGATCCTACAACGCAACAAATAAATCAAATAGTTATACAGAATCAAATTGATGCTAGAAGGGAAATAGAGAGAAGTATAGAAGATTCTAGAGTAAATTGCTATACAGATCAGGTTTTGAAGTTCTTAACCGAAAACAATAGATTTGATGTAGGTGAAGTATTTAGAAATAGCAGACTTTAATTAAGGGGATTAAAATGTTTATACTTCATGTCAGTGAAGACACAAATCAAGTTTTTAATTTTACGTCTCAATACAGAACAACAATTAATATAAAGTTTCCAGACGACTCTTTGGTTGATAAAGATAAATACGTACCAGTTATGGATATATATATAGATGGTTTTTCTCCAATTTATGGAATTCCCATGATTCCTTATTCTGATGTTCTTTCAGAATATGTTAAAGCTAGATGTATACCTCTTGATTATGGTGGAATTATAACAATTCCGACTAGAGAGGGGGTTATAAACAAAGAATCTATTGTTAACCAAGACGCTCTTTTAGTTTATCTTACTCCGCAAGAAATATTAATGATGTCTATAGATTTTGAGATTTAGTTTACAATGACGAGTGGTTTATTTTGGTGCCGAAAAATAAGATTGACCATAGGGTCAAACGAAACTGGCAGGGCTATAAGAATTGGAAATGAAGAGGTTAACCTAGGTGGATTAAGTTCTGATTATAGAGTTGACTTCAATATATTAAGAACTAGGGGAAAGTCCCCCAATAAAGGGACTATATCTGTATACAATCTTTCATCCGAAGAGAGGGCGAATATTGATAGAGAGTACCAAAGAGTAAAGCTTATAGCAGGATATCAAGGCGATACACCTGTTGAAGATGAAAATGGTTTTTGGGGTGTTATAATAGATGGCTGGATTGATAAGATTACTCACCAAAGGTCAGGTCCAGACATAATAACAACTATGACCTGCACTGATTCAGCGCCAGCAGAAAAAAGGGCGCGTGTTAACTTTACATATCTAGAAGGTGACACTTATGAAAAGGTTGTAAATGATATTGTCAGTAAAATGCCAAATGTAAAAATTGGAGACATAAGCGGTATTTTAAATCAAAAAACCATACCCTCTAAAGGTTATGTTGTATCAGGATCAGCTAGAGATGAGTTAGAAAAAATAGCTAAACTTCATGACTCTAGATCAACTATAAACAACGGTGTAGTGGAAATAATATCCAATGACACAGGAATACTTAACGGCTATGCTGTACCTCTTTTTGATCTAGATTCTGGTTTAATATCTGCTTCTAAAACTGAAAAAGGAATACAATTTAAAGCTTTTTTACACCCTTATGTGGAGCCTAATAAGTTTGTTAAGGTTATTGATGATTTGTTGGAGTCTGGAAGAGATACTAGAAAAACATTAAGTCAGACTGAAAGGGCTAGAATAGAAAACTTGAAAAAGGAAAACAAACCAATACCTAAAGTCAATGATTCAACAGGCGTTTATAGAGTTAACTCAGTTAGATTTGTGGGCACAAACGGCGTTTCTGGTGGTGACTTTAGTATAACTGTAGAGGGCCAGAAGAGTAATGGTTATAATGTCGATAGGCCTGAATTGGACAAAAGCCCAGTAGGTAGGGTTTCAAGAGGAACTGAGACAGTTCCATAGGGGGTAATTTTGTCAAAGATATATCAAGATAAATTCAGCATAACAGACACTGAAGAAGAGATGTTTAACGAGTGGCTTGATTATAGGCTGTACGACGTTCACACAGCCCATCCAGCGAGGGTTGTATCTGTAGATACATTTTCAGGCGGCAATACTATACCTGCATTTAATGGTAAAAGAAGAACTGTCAGTGTTCAATTATGTATACAAAGAGATATAAAGGGATTAGCTCACGCAGTTTCTCCATTGATTAATGTCCCTGTTTGCTATCCGTCGTCCAAAAGCTTTGGTATGACTTGGCCTTTGGAAGAGGGTGACGAGGGGATGGTTATTTTTAGTGAATCTTCTATGGACAGATGGTGGGAAAAAGAGGGAAGCGATTTTGTTGTAAATCCAGAAGATACTAGAATGCACAGTTATTCAGATGGTGTATTTATTCCTAATATAATGAGAAAATCTGTAGCTGAAGGTTGTCCAGAGATAAAAGATAATGAATTAATTATTTATAACAAAGACACAACAATATGTTTGAAAGAAGATAATGTAACTGTTTCCGTTGGGGAATTAACCTTAACTTTATGTGACGATGGTAAATTTAGTATAAATACACCCACTGGTGAGTTTGTAGAGGTGTTAGCTAGGGCTTTAGAAGTTATTTCTGCAGTGCCTTTAAATGCGGCGGCGGCACCTTTTGCCGCCCAGATAAGAACGATGGTAAAGTAAGATGTCAACTATAAAATTAGATAATGAAAGTTGGGATATAGTGATATCTGATGGCGGTGTAGATACAGTTGATGGCTGTGACGAAATAATACAGTGTATAAAGCAAAACATTAATGATTTAGACTTTTCTCAGCTTGTCGGTGTTTACAGGGGTGATGAGATTGTTTCAGGGTTAATAAAGTCATCCATAAATTCTGTATCTGGAGTCACTTCCATAAACAGTTTTTCAATAGAAAGAAGTGATTATAACTGCGGTATAATAACAGGGCTTATAATTAATTTTTCTATATCCACTACTTGTGGAAATATAACAATGGGGGTTTAACTATGGCTGGAGGATACGGCCTTACATCAACAGGGTTTATAGTCCCTACCAGAGATGATATACTATTTGATGTAATTCAAGATATGCAAGCAACTTTTCCTCAATTATCTTTTGAGGACTCTAAAGTCGAAACTGCTATAGCTAATACTATAACAAATCAAGTCTATGAGGTTTGGTTGACAGTATTCGATATTTATAATTCTCAGAATCCAAATTTCGCATCTGGATGTAGGCTTGATATACTTGCTTCTAGATCTGGAATAACTAGGCAAATAGAAGAGGATGATGTAGCGCTAAGGTCAAGATTAATATCAACACAATCTTCTAGTGGGCAGCTTACTGGCAGCGATTGTTTTAATAAACTATTCTCTGATCTATCTGAAATATCTGATGTTCAGGAAATACAAATAAATCTAAATAGCACCTCCCAGCAAGAAGGTGTTCTCCCTCCAAACTCTTATGAGGTTATGGTTCTAGGTGGAAATCAAGAGGATGTTGCTAACGCCATATGGGACAATCATCCTGTAGGAATAACTTTGTCGGGGAACACATCTGTCCAGATAACTGATTGTACAGGAGTTTGCAGAGATATATTCTTTACAAGACCAAAGCTTGTACCTATTTACTTAGACATAAGAGTGATAAGAACGTCTACCAATTGTGGTTGCCCAACCGATGATACAACTATTATAGCTCAATCAATACAGGATTATATAGATTCTGAAGACGGAGTTTGTTTTACTCGAATAGGTCAGGCAATAAACTCTCAAGATTTCTTTAGGCCTGTATACGAGATACAAGGGCTTGGCGTTTCGTGCATAAAGATGTCAAGGGACGGTGGAATTGTAGATCAAGATTTAATAACCTTGAAAAGAGATGAGGTTCCATTCTTTTCTGCTGAATGTATAAATATAGAATTTACCTCAGAAGAAAATTCTCCATGCGTAACTGGTGAATATTTAACACCTCCAGAGGAATGTACTTTCACGCTAGATATAGTTAAAACAGCCGATACATCAGGAGTTAATAATGTTGGGTCTATAATAAATTATACTTATGTGGTTACCAATAATGGAAGTGTGGACATAACTCAGGATATAATAATAACTGACGATAAAGCTACTGTGAATTGTCCTGCGCTACCTACAGGATCGCTTGGCGCGGGAGAATCGGTGACATGTACATCATCTTATGAATTTACTTACGATGATGGTATAGCTGGAGGCGTAACTAATAAAGCTCAAGCTGTAAGCGGAAATATATTTTCTCCTTGTGTGGAGCTTACAGTTCCATATACAGGTGATATACTGTTCCATCAAATGTTATTGGAGAAAGAATTAATAAGCGGCGAGTGTACCGCATTAGCTAATACATTGACTTATAGATATACAATTACTAATACAGGTACTGTTCCCATAACAGGACAGCCAATAATAAACGATGACAGAATAGGTGGTATAATTTGTCCTCCGTTACCTGCGGATGGGTTACTTCCTAATCAGTCAATATTCGCTACTGCTGAATATTCGGTGACGCAAGCAGATCTTGACGCAGGTGAAGTTTGTAATTCTGCTAGAGCTATAGGCCAAACGCCTCTTGGCAATCTAATATCAAACCCAGTTACAGTTTGTGTGGATTGTATGGATAATGGAGGAGGCGGCGGCTTAAGTGCACCAAATATAACATGTCCACCAAATCAAGATTTAACTGTTGGAGTTGCTTTATAAATGGCAGAAAATTTAACATTGGATTTAGATTGTTGTGATTTTCCAGACTTAGATATATGTGATATAGTGGCAACTATGCCTGCTCAATATCAACAGTCAAGTAAGTTGCAGGATTTATTTCTTATACCTCTCATAAATCAGATTAATTGTGCAAGAAGTACATTTAGGGTAATGTGTGGAGACTCTGATTGTACAACATTGCAGTCTGGCGTTCTTACAGCTTATGGGGAATCTGTTGGGTTTGGTAGAGTCCACTGCGATGCTGCTTGTAATGTATCAGGCGCTACAAGTATTGATGAGGATGAGATATATTGTAGATTTATACAAATACATCTTTTATCCAAAAGAGGCGCTAACATGTCTACATTGTGCGAAGCTGTGACTTGTTTTTTTGGTGAAGAGGGAAGAATCCTAACGTCAACTGGAGGTGTAACTGAAATAGCTGTAGGTAGAGAGTTGACAGATGTTGAAAAGAAATATCTTCCATTGATACAAAGAATTTTGCCTCACACTTGCGGAACTGAGATAAGGATATATGCCAACGATGCTGCAATGTCTTATGATATAGATAATATCTTTGGTATAAATTGTGATGGCTGTGAAATATGGAATGACGACCTATGCGGAGGCGCTCCATTCTTATGCAGCCAGAGTGTTTGTGGAGACCCTCCAAGTTTAGTTTGTCCTAATCCTTTAGAATTAATAGTAAATGGAATCGTAAGTATATCTTTCGGAAATACAAGCGATCCAGTTCAGTTAGGAGGTTGGTCGATATCCCCATCCTTGCCCGCTGGTCTTAATTTTGATAGCCAAAATGGATTTATTTCTGGGGCTGCTACAGCAGTATTTCCAGAGACAGAATTCACTGTCATAGGAGTAAATCCTAATGGTGAAGATTCTTGCACATTCTTACTGTCTGTAATTCCAGCCGCTCCTGAAATAACATGCTCTCCAGAAAGGATATTCTCTGTAGGTGTTCAAGAGGGTGTTGTTATAGCTTCTAACACAGGCGGTCCCATACCATTGGGTGGCTGGTCAATATCGCCACCTCTACCTGCTGGACTTACTTTCAATTCTGATACGGCTGAAATATCTGGGGTGCCGACAGCACCATCACCACAGACTCAATATTTAATTGAGGCCACCAATATCGATGGTTCAAGTCAGTGCTTGTTCACACTAACAGTTACTGCAGATACTTCACCTTGTGTCGGTGTTGTAAACTGTCAAGGCGATGATATATTGTTGACAAACTTTAGGGTTATGACTGGGGTTGGATTTGTGCCAGATGGCTTAATAGGACAAACAATAGGTAGTTGTTCTGGAGATATAAGCGGAATAAATATAACTCAATCATTCCATATTAGCGGCGGTGACGTTACTGTGACATTCGATACGCCTATACCTTCAAATTGGACTATGGTGACATTCGAGGGTAATGGAAGGACGGCGTCGATAGACCTTACCCCATACACTGGATTGAGATCATTTACCTTAATCCCAACAGATTCATTTAACTATCAACTAATATTCTCAGGACAGTTCGATGTAACTGTTGACTGTACATAATTCTTAGGGGGAAATATGACAATAACTGCATCAGATCAGCCGCCAATAATTGGTTGCGGAGTTGCCAATCAGGCATTTTTGGATTTACTCAATGATGAGAGGCAAAACACATTCCAGTGTTTGCTTGACTTAACTATAAGGTTAGAGGCTTTAGTGGCTGAACTTCCTGATACAATTTGCAATGCATTTGTTCCTAGGTTTCATACTCAAACATCCTCTGGGCAGAATAATTTATCTGTGACCGCTCCAGCTGGAGGCACATGGATGTATATCGCTGTACTTGATGGAGCTGAAGCTGCTGTCAATCAAATAGCTGGCGGCACATTAAGGCCTTTCACTTGGGCGGAAGGTGATACGGATGATGATAGAGGATTCGGCGGATCTCACACAGGAACTGTTGCTGGTGGAACTTCGATAACCGCTAATGTAGGAAACCAATCTTCTACATTATCTGCTTTATTTATAAGGACGGATTGCTAATGGAAATACTTTCTAAAACAAAAAACCCTAATAGAGGGATAAATATAAGGTATGTACGTGATGATGGGGTTGTAGCTCCATACAATCTGATTGATACCGATATATCAGAGCTTGGTATAATGTTAAGAAAAATGTCTAGGGAAATAAAATTTACTGAAGATGAATCAGAGGTTGTAATAGATATTGGAGTTGACAGGAGGGCTGAAAAGGAATCAGCGAGGGCTGAAAAAATTAAAAGAGCTGAGACTTTTATCGATATGATATTAGATGGTGATAAAGAAAAAGCGCTTGAGATTTTAATCTCTATAATATAAACTGGATGCTCTATGAGCTAGGCGGGAGTGGAATTTGCCCCCGAAGGAAACTCCTGCCGATTATTTGGGGAAAATATGTGCGATTGCAGTAAGTTTAATACTGAATATAAAATTAAAACTAGGTACAATAATGGCCAAAAGTCTGAATATTTAGAATATTATTGCTCAAATTGTGATAAAATAAAAGAAACCGTTCTATTAAGGGTCATAAAAAGAAAAAAAGAGAGATTTTTTAAAAAAAGGTGTTGACTTTTATTTATTAAGTTAATATACATTTATTGTCAACTTAACTTAAAGGATAAAACCATGACAGACCCAGTAACAGAAACAACAACAGAAGATTCGACTCCTGCATCAGATGCTCCGTTTTACGAAACGGTTATGAATGATGTTAAGTCTTTCTTTTCTGAAAGCTTCGTATCAGCCTCAGTGTATACCGCTGGAGTCGTTGCTCTAACGCTCATTTTTGCGGCTCTTTAGAAATTAAACACATATGATGTTTTAGGGATGGCTTCGGCTGTCCCTTTTTTTTATTTGACAGCAGGCTATTTTTATGATAAACATATAAAAATTAAAAAAAATATAAAATAAAATTTAAGAATCTGGGGAGATGATAAATTGGGGAAAAATAGAACTATATCTCGCGATTTAGCAGAGAGAATAAGAGATTCTTGGGCTGAATCTTCATCATTAAAGGATGCGATAGCAAACGCAGGGTCGTCAACTACTGACGAGAGAACTATGCGCAGGTATCGCAGGCAGACTGAAGAGTTGTTAGGTATTGAGCTTCCCGCTCACAATGCAAAATTTTCTACTCACAAAAGAACAGAGTGCGAGAGTACTTTGGATATATCTGCAGCTAAAGAAAAAAAATCATTCATTATTACTTATTGTGTAAATAACTGTCCAATAAATTCAAAGTTTTTAGATTCATTGGAAGTTTTAGCTGAGGAGAATGATTCTCAAATACTTATAATTCCCCAAGCTTATAGAAATCCAGATGATTTGGCAAAGGTGGGATTTAAGGATTATAGGTATAAATGGCCAGACAGGGTGAAAAAGTACATTCTGAATGAGGAGTTTAAGTTAGGCAACATGCTTGTTGTGTCTCCTATAGGTATAAAGCCGACAGTGAAAAATCCTCTGTCTGGTAAAGATCCAAATGAAGGTAGAAAATCTGCCATATATGGGCACTCACAGGTCTCTATGATAACAGTCCCAACTCCATCGAAAATGGAGGCAAAGAGAGTGTATACGACTGGTGCTATATCTAGGGCTAGATATCCTAAATTAGATACAGGGAGATCGGCAGCATTCAATCATGTTATGGCGGCTTTATATGTTCATATGGATGGCAATAATTTCCATACCTTAAATCTTCACTGGAGTGGCAGTGGATTTCATTTTCTTAACAAAAAAGTAACTCCAGATGGTATAGACGATGCAGAGCCTATAAAGGCCCTGATACAGGGAGACTCCCATGCCGTGTGGAGTGATGATAAGGTTCTTAAATCTAGGGATAGGCTGATTGATATGATAGACCCGCAGGTGCTCGGCTGGCATGACTTGCACGATCACAAGTATCAATCCCATCATGCTACTGTTACTGATAAAATAAGAATGGCGCTAAATAACGAATTCTTAGTTGAAAAAGAATTGCAATTATCATTGGACCTAATAAATGAAAAGGGCAAGGGTAGAAAAAATTTAATAATCGGATCTAATCACAATGACCACTTAGATAAGTGGCTAGATAAGTTTAAGGATAAAGAAGACCCACATAACGCCCTCTTCGCGAAAGAGCTTCACGCTGCTGTCATTAGGTCTGGTAAGCCAGCCTTTGAAGAATGGATGCATGATAAAGTTGAGGTAGATGTAGAATTTGTTGGTAGAAATGATTACTATACAATATCTGGAATAGATGTATCTCAGCATGGTGATGTTGGTGGTAATGGATCTAGAGCTACGGCTAGAGGTTTTTCTAGGTACTCTTACAAGACTATTATAGGTCATTCTCATTCACCAAGAATAGAGAAGGGTTGCTATCAAATGGGGACATCATCAAAAAAAATGTCATATGTTAAGGGTTATTCTTCTTGGGCTGAGTGTGATTGTATAATATATCCAGACGGTAAAAGGACTTTGGTTTTCTATACAAATGGAAAAAATATAGGGGATTTTTATGAATAAAATAGATGATTGTAAAAGCAATAAGTGTGGAACAGAGACAAATATAATAGACATTAACGGAGAGCTTGTTGAAGTTAGAGGTTGTTTGACTTGTGGAAAGACGGAAGTTGTAGATACATCAAAAGAAAATAAAAATAATATATAAAAAAATTATTGACTATTGATTCTAATTGTGTTAGTTAATTATTATCGGAAAAAAGGGGATTGAAAATTGTCTACAGCAACTAAGAAGTGTCTAGCTAATATGTATTCAATATTAGATGAGATGTCTAGAATATGTGAAACAACCGAGGTTGGTGATGATTTCGCATCTATGTTTACGGCTTGCGAGTTTCAACTATCTGAACTTAAGTCAGAGCTAGATGGTACAGGAAGGTATGGTGCAGGTTGCTCTGATTTAGGTGAATCAGATAGCTTTATAGTTAATTCAGAGTTTGATGAAATGGAATTAAATCACAGATATTAGCGCTATGCAAAGGGGAGGTATAATTGAAAAATTGTAAAGATGTAACTGAACTCTTACAGAAAGAGTTGGACTACAGAAGAATTAAAAAACATCCTTATAGTGGGTTCGACTATCTTGAATCTTGGGATGTGATAAATTCAGCGAATCTTATATTCGGGCACTTTGGTTGGGATAGCTCAATAATGGATGTTCGCGAGATAAATACTATTAACAATGATGGCAAGTATGAAGTTTTTTACCTTGCTAAGGTGAGAGTTACTGTAACATATCTTGACGAAGATGGTATAGAGAAGAGTACATTTAGGGAAGATGCAGCTGTTGGTGTTTCTTTTGGTAGGAAGCTATCTGATTGTCACGACAAGGCTGTAAAGGGCGCTGTTAGTGACGCTGAGAAAAGGGCTTTGAGAAAGTTTGGTAATCAATTTGGGCTTCCATTATATGATGACGATAAAGCAAATGTTGACTTTAATCCACAAGAAAAAGATCAGGGTGTAAATCAAGAAAACAAAGACATGACTAACTCATCATGCTCAGATGATATATTCGACAAGCTTAAGTCTGCATTGCTAGTTGCCGAGAAGAAAGCATTCGTAGCCTCTGATATAAAAGGCCTCCTTATAAATGATCAAACATCATCCATGATGGCGAGTTTAAAGGAATCTAATAAAGATAATTACGATGAGTTTATAAAACTTTGCTCTGATGCTGCGGACAGGCTTTCATCGCAATCGCATTCAGTCAGCGTAAATGATGATTACATGTAAATTACTTAAGGGGGATTAGTAATGGAAGTGGACGAGGTAGAATTATCTAAGGTTTCTGAAAAGATGGCCTTAACTAGAGATGAGGTTAATGATTTAGTTCAAAGGAGCTTTCCTGACATCAAATCTTTATCCCCATCAAGCTTAAATAAATGGTGTGGTGAATATGGAGATGAGGGGTCTTGGTGTTTAACTTATATTTACAATAAGAGGTTTCAAGGCAGTCCAGCAACCATAAGAGGTCAGGTTGTGGAGGATGCTTTCTTTAAAATACTTAAGAATGTTGATGGTGGCCCAAAAAGATTAAAGGAATTTGTAGATAGGGCATATCAAGAGAGGGTCTCTGAATTGGATAATATATCCGCTAAGGCAAACGATAAAGAGTTTTCATCTTTACACGGATTTGTCGATCAGTGCTATCTTGCTAGGAAAGAGCTTAAATTAGTTCTGCCAAAGCAGGATGATAAAAGGCCAACTCAAGTGAGGGTAACTGCTGACTTAGGCAGTAATCTACCAATTAAAACTAGTGGTTACTTAGACTTTGATTTTGGGGACTATGCTTTGGATTTAAAGACAACACATGCTGTTCCTAGTTCTGATATCAAGCAGGACCACAAGTGCCAGATTGGCATGTATGCTAAAGCCAGAGGTGATGACACAGCAAAAATATTATATCTAAGCTCTAAGAAGTATAGGATGTTTGCACTTCACGGTAGGGAAATAGATACAGCGCATGCGTCACTTGTGACTAAAGCTGAGGGGTTATGGTATAGACTTTATGCTGCCTCGATCATGGCTCTTCATAACGACACTGACCCTAAGGACGAGATATCTAAGCTAGTTACACCTAACTTCGGTAGTTGGAATTGGGATGATGAGGCTATGTCATTCGCGGCAAGCCTTGGGCTATGGAATATAAAATATAACGGATAAAAAGGAGATAGTTATATGAAAAGAGAAAGAAGAAATGGTGACGCCACCATGAATAGAAATCAATACAAACAGAACGTTGGTGACGCCAATGCTATTGTAAAAATTTTTATAGATGGTGACGATTACACTGGATCGATCTGGAGATTTAATGAATACTCAGATCCTAAAAGGCCTGCAGACAGACAGCCTAATCCTAATGACCCCACCTATTTAGGGGATCTGGACTATAATGGAAGGAAGTGTAGGATAGCTCTATGGCTTAACTTTAAAGGTAAGGACGTTGAGAATTTAAATGCAGGTAAAGGCCCTAGACCAAATGTTACAGGCAGGGTTAATTTTGCTGGTTACTCTAGATCTATATCTATGTGGGAGAGGGTCAATTCCAACACAAATGAGATATTTTGGTCTGGGAGCTTAGATATGAGGGATGAGTATAAAAAGGTTTATAATCCACCCCAAGGACATCAGGGCGGAAGTTCTACAAGAGGAGACTCTTACTCTCAATCACAATCTCAAGGCGGCGGTCAAAATCAAAAAGCGGCTGAAAATAAGGCATTTGATATTGAGGAAGACCTTCCTTTTTAACTAACAATAACATTTAAAACAGGTACTCTTTTTTGCCCTTATCTGATCTGCAAAAGTTTTTTTATAAACATATAAATATCATAAAGTCGGAAAGGAGAACCTGCTCTGAATGTGGGTGTGACTTGATGGGTGATTTTGGCGAAGTCGCCCATATTATTCCTAAAAGTAAATTTAAATCTGTGGCAACTAATGATTTAAATGTAATTTACCTGTGCGGCTGGAGTTCAAAAAACAACTGCCATGCAAAGTTTGATAACTATTCTCTTGATAAAGTTAAGTCTATGAATTGTTATAAAGAATGCCGTGATAGGTTCGCGGAAATTGAAAGTGATATAGAAGAAAATATATCTTACAAATATTACGATAAATGGGGAGATTAGCATGGCTAAGCTTGAAGAGGTTTTAAGAAAGCTAAATAAAGGAAAATCAGAAGAAGATAAGTATTCTGGTGTGGTTGGCGACAGGAAGATAGAGAGAAAATTTTTATCAACAGGAAGCCCGTTCATAGATAAATTAACAGGTGGTGGATTTGTAAAAGGCGCGTACAACTGTATAGTTGGAGCAGGTGGCGCGGGAAAGACTTCTATAGCATTGTTGGCTTGCGCTGAAGCAACTAGAAATAAAGAGCTTGCTGTATTCATAGATGGCGAGGCTACTGTAGAGGATTCTTATATAGGAAGGATGGGAGTTGACAGGGAATATTTCGTTCATGAAAGAATAAGAAACCTTGAAGCTATGTTAGATTATGCAGAAGCGATGTCAACCGTTGATGATGTGGGTGTTATTGTTATGGATTCAATTGCTATATTCACATCAACCGCAGCTGAGAATAAGGGTGCAGATGAATATACGATGGCAGATGAGGCGAGAAGATTTAGTCAAAGAATGTGCATAATAGAGGGGAATTGCATAAAAAGAGATATAGCTATAATTGGACTAACTTCTTATAAAACAGACCTGTCTGTTAGAATGGGGGACAATCGCACATTGCCTAGAGGTATATGGCAAATACAAATGATGAATACATTTCTTGATTTTACGAGGAAGTCATTTATTTTTGGAAGCGGGGATACTCCTATAGGTCACGAGATTGACGTTAGAATTAAGAAAGCTAAGACCAGCGCTTACGACACAAAAAAGGCCTATAGGTTAAATTTTTATTATGACAGAGGATTTGATAAAAGTGAACAGCTATGTGAGCTTTTCTTAAAGGCTGGTCTTATAGAGCAGTCTGGAGCTTGGATTAAGTTCAATGATCACAACGGCGTTGAACAGAAAGTCCAAGGAAAGTCTAAATTGGTAGACTACATGGATGATAATAAAGAATGTTTTGATTATTATACTTCAATGATGACGTCTGAAGATAATCATATATTTATTGAGGGTGATATTGAAGAGGGAGATGGTTAATATGAAGCTTAATGACTTAATATCAGACTTCGATAACCTTAGAGATAACTTTAATAATTACACAAGAACTCAGTCCCTGACAAAAACTTCACTTAATGAATACCAACATAGATTTATGGATATTAAGTCGAAGCTTAGACCTTGGAAGAAAGAGGTTCAGGGAGAATGGATGAAGAGAGACGATAAGGCTGCTACAGCATACAAAGGCAGGTTGGCTATTTCTTTATCGAGAGGTGAAATTGAGGGTTATGATAAGATGAGCTTAAATCAAGCTAACAATTACGCATCTTCAACTCCTCATTACGAAAAGTTTGTGGAAGAAAGGGCTTTTTACAAAGAGAGTCTCGTTAATTTGCAAGACATGAGAGATGATTGTCAGGGTTATATAAACTTGTGTAAGGATTATTTAAAGGATGTTTATTAGGGGTTGTTATGTCAGGTTTAGATAAAATTGATGAGGATACTAAGAGGTCAATAATTGATGAGTTAATAATAGATGCAAACCATCAAAAAGAGAGAGTTAATCACCCAGACCATTATAATCAAGGGTCTATGGAAGTTATTGATGCTATAGATGGCCTTGGATTTGCTGAGGGGTTTTGCGTCGGAAATATAATAAAATATGTTTCAAGGCATGAGTATAAAAACGGGAAAGAGGATCTAGATAAAGCGCTTTGGTATTTAAAGTGGCTTATAGATAATAAATATAATGACTAAAAGAAGTAATTTTAAACGTAGAAAAAATGATGCGTATGACACACCTGTCAAAGCCATGACTCCACTACTTCCTTATCTTCCAAAAAAATGCAGGTTTATTGAACCTTGTGCTGGAAACGGTCAGATGGTTGATTATTTCGTAGAGCAGGGTCATGAGTGCGTTGATTACTTCGACCTAGAGCCAAGAAGGGACGATATAAAAGAATTTGACGCATTCGATTATAGCGTGGCTAATTATTATGATTGTGATTTTATAATAACCAACCCTCCTTGGACAAGGCAATTGTTACACCCAATGATAGAGCTTTGGGCAAGTGTAAGGCCTACTTGGGTTTTGTTTGATTCTGATTGGATTTTCACTAAGCAGGCGATACCTTATTTAGAATATTGTCATAAAATAGTTTCTATAGGTAGAGTTTCTTGGATGGATAATGGTGTTTCAGGAAAAGATAATTCAGCATGGTTTTTATTTGATAAAACCACGACAAGAGTTACTGACGGTCCTGTAATTTATGGAACTAAGTAAAAATTTTTTAACAAAAAAAAATAAAAAACCCTTGACTTGACAGTGTTGTTATGTTATAACAATACTTACTATGAGTGAGATATCTCACCATCAAGGGGAAAGATTAATGAGTCATCTAAATTACCACACCCAAGGCAAGGGTAGACCTAAGAAAGAGGGTGGCGTCTATACCGATGTTTATACTCAGAAAAAGAAAGTTCTGCTAAGAGATGGTGACGGGTCTCCTGATTGTCCTATAGATGTGCTCAAAGCTCAGAGAATAATAACTGATGAAGAATCTATGGCCATAAAGCTTTACAGAAGTATATGGTCATCAGCCTATGGTTCACCAATAGGATATTGTGGTAGTATATGGTCTGGAATACTTGGCGGATCTGGACCAAGAAGTGGTGATCAAAATGAAGAATATTATCAAAATAAGAAAAAGAAGATAATAAAGAAATATCACGAACTAGATGAATATGTATTGAATTGCTCTAAGGAGGGAAGGAAATGTATAAGAGATTTAGCTCAAGGAGTTTTGCCTAGCTATCTTCGTAGTGTTATATGGGCGGCTTCAAAAAACTTCAAATACGTAACTCGTATAGAGGCTATAGATGAAGCTATAAGTGATTTAGGGGTAGAGGATATAAAGCCTAAAGAGCTAGCAAAGGCAGTAAAAAAATTAAAAGATAGTGGAACTTTAAAAAAACCTATAAGTTACTACGCCTCAAAAAGAAAGTTAGTTGACGACCTTATAACCGAGAAAAGAAATTTAGATAAAAAACTGTCGGCAATAACAACAGACAAAGAGCCTAGTTTTGATATATACGCTCGTGACCAATTTAGATTGTCTCTTAGGTGTTTAATTAGATATTTTAATAGCTCTTCTTGACATTTTAGTAAACGGTGGTATAATTAAATGGTAGGAAAAATATTTATTCATGCTGAAGAAATATATTCTGACAGCTCCATGTCAGAGATTGTAGATTATATAGAGCATGATTATCCAAGGGGTAAAACTAATCAGGATAGAGGGTGGTTTTTTATTCACTCTGAGTGCGAATCTAACATAAATGAATATCAACAAGATTACATGCTGGTTAATAATTCTAGAATGTATTGCGTGGATAGATGCTTTTGTGGGCTTTATAGAATAAAGTTGTGGGAAAGTATAAAACAATTAAAGATAAAAAGAAGTTGGGTGTTATTAATTGCTGGATTTAAGCGAATGGTAATAAACTTCAGGGAATAAAATATGGCGTGTTCATCATGTGAAAAAAGAAAAAGAGAAATGGCCGCTAGAATAAAGGCCACACAAAGAAATGCTAATGGGCTTAGAACGCCTCCTTCTAGACCTAGAAGAAAAACTCAGAGTGTGATAAGGTCTGTAAGGCCTAGCGCTAGGAGGTCTTAAGTGTCTAAGTCAACAAAGTTAGAAGAATTAAGGGCTTTTAGGGGGTCATCTAGTAAGTCATCTGGTCTTGAGTTTGGTAATGTTGCTGCTGCTCTGGACAGATCTGCAGGAATAGTACTTAAAGCCGCTAGGTTGCTTCAGGTATCACCCTATGAATTAAATAAATTTATAAAAGATAATCCTGATATTGAACAGGTCGTCATGCAGTCGAAGAGAAATACAGTAGACTTAGCTAAAGAAAAGCTTATTGAAAAAATAAAAGAGGGCAACTTAAGAGCTATAACATATTACCTTTCCACTGTTGGTAAAGATGAATTCTCTACTCGGCAAGAACTCACTGGCGCTGATGGAGAAAAGTTGTTTGAAGCTACTGAGGATGATAAAGACCAGATAATAGCTCACCTTTTAAACGTGAAACAGATACAAGTTCCAAATACAGATGAGAAAGACACGTCTATACATTAAGTATGCTGTAGAAGTCACTCTTTAGAAACAACTGCAGACTGGTAGATATTCACGACAATTAATATCTCGCGATTATCGATTTCCCTGACCCTATGGGTCGGGGATTTTTTTTGTTTAAAAATTATCTTGACTTACATCTTTAGTTATGATAACTTCATTGCAATATGAATAAGGGGAATAAAGTGGAAAATGAAAATGAAGTACCTGTTGAGTCTAATGATTCCTCAGGAGGCAATCTTGTCACCAATGACAACAATGCAACAGTTGAAAAATTAAAGCAATTTATTGCGCGTATAGAAAGATTAGAGGCTGAGAAGGCTGAAATATCTGATGATATAAAAGAGGTTTATTCAGAGGTTGGTGTTTTTGGGTTTGATAAGAAGATTGTAAGAAAGGTTATATCTCGCAGAAAGAAAACAAAAGAAGAATTAGCTGAAGAAGATATGATGATTCAGAATTACACTGATCATATAGAGGGGAATAATAATGGATAGAATGCCAAGTGCAGTTACACTAATAACTGATAATTCAGATAAAATTGACGTGGATAGATTTAGGAATAGGGTTCAAGATATGACTAAAGCATTCATGGATTTTACTGCTAATGAAATTGACGGTATAGAAGGTGCTGTAAATCTTGAAATGCCCCTTACCTTAGCTATGGCCCTAACGCATATAAACTCAATACCTTTAAGGCTTGGGATTAACGGCGCTAGTGATGATTTTGTTAAGGTTGTGAAGAATTCTATATTGGAAGCCGTTTCAGAAGATTTTGACATTTGCTTAGATATGGCGAGACAGGATGTCTTGGATGGCTAGTTCTTATAAATTTATTTATCCTGAAAACTATTTTGGCGATAGGGAGTTTTTAAACGAGCAAGATTCTATACACACAGGATCTGCCAAGGTTGGCATGTATGTGTCTAAAGTTAGAAAGAAAAAAGGTGACCCCAAATATCATAAACCTTTGACGATAGACGGCACTGTAGAAATACGGGACTGTATTAAGAGGATAGATTTAATACTAGATGGCTCTACTTCAGATCAAGATGGGGCAGAAAAACTGCTTAACTCTAGAGACAAGCTTATAAGATTGATAGGCGTGTGTCAGACAGGCGTTGATGTTATAGAAAGTATGTTTAATCAAAGTAAATTTAAAAAAATGATAGAATAATTTTCGCATCTTTGCGCACTAATATTTGTAGGCTTTATTATGAAAGTTGGAATAATATCTGACACTCACAACAGGTTGTCTAAAGAAAATCTTTCTGGAGAGGAAGAGTTTATAATATCTGCTGGCGATATATGTGATGCGTATGATTATGAGTCAGTCATGGATTCTTTAGGCTTGCCTTATGTGGGGATAGCTGGGAATCATGAGTATTATGGGCACGAGTATGAAAGCGTTAATATAGATGTTTTTAACAACAGTGGCAGAATGTTTGAAAACTTCACTGTAGAAGTTGGTGATACTAGTGTTCATATGTGTACTTTGTGGACTAATATTGAAAATGAATTTTTATGGTACAAGTACAAGAATGGCTTAAATGACTGCAGGTTTATACGTGGGTGGACTTACGATAAATATAAAAATGCATACGACGATTCTGTAAGGTTTATAAATGAAAATGTTAAGGAAGGCGACGTTGTTGTGACTCATCACTCACCCTCATCGCAAAGTGTCGATCCTAAATTTATAGGAAATGACTTAAATTTCTGCTTCCATTCTGATTTAGATGATGTTATACTTAATCTTAAGCCATCCATTTGGGTGCATGGCCACATGCATGATGCGTGTGATTATTTGTTAGGAGATACAAGAATTATATGCAACCCTATGGGTTATCGCTTTGAACGAAGTGCCAGTAATTCTTATAAAGCTAAGATTGTTGATTTGTAATGAGAGATGTTTCTGATTTATACTACGACTGCCACGTAACGATAGACCCAGTCTTTGATGAGTCTAGAGACATTCTGAGGGAATTAATTCATCCATTCGGATTTAAGTTGGCAAAATTGGCTATGAAGAAGAGTAAAGGAGGGTCGTGGGAAGATTCTAAGTTAGACACCTTTTTCACGGCTCATGGTAAAAATTATAGCGATCTACAACAAAGGATGGTTGATTGTATAAGGACTGTCAAGTCAAATGGTTATGCAGTAAGAAGATACAAAATTGAAAATACAATCATTGACTCTAGAGGTGAAGATATTTTGAGATTAATACAGTAATGACGCCAGCCCAAAAGTTAGTACAAGAAACATCTAATCTTGAAGTATTACCATATTCTTGTATATTATGGCCATTTTGCCTGTCTTCTGCTGGTTATGCTATATATAAAGATAAATCTGTAGGCGAAAATAACATCTATGCTCACAGGGAGGTTCTGCGCAGGTATCATGGTTTGGATGAATGTCCAGATGAAATGAATTGCCTGCACAAACCTCTGGTTTGTAATAACCCGTCTTGCATAAATCCTCGTCATTTAAGATGGGGAACTCAAATGGAAAATTGTAAAGATAGGGCAATTGATGGGTTTAGCTATGTCGGAGAGTCTAACAAAAATGCGTCTTTGACGGAGGCTGATGTTTTGGAAATACGATCATCTAACTTAAAGGGAGTTGAGCTAGCTGATATTTATGGTGTTAAAAAGTCTTGCATAAGTAAGATTTTAAATAACAGAACTTGGAAACATATATAATATGACTAGATCTGAAAGATCTCAAGTTGAAGCCATTAACGCTTATTTGTCCAATCTAGGGCTTAAGGAGGGGGTCTTTGTTGCTGGTAAAAAACACGGAAAATTTGTTTATGAGGATGACGTTATAGGTAAAATAACCTGCACTATAGCATGCACTCCTAGGTCTGAAGAAAGGTCCACAACAATAGCTCTGGGAAATTTTAAGAGAATTTTTAAAATACGGCTTTCAGAAATGACATCTAAATAAAAATTTATCGTTGACAATACCATTTTATTACTTATTAGGGGTTAAGATCAAAAATAAGGTAATAATTATGGCAGACGATGTTAAAGAAGTTGCTTCAAATAATACAAAATACAACTACAGTGGCGGCACGGTTAGGATTAGCTCTGGTAAGTCTGTTGAAGATTTTCTTCTTCCTGATTTTTATAAGCTTTGCTTATGTCCTCTTACGGGCTTCTATCTTGAAATCGTCCCTCCTTTTAAAGTTCCATCAAAAGTTTATGGTCAAGTCGAGGGGAGAATAGATACTATCTTAAACACATATGACGCTGTTAAAGATAAGAATCTTGGCGTACTTCTTGACGGTATAAAGGGTTGTGGAAAAACTTTATTGATGAATTCTCTATGTGATAAAATGGTTAATTATAATAATGTCCCAGTCATATCTATATCTGACAGATTTGGCGGCGGTAATTTTGTAAGTTTTATAAACTCCATAGATCAAGATTGCGTTATAGCGTTTGATGAGTTTGAGAAAATATATTGCACAAGCGACAAAGACCACCTGCCAAGCATTCTTGAGCTTCTAGATGGCCAAAGCAGGTCCCATAAAATGTTCCTATTTACTTGTAATGATTCATATAGGATGACCCAGTACCTGCAAAATAGACCTAGTAGGATAAGGTATAGGTATAGGTATGGTTATCTGGATGCAGAAATTGTCAATGAGATTGTTGGCGATATGATTATCGAAAAGAAAAGACTAAATGAAGTCTCTACATTTATCAACTCTATAGGCAATGTAACTTTTGATATAGTAATCGCCATGATATCTGAGATTAATCTATATCCTAAAGATTCACTTTCCGATATATTCTCAAGAATGAATGTTGAAATGTCTAACGAAAGAGAGAATTTCACTATTGTTGGATTCAACAAGGGTGAGAAGATTAAATCTGAAGATATTGATTTTCCAGACTTTTCTTTGCAGGATAGTAATAAAGATTTATATTATGGTAGAGTTAGGGGCTTAAGTGAATTCGATATGAACCACTGTGTAATAGATCCTAACGACGAGGAGAATGTTCTGCTTGATGAGGAAATGATCTTTACTTGGATGGACGCAGACTTAAATCGTAGCGATTATTCTAAGCACAAATATGTGTTCAAGAAAGGTCATTATTCTATGATTATACAAAAAAATGAAAATACAGCATTTACATTTGCTGATGCTTACTTCAAACTGTAGGCATCTTAAACGAAAAGGAAAAACTTATGTCTATTAAAAGATTAGCATTATCGGCTTTTGCTGCGATCACCCTAGCTGCTTGTACTCAAATCGGTACTGGTGAAGTCGGAGTTAAAACTACAATTGGCGGGAAGGTCAGCCCAGAAGAGCTTACTCAAGGCTTCCATTTTGTGCCTCCTGTATTTATGTCTGTTCAAAAATTCACAGGAAAGGAACTTAAGGTTAACATCACTGACAAACCTATGCTTCCTGTGTCTGTGGAAAACCAAGAGCTTGAGAAGTTTGATGCTGAGGTTTATTACTATGTTATCAATAGTGAAATCGCTGACATCGATATTAAATATGAAAACAACCATGAAAAGGTTGATGGCATTTGGGCACCATCCCGCGACCTTGTTTATTCCACGAGTAGATCTGCCGCTAGGAATACAGTATCTAAAATTAAGTCTTTAGATATTACAAGTAGTAGAGATCAAATTGTTGAAGACATGAAGAGGACTATACAGGCCGCTTTAGACCAATCAGACCCTGACACTTTCGTTATCACAAAGGTTATTATTCGCGATATTAAGCCAAACAAGAGTGTTGCTTTGTCGGCGGCTAAAAACGTCAATAAGCAAAACGAAGCCGAAGCTATTGAGAAAGAGGTTGGTATTGCCAAAACTCAAGCCTCAATTAACAGAGAGCTTTCACCGTCTATTACTCCAGAGTTATTGCAGATGCGCAAACTTGATATTGATGAAAAAAGAATCGACATGATGCTTCAAGCTTGCTCAAAAGGACCATGCACATTCTTCATTGACAGTGGCGCTTCTGATGTATCGCCTATACTTCCAGTTGCTCCAACATCGCCATCTCAATAAGAGGTTGAAAATAAAGACAATTATGGGGCTTACGCCCCATTTTTTTTGCCAAAAAACTATTGACTAAATCTGTATTTGTGCTAATACTTCATTAAATAAATTAAGAGGATGAAATGAAAAAAGATTCTAAAACCGCTCCTGCGATTTCTACGATGACTATCAAGGAAAACATTACACACAAAGATATAGGCGAGTCTTTTTCTGTAATGGTAAATCCTTCACACAAAAGAAAATTCATGCAAACTAAGAAGGCACTGAAGTCATATATAAGAACAATCTCATACTCATCTGGAAGGTATATTGAGATATCTGAGTCTAGAGTTAGAGGTAAGGATGTTTTAACTTCTACTATTATAGGAAAAAAGCTAGAAGGAAAAATGGTTGGTCAAAAAATTGGCTCAGGAAGATCTGTCTCATCTAAGAACAAAAGACTATCTGGAAGAATTAACAATCTTGACGTTGGTGGTGAGTTTAGGTTGAGGTCTAAAGTTGATAGCAATTTAATGAATGAAACTGACCCAAAAAGCATGAGGCAGAGAGTTTATTCTCTCAAAGATAGGGGTTTGGTTAATAATGGGTTGACTTTCTCTGTATCTATTGTTAAGAATGGCGTTAAAATAAAAAGAACGGCTTAGGAGTTTGTAATGTTTAGTAGGTTTTTCTGTGCAATAATGACTTATTTTTCTGGCGCTTTAGTCGCTGGGTCGTTAGTGGCTTATAATTCCCAAAAGGCCTCTGAAACGTCTTGGATAACACTTCTTCTAGTCATCGTGTCTATAGCTCTCACGGTTTTCTTTCTTCCACAATCCGCTTTCAGGTCATTTGTTAGTAAGGACTCCAAGGTCAAGAAAGCCACAAAGATAAGAGAGGCCGCAAAGAAGGATGTTGAGGAAGAAAAAATTAGGCAAGCAAAAGAGAAGGCTGAAATAGAATCTAAAATAAGAGATGAAGTGAAAAAAGAAATACGTGGATCTTCGCCAAAATTAGGTTTTTTTAGCAAAGGGAACAAAAGCAAGAGTTAGACCGATGGAATTTATATCAAAAACAAAACTTCAGTTAATGCAGAATGAGATAGAGACAGCTGTAAGAAGTGCATCATGGACAACGGTTGAAGATGTCGAAAAGGTATTTGCTAATGCCGTCACAAGATCTTCTGATGCTAGGTTCGAGAATCCTTATATAAGGATTGAGCCATTGGTAAAAGGCTCTCCGTGTACAGTTCTAATAAAAGCTGATATACCAACTGATAGAGAGGGTGTTAATAGGCTTGAGTGTGATAAACCCGCTCAACTTTCCCATAACCTATCCTTTAGACTAACCTTTAAGAGAAAGACCTTTAAAGAGGCTCAAGAGAGTTAATAACATCTCATCGAAGCAAAAATATACAGATGAACTTCTTTCAGAGATGTCTGAGTGTTGGATTAAGGGTGATTTATCCTTAAGGCAGTTGGCAGATAAGTTTGACCTAACTAGTGGGCAAATGTCTGGCCTAACTAGAAGGAAGAGGGATCTCTTTCCAATGAGAACAAAAGAATACAATAGAGTATCCTCTCACGCCTCAAAGTCAGAAGAGATTCAAAAGATGCTTAATGTCGGAAGGACTATAGTAAGCATAGCTAAGCACTTTAGCATATCAAGAGAGTCTATTTATAAGGTGATAGAGGACTGTAATCTTGATTACAGTTTTAAGAAAGTTGCGGTTAACGCAGGTAAAGCCTCTCTCTCGAAGAAAAATAGGAAGTATTCAAAAACAAGATCACACAACACGACCACATCTATAAGCAAGGGCAGAGTCATAAGGGTTGCTAGGGTTGGGGAGGGGTACAATATACTGTCATCAGGAAGATTCCTTCACATGTCTGGTGGCTGTCTATCTGATAAAAGATCTTACGCTTGGAGAGGGACTTATCATCAAGCTGAAAATATGATTAAGTTCGCATCAGAGAAGATAGGTGTTGATTTTATTATTATAAAAGAACGATCTTACGATAAAGGTTTTTCATCATGATTAGAGACAGGTATAATTATGATTACCAAGAGATTTCATTACTAAATGTTGAGGATTTTGTAATAGATTATATGCCTCCTTATAGTGATAGTGAGGCATTCAGGTACATTGAGAGTGAATTTTATAGGTCAAGAGTTCATAGAGGTTATACTGGGGACCCAAAATTCATACATCAAAGAGACGGTAAAAGCGCTTGGTATGTTTGGGAGGTAGATTTTTTCTCAAATTACTTCAAAGGTCCAAACAGAGGGGCTTTTAGGTCCAAAAGAGATTTTAATTCTATGCACCAGTATGATAAAAACTCTTATTCAACAAACAAAAATGATGTAATATCATCTTCTTCATACTTTAACATTATGTCAGATTATGTTGTTATTAAGATATCAGAATCTTTTGTAAACTCTGCAGTAATGTCAGTTGTTCCATCTAAAATATCTAGAGATTGCTATAGATTTCCAAGGTCTTTAGATGATTTATTTTCTGAGGTTGGGTATTATTTCACTGAACGAATAAGAGGAATAACTGAATGCAATGATGTTTACAAGATAATTGGCAGTACATTTATGCCTGCCGTTCCAGAAAACAGAATAAATATGAGATTAAGGACAGAAGATTATTTCAATCATGGATATCCAGTTTTATTTAAAAACATAGATATGGCAGTTGATCAAATGAGTTGTATATATGAAATATTTTGCAGCAATATAGAAGGATGGGTTAGGAGTCACATTGATAGAAATCTCGGAAGAATAGAGAGAAGTGTCGCTCAGATGGCATCAAATAATGATGGCTTTACTAAAATTCCAAGACTTGATAAATGAATAAGGTGAATAATTACGAGGATTACTTAAAATTCGTTGTTGAAAATATAGAGCTTACCAAGAGCTTTGATATGTGGATATCAGCTATTGGTTCACATAGATATGTCGCATTAGTCAAAATTGGAACTAGGTATGAGGAGTATTCAGGATTCGTTGAAAACGAGTCGTTTTGCATATGCGGAGATATATTAGGTGATATTTGCAGAGAATCAGTAAGAATGGCAAATGATTATTTATTAGAAAAAGGTAAAATCTCTTGACAGTAGGGCTAAAATATATAGATTATCTAAGTTTCGTTTGTGAAAATAAAGACATAATAGATGGAAACGGATTATGGATATCGCTTGTAAATAACCATGTTTACTTTATAATTGGTGATGATTATATTGACGGAGAACATAGATGTTTAGAATCAGAAGATAAACATGTATTCTCTGGTAAGGTGTCATCAATTGGGAATAATATTTCACACGCATCGACTTTGATAAGTAGATTTAGGTCAAGGTTTGAAGATGAAAATTTATCTTATGGAATATCATCAATGGAATATTATTTATAATGACCGCTAAATATAAATATGAAACATACCTCACGAAAATGTCCATGCTTTTTGATATGGATATGTGTACAGATGTTTGGGTTGATATATCTTCATTTAATAAACCGCATAGAGCTGAGTGTGTATATTTAATTAGAACTGATAGTAAGCATACTAGATTCCTAAGAAACCGGAGAGATGGAATGGCAGCTCCTTGCGCTAGAGATATTTTATATTTAAACCAGAAGAATGTCGGTTTAGTAAATGGTAGGCTTTTAATGAAAACAAGTTATGATCTTGGCACTTCTTGCTTTTACAGTAATTATTGATATGGCGCATTACTTTGATTTACTACAGCTCTGTGACAAGATAAGGCGTATGAATTTGAATAATGACTTATGGATTGAAGTGCTGCCAAATAGGGACGAGTTTCTTTTTGTGGCGCTAGTAGGCGTTGATTGTTCACTATCCAGAGGTTGGCATTGTAAAGAGGTTGAAGATTATGAAACCTTTGACATTATAATTAATCCAAAAAAATACATTCAGAACGGAAGAATGTTAGAGGTTGATAAGAGGCTACACGATTCTATAATTGCGTCTAAATTAAGTGCTCTAAATACGGTATTGGGCGACAAATATTACATTAAGAAATAGTTGTATATCATTGATATATAAGGATATTTATAATTATTACCTTTTAAGTTGGTTGCTTTAGGAGTTACAAAATGTTTTCATCTTTGGAAAAAAAGAACATAAAAAAAGAAGTCTCTAGTTGGACAGAGGATCAAAGATCTGAAGCTATGTCTTGGCTAAATAACGCATCTGCGTCTGCAAGGTCGAAAGCTTATGCATTCGAAAGAAATGGCTTTACTCACTCATATAATTCATGTATAACAGAAGCTGTTAGGCTTGCAGATTTGAGAGAGCTTATATCTAAAGTGACACTTAAGAAGGGTAGTAAAAATGTCGGAAAGTAAACTCAAGGGACCGATAAGTCCAAGTGATATTGCTGCAGCAAAAGCAGAATTTATACCAAATTGTGTTTTCGATGCGTTTAATGAACTTATAGCTAAAAACTACACTAACGGAAGGGCGAAGGTTGAGCAGAGTGATGTTAAGTCTTTACTTGCCGCCAATATGGGTGAATCTTGGATGGAAGATAACTTCTCTTTTAACATGTTGAATGTTGAGGAGTCTTATCGTGAAAAGGGTTGGAGTGTTACTTATGATAAACCAGCGTATAATGAGTCATATTCAGCTTCATTTTTATTTAAGGCTCAGTAATTGAAAAGATACACTTATACTCAACTTCTAGAATTTTGTGTTAAATTTTCAAATGTAACGTCTAACAGGGATTTATGGATAGGGACATACAAAATAAAAAGCGGTTTGTCTGTTGTCAATTATTTGCTTATTTGCAACCCAAAGATTGGACATTTAAGACACCCAAGTTCGTCAGAGTCACCCCCTTTTTGATATGAATACTAGAATTGCACTACCAGATATAACGATTACCTCTATAAAGAGGTATAGCTCTATGATGAATGAAAGCAATGGGAGATTTTTGGATAATTTGTGATTATAATAATACAAAATATTGGCTTATTGTAGGGCTCACTATTATGGGATATCATTATGTCAGGTAGACGCTTAAAAAGTAAGTATGAATATATAGACTATTTGTCTTTTTGCAATGATTTTCATGAGGAAAATCCAAATACTGAATTGTGGATCATAACAAATCTTAATAGACCTCATCCAACTAATGTCGAGACTGTTTTATTGTGTCAGGAGGGTTTAAGGCACCTCTACTCTAATAGCTGTATGGGCTTCTTGACTTTTGTTCAAATAAAGAAAGATATTAAAAACTGCAGTAGAAAAGAGATAAGCCAATCTATAGATAAATTAAAATTAGATATTGAGGCTTCAGAAATTAGAAGGTTAAATCGTGAGGTCTAGCGTAAATTATCAGAGACTTCTTGAAAATATAATCAGGATATCTGATGAAAATATGGGTTGCGATCTATGGATTGATACTAGTGGATGGGGAGGGAATATTGCGTTAGTTGCAATAGAAGATCTAGATTGTAGCACACCTATTCCAGACAGAGATAGACGTAAATGGATGCCATATTTCAATAAAGACGGACCTGTAAGGATGTCTAGTTTTAGTCTGTAAAGTAGGAGTTAATAATGCTAAATACATCATATACATTAAATATAATATCGTCATTTATAATGGGCATTGTGCTCGGAGTTATCATATATTCTAAATTTGGGTACGTAGAAAATTCTGAAATCATTAACCCTCCCTTAGTTGACAGGCTTATAAAAGAGTGCCAAGATATGCCTTGGAAGTACGAGCCTCCTATAAGGCCAAGTTGCAAAGATATGTCCTATCTTAAATATAACGAGCTTATGTCAAAAGACTGCATTATGTGCTCATTGTACAATATTGATATTGAGGGTAATCAATGACATTAGATAGTGATAAAATAGATTCTTTTATATCAAAATTACAACTAAGGTCTGATGATTTTAAGTCTCAAAATATGAGAAAATTTAGCCAAGCTAGAGACTCTTATAGAGTAGAGTTGGATCAGGCAATAAAGCTGTTAACGCAACTCAATATTGAGTATAAAAAAGATTTGGCGATCAATCATTATTTAGATAGTACTTGGTGTTGCTCTGGACATGATTGCGGATGCATGGGTGTGTCAAGAAGAGAAGTTATTATGCATCGCGCAAATCTATCAGATCTATGAATAATAAGATACCATATATAAAAATTCTTGAGCTAATGTCTGACTATTATAGGGAGGGAAATGCCGTAAATGTTTGGGTAAAATATATATGCATAAGGTCAGCAAGTAGGTTTAATTATTGCGCGGAGATTTCTGTTCAAAGATCTTCCCCTAATCCGCTACCTTTAAAATTTTCAAGGCAAGCTTCTAGGCCAGCTAATATACCAGAAGTCATGATGAAGGGGTGTGCTGGATTTGAGGTAAATACAGTTGCATATGACGAAGTTAATGACGGGTTAGTAAGTGCCAATCAGTTCATTGCGTCAGCTAGGCGTAGAGCTAGAAAAACATCTTATAGACTGAGGTGATGTGATTCACCTTTTCTACCCCCAAATTATGCGATTTTTAACCACCCTATAGGTATAAAAATAATAACACCTTGACATTAGGGCAAATATGGTGTTATAGAGTTGAAAATATCAAGATAATGTGTTTATTCTGGGGGTTGATATAGACATGGTTTCTATAGAGAATAGGTATATTGAGCTATTAACTTTCCTAGTTGGCCATAAAGGTAATAACGAGGGTTTGGATATTTGGATTGATTATGACGCTGATAGCAAAAATATTAAAATTATAACAGAAAAAATTGATGGATCAAAGCCTAATTGTTGGCAGAGAAGGCTAGATTGGGTTTACTATATGGACGTTACAAGTTGCACAAGTTTTGATTTTAACTATGATCATAAGGAGATATTTTAGATGTCAGATAAAATGAGAGACGCCTTCATAGCTTACAGTAAAGATGAGGATGAAAAAAACAGGATTTCCTCGATACATGATTTTAGTGCAGGTTGGAAATATTGTAGAGAGTTAGGGGTGTCTGTTGATAGTGCCAGACTTACCAAAAGAGAGATGTTTGCAGTTATGGCTATGCAGGGTTTTTGTGCTAAAGATACAGGTCTTGACAGCAATATTTCTAGTAGGGCATTACGCATCGCAGACGACCTTATTAAAGAGTTGGAGAAGGTTGATTAACTCTTACAAAATTATATTGGAAAAGATATGCGAGCTGTCAGATCAAGAAGATGATATGTGGGTGCATATAGATCATGATGGGCATTACTTTTTCATCTTTCGTGGATCAGCTTTTTCTAAACTAACGCAAGAAGAAAAAAGGCAGGGAATGCTTGCTTCCCCCGTCTGTTTCAGGAAAAATATCTAATCCAGAGAAAGTATCAATACGAGTAAAGCTATCAGATAGACCAATAGATAATTTTCGCATCTTTACACATGAATAACGTCATGAACATATACAGAGAAATATTGTGTGGAATAATGGATAATAATGACGGCATTAATGATATGTGGGTGCAAGTCCATAAAAGTTTTTTTCTTATCCACCACGAACAAGGATACAAAGACGTAGCAATTAAAAGGCTCGATCTCCCAATGAGAAATCAAATGCGTATTAAATTAGTCAATGGAGTTCCGTATAGGTCCAATTATATAATCTCTGATGACGGTGTAAAATTGTCTTCAAGATCCATGCAGGAAGATGACATGGGGAAAATAGTTTCAATATCTTACAAGAAAATTGCTACTTCAAATGAAAAGTGAAGAAATAAAATATATCGATGTATTGAGCAAAGTTGTCGAGCTTAGTAATGATCCGCAAGTAAAGGATGTGTGGGTGAGGTACGGATTAGATAAAAAGTATTTATCGACTGAAGAATTTTTAACTGTAATTGAAATGCACGACAATGAAGATATGATAATTGGGGATAGGAGGAGAAGTTTTTTAAATACGGCTGTATTGATAAGTAATAGAGGCTCCTTTAAAAGAGGGTGCCTTTTCTCAGATCATAAATTGTGGAAAAAAATTCCACAAAAAAACAAAATACTTGGCATTTTAGAGTTAAAAGATATCACTGAGGGGTGAGATGAAATTTAAGTATATTGATATATTGAGTTTAATGGTTGAAAATTTTGACCCAAATTATGATTTATGGGTGTCTATAAATCATTACCATGTAAGCGTTTACTATGAGAGGGGATTCACAGAGATATCAGATTCTGAAAGACGGATGGATTCGCTAGTTACAGCTACTCGCTTCACCAATCTTTCTAAAGATCATTATTATAAAAAAATATATAAACCAACAAATCAAGGAAGTCTAACTAAACATGAAGTATTGAGCTATTCGAAGTTAATCAGCGATTGACATCAGGTTAAATCACATGTAATAATATTTTCTATATTTATTCAAATTGAGTTCGATATGCCAGAAGAAGAAAAAGAGCGTGTACGCATTGATCATATGACTATAGATTACAGTTCGCATAATGTAGGTCAAGGTAGGCTTATAGGTTATGATATGGGTATTCGAGACAGGACTATGATAGCTACTAGTACAATAGGTGCATACACATCTCAAATGGCTCACTATCAAAGGTCTATGCATGAGGCAGCTCAGCAATTTTCAATGACGATGAATAGTGGTATGCATGAACGCCTCATAGAGATTTTTACAAACAGCACAAGAAATCATAACAGTGTATCAAGTGAGGGCCAAAATACATTCAAACGAAATAAGGGTTATTTTTCTAATTCTAATCTTATTTGGGAAGAGTATAGAAATCATATAAAAAGAAATAAACCTGAAGATCTAGATTTTAAAACTATTTCAGAGGGCATAACGAGTAAAGACTATATACCATATGTCAAAAAAAGAATAGATTATATGACTAGCGCGTCCGATGTCAGGTCGCACATTAACGGACTTAATAGTTCTATTAAATATATCGGTCATAGTAATGGTTACATCACGACAGACATGAAAAATATTTGGGAAGAACTAATAGCATCTTCTGATAATGCAATTGATGACTTAAAAAAATCTTTTGGTATAGATATTTTACCCATTATTAAAATGGTGAGGGCTATAACCCCAATACCATCATATGCAAGTTTGTTAAACTTAACTAATTTTGTTCAACATCTGATAGGTGCGAGGTTTTACAATGAGGACTATAACTTCAAAATAAATCCTTCTGCAAGCGGAAAGTTCTCATTTAAACCTCACAAGCCTCACATGTATTTAAATATTGAAATAGGAAGTCTGCTTGTAATTATAGACTGTAAGTCTTCAATTAGTAATTGGGAGCCAGTAGGGCTTTATGTTGCTCACGATAAAGATCCTGAAAAACACAAGAGTGAGGACAAAGCAAGGTCTGAACGAGGGCTTCTTGCAATGTACCCCTGAGGCAGAAACCATAGGACAAAGTTCATGAATAAACACAGTATTGAAAATTACGAAAAAAAAATAGAGGAAGAAGATGTCAGCTAAGTTAGATGAAAGGCCTGTTAATTGTAGGTTTAGATTTAAGGACGAAGGTAAGCCTTATGGAAAGTCTGGGTGCAGAGTTGTAAATTGCGGCGGGTCTTTAACCCCAAATGCAATTATAGTAATGTAAAATTCAAACCCCCAACGACAGCACAAACAAAAAACCAAATTCAAGACTTGATAGATCGTCACAAGTCGGATGGGAAAAATTCAGAAAAATGGCAAGATGAATATAGACAGCTACATTTAGATACACTTGAAGCTTTGAGGAGATATAAGGAGCTATTGTGACAATAATTCCATACAAAAATATATTATCTGTTATGGTTGAATTATCTAAAGATGAATCTGTTGAGGATGTGTGGTGCGATTTGACTAATAAATCTTGTCTTTATGGCTCAATTCCAATTATTAGACAGATGGGGTCGTCAAGGTTATTAGATGATGAGCATAAAAGAAGACATTATCTAAGTAATTATATAGTGCATTCATCAGGGTACACAGTGCAAAAGAGCGGCATACACATTGAAGGTCAAGCGCCTTGGTTAAATATGTCTAGGATTATATTTTAAATACGATTAATAAATTATGATAAATGAATATAGATTGATACTTGAGAAGATATGTAGCATTGAGGGCAGTCAAGACCTATGGGTAGTGCCTTATAAGAATAAAGGGTGCGAAGATTTAAAAGTAACCATATACAACGAAAATGGAATTAATAATATGCCATATTCTGCAAGAAGGCAAGATACACCATTTTTTTATTCTGAGACAAAGGCAAAATATAATGTGGCATATAGATTAGATTATGACGTTTCCGAAGATGGTCTTAATTTGGTTTCTGTAAAATATAGAGGTATAATACATAATGGAATGAATTTTGATGAAGAAGATTGCTATAAGGGTATATCTCCTATTCAATTACCAAATAAAAGATAGTGATTTAAATGATAAACCTGTATAAGTACACACTTCAGAAGATAGTTGAGTATGACTTAGACGGAGATTTGTGGGTTTACCTCGACAAGGAAAGGGGAATTGTGTCAATATACAATGAGGATTGCCTATATTCTGTAAGGGAGCAGGATAGAAGGAGGGCTATAGCTACACACTCTCTGAGGCATAATAGGAGAAAACAATCTAATTCATTTAGATCTGATAGGCATCCAGAAGAGTATGATTATCATGACGAGGATTTCAAAGCGGGGTATGAGGCAAAGTCACAAGAAGTGAAGTGGTATGAGATCAATGATCCTATAGTTGAAAAATGGAAAGATGGGCGCAAAGTTGACCTAATGATTAACAACATATCCCCCAATAACACAAAAATAACCAAAAGAAGAGTTGTTGATATGTATTATTGTCCAAAAATTAAAGCATGGAGAGGTGATTATTACATACCGTCATATATAGATATAACACACATCATGCTTCCTATGTTATTAAGTGATAATAATGCCAAGTGAAATATCTAAAAAACTAACAAACATATCTAAAAAGATGAGAGTTGAACTCCTGCCAATAGTCATACCTGCTAAGAATTACTGGGAATATGAATATAAGGACTTATTGGCTTTAGTGGTTAATGTAAAGAATTATATCGAAAATGCTGGTTTTTTATTAAATGATATTATATTTGTTGAATCAGAATATGGTCATGCTGATCGCGGGAATCCTGTTGTCATAATAAGGTTCAACCATTATTACGTATTGGACTTCTTTAACGGAGGGGGTCAAGTTCACATAGAGATATCACAATATGACGATAACTTGTCTCACAACCGTATAGCTATGAGAAATTGTCAATTACAATATGTAAGTGTCGGAGATAAGTTTGAATTAAGGCTTATCAAGTATTAAAGCTATTGATTTATATAAATAACAGTATATAAGTCTCCCATGACACATATTAATAAATTAGACAAAGACCTAAGAGGCGCGGCGGAATCCCTTAAGGGAATAATGGACAATATTGAAATACACATAGAATCCATGAGGCAATACATATTAGATTTAAACCTACACCCCGATACAATGACAGAAGTCAGTATAGGAGAGTTTAACCTAAGCGGATTTACAAAGTATAAGATACCTTTCCTAAGATTCGAAAAAAACAAAATCATATTTGACAATCCTAATGGATATCACAAAGACACATTGGAAGTTCCTATGGTTGATATGTCTATAGAGGGTATAAATAAACTTATAGAAGAATATGAGGACGGCAATAATGAGTAAGATGACTAAGATATATAACCTATTCTGTTATTGCTGTGTATATAGGAATAACTATGGACTTTGTTCTAATGACAGAGTTTAGTGGATTGGGCGTTACACTTACATTATTAACTATATTAGGATTAACATACCTATGGCGGGGAATTGATAGTGATTAAACAAAAAGAAATAAAAGAAAGTCAATGTGATCACTGCCTTGAGACAGAAAAGACGAGCACTAGAAAGCCTTTTAATATATATAGGATAACTGTTAACTTCGATCATGCTGGAAAACTTGAAGAGTTTACAAAGGATTTCTGTGGAAGATGTTGGGTAGAGAATAACAGACTGTTTTATACAGGAGATAAGACAGTAATAATGAGAGATGGCGGCAGTGTTAGTAAGGTGTAATAATAATGAAAACAGAATACACATTTGAAACAACTCTCAATATGGGAGATTATCAGCATATAGTCACTATGAAGATATATAATTGTCGTATGCATCCGAATAAATGGTCATGGCAAGTTGATGGGTTAAGTAATGGATACCTTATACATATAGCAAGGACAAAAGGAAGGGGTTCGGCGGGACCATTTAACTCAGCCAATAATGCTATGAAAAATGCAGAAAAGCACGGAGTAATAGCTCCCGAAGGATTCTATTAAGCAATAATACTGTTTTATAAAGGAAACAATAACATGATAGATATATTAGAAGAAGATGATGTAGAGATAACAATAGATCAATTTGGTAAATTATGGGTCAATACAAAGGATGGATGTCAATTACGTATTGGTAAATGTAAGAATATTGTTATAGATGACAAGTTTAATAATAAGACTTAGTATAGCAATTGGATATAATTGGGTATTGTTATGAGTGATAATTTAATGAGGTTAATATCATCAATAGAGGATATATTGAAACATGACATCAATTATGAAGATATAGACTTAATAGGGAATGAAGCTAAAAGGGAAAGGGTTACTTCGGCACATAAGGCTATATTGGATTATAAGGATAGTGTTAATGATGAAAAAACTCAAGAAGCTATCGACTACTTTAAGGATATGGCAAAAAGTAAGAGGATGAATGCACAATATAATCGCAAAACACCTAGACGGGGTAATCCGAGGGAAGATTTAGCGAAGGTTAATGATAAGCATGCTCTATATTATGACTTAGCTGTTGTGAAATTGTCGAATATTGGGTAAGAATTGGTGGTTATGAAGGAATTGGGTAAAAATATTGATGAAAAGTGGGAGATTGCCAAAAAGAGTACTTTAGTGTCTATCTATGACCTAATTTATATTTTTGACGTCGATATTACTGGGTTTTTGGATTTGATTCCAAGTTTTCGCAATAAGATTACATATTTGCAATTTTTACAGATTTCCAGAATATTTAATGATATTATCGATAAACGATATGAAGACTACGATTGCAATCTAAAATTCAATCATAACTCAAGCGCCAAGATTAATATCTTAGGTGATCCAGAATGTATGTCCGAGATATATATAAACATGGAGTTCTCTAACCTCCTTGTAGTGATAGAGCTTAACTGTGTTTTCGAGAGTCCTAATGTAAATTGGTTTGTCAGCGATGTTTCTGCGTGCTATCTATATGGGGACGATTTGAAAGATAGTGTGCCTTATTATGGTTATAAGGACAGAACGCTTTGGCCTATGTATGATTCGTATCACAATAAGGAAAATGATGGCGGTATGACTGTAGATTATAAAAGATATTATGAGGCGAAGTAAATGAGATATCCCAACTCAAAAGACACCGCAATTCTAGATATTATGGGAAAAGACCTTATTTTCTCTATTTTATCTATAAAGGATCATGGAGAATTGTCTTATATCTACATGTTGAGCGTTATAAATGCAGCTGATATTCATACTAATGGAGAGGTGGGTGTAAAAGTTAATAAGTTTGTAGATAGCTCGTTCATTAATATTGTCTATCCTTATCATGTAGCGGAGGTTAACTTTTCAGCAAGTTCTGATAGAAAGTCGTGGAATTTTGCTTATGTGAGATTTATGGAGTGTACTAAATGCTGGTCAAAAATGGATACTAGAGCTGAGATGACTATAAATATCAGTGAGCATGGAATCAACAATTCTGTAATATATAGAGAGTCTGACTTAAAAGGTATGATGTCATGAACTCCGAAAAGCTTAATACAATTAGGGATGAGCTTAATTTAAAAGACCTTATAAAGATATTTCCTGTTGGAGAACCTGCAAACTATATGCAATCTCTAATGTTAACTGTAAATTTAAAGAAATTTTTAGAATCAAAAGGCGTGAAGGTTAACGATATATTTTTCTGGGGTGGTAATTATGAAGTCTTAATTATAAGAATAGATGATAGTTTTTTAATTGAATATGATCATGAGAGAGTGTGTTTGACATGGAGTTATAGTTATGATGCGATTAAAAAGATTTTAAGAGACTGTAAATCTGTTTATGAAACAGGATCTGTTATCCATGCTAAACTAGGACAAAAATGTATATAGATAGCTCTAAGACAAAGAAAGCCACTGACCGTTGTCATAAATTTATCCTTAAATATTATGATAGGACAGCATTTGCGTTTAATTTTGATGATTATCGTATTGATACAAGTATGATAATTGATACAAGTATGATAAATAACAGAAAGATAATAATTCCTAATTACACTCAAGCTCTTAAGTCGCTTTTATTTATTATGAATAAATTTGAAGAGCTGAACATGCCAGTTTATGATATAATATATGATATAGAGCATTATATAGTGGTTTGCTGTATTACCGAGCACGAGGGTATTTATCTATCTCTCACAAAAGAAAGAAGCCCAATGATGTATTTTAGCATATACAATCTGAATGAACTGGGCAGAAATATGTGGTTTAGATACCCTGAGCTTGAAATTGATGATGTAGTGGAGATGAAAGGTATAAATATTATAAATAAATTCGCATCTTCAGCCGTGTCCACTTGACAGGGTTTAAATAAGGGTTTACACAATCATATAATTTTGGAGTCTATCATGTTACTATCTTTACTTTCTTTCATTTTCATCATTGGCCTTATTTGGTTTGGTGCGGGTTACGTTGCTATTAAAATTGTTGTCAAATATGATGAAGACCCCATTGACCGTGATGATGTTAGGACTTTGCTCTTGCTTGGTATATTTTCATTGGCTCTAACAGTCTGGGAATATATTCTAAAGCTTGAATTTGAAAAGATTGTTGGCCGCGTACTTAATAAAGTTCAACCCACAGACAAAGAAGATAGATAATGCTTAAGTCATTTATATCAGTTTTATTTGTATGCTTACTGTGCTGGGCTGCTTGTGGTTTTATCGCGTGTAAACTAGCCACTATGAGTGGTAGGTATAGAATTGACAGGCAAGAGGCTAAATTTTTGCTGTCTTTGGGTCCGTTTGGTATATTTATAGCTTTGATCATAATGGCAGATATAGGTGATTTTAAATTTATTGGAGAATTTACTGACAGGATTGGCCAGAGGATTGCTGATGCAGTAAATAAGGATGAACCCCCTACTTCTGAGGATAAATAATTTTCGCATCTTCACCCGTCTCCATTTTTACACAAGAATTTTTATATGCTTAAAGGTGAATACAAGATAAAAAGATCCATTACTCTAGATAATGGTGACGAATATGTCGGATATGTCTTTACTGATCAATATAGTTACGGCATAACTCTTGATATAGATAAAGCAACTATATATACTAAGCACCCTAAGGATATTTTTAGAGGATCAAAAACCCTGCATGGTTATATTAGCAAAAAGAACCCTCTTGTTAAAACAGAGAAGTATAGCTTTATTGCGCCATAAATTTTCGCATCTTCACGAGTCTAGTTACAATATTCGCATCTTTAACAGGTTATTATTATGGATATGAAATTAGATTTCTATATTAATAAAATTGGCAAAATACTCCCTATGCTGAAAGACTTTCCAACAACTGGGAAGGTTGAGCGCAGTTATAAGGAGATGATCGAAACATCCATGATGGCAGAGAAGATATTTAAAGACTTGGGATATGATTACATAGATATTATAGACACTAAAGGCTCAGCTCTTATTTTATGTCACCTTGGCAACGGATTCTGCGTATCCATAAATACATCTGTTCAAACTAGAGTTATAATGGTTGTTTATCAATTTGACAGGCAGTGTGATTTGGATCACCTAAAGAAGATAAGTAGGCAGTCTTTCGGAATGTTAAATGGTAATGGTGACGTTATTAGGGTAACGGGTGGTTATAAATTTGATGGTGTTCATGAACCTATCATAAGGACTGCCCCTAGGGACGAATATGATGACCTTATAGAGGGTTATAATCGCAGACTGGATATAGAGTTGGACTTTCCTTTAGACTGGGATGCCCCTCTATAATTTTCGCATCTTGACATGTCTCCATTTTCATATAAAGATATAATATCTGAGCAAAGGGTTCGACTCCCTTATTGGTGAACAATACATGTTAAGTAACTTATTCGACTTAAGGCGAAGTTGTGGAACTGCTCAGTTTTTTCGCATCTTCAACCGTGTCTAGTTTTCGCATCTTCAACCGTGTCTGTTTTTTTTGAAAAAAGTGAGGCTCGAACAAGAATACATGAACGAGCCTCTGGCCCGTTTTGAGAAAACGCAATTAGGGCCAATAATTTATATAGGGATAATTTTGTGATTTGTCAAGATGGAGCGAGTGACAAGAAAAACTAATGACTAAAAAACCTGCCACTCGCTGTCACCATCTGTGCGACACTATATATAACCACAAAAAAAATTTGAAGTCAATGCAAAATAACTGTTGACGTATTATTTTATTTTTGTTATGAATGAGTCGTTCAATAAAGAAAAGGTAAAACATGTTGAAAGTAAAACGATGAGCAAGCCGCTTATTAATGAGATGATTACGGCGCGGGAAGTGTTGTTAATTCAAGAAGATGGTAAAAGCGATGGGGTGTGCTCTATCTTAGACGCATTAGAATATGCTAAAAGTGTCGAGTTAGATCTTGTTCAAGTGAACAATAACGCAACCCCTACATGCCGAGTTATGGATTATTCTCGCAAAAGCTTTCAGAAGAAGAAAAACAAAGGTGGTGGCCGCAAAATTAAATTGAAAGAAATTAAACTGCGTCCTAATATCTCTCAACATGATCTAGACACTAAGTTTAGAAGCATGGATAAGTTTTTCAGTAAGGGAGACCGTGTTAAAATTAGCGTTCAGTTCCGTGGCCGTGAAATATCTCATATCGAAAAAGGCAATGAGCTTATTGAAAAAATAAAAGAGAGATTCTCTGAAATCAATATTCATGCCGACTCTAAGCGTGATGGAAAAACTATCACAATGGTTCTATCTCCATAGGAAAAATTATGTTTAAGAATTTTATTAAAAGAATAAACACTCCTAAAGATGATTCCTTGGGAATGACTCCATTTTAAGAATTTCAACTCATGGCGGCTATTGTTATTCCTGCAATTGTTATTATTGTTGTCGGAGTGGCTGTAGTCTGGGCTATAATTGCGGGACTAATATACATTCTTTAATTAAACGGTGACTCAGGGACGCCTCTTTGAGTCATCGATGCTAACATGCCTTGCATATCTTGAAATATTTTCTTTTCGGATATTATTTCCACCGCATAAGCGTCAATGAAAGATTCGAATACGGATTGATCGTCAAAATCCCATATCACCTCTTCATCGTTAGACAAGAAGAATGATATTGATTGCTCTACTCCACTAACCCTAACATTCTCAACCTTATGGGTTGGCAATAGATCATTGTCATATGGTCTCTCTGGGTGTCTTATAATCATATCCCTCTCCTATTATTTTTATATATCATATTTTTATTGTATTGTCAATAATTACATATGAAAAAATATTTATCACTTGACAAACTTTTTTATTTTTCTTGTTGACTCTGGGTTCTAATGATGTATTTAGGATGAAATTGATATTGAAAAGGTGGATTATTATGAAAGATTTTTATATTGGTACTGTTAATGCTAGTGGCGGTTGGCAAAGGACTTATGGAGTTCATGCCGAATCTCCAGAGCAAGCTTTAGAATTAATGAAGAATGGAAATTCAACTCACTTTTACGACGATCTTTTAGAGGCGGACTGTCAATATGAAGATTCTATGAGCATAGATGATATAGAGCTGGGAGATGAGATTCGCATGGCAGACACTCAAAAAGAAGCTCCGCAAGCAGCTTGGGATACTCTTCGCAAATTCAAAGATAAGTGGTATTGCCCTAAAGCAATCCGTAACGCTATAAATCAGATAGCTTACATTTAGGAATAATTATGTCTAATAATATTATTAAAAATCATGTCCCAGAATGTCCTGAGTGTGGACAAAACACTAACATTGATTGTGAAAATGGAGGTCAAGAGGTCATTTGTCCTTGTGGTCTTGGGTGGGAAAACGAGGAATAATTATGTCTAGAATTTATGTATATGTTACAGACACTGATGACGGCGTTGATATTAATCACTATCTTTCCAAAGATGAGTACTTAAAGCAGGTCAAAGCAGATTTAACTGAGGTCTGGAGTGTTGACAATCTTGGCGATATGCCTGAAGATTTATCAGCGGCATATGAAATTTATTCTGAAGATAGAAATAATGGAGACCTTGACAATCCTTATTTTTGGTTTGAACATATTATTGAATTAGACGCTGGGATGCTAGAGGATTAATAATATGCCAGATGACAAAAAAGACGAATTCAAGTTCAAAAAAGACGAACACGGATTAACCAAGATAGAATCAGCTCAGGCTGTTGTTGAAGAGGTTTGCCGCAAAGTTAAAGCAGGTGAGTATAAGCGCGATTCTGTATTGCGCGAAATGTTTGTTGCTATTGACTTGCTAGACGAAGCCTGTCAGGAAATAGAAGAAAGTGAGGAAAAATGAGAATATTTTGGGGGTTTGTAACCCTAATGGTTTTAGGTGTAATTAGCTTAATCGTGCCAGATAGAAATTAATTTTATTTTTTACTGTTGACTCTTTTGTTTTTCACATGTAGGCAAATCCTGCATTTAAGAAAGGAATCAACTATGCAAATGTATTCATTCCCCGAAGAGGTAGATTATGAACCCGAATATACAGGGTCTTTTGATGAATGGCAAAAGAGAGAGGAAGATCCCAAAGCTAGGCTAATTAAATGGCTTAAAGAAAATGATTTTAATGGCCCTAACACTGGTAAGATATATTATACTCCAAGAGGCGATGGGTCAGCTATGTATATGATAGCTCATGCGACTCATGGCTCTGGCAGGAAATCTGGATTAATGCATTTGCCTTATGGTGATGCGTGGGATTGTCCTAATATTCAATATATCCCGCAAAAGGTTATATTTGAATCTGTCAATCAGCCAAGTATTGCAGACATGCTTGCAAAGCATAAAGAAAGCACATAGAATTTCTTGCGGGTAGTTTTCAAACTTTCCAGTACCGCAAGCGATAGCGGCTCCGTAATGATGCGGGGCCGTTTTCTTTTGTCTTAATGATATTTTTTATTTTTCTTGTTGACTCTATATTTAATTCATGGTTTAACAAGGTAACAAAACAAAAGGAATTGATATGTCAGTATTAAACGGAATTCGTGAACGGGCTATAGAGCGCTTTAATAATGGTGAGCGCAACAAAGTCTTAACGTCACAAAATGCTAAGATTATGAAAAGTGAGAAGCTTGGATATCTTACAACTGGCATTCATTTGTCACCCGCAAAATTGGTTAGCAAGAAAACTTTATGTCCGCATGCGTCAAAAGGTTGTGAGGCGGCTTGCTTGAATCAGGCAGGTCAAGCGCAATTACACTTTGTACGCAAAACGGGCAGATTTACAGGCTTGAATATTCCACAAGAGAGTCGCGCCCTTCGCACGATATGGTATGAATTAGACCGCCCTTCATTCATGGCTCAATTACGCAAAGAATTAAAAGCGTTTGTAAAAAAAGCGGAACGTGAAGGCCTTAACCCCGTTGCAAGACTCAACCTTACATCGGATATTGCTTGGCACAGAACGGGCATTATGCAAGAGTTTCCAATGATTCAGTGGATGGACTATACAGCAAATCTCTATAATGACAAATTGCCAGAAAACTATCATCTTACATTCTCTAAAAAAGAGGATAATGATTTACGTGTTCAAGAGGCAATAAATCGCGGAATGAATGTAGCTATCGTATTTGCAGATATGCCAGATACTTATATGGGACTCCCTGTAATTGATGGAGACAATGACGATTTGAGATTCTTGGATAATAACGGCGAACAATGTATAGTAGGACTAAAAGCAAAAGGCCCCGCTAGAAAAGATAATAGTGGATTCGTTGTTCAAGATAATAAAAAGACTTACACACTTATTGATAAATTAGCGGCGTAAATTAACGCCCTTAATATCCTCAGTGATTAAAACACCATCCTTTAAATGTTTCTTTATAGCCTGCCTTGATATATTGAAGTGTTTAGAGGCTTGGTGCCAGTTATTAAAAAAACATACCGTTTATTTTTATTTGCTCATGATCTTCACATCTGTAATAATCTTTATTTGAAACAGAATATATTCTGGAAGTCAATGTAGCAATATTAATACCTTCTGCTTCTGCTGCAAGTCTTATTGTTTTGAATTTTCCATAGGGAGTTATGACAGGGTTTCTGTTCTGCTTAGATCTTCTCCCTTTTTTAGATACTCCAGTCATCCACCTGTTAATCGTCCCTTTAGATAAACCTAAATCCTTAGCTGCGGCTTTCTGTGATATATATGTGACTCCGTTTATAGTACATTCTTTATTGGTGCCGCTTAATTCTGGAGTTAAGCAACCTTTACCACCGCAAACTTTATTATAACAGTCCTCTTGATTAACAACATTTTGAGTTACGATCTTGGACTCATATTTATAGGCGTCGTCAGCATTATCAAACTCAGATAATATTTTCATATGAAAATTTTCTTTACCGTATTCTTTTAATGCTTTTTTGAAATCTTTACCACTACCCAGATACGTGCACGGAGAGCAGTTACAAGAATGCTTTCCAATATAGTATTTACCATTGACAAGGTTAGTAGTTTTATAGACAATATGTTTCATGCTGAATTCCCCAACGAATTTAGATTTGGCGGAGTCTGATCACTCGCGGCCAATATTTTTATATATGAAATAATTATACCATATAGAACGCTATAAATCAACTGAAAATAATTTATTTTTCCTGTTGACATAGCCAATTCATTGTCGTAAAAAGAATCAACAAAACGAAAAGGAACACATCATGGGTCAGTATTACTCTCCAGTTATCTTAAGCGATAATAAAAAAGAAGTCTTAAAGACAATTTATTCACATGACTTTGGCAACGGGTTAAAGTTGATGGAGCATTCATATCTTGAAAATGAATTTGTCGCCACATTTGAAAGTGAAATTATTGATAGCCCAAAGCGTATAGTTTGGGCGGGTGATTACGCCGATGAAGAGAATGGTGAGGATTATAATCTTTATAATCTTGCGGATGACGCGCCTAAACTTACAAAGCTTAATACATCTTCTATGGAGACTAACTTTCTCATTAACCACGACAAAAAATTATATGTTGATAAAGCAAAAATTAAGGTTGGTATGTTTGACCTTAGAATCCACCCTTTGCCATTATTAACTTGTGAGGGCAATGGTCGCGGTGGTGGTGATTATCGCGGTGACAGTGATTTAGTCGGCACATGGGCGCGTGACAATATTAGTTGCTCAAAAGAAAAACCAGAAGGCTTTGAAGAGTTAATCTTTGATTTAGTCGAGGAATAGCATGATAGATTTTTCTGAAAACGAAAAAATTATAATCAGTAAGTTTGACAATCTTTTAGAATATCAGAAAAAAAGACTTGCAATTATTCTTATAGGAGACACCTTAAACGGGTTGGCACTTAGTGATATTGGAAAACATTTTATTGAGAAGCATCAAGATCAAGTCGCTCAAGAGCACTCTGTTACTTGCTCAATTCATAATGAACGCAGAAATAGTGACGGCACTTGTGATAGCTGTGAGTTTAATGAAAAGTGGGAAGGCCCTACGGATCATAATGGCGAACCCATTTTATTTCTAAATCATTATACGTGTCCGACATGTAAACATAAATGGGAAGATGAATACTCTTGCCAAGTTGATGGTGAATGTCCACAATGTAGCGCGGGGCCTATTGAACCCCATACGTCAGAAGATATAAACCAAGAGTTTTTACCAAAGGATTAAAAATGAGTGAGCATTCAAGAAGACAAGTCAGTGATAAAATAAATTGGAAGCTTCTCAGAGAGCAAAAGGACTGGCTACTTTCTCAGACTGATGAGCCAGACTTGACAATGGCTACAGGTCTTATTGGTTTAATTGATGAAATTCAAGATATAGCTGTTGACTATGAGGGAATACCAAGTGAAACTGTTTTTGGTTTTGCTAAATAAAATATGGAGAGTAAATCTGCATGCCTGTCACCTACGTTTCGTGGTAAGAGACATAGGACTAGTCTGGGTGACTATGGGCAGAAGTTGGTATGATTTGTTGTTATCTAGCTATGGTGCACAAGTAGCTTTTTAATTCCGTTGGTTCAAATCCTTCACTCTCTACCAAAATTTTTATATAAGGAATAAATTATGAAAGTCTCAGAACTAATAAAAAAATTGAGTGGTCTTGATGGAGACCTTCCAGTTATAATGTCGAGAGACCCAGAGGGCAATGGATTCTCAAAACTTGCAAGTGACGGCATTACTGTTTACATGGCGGATGTGACTGATAACTTTATTGATGAAGTTAAAATATGTGAGATAACGGATCAACATAGAAAAATTGGTTACACTGATGAAGATGTGGGAGACCCAGAGACTATGACAAAATGTCTAGTACTTTGGCCATAATTTTCGCATCTTTATATATGCATGATTCGCATCTTTAGGAGACGTATAATGAACGCCTTTAAAAAACTTATAGATAAAAATTTAACAATAACAAAGCGTGAAAACTTTGAAAAAATGGTGGAGTTCGCCGTACATGAGAAGCAATTATCTGAAATTAAAGGCGACTACGTACTGCACAATGTGTTCCTTGTTAGTGAAGATCAGTATATTTATATAAGCGATTCTTTAAGCCATCTTTTAACGTTTGCTGATTTAACTTATGATGAAAACGGTATACACATAGGAGAGTGAATATGAGAATTTTAATGTTTGGAATTTTATATATGATGATCAATGTGGGAAAATTTGTTGCTTTTGCAGCGCTAATGATGGGTGGTGAATAAATTTTATTTTGTTGTTGACATTAAATAATCAATAGCGTAATACAGTCCTAACAAAACAAAAAGGATTGCACTATGCGAATCGAAGAAAGAACTAATGATTTTGCTTACAGTAATACAGTAGGTATTAAAGCACATGTTGGTAATGCAAGAGCTATTATCGCCATGCTTGCCAATATTTATGAAAACCCTGCGCTAGCCTTTATTCGAGAGATGGCATGTAATGCTTATGACGCTCATGTCATGGCAGATAACCTAGATAAGTCTTTCGACTTGCACTTTCCCACAAAAGATAATCCTAATCTTATTATCAGAGATTATGGAACTGGACTCTCAAAAGAGTTTATGGAAACGCGCTATACATCTGTTGGCGATTCAACAAAAAAGAATAGCGATGATGAAATTGGCGGATTCGGTATCGGGCGACTTAGCTTCCTTTCAGTAACTGAAATGGCTATTGTCACTTCTTACTATGAAGGCATGAAATATGCTTATAATGTAAGCCGTGACGAGAATCTTGATTTGTGCTTTTTTCCAATGGGTGAAGAGGAAACTGATGAACCTAACGGCCTTGAAATTATATTCACGCCTACGCAAGACGTTATTTACAAAACTATCGAGGCGTCAAAAGATTTTTTCAAAAGATTTAAAATGATGCCTAACCTAACTGGCGCTGTTGTTCCGTTAGTTAGTATGGATTATGCTTTCGAGAATGAAAAATGGGGTGTTAGAAACGGGCCTTCATACGAGAATCAATTGAATGTGGTTATGGGTGGTGTTGCTTATCCTGTTAATCGGACACTAGCAGGTAATGATATATTTTCAGGTGTTGAAAATTTGATCGAGTCAAATATAGATTTATTCTTTAACATAAGTGATATTCAGCTTGCCCCTTCAAGAGAAGGTGTTATGCAAACTGACGACACTCTTAAAAAGATTGCCTCAAGACTTAATGAGATTAAAGATTATTATTTAGAATCATATCGCGATGGGCTGTCTAAGATTAATTTCTTACATGAAAAAAAGATATTCTTTTCTAAGTTTATTGTAGGTTTGCCAAATGGTGTAAATTCTCTTATCCGCTCTATTGCACGTAAAGAGGATTGCGGAGATTTAACGGAAATTAGCGTAAAGTTTCAACCGCACCGTATGAAGCTTAAGCAATTTTATGAAACAAGAAAATTAGACAAGGCGGGTAACGTAGTAAGAGATTCTAATGACGAACCTGTTATGGAAACAAAGTCTAGAATAGTTGATGGGGATTATGCCTATCGCTTTCATGAAAAAAGCTCATACCGCACTAGGTCTTGGAATACTGCGCACCGTTGGGATAAATCAACAACAAGCATGATTAAGATCAATTCGGAATTATTACATAGACAAAAATTTATCCTTATGGATATAGAGGATAGGTCTTGGAAGGCTACTATTGAACATAATTATGGCGATGATGACGGAGTTAGAGCCATCTATATGGGTAAAAGACAGAGTGACTTTAAGGCTATATTAAAACATATGACTAAGTTTGGTTTTAAGCCTAGTCAATTCACTAGACTTTCTGAATTAGAAAAAAAGCCGCGTGTTAGGAAATTGCTTAACGGACGTAATTTTAGACGTAACAATATTAGCGACTCAACGTCTGGATCATTTTCCTCTTATAGTGAGGTTCCATTCACTTCGATATCTGAATCAGATGTTGTCTTTGTTGAAACAAATCGCCATGAGGTTGTCTGTCAAGAGTCCATCGAAGCTTTAAGGGACGCTAGGTTTGCTCATGCGGTGGGATTGTTGAAAAACTTTTCAGTTTACGCTGTGAGTAAATCTTACCTGTCTATGGTTCCTGATAACTGGATTAATATTGTTGACTATATGAGTGAGATAGATTTGCGGAGTATGAAAAAACTTATTAAATCTCAATACCGCTCTATGGTTATCTGTGAAGGATTAAAAAGTATAAGTTATAAATTTAAACCCACAGAAGACACTGATGTCCCATATAAAGACGAACATGGCCATGTAAAAATTCTTGCTGTAAGAGAGTATGAATCAAAGCACATGAAGTTTTTACGTATGGGAAAAAACCTGTCTGTCAATATGCTTAATGATTTAGAGTTCCTTTATGAGCGACATAAAAATGTTCGTGATATGTTCAAAGAAACTAACGTAGAAGTTTCAGATGCGCGTGAATGCCTTGACTTGACAAAAAGCAAGATGTCTGCTAACAATATATTAGACCAGAATTATGCTTTTTCTAAAATTCAGGGCTTTCTGGGAAGTGATGTTCACAATTTCCTATCATCCAAGAAAGACCCCATTGCATTTATCGTTAAGGTCAACAATTTTGTAAGAGGACATTAAGATGGTTAGCATGAAAGAAGGTTCCAAAGTATTAAAAGCGCAACCGACTCGCGGCGCTGTTCCACCTATTATTTTTGATGGAGCGGGAAATATCTTATCGTTTTATTTTGACGGAAATCCTTATATGGTAAGAAGTGAGAATATGAATTTCTTGCTGATTAAAGATTTAGTTAAAGAGGGTGAAACATTAAAGCGCGAAGGCAAGGATGAAGAGTCCGCCCAAAAAATGCAGGATGCAATTAACCTTATTGACCATAAGAAAGCAATGCAGTCACTAACGTATGGACGTATTCAGGTTGTAGGAAAAGAATTGTATTATTCTGGCGTCCGTGTTGATGATAGATTGACTCAGTTAATGGTTAAGCTTGCAAGACAGAGAGAGAAGTTTGAGCCTCTTGGCAAATTCCTTGAAAACCTTGCTAACAATGTTAGTGATAGATCGAGAGAGCAACTATTTGATTTTATTGAAAGGCATTTATTTTCTATTACACCAGATGGAAAATTCTTAGCGTATAAAGTTGTTCGTAGTGATTATACGGATTGCCATACTGGAACATTTGACAATAGTGTTGGAATTACTGTTGAAATAGACAGAAGTGAGGTTGATGACAATCCTAACAGGACTTGTTCTCATGGATTGCACGTATGTGGAAAGAGCTACATTAACTCATTTAGGCGCGGTAGTAATAGACTATTGCTAGTCGAGGTTGACCCTAAAGATGTCGTGTCTGTTCCAACTGATTACAACGGCGCTAAAATGAGAGTTTGTAAATATCGAGTAATAGAAGAGCTTGATGATGTTTATGAAAATGACAATGTTGGTATTGTTATTGACACTAACAAAAAGACTCGCCGCGATGCAAAGGGAAGATTCCTTCCTGCTAAAGTCTATACCCCATTGCGTGGTGAGGATGGGAAATTTATTCCAGACACAAATAATTTAAACAAATGTTTGATTTGGTAATAGAACATCGTCACCGAGAGGATTTGTTACCCTTGAAGACGTGACGGCACAGAGGGGCGGTGTCTAGGTTTAATCGCCATGTTGGATACTGCCCCTTGAAATTTTCGCATCTTTACAGGTGCGCACATATGGAGAAGTGAAATGAAGTATATATGTTTTCTTGCTTGGGCTTTCTTATTTATAAGCATGTCTTTTGATTTTGGCGGCAATATGCTTTCGATTGTAGGATCACTTACAAGTGATAAGGATTCTGCGATTGACTCTATAGATATAGTGACTTCATTTGTCGGGTTTATTGCTATCATTTACCCCATTATTCTCATGGTTGAATCAGAGAAAATTAATAGTAAATGGAAAAAGTCTAAAAAAACTGTTAACGAACTGATAGACGAGCGGGATAATATTGAGGCGGATTTAAATACACTCAAAAAGAAAACTGATAGTCAAATTGAAGACTTAAGAGGAAAGCTTGAACATGCAAATTCTCAAACGATAGAATCTTATGAGACGTTCACTAAGCTTAGAGATTTTGAGGAAATAGAGAAGCTTGCTTTAGCTGAAAGAAAAGCCGTTGACGAGGGTTAATTTTTATTTTTGTTCTTGACTCCCTTTATTGAATATTGTAATTTTAATGCAGTATTCAAAAGGGAATCAAAATGACTAAAAAAGCACATATTCATACGCACACATTATCTATTGAGGGCGATGTTCCAGATCATGTCTTTAAGGACATAATAAAAACTGGCAACAAAATTATCAAATCATTCAATGAAGAGAATAGATATTCTGGCATTGTTGTAAATTGCGGTAAAGAAAAATTTAAAAAGAAAAAGAAAAAGATACAGGTTAACGGCCTAGGTATTAGGTCTTATGAAACATTCTACATAAAACCTGAATTAATGATTAACGGCACTGTTCACACCTGCAAAACTAACGATGAGACATATGATGGTGCTGTTGGCGCTATATGTATGATGGCAGAAGCGCTTTCTGGTGGTCTTATTAAGTACACTGGTGGTAATTTTCGCAATAAACGCCCAAAATACGAGAGAGTTTTACATAAATCTATAGGATTCGCCACAAATACCGCTTTATGGCCTAATAAAGAAGGTGAAATACGAGCAATATCAACAACATAGATAAAAAATGCATTATTTTTGCTTTTTATTGTTGACACCTAGGATTTATTATTCTATAAAATGAACATCGGCAAAGTCCTCCCCTGATTAGCCGATCCGCGATCCCCGACCTCCCCTTTGGGTTGATCGCACACCTTGGCTCCTTCTGGCTCCCCCTTTGCCAGTTGGGGCCATTTTTTTACATTGACTAAAGGTTAATAAAATTGTATATATAAGATCCAGTCACACTCCATGCACAGCTTTATGTTAGAGAGGCTTGCAAGAGACTATGATGCTACTTCGTGTCTGGAAGTTGGTTATGGCCATTTGGGAAGTGAATAGTCTCAATCTAACGTAAACTAGGTCGCTCTTTGAGCGGCCTTTTTTATTTTTCTTGTTGACAATCTATGTAAACTATGCGAAAAGAGAATCAACAAACGAAAGATTATTAATATGCCAAAAAACTCTTTACAGAAACTTATTGATAGGGCGATAGAAAGCACTGGAGATAAAGCAGAGGATTTTCTTGTTATAGCTCATGATATATCATTGGACGCAAAGCATAAATCTGGCACATCGGAAGGTATTAGACTTTTCGGAGATGACACCCTTTCTGACTTTTACGAGCTTGTCAGCAATACAGTTAAAGATGTTAGCGGCAAATCAAGAATGAAGTTTCATGAGTATGTCGAGGACAGTAATTTTAACATAAATATTTTCTTGCAAGAACTGAAAGACAGAGCCGAGGCTTGAGATGGTAGAAAAGAATGTCCCTATAACATTTTATGATTTTTGCACACAGCAAAACAAATCAAACGATAAGTTTAAAGATATGAGTTGGGGTGAAAAACAAGCCGCTTATGTAAAGCATGTAAAAGGATTATCATAATGCCTGTCAAAGATGTGAAAGATACCAACAATCAATTACAAAGATTTGTTGACGCTCAAGATAGATTGCAGGGCGGAAAATATGGCGATGCTACTATTTTCGAGGTTGCATGTTTAGAGATGCTTCAAGAGCAAAAAAGGACTCACTGGATGTGGTTTATATTTCCACAATTAAGAGGCCTTAGCCCTAGCACAACAGGAACCCATTATGGATTGCGAGGAATTGAAGAAACTATTGCCTTTATGTGCCATCCTGTATTGCAAAATAGATATAGAGCTTGCGTTGGAATTGTTAATAATCCAAAAACTATAGAATCATTTAGTGAGATCGATAAAATGAAGTTAAGGTCTAGCTTAAGTCTGTTTTATGTCGCCAACGGCTCTCCAGAAAATATTTATTTGGATGTATTGGATTGCATGGGTTGGGACTTATGTGATAAAACTTTAGAATTGTTAGGAATGATTTAAAATGGTTACTTTAAAAAACGGAACAACGATTAAATTTCGTGAAGTGTTATCCCTTCATCAGGTTAATGTTATAGTTAATAATACACCTATGAAAGGGTTCAGTGAATATACATCTGCGGCTAAGTGGGCACAACAAAGATACGGTTTGACAGATGGGCAGTTAATGCAAATATATAGAGATTATAAAGAAGACTACGACAGTCTTTAATTTGGAAATTGACAAATCACTTCATTTAGTGTATTTATAATTAAAAGGAATAATTATGTTTAGATTTATTTTAGCGCTATTCGTCATTGCTTTTGGCATAGCATGTTTTTATGTTACTTGGTTTGAGATAGCGCCCTTCTATGAGCAAGAGCAGCTTCAATACGCCCCCATAGTTGTAAGGATTGGGGCCGTCCTCTCTTTAATCTATGTTATATGCGTGGGCGCTAAAATAACACTTGAAGATTAAAATTACGCATCCGTAGCTCAATTGGATAGAGCAACTGCCTTCTAAGCAGTAGGTTACAGGTTCGAGTCCTGTCGGATGTGCCATTTTTGGAAATTATTATGTCTATAAATTATTACTTGACAGATGGTGATAACGAGGAGGTTATAGCAACAGCTCTAAACTCTACTATCCAATTAGAGTTATCTGAGAAAGAATATAAATCATTCAGTGGACACCTTGTCTATGGGGTGGATCAAAACAATGATATAACTGAGACGGCAGTCCTTGAAATGGCGGTGAGACTTTCGATTATATTTATAATAATGAATGGACAACCGAAGAATTGCTTGATAGGATGGGTATAGAGGTGGAAAAATAGTTGAGTTCAAAGATAAAATTAGAATATCCATATAATCAAGATTGGAAATGGGGATACCTAACTGAAAAAACAACTGGGCGCGATAAGGGCCGCAAGAATATAAGCTTAGTAAATTCTCGCAATAATAGAAGTAGCGTTAGTTACGCTCGTTATTTAATGTCTGTTCATTTAGGTAGATATCTTACAGATGATGAGCATGTAGATCATATCAATGAAGACAAAGCAGATGATAGAATGGACAACTATCAGATACTAACTAATGCTGAAAATACCAAAAAGTCACAAGCATTTGCAATTTATGTTGATTTGAAATGTCCTCAATGTGAAAGTAGATTTCTAAGAAGGCGCAAACACACTCACTTATGCGTTAAGAAAAAATTTGTTGATTTCTGCTCTAGAAGCTGTTCTTCAAAGTACTATTCTAGAAAAGACAAAATTAAGTTTACAGAAGAGAATAGTAATGCTATAAGTGAAGTCATACTTCATGTGAATGAAGTGGAAGATTATGTATTTGATTAATTTAGGGCGTGAAGCTAAACGGTTAAGCCACCTCCTCATAAGAGGTTGATAGTAGGTTCGATTCCTACCGCGCCTACCAAATTTCGCATCTTTATACGCATCTTCATACATATACACTTTTCGCATCTTCACATGTAAAGAAACTTAAATATTCTTTGCATGATTGTCTAATATGTAAATATTTTTCGCATTTTCATAAGTATTAATGAACGCGCCTAGCAGGATGGTGAGAATCGAACTCACGAAATTCGGGTTCTAAGCCCGACGACCTTCCAACAGATCAACATCCACTAACGAATTCGGAAGCTATCCGTATAAGTTAGCTGCTAGACTGAACTACGCTAGGATCAGCTTAATCCTTGGCATAGAACCGATGTCTTAGTATTATCATCTGTTTATTATGTCAAGTACTAACTTATTTTTTATTTTTCTATATCACTATTGACTCACGTCTTATTTTATGGTATACAATAATTATCATTGGGTTCATTTGCCCCGATTACTAAATGTTTGTTAAATGCAGACAACGATAATTTCGCTCCTGTAGCGGTTGCTATCGCGGCTTAGTCCACGAAAAGCTGAGTTGGTTCAATCTGACTTGGAAACAGAATTAAATTAGAGTGTAGCGTTCTTCGCTACACTTTCATTTTTGATTTTAGGTACTCTTCCAGAATTTACACACTTTACTATAGTTGTGCGGTGAACTTGAAAATATTCAGCAGCCTCTTTTGTTGATTTAAATAAAATTCCACCTAAGGTGAAATTCTTCATATTTTTCCTAAGGTAATTTGATCTTCCATTATTTTTTGCCCATCTTTTAATTGTGTTAGTGCTAACCTTAAAATGCCTAGCGGCATCGCTATAAGATTTAAATACAATACTATCTATCACAACTTGTATAGCGTCCTTACCTCCCTTTTTTAAAGAAAGTGATTTTCCTCCTTTAGATATCCATCTCGCTATAGTTTTATTACTGACACAAAAATGTCTAGCGGCGGCTCCGTATGACTTAAAATATATGTCATCTATAGTACATCCTATAGACCTCCTGCTTTCATTAACGTAGCAACCCTTGCCTCCGTTTATCCCGTTGTAACATTCATTTGAATCTATCATCTCTTTAGTTATAATATCGGACTCGTATTGGTAAGCCTCTTCTTCTGTCTCAAAATGCAATAAGACTTCTTTGCAAAAGTTATGCTCTCCGTATTTTTCTATTGCTTTCAATAAAGCATAACCAGACCCTAAGTACGAACATTGATCCCCGCACCTATTAGAACAAGAATGCTTTCCAATATAGTATTTACCATTGACCAAGTTAGTAGTTTTATATACTGTATGTTTCATGCTGATAACCCCTAACGGTTTTTAGATTCAGGGGAAGTTACCGCTTCGCGCCTGATATTTTTTATATATGAATTTATTATAGCACGAAAGGTCAGAAAGTCAATAAATAATGAGAGAACTTTGCATCATATCCGAATCAACAACACCCAGAGATATAGAGATGATCTTTGGCCCTTGTGAATCAACAGATGAATTTATTCCTATAACAGCCTTTAGAGATATGGCGGATATTTGGGTTTATGCAGGATTTTTTCCTAGTAGAGGTCAAGCCAATAAAAACAATCACGGCGGCGATATACCTAAAGGATTTACAGACATAATAAAATTAAAGCGCGGTGTTCGTGTAACTATATGGGATTGTGAAGATCTTAACGATGATGAATAATTTTTATTTTTCTTGTTGACTCTATTTTTATTATTTGTTATTCAATAATCATCACCTAGACTTCGAGAGCTAGTGATATTTGCTAGACCGCAGATAGGCGGGGTAGGCTTGGACGGTCTAATAGCGAGAGTCGTGAGACCAACTTGCTTTTGTTCAAGTCGCCCCAAATCTGCAAAAGGGAAAATTATGTCTGATAAAAATCTTACAGGTCAAACCGTTCACTGTTTGGAGTGTGACGACACGTATCCAGAACAAACCAACCCCGTTAAATCATGCCCGACGTGTGGCAATACTGATATGATGCAAACAGTTTACTTACAGGAAGAGTAATGAAGTTTGTAGCAACAATAACATGCCCTTATTACGGTGATGTCGAATCATTTTGTAATGGCAATTATTTTGATGATGAAGAAGAGTTTAAAAGAATTCACGCTCAATCTGGTTACAGTCACTATCATTTAAATGTGAAGAAAATAAAAGCAGTCGTAACGGAAGATATTCCTATAAGATACAATCTAACAATGAAGAACGGAAATACGTGTTTTTCATTGGGTTGGGACGACCAAGGAACATCGGTTGGAGGACTTTTTGTTAACGTCCCAAAAGAAGTTAGGGATAAGGCTATGGAGATAGCCAAAAAAGAATATAAGAGGGATGATTTATTTTGGGTTGAAGAATACGTCGTTTAATTTCGCATCTTCATACGTACAAGATCGCATCTTCATATATTTATATATGTTATTATTTCGCATCTTCATACGTATGTCTGTATTTACCTTTTCGGGGTATAGACTTTGATCTATCTTGGATCACGCGAGTTCGCTGCGTACCTACGACACGGCTCTTAGCATATGGGTTTCTTTTACTCGACATAACTTTACTGTATACACCTATAAACATTATTTGTCAAGTTTTGTTTTTTTATTTTTTTATATTGACAACAATGAATCAATATCTTATCAATAATAGAACGCAAGTTTCCGTCACCAAGGAAGCGTTATGGCGCTATCGTAGCAAGTCTAAGAGCTTGCGTTCAAATTAAAAGGGAAAAAGATATGGCTAACTATTGTTCAAATGATATTGAGGTTAGAGGTGAAAACGTTTTAGCTGTCGCTGAATATATTCGTGACGGTCAAACATTAATTTCATTTCAAAAAATTATGCCGCGTGACGAAAGTAAAATGCCGAAAGAAGGTGAGTTTTTTCAGAACAGTGAGCAACGTGAAGAAACATACAAATGGGGCGTAGGGGCAGAACCTACAGATATATACTTACATGATTTGAATGATTCTTACATGTGCATATGCTTTGAAACACGATGGACATACCCCGACAAAATTATTGATGCACTAAGGGAAAAGTTTAAAAACAATACATTTAAATTATCTTATCATGAGCCTAACGAAGGCCTTAAAGGGGTTTATTAAATGGGAATTATAGACCTGCTTTTAATTGTTGTTATATTCTGGGGATTAATTATGATGTACAAAATAAATAATCCGAGACGATAATGAAACCTCAATGCGCATTTCGTTTAATACCCTCATTTTACATTTCTAAAATGGAGAGAGGCATATGGATCTATATTTTTTCATACAAATTTAAAATTCCTTTGCCTTGGTTACCCGTCATTGTAGGTTTCGGTCCTTTATGGGGGCAAGATGAAATGCCCTATACGGAGTGGAAGCCAAGAAAGGCTATATGGTGTCCGCATAGACAAGAATTCATATAATTTATTTTTCTTGTTGACAGTCATATAAAAATGTTTATAACGGGAATCAACAAAACAGAAAAGGGTTAAAGATTATGCCAAATTGGTGCCAAAATGAATTAACGATATCTTGCGACACGGAAGAAGAGTTAAATAAAATTCTTGAGCTTGTGAAGAGTGAAGATACTCCGCTTGATTTCGATAAAATTATTCCATACCCAAAAGAATTTTCCGATATGGATAAAATAGCTTCCGACTGGGAAAAGAATCGCACAACAGAATCTTACGCAAATAAACCTAAAGATGGTTTTAATAGTGGCGGTTATGAATGGTGTTGCGAAAATTGGGGCACAAAATGGAACGCATGTATTGATGAAGGTGTTGATTGGGATGTTGACGGAGATTATGCAATTATTCATTTTAACACCGCTTGGGCACCGCCTGAACCTATTATTGCTAAATTGCGGGAAAAATTCCCTGATGCGAATTTCAACGGATTTTACCGTGAAGACGGTATGCAGATTTGCGGTTACTTTTAACCGTTAAATAAAAACATCTATTTTTAAAAAGAGGAAAATATCATGGGTTACACGACAGATTTTGAAGGTGAGTTTAAATTAGACAAACCACTAACCGACGAGCATGCGGCATACCTTAGGGCTTTTGCAGACACGCGGCGCATGAAGCGTAATGCAAGTATCAGCGAGACTGTAGAAGATAAAGTTAGAACTGATGCAGGGCTTCCCATTGGAGTTGAGGGCGGCTACTTTGTTAATGCAGATGGTTTCAAAGGGCAGGACAGAGATTCATCTGTATTAGATGGAAACCGTCCGCCGTCTGGACAACCTAGCTTATGGTGTCAATGGGTTCCTAATGATGATGGAACGGCTATTGAGTGGGATTGCGGTGAAAAGTTTTATGAGTATGTCCCTTGGATTAAATACATCGTAGAGCACTTTATTAAACCTTGGGGATATATTCTTAACGGTGAAGTGGAATGGAGCGGCGAAGAAAGCACAGACTTAGGTAAAATTGTCATTAAAGATAATGTCGTTACTGAAAAGTTAGGAACGGTAACTTACGGATAATTTTTATATACGTTAAAATTTAACAAGGATAGGTCAATGATTGAAAGTGATGAAATAGTTAAAGAGCTTGCAGAGGCTTTTGATGATGACTTGTCCTTAGTTAATTTCTTTAATGCAAGATTGGTTGCAAGGATTAGGAGAACTGCTTACGCGCTAAAAGATGGAGCTATACCGCCTAAAGAAAATTAAATTTATTTTTCTTATTGACTCTTAGTTTTTGGTTTCGTATAAGGAATCAACAAAACAAAAAGGGTTAATCAAATGAAGTATCTACGGATCATTCAAACAGAGTGCCAAGTAAGTGGCGGTATGGGCTGGGCTATAAAAGGCGCTGATATAGACCATCATGATTTTGCGGCGTCATTTCCTGATGATATGCGGTTAATTGCACACGATATTGTCGAGCACCCTAGCTTAGTTAATATAGGCTCTGTAGAGGACGAATTAGAGGCTTTAGGGGGTGCATGGAACACGCGCGGCAAATGGGGCGACTCTGTAACAGATGAAGGCATTGCGGGAGACGTAGGAAATATGTTTAGTCAGTGTCCTGCAGGAGAGTTGAAGAAGGCCCCTAAAACGCGCGGGTTTTATGATGAAGACTTATTTAAAATGATTATTAAGTTAGCTAAGAAGTATGCAAAGGATATGTGCGGATATACAAAACAAGCTTGGAAGAAATTTAAAAAGCAAGCTTTGCGGTGGATGGGTTTAGGTTATGTTAAATCAGTCAAACGCTTTGGTGATCGATTCGTCAGTAATAATTTATTCAATTCAATAAAAGAAGAATTAGAAAGAGTTGTTCAATACGCAATGCCTTATGAAGAGGTTAGTTTAGGCTACTCTTTCAAGAATGGTAGAGTAAAGGTTAGAGCCAGAATCTTTAACCCTTACGAGAATGAGTATTGACTTTTATTTATCAGTTGGATATACAATAATCATGTCATTTCAAATAACATTCAAGACACGTCGTGCCGCAAGGGTTGGATTAACCGCCATGAAGCAGAGAAGGGCGTATTATGAATCAGAGGCTTGCAAGTTTAGAGACCTGCCTCACCAAGCAGAATACGTCGCGCAATGCCACGCAGTAATTGACGAGATTGACGAGACAATAAATGATTTTCAATCAAAAGGATTTCATTAAAAAGTGAAATAATTATGACTACTCTAAAGGAAAAGACATGAAAAATTTAGTTGCAATGAATAGAATATCCTTTCCAGAATTTTCTGGAGTTATAGTCAATATGATGCCTTTTATTATGGGTGATAATAACACGCTACCAGACAGTATAAAAACATATGGAAAAATTATTGATAGTTGCAATCTTCCTGATAGTGAAATTGGTAAGGTTGGTTATTTGACAGTAACAGAATCCATTGTCAGTGAAAACGAATCACAGAGGCGCGGCGGTGTTCATACGGAAGGCTTTAGCGGTGTTGGATGGGGTACTGGATGGGGTACTGGATGGGGCAGAGGTAAAACAAAGCAATCATTCGGAGGCTCTACATTTGGTGCAAGTAATGGTTATGATTTAGATGGTGGTCTATACATGGCAAACTCTATAGATGACACTTGCCAAGCTTGGGATATGCACGTTAAAGAAACTGGACATTTAGGCTGTCTCGCTCATTTAGGGTTGAAAGATGGTCATAAGATGGAAAAGAATCGGTTATACTGGATGCATGACAGAACCCCACATGAAGCGCTTCCCTTTGCAGGTGGTAAACGTCAATTTTTCAGGCTTGTTACTTCGGATGTTAGCGTTTGGTATGATAAGCATAATACTCCAAATCCACTAGGGGTTAAGCCTGCCTGTAAAATAATTTCATCTAATAAATTTCAATGAACTTTAACTACGCAGGAAATAGAGGATTCGGAATGTCTTACGCTATAGGTGGCTTAGGCATGGTTGGCGGATTTTTGGGTCAGATGGCGAATCGATCTCGCGGTTACAAAATAAATGAATATGGAAATATTTCTTATTTCAGACCTATAGGCCCGATTACAAAAGAAGAGCACGACTCTATAGAATTAGTTAAGAGAGCAAAAGCTTTTCGCAAGATCGAAGCTAAGCACTACTCTAAGCCGTTCTCATATCCGCCCCATCCAGAGGAGACGCGACAACAAAGACGTGCGAGAGAAAGGCTTGAGGCAAAAATGGATTCAGGTCAATATCATAATCAGTCACAAAAGGGAATAAGAACCTTGACAAAATATGATAGATTTGGCAAAGTGATTAAGAAGGCTAGATGATAGCCGCCTAATAGAGAATCAAGGAGATTTGATTATGCGCTAGAGAAACGCGAAGGCGATACTGAGGAACCTTGCCGCAAGGTAATAGTGGGTGACCTCTAACACAATGTTTTAAATTCCGCGAGGTCGGCTCTTAAGTAACAGAGCGCGGCCTCATTTGTTTTTCGCATCTTTGTCCGTGCGCAAATTATTTTATTTTTGTTGTTGACTCTAAAATTCAGATGTGCTTTAAAGTCTTTACAGACTATTTTCCGAAAGGGTGTCCGAGAAGTTACAGGTGCATATCAGAGGTCATTAGACGTAATGAATTAGGTATGCATATCAGAGGAAGACGGAGCCTTAGTTGGCAGACGAGCGCAGGTATAAGGTAACTTAATCCTGTCCCTTTCGGAAAATAGTTTTTATGACCGCCTATTTTACCAGATTAACGTCACTTGGTATGTGGCGAGGGGGTCTCCAAAATTCGCATCTTCATACGTGCGCAAATTTTTATAAAGGGAATAATTATGTCTGTTAATGTGACAAGGCCGATCAATGGAATATCTATTAACGGCAATGAGTTTTTACTGGACGATTCTGGCGATCCTATGATTTTTGATAATCAAGAAAGCACTAAATCCTTTCTAATGGAAAATGGTATAGATAAAGATGATTTAGATTGTTTTAATTATCCCGAACATAAATAATTTATTTTTCCTGTTGACTCCCTAATTCTTTTGTGCAAGTTATGACTTAACAAAACGAAAAGGGAATCGACATGCAACAATTTAATCCTGCAATACACCAGACAGTAACCATCGGTTATTGGGCAGACGAGCCATATGATAGCTCATTCTATCCTATAGCTTCATTTAATACTCACATGGTGTCAATGTTATTAGATACATATACGTCAATGGTTAAAGAGTGCTATAAGACCGCAAAGCGCGACATTGGAGACAATGTTGTTATGCTTGCACATCATGACTTAGAAAACAAAATCAATCCTGATATCGATTCTCGCAATGAGATTGAATTGACATTTGATGATTTGCCACCCTTAAACCTATCTAAAGCAGATTGCGAAATGCTTGTCGCTAGGCTTGATGAATATCCGCACCCAGATGATGATGAATGGGCACGTTATCACCTTGAGTCTGGAGAGCATATAGATTGTAATTTTTACTTAAAGGAAAATAATGACGGCTCTTTTGAGCAGACCATAACAGCATATCGAGTCGTTGATAACGAGACTTTGACTACTAAAGATGAAGATATGTTCAAAGTTAAATTCAAATTAAATCAAGATGGAAAAACTTACACTGTTTTGGGGTTTGACTAATGTCTCAATATGCTGATATGACAGAGTCCGAAATACTTGATGTTATCGGCCATACTCATGAGCGTTGTGAGTGGTGCGGAACAACAAGTTCTTTCAAAGATATACAAGCGTCTAGCGATGAAGGTGAGTGCCCTAGTTGCGGACGCCAAGAGGATTTGACGCCGATATTAAAGCCAGAGACAGAAACTCCTAAAAAGGTTACTAGGGGCGATGTAACGGATGATATTTGCGAGTTCTATATTAGCGGCAATGTGACAGGCGGCGATGAACCTAATACGGACTATCATGCTTGCATTTGGCGTGACACAGAAACAGGCGAAATCATGGGTCATATGTCAAACGGACATTTTGACAACACAGAAAGAACGCGGGACATTCCGCAACAGTCAGCAAGAAAAGCTTATCTTTGGGCTTGGAGTCAATACTATGCCTAAGCTTCCAGATGAATATATAAATGAGTATGATGAATTTTACATCACGCAACACAACAATCCAGAAGATAAGGACGCTAAGCCTTACGTGTTTATAACTGGCGGAGAAGATATCTTAGACGCTGACGAAGACGCTAAGTTATTGATGAAGGTTCCTGCAAAGGTCTTATTAGATGCCGCTGAGAAGTGGTCTTTGACTCAAGAATTATTTGATATGAATAAAAAGAAGCGGAAGTGATGAAAAACTGTAAAGATTGTGGCTACTATAAGCCCATATGCAAAGAAATGGCAGATTACTATGAAGTCAAGCAAGTTGGCGGATTGTGTCAGTATTCATCATATGACGGACTAGATAAAGAAGATTCCGATGATGTTGACTTGTTGGCTTATGCAAGTGATGATAGCGGCCTTATGACTGATTTGCATGTAGGCCCTAATTTTGGTTGCGTTAAATTTATCGAGAAAAAATGAAATTAACACTTGACAATATATTCGATATTCACTAAATATAATTATATTGAAATTGTCCGCGCTTAGCTCAGTTGGTAGAGCACTCAGTAGATTAACTGAGGGGTCTGAGTTTCGAGTCCTTGAGCGCGGACCAAATTCAGTCTAAAGGGATTTACATGTCAAGACCATTTTTTGAAACTAGATACTGCCCGAAAGAAGAGGCAATAGCTATGATTGAGCAGGTTAATATAACACCTGAATCAACAGTGCTTGAACCGAGCGCGGGAGAAGGTGGAATTTCTGATCTGATTTACATGCGAACAAATAACGTAACAGCTATTGAGCTTCACAAACCTCACTACGAGACATTAAAAGAAAAACCTTATCGGACGTTAAACAAAAACTTTCTACTTGTCACCGAGAAGGATATAGGGCTATTTTCACACATTGTTTCATGTCCACCATTTGATACGGTTAACCATTTAAACCATATGAGAAAATTATTAGAAAATAATGGCGTTCTTATAGCATTAGTTATGGGGAATCTTTTGAATGATTTTTGGTTAGACTATTACAAAGAATTGAATCTAGATTTTAAGGCACCAGATGGGAGAATGATAAAATGTGGTATCGTAAAATATTTACATGGCGTCAATTAGGAGGTCTTAAAGAATGTCCTTATTTCAGAAGAACTATATTAAATTTTGGATTCTTTACAATTAGATTTCACAGGTGGTATGGAGATGACGATAATCGCGCTTTACACTGTCATCCTTTCTCTTTTGTTACATTCGTTATCACAGGCGGCTATACAGATGTAAATGAAAGCGCTGACGATGTTGTTAGGGCAGGGTCTGTACGTTTTCGTAATGCTGAATATAGACATTCAGTAAGAGATGTTTTACCTAATACGCGAACCATTTTGATTACCACTAAAGCGTTTAGGCGTTGGGGTTTTTATGTAGATGGAAAGCTTATAAAGAGGGATAAATATTTTTCTGAATATGGACACCATCCTTGCGATGTTAACGATAAGGCAATAAGAATTAATCCTGATGGAAAACGTATTTAATTTTGGTTGCATTAAATTTGTTGATAAGGTATAATTATTAGGCATGTTCGGGCCTACGGGTGGACTACAAGAAGGTATTTGCGGCACCTGAATAACACGAAAAAAAGTTATTCGAATAGCCGCTACTTTCATTTTGATCTGAATTATAATTCATATAAATATTAATATTATATGTAATTATTATTCTTGACTTCCTCAATATTTATGTTATATTATTACAGTGTAATAAAGTAACTTATTTATGGGGATTGCAATGAGTGTATGTAGTGTAGACGGGTGCGACAAAAAAATCAAATGTAAAAAATTATGTAACAATCACTATATGATTGCTAGGCGTAATAATGGAAATCCAATCTCATCTAAAACCAAGCATGGCTTACCGTCAAAGTATTTAGATGAACAATTAGCTATAGACACAGATGATTGTCAGGAGTGGCCATTCTCTTGCAATACTAATGGCGGTCATGGAAGAATAAGAATCGATGGAAGTCCAGATTATGTTACAAGAGAGGCGCTAAGAAGAGTTGGAATCCTAACACCAGATAAAGAACATCTTATGGTTCTGCATCAGCCTCTAATTTGCCATAATCCAAAATGTTTTAATCCAAAGCATCTAAGATTAGGAACATGTAAAGATAACCACGCAGACATGTTTATAGATGGGACTAGACGAAGAGGGAAGGCTCCTCGCTGGATCGCTGGATTAGAAAACAAGGAAGTTTTAATTATATCCAGTTTGATATGGCAAGGTTATTCTGAGAAGTTCCTTTCTGAAATATTTGAGACCTCAGAAGATACAATACAATTTATAAAGAACGGCGCTACCTATTACTAATTTAATTTTCGCATCTTCAAACTTGAATGCGAGTCAATTTTTCGCATCTTGATTCACTTTGGGGAGCAAAATTTTCGCATCTTGATTCACAAACACGAGTCGTTTTCGCATCTTCATAGGTATATATAGGTAAAAACTTACCCGCACATACGCCCACGAAATTTCATATGTTATAAAATAACATTTTATGAAAATAAACACATAATGTTATATTATCACATTACTGCGATTCATCATTTTTCACACATAAGATTATAGACCCTTAACGGATGTTAAGAATCAGAGTTAATCGGATTAACCTTAATCATAAATAAAGATTCGCGTCAAGGGGGAATCTAGATTATCTTTATTTTTCTTATATACATTATATAGGGAAATTATTTTTTATTTTTTATGTTTTTTTTTGTTGACGTATTTATTTTTATGTGCAAAAAACAATCATCTTATAAATCAGGAAAGGAAAAATAAGATGGGAATTATAATGAAACCGCTAGACGATATGAAATTTTTTGAAGTATCGCGCCAACCTGTTACGCTTGAAGGCACAGACATTCTTGTCCCGCGCAAAAATGCGATAACAGTTAACGGAACGCCAACGGGCCACATGACAAGCGAAAAATACGCTATTCATCAACCTAAAAATATTTACCGTTCTTTTCAGCGCGTATGCAAAAAGACTGGACTTGAAATTGACCGCAAGCGCTCTTTTTTAAATCCTTCAAATGGCGGCATGATTTTAAGCGCAAAATATAAAACCAAGATGTTCGACACTGGAAACAAGAAAGAACGTCATGATTTTAACGTGGTATTCTATACGGCGCATGATGGGAAATATAAGACGTTCTTAACTATTGACGTTTTACGCTTGCTTTGCATGAATCAAGCCCCTGCCCTATATCGCGGTAAAGACAATCATGTTATGAGTGAAAAGCACTATAAGAACGCGCTTAAGCTCTCCACACTTGAAAGCCGTTTAGAAGGGATTGAACAATCTGTTAATATGTATCAAGCTAGAATGGAAAATTTATGCGATGTTAAAATGACACTTGCGGATTTTAAAGAGTTCTATATTGCGCACTATAAGCTTGATAAAGAATCATCTCATTTTGACGGCAAAATGGAAACGCTTGAAGATGTCTATTATGACGCCAAAGGGCAAAGCGAAATTGCCAACGATACCGCTTACAAGGCCTTTAACGTGATTACATACCTAAACACGCATAAGGTTAGTAACACCAATGGGCGGGAAGAAAACAAGCTTACAGTAAAAGCAAAAGACACTAGCAAGGTCTTACGTGAATTGTTGGCGGCATAGCCCGAATCACATAACCAAAGAAAGCGGGGTTAAGCCCCGTTTTTTTATGTCTGAAATTATTTTATTTTTCTTGTTGACTCGAATAAAAAACTATTTTAAAATGGTTATGGAGCCTTGAAAAAAGATCGAAATTTTCTACGAGCATCACCCAATTTTATCTGATTCGCCGTTCCGTGTCAAGCGAAAAGATTTTATTTTTTATCGTTTATTTTTATTTTTCTTATTGACTTGTTAAGACTTACGCCTTAAAAGGGAATCATCAAAAAAGGAAAGGTTTGATAAAATGAATAAATCTAATATGCAAAAAATTGACGCCCTAATGAATGGCGGTAATGCGGGGGCCTTCGCAAGCCTTGTGACTGTGACTCGCGTCGGTATCTTAAAGCCATGCGGCAAAATCGTTAAAGGGACTCGCGCTCTTAAAGACGGTGAGAGAGAAGTCACTAAACGCGCCGAGTTTGTAACACAAAGCAAAACAAGCTATGTGAAGCGCGCCACGGCCAAAGATTCAAGCTTTGAATTATCGCCGCGCAGATGGGGCGAAAGAATCTCAAAGAACCTTGTTCAACATAATGGCGGGTTATATCTTGAAACTATCCATGACCCTGAAAACGGACTCGCAAAGCCAAAAGTCACATATTTTGTTGACGGTATCGAGACTCCCGCGTCTGATTTGGAATTGCCAAAAGCACGGCCAAGTAAAAGCGGAATCGAGGTGCGCACATTTAAAGGCGAATCAATCCGTCAAATCAAACTAGGCGGGGAAACTATAATCGCCGCGTAGCTCTTAAGGGGAGTCGGCATAATTCGACTCCCATAATTTTTTATATAAGGAATAAATCCGATGGAAGATGGAAACGGATTCACCTCAAAATTTGCACTAGGCCTTGCAATGTTCTTTGCTATAGCCTTAGCGTTTGGCTCTTAATCATGGCTAAGGATATTTATCAAAAGTTGACTCATCATGAGCTAGTCAATGATTTGCGCTATGAGATTAAGCGCTCTAATGATGTTGCGCCAATGGCAAATATTAGCGCCGTTAATAAGCTCTTAGATGAAACGTATGACCGCTTAAGCTCTTACACGTCAAATCTAATGCTTGCTATATTAACAGGTTTAATTTTCGGATGTGCAGTGGCGGCAATCGGAATCATGACTCAGCACAATTTAGACAAGTCAAAAATGGTTGATTGTGTCGAATATATAGAAGTCGATAACTTTTCAAGATGTGCCATTTTTAAATGGAAAGATATGAAGTATGCGACTCAGTATGCGGAAACATATCCTGATAAAGGAGTCGAGTAATGTCTATTTTTCAACATATCTATTGGTATATTATAGCAATGATAGAGTTTAGGAGTATGGTGACAACGAGCCACCCCGATGAATTTATGTTTACATATGACAAGGGACGTGATATGGCTCACAAGTTAACGCTTAGATATTTTGACAATGAATGAAAACAGTAAAAATAGACTAGCGGCTCTTTCCCCTTAACGCTAGTCGATTGCCTCGCCTGAAATATGGCGGGGCTTTTTTGTTACTATATAACATAAATAAAATACGCGCAGGATTCGGCGGCATCCGAACCAGACTCCCGTATCGTGATTATTTTATTACATATATAAAAATTAGAGTCAACAGGAAAAATAAAATATATGGATTTATTTTAGGTAGTGACGCCTTAGTTAAATCAGGCTTTGGAAACCCATATGAATAAATCTCAAAATTGGCGTTATAATTTTTTTTATTTTTCATGTTGACACGCCCCCGAAAATCGTGTTAATGTGGGGCGACGAATCAAATTACCCGCCGCCCCTAACCGTAGGCTCCGTGTCCATTTTAGCTGATTCGATTGCTACTGTCAAGCATTAATTTTATTTTTTTATATATGTTTTTATTTTTATTATTGACTCGTTAACTTTTAATATCTATAAATAAATTATCGAAACAAATATGGAGATTCGATTATGCCGTTAGACATTACAATTAGGCGCAATAAAGCTATATCTCAAGCCGTAGTGACTAAATCACTAGCGCAAGAGGTTGTTAAGAGTAGAATAGAGAATCTTAAATTCAGAGGCATTGAAGGCGATTCTGGGATGGTCTTAGTTGCGCTTGATATTGCTATGACGCAAAACAGAACTGCGTCAGGATGGTTTGGTCCTTATCAATTCCTCTTTACAGGACGAATAAAATAGTGTGTAATTGTATCTATGTCAGATAATGTAAAAATATGTTCTATAAATAATTGCGAAAGACCCGTTCTGTGTAAGGGTTGGTGTGGCTTGCATTATGATAGGGATAGGAAGGGCATAGATATGAATAAACCTATTCCTGCGCCATTTGGAGCGGGCTTTGACTTTATTGTAAGTCTCATATTTTACACTGGTGACGATTGCGTTAACTGGCCTTACAGTCAAGCTGATGGATATGGAAAATTAAAATATAAAGGAAAGACATTTACGGCTAGTAGATTATTACTTCAGTTAATCTATGGTGAGGACGCAGTAAAGGGAATGGATTCTGCGCATTCATGTCACAACAGATTATGTTGCAATCCAAATCATTTAAGAATTGCTACTAGGAAATCTAATATGATGGACAAGCTAGCAGACGGGACAAATATAGGCGGCAGAAAATTAACTGAAAGCGAAGCTATAAAGATTAAATATGACACTAGGATTCCGTATAGGGTTATCGCAGAAGATTACAATACAACAGTTTCAAATGTAAGTTCTATAAAACTTGGCAAATCATGGAAGTATATTTAAGGAGAATCAAATGAGTTATGATGAAAAAACTATGGCCATTTTAAAAGGTGGTGTTTGTCTAATGTTTGTAACATTTTGTTTTTCAGCATGGCAAGCCGTAGAATTATTAGAAAACATAAAAGGGATGTATTAAAATGAGAGTTCAAATTAAATCAGGCCGCAAGGTTGAGTCCGCTACTGCCTCGCATGGAGAGAACGGGTTAATTATTATTAAAAGTAATAAAAGCGATATTCACACAAGCCTAGATTCGAAAGACTTTAACAAGCGATTTATGCGCTACGGTAGCAAGGCCGTTTTTTACCCTAATCTTAAAAGGAGTCGTTAGTGGTAAAGCCAACAACAGAAGAGGGCAAAGTCTGGGTTAAGCATCCGCAATATGGAAAGCCTGTCTATAGAAAGAAGCGTAATATATATGCGGATAAGTACGCGCCGCAATGGCTTTATTTAGTTGACAAAAGAAATTAAATTTCGATCTTAACGAATCATTTACCTGTTTAGCCTATAAAGGCAATTCAACAAAACGAAAGAAAAACTATGTTAAACAGATTTACAATTTCAGCGTCTATCTTTGCGGCAGGCTTTGCGCTTATCGCGGCCCACGCGGAACCCGTTAACAAGCCAGTAAAGACCGAGTCAGATATTGCGACTCAACGTGTAGAAGCTAGACAGGCTTTGCAGTTGGCTCAAGATATCGAGCGGGAAAGGGTTAAACAGTTATCATGCCTTGCATATACATTATGGGGCGAAGCTCGGTCAGAAAGCCAGCTAGGTCAAGAGATGGTCGCAACGGTTATTCTTAATCGTGTGGACTCATCAAAATTTCCAGATACTATTTGCGGAGTCGTGCATCAAAGTAAGCAATTTTCAATGTATAATAAAGGTGATGTAAACGGTGGTAAAGCTCATAAAGCATTTACTAGCGCAAAGCCTTCAAATGAAGTTTTAATGGCCTTGCACGTCTCTAAGAAGGTTTTAAGAACTCCAAAAGTTAATCGCATACTTCCTAAATCTAGTCTTAATTATCATACTACATCTGTTAGCCCGAAGTGGAACAAAAACCTCAAAAAATATGCTTCGGTAGATTCACATATATTTTATACGCTACCTTGACTTTTCCCTATCATATGGTATTATTCAACCATAACAATAATGGGGCGTGGAATGACTTGCACAATAGAAGGATGTGACAGAAAGCATAAGGCAAGAGGTTATTGCGATATGCACTACAATAGATGGAGAAAGCATGGTGATGACTTTGACAGGTCATTGCCTGCAACCTTTGACCAATGCAGTGTGGAGGGGTGCGACAACCCTCATTATGGTAATTCTTTTTGCTCACCTCACAATAAAAGATTCAAGAAACATGGATGCCCTTTGCATGGAGGCCCATTAAAAAAGAAGGTTAAAGCAGGAACAGCGGATAAGTTTATAGATAGCTTAGGAGGTATAAAACATAATGATTGCATTATATGGCCGTTCTATAAGAATCCTCAAGGACAGATGATACATAGAGTTGATGGGATTACAGTAACGGCAGGCAGGGTTATTTTAGAACGTCATGTAGGGCCACCGCCAAGCCCTAATCATGCCGCATTACATAAGCCTATTGACTGTCATAATCAATCTTGTTGCAACCCAAATCATTTGCGATGGGGAACATATAAAGAGAATCAACTTGATATGATAAAAGATAAAACTGTTATTAGAGGAGAGGATTGTAAGTCTTCTAAACTTAAAGAAAATCAAGTTAGAGAGATAAGGGCAGACAATAGATATATAAAAGATATAGCAAATGATTACGGAGTTTCATTTTCACTTGTTAGTCAAATAAAAAGACGTGAGGCTTGGTCATGGTTAAAGGATTAGTTATGCAAGACCATAATAAAATACATATACAAAAAATGATTGCGTGGATTGGCGCGCTTTCATTTTCTGTTATGCTTTGGGGAATCATTATAGAATTTATTTCATATATTTTATTTTTATGATTGACTCAATTAACCTGATAGTTCATAACAAGATAACAAAACGGGAAAGAAGAAAATGAAAACGCTATTAAAAACTTTATCAATCTGCGCTCTTGCTATTAGCGCAACAGCTTGCGGCGTTCAATCGGATGCAAAGAAAGAAGTTTCAAAAATTGTCCTAGACCCTACGTCTTTAATTTGGGGCGATTCGGTGGTCATGCCCTATAAAGATGGTCAAAAAATTGTCTGCGGTCATTTCAATGCAAAGAACGCGCTAGGGGCCTATGTGGGCAATACGGCTTATATTTACATTGACGCAAAACCGCCTATTGTTGATATGCAAACGGCAGATAATTCAAGCCAGTTCTTAAAGGTTTGGAATAGCTCTTGCTTTGAACGTGACGAAAGCGGAGTCGGTCAAGTATATCGTGAGAGCTTAAATAATTATGAAAGCAAATTTCAGATATATGCAAATGATGACAATAAAAATAATGATTGTTTATATATTATGAGCGCTATTAGGTTAATCAATAAAGCGGACGGGAGTCTAAATCAATATATGACGATTTGGCAAGACCGCAAAGAAAAGTATTGCCGCTAATATGTTTAAATCATTTGAAGTTGATAAAGTAGAGTCGGCCCTAATCAATGGAGTCTTTTCAGAGTTAATAAATATAAAGTTTGAAGACCTTAGAGCCTTAAAGAATAAACCGCCTAACAAGGTCTCATTGCAAGCTTTGCGTGTCATGGTCAATCTTTTAGAGAAGACTGTAACGCCTGAAATTTTCGAGCACTTGATAAGCGAGAAAGATTTAGCTTTGATTGAGAGCTACGAAACATAAATTTAATATTCACTCCCCTAACTAGCCCGCCATAATCGCGGGCATTTTTTTTGCATATATTTTATTTTTCTTGTTGACTCCATAAATTATTATGTCTATAAAATAATTGAGGATGGCGATAAGGCAAATGGTTTGGGAGTGCGGGGTGTATTTTAAATAAATATTGATTTATTTTTTATTTATGGTATAATATAACATATAAAATACGGGATATAATCATGACTAAAATAAATTATTATGAAAGGATTAAATACTTAGAATCTATAGATTTAAATTCTAATGAATGTATAGAATGGCCGTTTGCTCTAGATGGCAATGGGTATGGAATATTTTATTTCAAGAAGGAAAAGTTTAGAGCTAGTCGAGAATCTCTTATTATACATAAATGCAAAAGGCCTAGTGAAAATCATTATGCTTTGCACATCCCTGAAATATGTCATAACCCAAAATGCGTTAATCCAAATCATTTATACTGGGGAACAATATCTGACAATCATAAGGATATGGAATTTGACAACACAAGCGCAAAGGGCGAAAGACACCCTCAATCAATACTAACTGAAATTGATGTTTTGAAAATTAGAGAAGATTGCCGAAGCTACAGGATTATAGGCAATGATTATGGAGTTTCAAAAAGTTGTATAAGAGATATAAAAATAGGTAAAACTTGGTCTCATATCTGATTTATATTTACTATTCAAATTTTTGGCTCGATTCGCATCTTCATACTTTTATATACGCACAAATTTCGCATCTTCACATGTATAGCCACGCGCGAGATTCGCATCTTCATACATATACACGCATAGGAATATATACCTATGTTCACCCCTTGTTCTAATTTCCTGCCCACGCGGAACAGAAACAGAACGCGGCAAATGTTACAATATAACATAGCAAAGCCCATAGGAATTTATACCTATAAGAGAATCATAATTATTGCTCAAATCGTTTCATAGATTCATTAATAAATCTATAAGAAAATAATTTATTATTCGTTTGACTGAAATGTGGAATCGAGATTATAATGGACTGACGCCCCAAAGTGATTCTATAAATAAATTTCAAACATCAAACCATTATAGCATGATTCTCTATAGTTTTGTCAAACGAATAATTTTTATTTTTTATGTATGAAATTAATTGACTGTTAACTAATAAGGCTTATAAGGGGATATAACTTAATGATTTGGGAGAATCAAAAATGACTAACGAAATTGAACAAGTGATAATCGCACAGGAAAGCGCAAAAGGCGCAGCAAGTGCAACAAAGCGGATTAACGGCGAAAGATATGACCGCAACCCGCACAAGCCTAGCCAGTCTATATATTGGGCATGGCAGGGTGGCTTTAATCGCGTATGGGATAAACGTCCAGCGCATATGATTACGTGCTAGGAGTCGGGATAATGAAAAACTTGCAAACAATTTCACATCCGCAAAAGGGTTCAATCCAGTTTAATTATGGTTCGTTCAAGCTTTCCATGTTTATGGGTTTTAATAATCCTAATGAGTTAAGCCTTATTGAGTTTAGCATAATTGAGAACGGAATCATTAGAAGTGATTCTATTAGTCATATATTCGCGCATGACGTGCCAGAGGTTTTGCATATGTTTAGCACGCAATCTCATAATGCGGACTCTGCTGTCAAAGCACTGAACGAATTTTAAGGAGATACATTCATGACTAAGAACGAAATTAAAAAGATTGCCCATGACCATGGATTTGGAATTAAAACCCTCCTGAGCGGTTCTGTGGTACTTACAGACGCATTAGGTGATGAGTCTGGATGGAACCCGATAAGAAGGTTGAACCATAATCAAGGTTACTGTAAATCAGATTTATTCTATGCACTCGGTTATTGATATTTTTTTATTTTTATATGTAAAAATAACCCGATGTTATTGACTTGTTAACGAATCTAAATTATACAATAGGTAAGCAATCAAGCTTAACCGATTTGGGAGAATCAAAATGACTACACTTTTAAAAGAGACTCAAAACCACGCTCTAAAATGCGTAATGAATGTGTTTTGGAATGAATTTGAATCTTGCAAAAGACTCGTTGCACTAGGAAATGGATTAGACCTTGAGCAAAAAAAGTCTCTTATGTCTGGTATTGTATCTATAGTTGAATTAGGACATAATTCTTTCTTGGATAACTTAAGCAAAACAGATATTAAAATTTTGCGGAACTGGTCAATATTAGCTTAAAGACTCCCCGTCCTAAGCATGACGTAACAAAGGCTTATAAATTTTAATATATCGAAAGACAGGAAAGGGAATCGATATGACAGTTAAAACTAAAACACAAGTAGGCGTAATAAATTTACAGCCAACATGGACTCAAATGATGGGCGGTATGATTGCCGTATTGCAAAACCCAAATGCAAAACAAGAGTCCCTTGATGCTGTCCGCGACGAATTATTTCGCCTTGCAAAATTTGCAGATGACTTCAACACTAGCCAAGATAAGGAAGCGGCATAACATGACGACAGAAGAGCACAACACAAAGGAGAACAAGGCAAAAGGAAATGACTCGCCGTTTGCTGTTCTCGGAAATTTCTTTGGCGATGATGATGACGCGACAGATTTAACAGCGGTTAAAGCCACGCCTATCCGCAAAGTAAAATAACGAAACACCCCACCCCGAAATCCTAAGCACGATTCAAAACTGCTTACTCCCCCGCCATATTTTTTCCTATGGTTTTTACTTGACATTTTAATTTCTTACAAAAATAAATCGACTCGCACCCCTAGGGTGTGTTGTGGCTGATCGCGTCATCCAATACCTTTGAATATCTGCAAATCCAAACTTTTATTGACTTTCACCTGAAAATGGAGTATAAAAAATAAAAAAAGAAAAATTATACTTTGGGGAAATATACCAACATGCCTACACACGAAAAAATATACCTACAAGCACTCATAGATTATCCTGATTTAACCAAAACCTCTAAGCATGAAGTTTTTGTACAAGACGCCATAAGCTCTAACACGTCTAAATGCATCCTATGGCCATTTACCTGTAAAATAGATACGATTAATTACAAAACGCCAGTAATGAGGAAGTCTATCCAAGGTAAGCAATTATGTATGAACCCATGTAGATTGTCACTTATTTTATCTCAAGGGTATAGCGATATTAAAGAAAGAAACGAATGTGCCCATGATCCTATATTATGCAACAATAGTTTATGCATTAATCCAAAGCATCTGAGGTGGGCAACAAGACAAGAGAATCATGACGACACAAAGATCGCAGAAACAAACCCTGAAGGAGTTAGAAATTCTCAGGCAGTTTTGACAGAGGGTGATGTTAGAGCTATAAGAAAAGACACTCGCAAACTAAGAGAAACTTCTGAAGACTATGGAGTTACAGGATCTATGATTCATCTTATCAGGACAAAGCAGAGGTGGAAGCACATCAAGTGAAACTTAGATTGACAAAACCTCCAAAATAAGGTATCAAAAAAATAAAAAAGAAAATTTAGGAGATGATATGTCGAATATAGACCGTGATCGTGAAGACGCCAAGAGCTTAGGCTTATCTAAGTCTGAATTCATAAGACGGAGAGAAGCTATAAACGCAGCCGCGAAAGAAGCTGATCTTAAAACTAAATCCTTATGCGGAAAATGTAATAATAAATTTAGTGGAACTTGTGTAGAGTGCGGGGAAAATGTTCACCCTCATCAAGGGCACTTAGAGTATAGAAGCCGTAGACGTTGGGGTAAATTAAAGCTGCCTTGGTCAAGAAAGATAATCGTTAGGCATTGTAGCTGCTTATAAATCAACCCCTCAAATATAAATCCATCGAAAATGTGTCTTCAATTTTACAAAAAAAAATAAAATTCACTTGACATAAAAAATTTATCCACACAAGGTAAGTCATGAATATAAAAAAACAAGTAAAGAGATTTATTAAGTCATTCCTACCTCATGAGCGCAGAGAGGTTGAAGACGCTCTTTTTAAATGGTTTCTTAAAAGTGCCTCTAAGGAGAAACTTGAGTCCTTAAAAAACCAAATCAGATATAGTGAAGCCCTGCTTGTAACTCCAAAGATTCTTCATAAAGAGGAAGGTAGAGTTAGAAAGGACTATAAAATATATGGGGAATTAACTCCTAGTCTTATGAATAAAATTCTTGCTCATGAAGCACAAGAGAAAAATCCAACAGAAGATATGAGTGTATGTTTTGACATAAACAACTCTAACTCAGATTATGTTAAAAAAGAACTTTGGGATAGAATGTTACGTCATGAAAATGAATTTTACTCTTGGTTAATAAGAAATCCAGATCTATTGGATATATATACATCTAATGGTGAGAATGCTGGTGTGAAGAGAAATAAAGAGAATTCTCCAGAGCTGTCAAATGCAGTTAGGGTATATAGCCCAGATGACGAGTTAGATTAGGAGTTATTCATGACAATAACTATAACATTTACGAGCTTGCTTTGGGTGCTGGCTATTATCTTGTCTGTTTTAGGAATAGGATTTTTTGGATATAGAGCGTTCATTTCTCTTATTTACACTGGAGGAGATGGGTGGTACACGCCAAGAACAACTCTTTTTGATGTAATATTTAATGCATGCTTAACACTTATATGCCTACTGCTATTTGGTTACTCTTTTATGAGTCTGTTTAGTTAGTTTTTGTTATGACTGAAAACCCGCATAGATTTATAATTATAAAAGTCACTAAGGATGAGGTGTCTACCATGAAGGTGGCAGCATCTTGGTATGGCGGATTAATGGGGACTTCCATGTGGAGGATTAGCTCAGGAATTACTGAAGCTGAAAAGCATTATGACTTTTATGAATTTAAAAACTATTCTGGGTCTTTATACCGTTGTCATGAAAAATCATACGGTGCCTCTTCTTTAACTTATAACAAAATACAATCTCTCAAGAATAAAATAATTGAGAAGAAAATAGACGCAAGTATTGAAGTGCTAAGTGAAGATGAATTCAAATCTTGGATTGAAAAAGAATACGGCCTAGACACGTCTCCATCTGCCCCCAAGGAAATTATTATAGGTGAACCAAAAGAGGTTTTTGACGATTTTTAATTAACAATCTGGAGAAAAATAATGACCACATTTGAAAAATTAATGGAAGCAATCATAAAAAGAATAACTCCATGCGAACATGATTGGGAGGACTTGGGGGATGTAAAGACTTATGACAGTCATTCATTTAATAAGCGTCCTATTAAAATAAGGCGCACATGGTCCTGCAAGAAGTGTAAAAAATCTAAATCGGTTAGTAGATAATGTTTACTAATAAGAATATATTCTCAAGGTCTGGTAAAGGCAGGACTTGTCCATCCGAGACTACAAGGCGATATTCTTTTCTTCGTAATAACAAGCAGGTTATGTTTTTTGAGTCAGGCTTGTGTGTTGTTGTTGGGGAGTGCACTGATTCAGGAATAGGTGTAAAGTCTCATAGGAATGAAAAGTTCTTCGTCGCTAAGATAACCGCTTACCCAAGGAGATCTGAAAGATTCTATTCCTGCTTTGGCAGACACAAGTTCAGGACTATTAGGAAAGCAAAGGAACACGGATTAGATTTGCTAGATGCAGAGATTAATCGAGAAAGCTTCACAATCCCTAAAAGAGATCAGTTTCATGTCGCCATTAAAGGCTCTAAGTGGCATGCTTACAGGAAGGCTGGCAGATGGTACTCAGGTGGATCTGGAAGTTCTAGGCATTCAAGAAAGATAGCTTGGGGTAGGTCTTCATCAAAAAAGCTAGCTCAATCTGACGCAGACTCTTGGTTAAATACACTCTCCTAATCAAATTATTTTAAAGTTATATTTCATTTTGATTAATATTTAAATTATTTTTTTAATAGTTAAATAAAAATATTATCATTAAATCTTATTAAACCATGCATTTATATCATAAATTTATAATTTATTTATTTCATATACAGCAATATTAGTTTCGGTGAAAAATAAAATAATAAAAGAAAAAGTTCTTGACTGTAACAACTGCTATAAGTATTAAATACTCAATAGTTAGATTGCATAGACAGGGATAATCATGACAGTTAAAAAATTTAATTTAGGTGTAAGTTATATTTATGATTACAAGCAACACTTAACAGAAGAGTTTTTATTGAAGATTGATGGTTGGAGAGATAAGAGTGTTGTCGAAGTCGATGAAGAGACTTTAGATGAGTTTCTCTCTTCCACAAACCTAAAATTGGCTTACTATGTAACAACTAGGAAACGCGGTGTTTACGATTGCGTTATTACTACATATCAAATATCTGCTAAAGCCAGAGAAAATTACACATCTTCAGACAGAATACCACCTCAACCCGTTCAAGTAACAACATGGGATGGGTCTGGCAGGGACTATTATGCGTCAATAGCAGCTAATATACTTGGACCTATAGTGGAAAAGAAGATAATATTGTCCGTGCCTCACGGAAGAGCAAAGGAAATGAGTCCTCGCGGAGCCTTTCAAATATATGTTTGGTCCCACCCAGATATAAATTGCACCAAAGGTAATTCAACTCCTAGTTATATGTGGGGTGAAGCTGTTTCTTGTACAGACAGCTCGTTTGCACCGTCCAGATCCACAGACCCATCTGTGATTATAAGTAGTGATGGCCATGCAGTTGCAGAGGTTTGCTCTAATGCGCTTTATATATACCATGACGCTGTGCATCATCACGACCATCAGTCCGAATACATATTTTCTAGAATATTATGGGAAGCCTCCAAAATAATCAAAGGTGTTGATTTTGAAAAGATAGAAGCTGAGCGAGAGCAGAGACATATAGAGGCTGAAAAAAGAGCTTTTGATGATTTTATCAAACAATCTATACCTCGCCAAGTATCTCGCAATAAGGAAGAGATTAATGGCCTTAACAGGAAAATAAAGAACAAAGAGGAGGAGCTTCATTCATTGAGGCGAGATGCTGCTAATTTTAACGCATCTATGGATCATGATGCTGCAATAGATGGATTTAAAAAAGAATTCGAGAAATTGCAAAACGGATTCCCTATGATAGAGAAAGTATCACTATCTGGTACTGATCTAGAGATTGAAACAGAGGCGATTATATCAACTGACAAGTTAAATGACAATAAGTACCATTTAGGTAAAATGAGATTAATTCTTGGTCTTGGCGATATACCTAACGTCAGAGCTTATGGGCTTGAGACAACTTTAGACTTACCTCATGTTTACATGGAGGATGGTCACAGAATATGCGCTGGAACTGTTCATGATGAAATAAATGCCTACCTAGCAAACTACGAAATAGCAGCAGCTGCATCATTAATGGTAGCTTTCTTTCAGTCTGGAATCGATGTCAGGGATGACTTCGGTATCCGCCTCCTAAACTTCCCTCCAGCTATATAAGGTATTAAAATGTCTAAAAATAAAGATAAAAGAAAAAATTACAGAGGTGGAACTAACCTTGGAATGTATGGAGGTTATGGGGGTGGGACAACATACCTATCCAACAGAAGGAAGTTTCCTGTAAGAAGTAAGTTTGATAGACCGTATGGTGAACAATTTACCGTATCTATGCAAAGCTCACAATTTCCAACAGTTATTATATCTCATAAAGCTCACTCTAAAATGTGGTCTTTAGTTCAAGAGTGCGACATAGAAATAAGCTGGCTATCATCTGTAACTGTCACAGATGACGGAGATTATGTTATTGATGATGTTTACGTGCCAAAGCAAACGTGTGGTCACGCAACTACAGAAATCTCCAGTGATGGTGAAGCAGAAATGATAATGGAGATGATGAATTCTGGACAAACATCTGAGATAAACAAACTTAGATGCTGGGGTCATTCTCATGTTAATATGCACGTATCGTCTTCTGGAACGGATGAGACTCAAACTCAGAGCTTTATAGATAGATTTAATGACTTCTTCGTTAGGTTTATAGGAAATAAAGATGGTGAGCTTTCTTGTCATGTGTACATGATAGACAAAGGGGTTGTTTTGAACGAGCCTGACATAAAAGTACTTAAGTCAGATGAAGAATTTGAAGATGACTATACCGATTGGGCGATTGATCAGATTGAGGAAAAGGTTACTGAACAAGTATACACCTACAATCATGCTAGAGGTGGCCAATTCGGTGATATAGGAGGTGACGCATACCCTTACGAAGATTATTACGGTGGTTACGGATGGTCTGGAGTTGATGGGTATGACTACTATGATGATAGAGATGTAGGAACTAAAAAGGAATAATTATGACTATAGATACATCAAGACATGCACTTTATTTTAATCCAATGAAATTTAGAGATAGAGTTGATATTATTGGAGCTGGCGCTGTTGGCTCTAAGGTTGGAATGGAGATGGCGAAGTTAGGGATTAAAGATATACATGTTTGGGATGGTGATGAAGTTGAGGGGCACAATATAGCTAATCAAGCATTTTATCTTGATGATATAGGTAAGTCTAAAGTTTCAGCGCTTTCTGAGCACATAGAAAGAGCTACAGGAACATCTATAAACTGCCACGAAGAATACATCACAGAAGAGACTGAATTAGGAAAAGTAGTCTTTCTATGTGTTGACACTATGAAAGCAAGAAAAGATATATTCGAAAACTCTATCAAAGGAAAATTTTCAACCGATCTAGTTGTTGAGACTAGAATGGGTGTAGAAGAATTGCGCATCTATGGAATAAATCCAAGGTCGCGCTCTAATATTATCGATTGGGAGGCATCTCTTGTCGATGATGACAAAACAGTAGAAAGTGCGTGTGGCGCAAAGACTACTGTGGGGTCCACCGCTAGTATGACTGCAGCAATGGCTGTTGCAAGATTCATGCAGTGGTTTAACTGGGAGAATGGCGCTACTGGCGTTGCTCCTTCTTTCGAGCAGGTCGTGATGCTACGCCCTCTCATCACTATTAGTAACTAGGAAAAAGTTATGACAGATACTATTACTATCGCACAAACTGGCGCTGTTCAGGAAGTTGAATTCGAGGAGGGCATGAACCTCACCGAAGCTCTTGAGAAGGCTGGTATGGCTGTTGGTGAAGGCATGGAAGTTCGTTTGAACTCTGCTGCCTGCGAAGATCTTGAGACTGTTCTTCAGAGCGGTGATCAAATCTTGATCGTTGGTGCCATTCGCGGCGCTTAGGCCAATATAATTTAAATATTAGCATTGCCATATGGCTGTGCTAAAAAAATAATTTGTCACTTGACAATTATTATGCACCCATGTAGATTCTCCTAAATTAGGAGAGTCTCATGGGAAATTTATTTCTAGGCTACTCTTTTTAACTAAGGATTGTATATGTCTGATATAAAGAATGCTGGAATTTTCTCCGTTATTGGCGTCTTTTGCGTTGTTGTTATTTGCATGTTAGTAATGTTTAGAGATCCTGTAGTGTCTGAGACAAAAATATCAGAGGCAAAAGAGTATGAAAGCTATGAATATTGCTCATACAGCTGCGTGAAATTCACTTGTGGTGGAGTATCCCTTGATGGATCAAGCTCTTAATGTGGGTTTCAATCTACAATTTGCAGCGGCAGCCAATTAGAAAGAATAAGTAGATACCAAGTCAGGATAATTAGAGAATCTGGTAAAGTTTCTATCAGGGAGAAAAATAAAACTCTTGCCGTGCTGTCAACCTGCAATTAATATTTGTTGACTATTACTCACTCATGTGCTAAAGATTCCCGATAACAAGGGGCTTAATTTAATATGAAAAAATTATATATATGTGGTGTGGCAGCATCTTTAAATAAGAGAGATTCTGCTGGAGATTTGTTCACTGAAAATGTAGAATTTATTAAAAATTACACTACGCCGATGTTTTATAATCACAAGGGTTCAATAGCAGATTCATCTTACAATGAGGACTACAGGCCTGTGGGTTCGGTTCATGATCATAAAATAGCGCATGGAGGATTATATATATCAGCAAGCATCGTAATCAATACACCAGAAACAGAAAACTTGTCAGATATGATAAAGTCTGAAATTGTTACTGGATTGTCAACTGGCATATATATCATGCAAATGAACAGGCCTATAAAAGGACAGTCAGATATATCTAGATGCGTACTAGAAGAGGTTTCTATTTGCCCCTTCCCTATGGAAAATAACTGCAGAATAATATCTTGGTCAGACACCGAGATACCGTTGAGCGATATTATATAAGGAGTTATCAATAATGCCTAAAAATAACAAATCAGAAATTAGAGATATTGAGGAAAGGTGGAATAACTATAAAAGCAAAGTTTTTTTCACCAAGTAAAACAAGTGAAAAGTCGTTTAGGTTAAACTTGGGAATGGTTAGAAGTGCGTTTATTTACGCCTCAAAAGAATCAGAGAATATTTTAATGAAGAGCTTAAATGATGTTCAGTGTGATCATGAGGTGAGTGGCGATAAAAGTAAAGGCAGCGGCGAAAAATCTACGCCGCCAACTCTATTTTGAAAACATTAATCCTAAATCCGTAATCTCTATCCAATTCCTTGAGAAGCCATAATCCCTTATTTGCACACAACCCATATCAAGAGCCTCTTTCATGGCCTTAGTATTCTGCCAGTTGGAGCTTATGCTGTCATTTTCTTTCAGTTCCCTTAGTAGAGCTAGTGTAGAATCGTTTATTTTGTTATTCATTTAATTCCCCTCGTTGATAACTTCAATAGCACAAAACATAGGGATAGTCAATGAAATTATATTCTTGACTTAATTATTTTAATATGTATTTTTAATTAAGGACTGTCAATGAGTAAATTAATACAAGAAATGATGAATGAGGGGATAATTAAAGAAACCCCAAGAGCAATGAGCATAGTCTCTACATCAAAAGGACCAAATACTAGAGATGTAAACCTTTGGATTCCCCAGCAAGTTATTCCAGCTATAATTCAAGATGGAAATGATTTTACAATAAAACAGAGCAAGGAGACAATAGAAGTTAAGCTTGGATTCTTGAGTGATTTAGATATTGTCAGATCGCTAAATAAGTATTGTAACCATAAATTATGCTATTCTGGTGACGGATTTTTAATACACAGTAGTGAAATAATTGGCCTTGATAGGTCTTGGATGCTTAGTAAAGAATCTTTTGAGTATTTTGGATATGACAATAAGTATATATTTCGCCCATTCGGAGAGAGATTAGATGGAAGCAATAATGTAATAGATATAAATGTATCAAAATATGATTTTGGTATTAAATTTGCTGGATTGGGGTAAGTAAATTGTTTTACGAAGATAATAACTTAAAGCTTTTGTTTTTAATAGCTACAATTATGATGATAACAATATGGTCAACTGAGAATATATTTGTAACAAAATTAGTTACCTCTATATTGGTTCTACTAATACTAGCAGCGTCTCTAATAGGAAGGATGAGGTAGAAGCAAAATGTCTGAAATTCAAATTTTAAAAATGATTAATAAATCAATAAAGTCACTAACACGAAAACAACAATCTTGTATTTTGACTTTATTGTGGTTCCTACTTATACCTTTCACATTGATGGTAATGATATTTTTGTGGAGGGTTATAGGGATATTCGATCCCGCATCTGTTGTGGGGGTTGCAGCATTGAATTTAACTGTAATGACAGTCGCTGTTTGTATTATGCTAGGTTCTTGGGGGGATTGGTAGTGTCACAACAAAGCAAGGAAAGAAAGTTCTTCTCTCAACCTATACTTAGCTCTTCAGAGCAACTAAAGTTCATTTTTTTTCGCATCTACTATGAAAGTTTCTAATTCATGTATAATTTGGCCGTATTCAAGCAGGGTTAGAAATGGTTACGAATATCCTAAAATAAATGTTAGATTAGATGGTGCTTCATTGTCACTAAATCCATATAGGGTTTCATTAATAATGAGCTGTGGATATCATGATGACGAAGAATTTAATATTGCCTGTCACGATCCTGTACACTGCACTACTAGTCTATGCATAAATCCTCGTCATTTAAGATGGGGAACTCACTCAGAAAATATGGCTGACAAGATTTTATCTGGAACAAGTGGAAAAGGGTCTAAAAATGGGTGGGCTAAATTAACTGAAGATGATGTTAGAAATATATTGTCTGATTCTAGATCTGGGGTTGAAATGTCAAAAATATATGGAGTTAACCCGTCAGCAATATCAAAAATAAGAACTGGAAAAAGATGGGGTCATATAAAAGTATGACAACAATCTTGACATTTATGTATAGCTATTGTATTATGTCATAAAATTATATTAAGATTGATAATTATGAACAGCAAGTATTTTATTTCTTTTATTGGTATACTTATGTGCTTATGCATGTGGAAGTATATATCTGAATCAAAATCTGAGCCTACAATAACTTTAGATAGTCATGTTTCTTACATAAATAAGTGCGAAGCTAATAATCATAAGTTAAACAAGGAGCTGGAGGATCTTTACGCCAAGAACTTGCAAATAATATCAGATTATAGACTTGATCGAGTTAAGCATAATCTTGAATTTCACCACAACCACCACGAGTCAAGTAATGATTAATGAAAATGAAGTTGGTAAGATCGCTGTATTTTGGAGAAGGGGCTATAAAGGGGCTGCGACAGGAAAATATACAGCCTCTTGTGTTAATAGAAAATGCTACTCCTCTTGGGAAATAAGTAGGGACGCGGCGCTAAGAAAGTTAACATGTAATTGCGAGGCTGATTAATAAAATGATAGAGGATGCTGGAAAAAGGAAGTCTGATAACCAATCGTTAAATGATAGGTTAAGGGAAATAAAATCTGAGGAAGGATGGGTAGATACTTCAGATCCAGACTGGAAGGCTAGACTTTCAGAGAGAATGAATAAAAAATCAAAAGATGATGAGATTTAAGGATGAGTGAAAATATAGAAAATCAAAGAGATGTAATTATCATACAAGCCTTAATTGGGGCTGAAGAGTTTAGGATATCCAAAATGAGATCTGGATTAAATAACTTGAACATGAGTGCGGAAAATATAAATAAATTTAAAGATGCTGTCGATGAAGTTGAGGTTGAGCTATTATCCTTAAGGAAAAGGTTTAATAAAATAAAAGATAGACAAAAAATTTATTAAGGGAGTTTATATGGCTTTGTGGCCTTTCAATAAAGAGTTTGGGTTTTGGGATGAGTGGAGAGGCCATAGCGATGGGACCCCTGTATTCTTTTCAAGGACTATATTTAGATTCAAGGGGTGGAAAATAGGAATTCATTCTATGGTGCATCCAGATATGGAGGCATGTTTCCATTCTCACCCCGCAATCGCAACAAGATTTGTATTTTGGGGTGGATACACCGAAGAAATTTATTCAGAAGACATTAAGATATCAATAATGAATGACGTAAAGCCGATGTCAGTCTCAAAGATCGTTCCAAATATGGTCCACAGAATTCATGAAATAACAAATGGAAAAACATCTTATACTCTTTGGATAAGGAGACCTATCACACACAAGGTAAGGCTAGTGGGTTCTGGGTGGTCTAAATTATAGAGCTTGACTATTAGACTTATGCATGTATAATGCTCAATCTAATATTAGGGAGGCTCTATGGAGCGGGAAAGATATAAAGTTGTCACAGGAGATGGTGAGGTCATACATATGTTAAAGGAATCTCTAGTTAACAACTGGATTTCCAAGGACAAATGGATAAGCATGCCTTATCAGATGAGTGTGTATGACGCTTACACTGGTGAAATATATCATAACTGCGAGATAGTTGGTGATAATTGGTGCGGATACGAAGAGGATACACTTCACGCTCTGGTTGAGCCAACTCATTATATGTATTTAGATCCGCCAGATAATAAAAAAAAGGACGATAATGATGGAAGATAAGAAGAGTATAAACTTTGGTTGGATGGCAGACTTGCTTGTTATCTATCTAATAATTTGCATGTTCATAGGTGTTTTTGTTAATTTAAATTGGATTTACTCCATTATTTTTACCTAGAATGCATAACTCTATCTATAGCCTCTATGCCTTGAGTTCTGGCTTGATTAATAGATTGTGATATTTTTAGGTTGCCTCCTACGTCTGGGTGGTGCCTCTTTAAAAGCTTGTTTGCTGCAGAATTTATGCTTGACTTGTCCACCTTTCCCCAAATGCCCAAAACTTTAAGCCAATTTGCCGACTTCCTCATCCTTAATGAAGGATTCTTATTCTCAAGCTTTATTATGCCGTCTAAAGATATGACAAGATCTCTTAACTTCTTCCTAGTTTCAACCTTCGGCATTAATCCAGTAGCAACATTAATCCCATATCTATCAGGAAATGAACTGATATCTATAACATAGTCATGTATAACTATACATTCAGAATCAACAAGATTAACCACCAGAGAATTACTTCCTGAGCCATCGTTAACTTGATCTATTAAGTGGTTCAGCAATGTCGCCAATGAATTATCCCATTTTTTACACGTTCTAAATCCTTGCTTCCAATATTTTGGCAATACTCTGTATAAGTCCATCATAATCTCCTACAGTAGGACATTACTGTATTGAAAAGATTTGTCAATATTTAAATTATTTTTTATTCTTTCCTTTCTTAATACTTAATAGACGGTTCTTTAATTCTTCGTTTTCATTTTTCAATTCCACAACTCTCCCATAGACATATCTCATATTGTTAGATTTTATCTTGTCCTTTAATTCAAGCTCTAACCACATACATAAGTGCTCAAGCAAATCTAACTCGCTAGGGATGGCTGAAGAAACTGTTATAGTGCAAGTATCTCTCGTCGTACACAATTTAGTCCAATCTTTGTCTATATTCATAATTTAAACCTTGTTAATACATATGAACAAATAGTTAACAAATAATATAATGCAATAGATAATTTAAATTTTGTTTTATTGACACGGCTTATTAATTATTGTATAATTTGATTATGAATATTAAAAATATATTTCCATCTTGGTCAGAGGGTCGTCAAGGGTCTGGGTATTATGTTATGCCGCTCATCTGTTCAAATAGACTCAGATTTGATTCTTATATATTGAAATTTCCAGACAAGTCATATATAGATGACCACAAAGATCCTGTAGAAAAAGGCATTCATGTTAGAATAAATATAGTTATTAAAAAGCCGTCGGCTGGCGGTGTGTTTGCATGTGAAAAGACCATATTGAACTTGCCGAGACTAAAGATTTTTCGACCAGATAAATATAACCATTCTGTAAGTGAAGTATTCGGCAAACCTAGAATTGTTTTAAGTGTCGGGTTTAACCTCATCAACCCCTTCTCCAAGGCAAAATGATATATAATTAGATATCATGTCTCTAACCAAATCTAGATCGGTAGGAGCACCTTCATCCCATTCAAACTTCCTATAACATTCATCACAGGTTAGCCTTCTGCCTTCACAGTTTGAGCATGGAGCATTTCCTACGTGACAATAACAGGGGTCGTCGTCATAGTCGTAAAACAACAAACCTTCGCATCTATAATAACCACAGACAGAACCTTCTTCTTCTCCTATAGCCATAAAATTACTTGACTTTCTTAAAAAATAGTGCATAATGAAAAAATGATTCATTTTATATTAACAAAATTGTTCAAGAAAAGCAAGTGCGAAATGTTGCTTGTGGGCACTTTTGGATCAGATGAAAATGGATTCTTTGAGAGATATGAATGCCAATGCGGAAAAAAATACAGGATAGAGGGAATTGAGAAATAGAGAAATATCGTTATCTAGTAAAGATGTTGACTTAATAGCTAGAGCTGCCAAGTTCGCTAAAGAAAAACATGAAGGTGTATTTAGAAAGAACTCTAAAGAGCCGTACTTCACGCACCCAGAGAGGGTTGCCAATTTAGTTAGGTCATTTGGTGGTGACGCAGCTCAGATAGCGGCTGCTTATTTACACGACGTGCCAGAGGATACAGACGTTGAAATATCAGAAATAAAGAACAAGTTTGGCAGAGATGTTGCCCATTTAGTTATATGGATGACCAATAGATGTGACCATCTTCACGGCAATAGAAGATTAAGAAAGAAGTTAGAGAGAGGTTTTATTAAACATGCTCCAGACAGAGTTAAGACTATAAAAGTATGCGATGTCCTAGACAATACTGCAGATCTCGAATCTCATGATCCAGACTTCAGAGACTTATATCTATCTGAAAAGAGAGAGCTATTTAAAGAATCTTTAAAGGGTGCAGACTCAGAGGCTCTTGAATTGCTTAGAATTAGATTATTTGGAGAATAGGTGCTTAAAATCTTTCCTCATCTCTTCTTTCTCTTCATCTGTCTTTGATTTCATTTCTTCGTAAATTTTATCAAGCTCTGAATTTACAAAGCTTACAACCTCCATACAGAACTTTTTATTTCCTGTAGATATGTATTGATTGGAGTGCTTGTAAGCTTGCTCATACTTAAGCTTAGCAAAACCTCCAGACCTAGAAACCCTGCACCCTAAAGTTAGGTCTTCTGCCAAGTTTCTTATATGCATAGCTACATACGTATTCTTACTCCCAGATCCAGCATATGAGGATATACAATGCCTCATCCTTGAGGATTCGTGTCTATAATCATCACTACTGCAAAGCACTACTACTTTAGACTTATACCTTTCATCACCATCAATCATTGAACCCACCATTTTGGAAAGATTAAACCCGCCCAATTTTGAGTTATATCCTTAATATAAGGAGTTATAAAGATTTGATATCCCGTCGTGATAGTCTGTAAATCTCTTTATTGACCACTTAGGGTTTACTTGAAGCTCGACATCGCAAGCAGCCGCCATCCTTTTTGCGTCGTACACCATACCCATTAGACGAGTGCCCTCATTTGTCTTACCTCCCCCATAGTAAGATCCTAGGCTTTCTATACGAGCATCCCTTGTTCTTAAAATGGAATCTAGGTTGTTTAAAGTAAAGAATATTAGTGCCTTATTTTTATACATATCTTTACTATAACCAGTAAGAGCGACAGATCTCCTAATGTCTTGAATATCATGCTGAAGTAATTCTTTTATGAATGATATATTGTCATCCATATTTTCTTCCTTCATGCATTTTAGGAGAAAATTATTTTGACCTCTTGTATTATTTATTAGCTTCGCCCATAACCCTTTACCAAGAAAAGACCTCAGCTCTTGAGGTGTTTTATTAAATAGAAAAATAAACTGAGATATATGACATATCTTATCTTTCTCCAATTGATCAACAATGGAATTATCCCTGTTGTAATTTTTTATTATTTCTTCCTTTATCTTTTTTGGATATCTACTTATCGCCATATGCTTCCTAATGAAACTATCTATAAAAAGATCATTCATCAGCACGTCAGTCCAAAATCTTATGTCATCTCTGTTGGGTTTTTCTGACCTTTCAGGACGATCAATTTCTGGCAGGTCTGAACTTAAAAGATGCTTATATTCAGAATATACTTGTGTTTTACCGTCGCTGCACTTCAAGTTTATTTTTTTGTTTTTTCTATCAACATATATCTTACAGGTATAGTAATCTTTTAACCCTCTCCTGCTATATCCACGATCAAATGAATAAGGATTTACATGTATTTCTTTATAAAGCTCTTGCATAAAATTGCTTCTAAGTTATTATATCGCATGCGTCAATAGTTAAACAGAAAATAATCATGTCGAAGAAAAAGCAAGATAAAGAATATTATGCTAAAAGGTATAAAAAAATAAAACCCGCGAAAATAAATATTGAATCTGACTATGAAGCTGGGGTTGTAAAAGTTGGCAAATTCTCTTCAACTGATAAAATTCACTTTAGTTTAAAACCCGTTGATATACACTCAATAATATCTAAAAATAACAATCCTGAGGAGATTAAAAAATTTGAAGAAATAACCTTTAGTTCTAATGTTCATAGAAGTAGGGCGTTTAGGAATTTATTTTTCCCTAAAAATAGAGACGCCGTTTATACGGCAAAATGCTTTGATGTGTTCATAAATAATCCGTCAGAAATAACTCCATCCAAGCATATGACAATATCTCAAGCGGTATCTAAATATGGCTGGAGAGGAAAACAAATAAGGGCTGAGAAAGTTAGATTTATAAGAAAAAATATAGACATGATAAACAAACTTATAGATGATAGTCAAGAAAATTTAGTAAAAATGTCGATAGAGCTTGGGTTTGATGTGGCCAAACACAGAAAAACCACATTTAGTAAATCATCTTGGAAGAAATGCTTAAAAAATACTGAGCATAGAAATTATATATCTGCGCTGTTGTACAAAAAGTCACCAGATGACCCTTTTGCTGACGCTGCCCCTTTGACTTTTGATGATATATTTAAATTTAGATCAAAAACTATAATGAACGGAACTAAGATTAGGTCTGTCTTTATATCACTTCAGGCGCTTTCTATAATAGAAAAAATCTGCAAACACTCCGCAACAAAGAATGAATTGAACAGAATTGGGTCTCTAGTTCACGACACTGAGAGAATGTGTCGTCGTCAGGGTGTTACATTTAATAATAAGTGGTCACATCAAAGATTACTGAGGGAGCATGAAGAGAGATCAAGAAATGTAAACTTTTCAAGAGGATTAAATTTTTCTGATGATGAAATTTTTCTTAATCCTAAGAAGGTGTGCAAGAGATTAAGGAAGAAAGATAACATTTTTACCAAAATATCAAAATATAAATTCTCATACGAAAGAAAAGATGCACCTAAGGTTATCATTAAAGTTTTGGTTAACAAGTCTGATTTTAGAGAGGAGTCTCAATTGATGAAACACTGTATAGGGTCATACTGCTCTAGATCTAGAGGTGGAACTTATTTAGCTTTAAATTTATCATATGAAGAGGATGGAATCTCTGGTCCGTGTACTGCAGGATACTCCCTGTCACCTGATGGATTGTTTAGGGTTCAACAAGTATATTCAGCAAGAAACAAAGACGCAGACCCATACCTAAAAGATGTTGCCCATAACATCGTTGGAAAACATATCAATAAAAAGAAGAAGTAAACAACTGGCATAAAAAAAGGCGGGGAAACCCGCCTTTTTATTGACATCTTTTGGAGGATGCTATTTTGCTTGACGCTTTGTAAGATTTCTCTTGACGAAGCTTGAATTAGCTTCACCTTTCTCACTATCAACTTTACCGCTGATTGCTTTGTAGACGTCTGACACCTCAAGCTCAAGACCATCAAGATCTTTTTGCGTGATCGCTGACAGAGATGTGTACTTATCGCCAAATCGGCAATCGCGGTAAACAACAAGCTCTCCAGAAGTTCCAGTCTCGCAAGATGAAGCCTCTGCCGTAGGGCAGATAACTAGAGAGTCTGGTCTAGCTGTGATGTAGAACGATCCTCTATTATACACGCTAAATGTGCCTTGGACAGAACCGTCATCAAACGCGCTAACACTATTAACTTCACCACGGCGCAATACAGACCATAAAGTGTCTCTAAAGTCATCAATAGAGTTGACGCCCCATTCTGGGTCTTGCTCTTGTAGTTCCTCGCAGAATGCACGAGTGGCCTCCTCTTGAGCTGAAGAAGGCTCAGAAAGGTTATCACCAAGATCGTTTACGCCAGAAACTTCCTCATCATAAGAAGGGATGCTTCCATTTCGGCCAGTAACAGAGCTGATATCTGCATCATAGTCGTATGACTTACCAAAGAACCCAGTTGTGCCGATATGGCCATTAGATGTCTCTAGATGATTAGATGATACTGCATTCATATCAAATACACTATAAACGCGCCAAGAGCCGTTAACAGCTTCCGAGAAAAATGCTTTTAAGTTACTTCTCGCGTATGCGCTCTCATCCGCAAACTCATTATGAGTCTTCAGCAATTGATAGCGAATGTGAATATTGTCTTCACCGTCTTCGCCATTATTGTAGACAAAACTTTCTGGCATATCGCCAATATTCATCTCTTTATCTGCGTAGTCTTCGTGGCAAAAATTGCCTTGGTTGTCTTCGTATGCTTCGGTCACAGTTTTCTCCTTGAATTGCTACTGTATATCTTCTTTTACACTGAAATAAAATCAATGTCAAATGATTTTATAAAATTTATTCCGTCTTCAGTTATCTTACACATAAAGCTATCTGTATTTCCAACTTGACCTACACTTATATACGACTTTTCTTTTAAATAGTCATACTTCTTAATGTCTTCGTCACTTATTTCAAAAGATTTTATGCCGTATCTCTTGTATATATATTTCATGTCCCTTGAAGACCTTCTCTTATCGCAAGTTGAACAAACCTCTGGTGTTCGATCTTTTTCTTGAGAAAGCTCTCTAGCCCTAACCTCAAGCTCAGATCTTAAATCATGCTCAGTTTTCAAGTTACCAAAAACATCTCTTTTAAAAATATTTAAAGAACCCCTAACGGTTGATGTTCTCGTAGATATTATATTGCATAGAGGACAGAAAGCCTTATAAGAATATCTTTTTTCTATGTATTCAACACTCATATTATGAATTCCCCATTACCTCTAATAATTAACACATATTCTGGTATTTGTCAATATAAAATTTACAATAAATTTATTGACATCACCAATTTAAAATACTATTATGTTTAAGATATGCCTATTTTAAAAGAAAAATTCGCTGATGAAGACCTGTCAATACTTTGCGCTGAGGCCTCTAGATTTGATAGTTTAACCCATTCCGTGGAATCTATAATGAATTCCGACGACTTAAGAGATAATAAAATATACAAACTTAGGCAAATGGGATTAAGTTTGCAATCGATAGGGGATAGATTTGGGAAAATTTCAAGGGAGAGGGTTAGGCAAATATATAATGACTGCAAAGATAGGTTGGAGAAAGGGCAGAGCCTTAACTCTCCTAAAACAAGAAAGCCTCGAATGACGGAAGATCAAAGGTTTATAAGAGAGCTTAAAATAACGCCAAGAGCTATGAATTTTATGTGTTGGCTCTCTGACAATATAAAGCCAAACGATAAAGGGCAAAAGATATTTGATTGGAATAGCGCAGATTTGTATTGTGAGGAATCAATAGAGACTATAACTGATGTTGTCATGAAAGGGTTATTTGTCAGAAAACTAATTTTTATTGTTGACAGTAAATCAAAAACATACCATAGAGACCATAACGCCACATTCGCCATAACTGAAGATGGGGATAAGGCAGCAAAACTAAGAGAATTGTATTAATGGCTGACAAGACTATAACGGTTGATTTACTTGAGTTACGGGACGCTGTTGCGGCTTGGATAAAAAACAAGTACAAAGAGGACGCCCTTCCAGAAAATATAATCTTCAAGGAGATTTATGATTCCAATGTAGCAGAGAAAGCTGGATTAGAATATAATTCTGTAACAATAGCAACAGTAAATATAGAAATGAAGGGATCTGCAGATGAGTAGTCTTGTAATGTGGCCAGAAGCTGACGTAGTTGAGGCATGGAAAGTTAGTAAAGAATTTATGCTTACGGCGCTTTGTTGTAAATGTAACGGAACAGGGTTGGACAATGGTATAAGGAGAATTGCGAATAAAATATCTCCCATAATAGACCAATGCTATGAAGACGAACTTTTTGGTGCTGTTCCATACTGCCTTATGTTTCAGAGGTCTCCAAAGGACGCAAAAGAGCTTTTAGGATCAGGTGTATGGAAGTCCATTATTAAAAGGCACCCTATACTTTCAGCAATCATCAATAGCTGTTTGCACTCTGCTGATATATCTGAAGAATTGATGGTAGAAATCATCCAATCGACACACAATATAGATGCAAGTGTATTAATCTATTACATTTATGAGTGGAATAAAGACAACGGTCAAAGCGCTAATTTTGATTTAGCTCTACTGCTAAGGTTAAACAGGCTGCAAGATAAGTCTGAAGAAAATATTGAGCGCCATATCAACATGATAAGGGATTGCAGACGTATGTGCAATCAGTTAGACGAGGAATTCGACCCATCGATGGGCTGGACAAGGCTTAGGGAGTTTCATGATCTCTTGAGCGAAAAGATAGCATTCAAAGATCTTGGTATACCAGAGGGTAGTAATTTTGTCATTGCTGATAAGTGTCAGGAAGTTTTGGACAACATTGAACTGCCTGAAAGTATTTCAGCTAAAGTTCTTACTAGTGTGGGCGATTTTAAAAATGAACTTAATCAGATGCACCATTGTATCTTTTCTTACTGCAAGAGAAGCTTTGAAGACAGATATGTTGCGGTTCATATATCAGAGGTTATAGGTGACGGCACCACCGTCGAGAGCACCTTAGGTATATCGTGCTCAGCCGACGCAAGCGGAAAAACTCTTGGCTCTTTCAATAAAGACCAACATTATGGAAAGAGAAACAAGTCGATCAGGAGTCACGACGACACGGTTAAGTCAGAAAAGCTTATCGTCTCTGCTTTTAATGCTTGGAAGGTGAAAGATGATAAATTAGAAAAGGAAGCTTAATGTAGTGCGATGCACTAAAGGGGGAAGTTTTGTTTGATAGAGACTTTATTGAAAAAATAAAATTGACTGTTAAGACATCAGAGGTGGTGGGTAAAACAGTTAAATTGAAAAGGAGAGGTAGAGAATTTGTGGGTCTCTCCCCCTTCAAGGTTGAAAAAACGCCAAGCTTCACAGTTAGTGATGAAAAGGGATTTTACCATTGTTTTTCATCTGGAAAGCACGGCGACATAATAAATTTCGTAATGGAAACTGAAAACGCTGACTTCACATCAGCTGTAAGAAAGATATGTTTAGACTTTGGTATTGAGGAAGAATTCTCAAGCGAGGAAGATTTCAAAGCATACAAAAACCAAACATCCATGATGGACTGCTTAAAATCCGCACACGAGTTTTTTAAAGAATCATTATTTGCGGAAAGTTCAGGTAGTTTAGAGGCTAGATCCCATCTTATATCTAGAGGAATGAAGGTTAATGATGTTGGCAAATTCGGGATTGGGTATTCTGACTCTAACAAAAAATCATTATGCTTGCATCTTAACTCTTTAGGTTTTGATGATGAAATAATAACCGCATGTGGATTGTCAATGCCTAAAATTGACCAGCTTCCTATAATAGATAAATTTACGTCAAGAATAATGTTCCCCATAAAGAATAGATATGGTCAAGTTGTCGCCTTTGGTGGGAGAAAGGTTTCAGGTGATGGAGCTAAATATATAAACTCTCCAGAGACGGCAGTTTTTAAAAAGAGAGAAACATTATATAATATAGAAAATGTTCTTAAATCTTACAAGCACGGAAATAACGTTTTGTTTGTTGAGGGTTATATGGATGTCATATCCCTTCATCAGTCTGGAATTGTTAACGCATTGTCTCCTATGGGCACCGCGCTAACAATAGATCAGCTCACTAAAGTTTGGGACTTCTGCCCCAACCCAATAGTGTGTTTTGATGGAGATGAAGCTGGTAAAAGGTCTGCTATTAGATTTCTTAAATCCTGCCTTCCTGATGTCAAGCCAGAAAATACATTTAGCTTTGTATTTCTTGAAGATGGAATGGACCCAGAGGACTTTATAAATAAAAAAGGTGCCAATGAATTAAAAAGACTTATATCCTCTCCTGTGAGTATATGCGAGGCCGTATGGATGTTTGAAAAAGAACTGTTAAAACCAATCAACACTCCAGAAAAAAGGTCTTTACTAAGACAAAACTGCTTGTCCGCAGTTTCTAAAGTTAAACATAAAGATTTAGGCTTTGGGTTTAGATCTGAAATAATAAAAATGTTCTCATCTGAGTTTCCTCAATCATATTCAAAATCAAGTAAAAGAGGTTACGTGGATGACAGATGTGAAGTATCAAGTGTGGATGGTAACAATATAGAATCGCTTTTAATGGGCTGTGTGTTTTTCTTTCCAGATATATTTAAGGGCATAAAAGACATGCTAAAAGGCATCGAATGTCAAACTCCAGAATGCAAAGAGATAAGATCTGCTTTATCATCAATAAATGAAGACGCCAGCGCACTTGATGTTGAAAAAGAAATGCTTTTTAATCTGTCACCAGAATGTATAAAATACTTCATGAGGAACAAAAATAAGATAATTCAATCTTTTGGGTCGGGAGAATTGCAATCAGATGATGTTTCAGAAATATGGAAATTTAATTTAAAAAAATTAATAGAGGTACGCGCTAGTGGATAAGTTAGATTATGCGAATAGAGTTATAGTTGGAGATACCGAAACTACTGGACTATTCAGCGCAACTGATAGGATAACTGAAGTTGGATTTATGGAGGTTATTGACTTTAAATCTACTGGAAAATTCTTTCACTCGTACATTTACAGTGGAAAAAAAATACCTGATAGAGTTGTTGAGCTTACAGGTATAACAAATTCATTCTTAGAGGGTAAGCCAGAGTTCAAAACTATAGCCCCATTGATGATGAACTTTATCGGTGATTCTAAAATGGTATTCCATAACGCTGATTTTGATATGGGATTCATAAATTCAGAATTAAGGAAGTGCTTACTCCCAGAATATCCTAATGATAGATTTATAGATACACTTAAGATAGCTCGTGAAAAATTTGCAGGAAGAAAAAACTCATTAGACGCTTTATGCTCAAGGTTTGGCATATCGCTTTCTGGTAGAGAATTGCATGGGGCAATTGTTGATACTGGATTACTGTGTGGTGTTTATAAAGAGCTTTGCCTTGAGAAACCAGACCTGTTTAATGGAGATGGAATCGAAAAAAAGAGTGAGACTGTAAGTAAATTTATATACAACGCTCCTAAAAGACCAACTCCATTACCATCACTAATTACTGACGATGAGAGAAACAACCACAATAGATTTATAAACGAAATGGAGAGTGAGGGGAACAGGATGTTGTGGTGGCGTCACTTAGATAAAGATAAAATAAAACTTGACACTGAGTAAGGCCAGTCTTATAAGTATGTATGACATGTAGCCTTAACATAATATACGTCGATGACTTTGCTGATGTTTCAGATTTTGAACCATTAAGCAATATAGATTGGGTTCAAAGAGAAAATACTCCAAGAAAAGAGTATTGGGACACCACTCTTGGTGAGGCATACACATATGGATCTGGAAATGGCATCAGGACTTACGAGCCAAATCCTAGACTAGACATAATTAATAAATACAGAGATAGATTAGAAGAAGAGTATGGTGTGTTTTATGAAGGTTGCTTCTTAAATAAATACGACACAAAAAAAGACTGGCTTGGTTGGCACTCTGACGATGATGAGGGAATAGACCACTCAAAACCTATAGCTGTGATAACTCTTGGACAAGAGAGGGAAATAAATTGGAAGCCTATGGGTTCTAAAGGGAATGATTCTATAAGTAGGATAATGCTTAAGAGTGGATCTCTTTTTATAATGCCTGCAGGAATGCAACAAACCCATTTACATAAAATACCAAAATCTGGCAAAGATATTGGTGTGAGAATATCTTTAACTTTCAGATCATTGATGGAGAATAAAAATGATTAAGAAAATATCTGTGATTTTATTATGTTCGCTATTAGCATCTTGTGCTGTAGGTGATTCTGATGTCTCTAATACATCGCCTGAAGAGTCTTCTTCATACCACACAAAAGGTAATAGATTAAATATAATAAAGAGTAAAAGGTTTTATGTTGACGAAGAGACTGGATGTCAATATATACAAGCCGCATATGCTGAGGGAGTTTGGACCCCCAGAATTGATTCTGATGGAGTCACACATAAAGGTTGTCGTCATGGGTCTCCTTTACTAGCGGACAACAAATACTAACTAAAGATAAAATGATCCGTCATCATTAATATTACTCATCCTATTGCTGGAAATTAATGCTGGCCCACTTTTTATCCTAGCTTTAAATGCGACGGCTACCGAAGGGTCTAGATTTTTAGCATTATCTAACATCCATCTGACATAACTAATTGGTATGTCTTTTATTTTTACACCAGCATGTTTACCCCAAGGCATAGGTGTCTCTTGACTATAGAACATTTTGAATTTTGCACTTCCAGCACTTTGATTACTTCTGTTCGGCGTTACTTGACCAAATTCATTGAATAAGTCATGGTAACCCTTTCTAGTTTCTCTTATCTCGTACTTTAATGGATTGCCCATTCTTTTATAATTACCACTAAGGTCAAAAACAGATGCCCTTTTTCCTTCAAATATCCTAGCTATTCTTCCTATTTTTTGATAATGTAGAGCAGGGCTTCTTATAGGCCTAGCGTCTATAATGCAGTCGAGTCTAGGATTATCATACCCAGTTGTTAAGGTCCCCACATTGGATACAAACTGTATTTCACCAGAATTAAACTTCTCTAAATTCTCTCTTCTCTCTTTCTTTTTGGTGAGCGCATTAATTTCACATGCAGAAAAACCTAACTCCCTTATCCTTCTTACAATCTCAACACTGCTAGCAACATCCGTCGCAAATATTAGAACAGAGCTAAATGTATCATGTATGCTTTTGACAACATCCAACACCTTTCCTTCGATATCATTTTCTTGAATGAACAATGTTAGAGATTCTTTAGTATAATCACCTCCAGTAGAGTTGACAACCAAAATATTATCGTCTGTTTTTATTTCGTGGAACTCTGGATTTACTAAAAAGCCTTTTTCTACTAACTCCCAAGGATTAATATTGTATATTATTTCCTTAAATATTTTTGGCCTAGTTCTAGTTATCATTCTTGTTTCTGAACCCATAGAGTTTCTATGCTGCCTATATGGGGTTGCGGTCAACCCTATAAGCCTTTTAGGTTTAAGTTCATCTATGAGAGTTTTATACATTCCTCCGCTGGAGTTAACATTGTGGCACTCATCAACTATTATATTTTCAAAACCATCAAAAAGATCTAACTTTTTTATTATAGAGCCTATAGTGGCGTACACAGTGTGAGACATTTTTTTCTCACCATATGATGCACTGTAAGCTGTTGCGTCTAAAACACCAGCCCAATGTATTTTTTGTATATTAGATTTAAGTATCTCTGCAGAAGGTTGAAGGACTAAAGTTTTCCCCTGTGATCTCTGAACTATACCAGAAGCAACTACTGACTTACCGCAGCCTGTAGCGGCAGATATAACTCCATTTGAGCATTCCATAGCAGCTTGTATTGCCTCATCTTGGTAAGGCCTATTTACTATTTTCAAGAAACTTCCCCCGCCCCTTTTTGAAATCTTTTATTGATTTCTGTTTTTTAATATGATACATTATTTTTATCAATAAGTCAACAGGTTTGTCATGAAGAAGATATTAGTGTGTGGGGGTCGCCATTTTGGAGAGCTTAATTACAATGAGCAAATTGAAGGCAAATGGATAAAAGTAGAAAGAGATTATGATCAGGTAAAGGCAGAAAGAATTTTAATGAATGCAGTCCTATATATGATAAAGCCCACATTTATTGTTCAGGGTGCAGCCAAGGGCGCAGATTCAATGTCGGTGAGATGGGCAGATAAGTTTAATGTTGACCATTCTGGTGATATTTACAAGGCAGATTGGGATCTTCATGGCCACAAAGCTGGTATGATAAGAAACAAATTAATGCTTTCAGAGAACAAAGATATAGAACTAGTTGTAGCATTTGAGGGAGGGTCTGGAACAGAAAACATGACATTCATTTCTAAAAAATCAGGCATAGAGGTTATAGAGCCTAAGATAATATCAACTACCGTCTGAAAATGAAACTATTTGACCTAAAGACACAGTTTGATTTGTCCAACTTGTATTACTTGAATAGAATTTAGTCGGATCTTTTATTTGGTTCCAATTCATGCCAAACAATACCTCACCGTTGCGGTTAAAGCTCACGGAGTTTATAACGCAGTTTAGTACGTCCTTCTTGTAAGGGGCACTGTTGTATGGCATATTGTATTTAACAGGAGTTGCGACAACTTTTAATCCAATATACTTTTCAACTATCCTTGACCTTATTAAACTCATGCGCCTTTCATGCCTATCAAGCTCCTCTTGGGCATCACTAACATCACTATCAATAAGCTTGGATATTTTCAAGCATTGCTGATAGGGTAGATTTGTGTTTATCTGAGACTTTCTTCTACTTCTTGAAGTCACTAAAAATCCTCACACTTTTGTCCGACATCAAAAAGAAATATTCCTCTTGCTATCCACACATCTCGACATACACATGGCCTATCATCAACCGCAAAAGATATTATCTTACCAGTGGACGACTGTAGGTCTTCAACCATTCTATTTTTTACAACAACATCAGATACCGATGCTTCTGAATATCTATCTCTCATCATAAAATGATCAAATGTTATACCATTACGATCCAGCCATTCGATAGTGACATCTCTAAACTCGCTAGATCTACCAGTAAATATGGCCATGTCATACTTTTTCGTAGCCTGTATGGCTTTGTACAAATCAATTACGGCGTCATTAGGAGTGTCAAGAAACATACTGTAATTGAATGACGGCCAGTCTGGATTATCACATTGAACCAAGTGTCTCCTGTGTTCTATATTTGCTAGTGATCCATCAATGTCGAAAACGCATATGGTCATTTTTCTACCTTAATAATTTTATTGCATCTTGTATTTTATGATTTCAAAAGCATCCTCATATGTCTCATCATCATTTTCCGAGGTAAGATGACTTGACATCATTTCACTTACACTGAAGGGTATGGGTTTAGAGACAATTTTAGATCTCACGATATTATCTTCTATAGTATACATCTCCTTGTAAGAGGCAACCCCATAAAAGTACATATCTTCTATAGCGTCATGTATACTTTCAACATCAAGTTCTGAAATTATCATTGACCTCTTTTCTTCATCTTTGACACCTTGAAGAGATTTGTGCCCAAATATACCATGAGCCTTAGAGCTTACAGCGTTTTTCATAGCATCATTCTGTCTCCAAACAAGCTTATTATATAACTCTATTAGATTTGGTACTTGACAAACTCTAGTATCAAAGTGAGGGACCTTAGACCCTCCCTTCTCAGATATATCATTTATTTTTCTGGAAAAATTTGATGAAGCAGATCCAGCTAAAACGGTTGCCATTTTCATAACTCTACCACCAAACATAAAATTTTCTATAGGTTTACCATTTTTCCAAAATAGAGATATCTCATCTGATTGAGTAAATGCAAAGTCGGCGTGTGTTTTTTCAACCAAGTACTCTGCAGTGCTTATCATAGAATTAGAAATATCTTTATCAAATGGCTTATCAAATGATTTGGTATAACTAGAGAACTTCCTGCCATCTACACGAGCGTAAACAGGCAAGAAGTTCATCAGTTTAATATTATTAATAGATTCGTATGATTTCATACGATCACCTAAATTATCTTGAGTCATCATGTATCCTCAGATTAACCTTTTACATTAACCACCTGCTTCAAGGTATGCATTACTTCTATTAAATCAGACTGAGCCGCAATAACTGCATCTATATTTTTATATGCAGATGGACTTTCATCAAGGATGGCCTTATCCTTTCTGCACTCAATCCCTTCAGTGGCAGCTATATGTTCCTCAATAGATATCTTCTTTTTAGCCTCGGTTCTAGACATTACTCTACCAGCTCCATGTGAGCATGAGCAGAAAGAGTCTGGATTTCCAAGCCCCCTAACAATTAAACTTTTAGCTCCCATAGAGGCAGGTATAATTCCTAAGTCGTCTTTCCGAGCACGAACAGCGCCTTTGCGAGTAACGTACACGTCCTCTCCAAAGTGATTTTCCATTTCAGCGTAATTATGATGACAATTGACGGCAACTTTACCTAGTTTAAATGGCCTCAAATGCTTCCTCAAAACCCTGAGTACGCTATCCATCATAACATTCCTGTTTTCACGAGCGTAATTCTGAGACCACTGCATAGCTTCCCAGTAATCATTAAAAGACCCTGAGCCTTCAACAAGATATGCTAAGTCTGCGTCAGGCAAGTTAATGAAATGTCTCTCCATTTCTTTCTTAGCCTGCTTGATGAATGTTTGTCCTATCATATTGCCAATACCTCTAGACCCGCTATGAAGCATGACCCAAACGATATTATTTTCATCTAAGCATACTTCAATAAAGTGATTTCCTCCGCCTAAAGATCCAAGTTGCTTTGAAGCATCTTTTTTTGCAAGGTGTGGAAACTTGTCTTTTATCTTAGCAAGACCAGCATCTAAAGATGCGTACTTCGTTAGGACGGAATTTGGAACTACGTCCCAAGAACCCTTAACAGACCTCCCTCTTACAGTAACAAATCCATGAGGAACAGCCCTCTCTATGTCTGACCTGATCTCCTTTAGTGAATCTGGCAAGTCGTCAGCTGTAAGAGTTGTTTGCACGGCATGCATACCGCAACCAAGGTCAACGCCAACAGCGGCTGGTATAATGGCCTTTTTTGTGGCTATTACAGAACCAACCGTAGACCCTCTACCAAAGTGACCATCTGGCATGACCGCGATGTGCTTGTGTATAAATGGCAAGCTTGCTGTCTTATGCAGTTGCGCATACGTGTTTTCATCAAAATGAACACCTTTATCCCAAGCTTTAACAGGAAAGGAGCCTTCTTCTTTGTAATACGTATATGTCATTGCTCAATCCTTTCTTATTTCATCTAAATAATTTAGAGCTTTTATTGCTCTTTCACATTCTCTTAACCTAGAGTTTTCTCTAGATAAGTAATTAATTCTCTCTTTAACCTTGCTAATAATATTAGATGCAAGCGGTATTTTCTGAAGATAAGCTTCAGCTTGCATTGCAGTTAACATACTTATAAGTTCTTCGTCAGACATATTCATATTTTATATTTATATATAATCGTCGTCAAGTCTTATTTTAGTTTTTTCTATATCCAGTAAAGTTAAATGACCTTTACTTTTGTGAGCGCCAGTATCTACAAAGAGTACGTTGCCGACCACGACGACATTAATTCTTGGCGTATGTCCGCAAAAAACTTTTCCTATATTCTTTATAAACTTTTCCTTCCTTTCATTGTTTATAACAGATCGACCCCAAAGCATGAAGTCCTCATTATGTCTTGCAGTGACATTATTCCAGTCTCTAGGAGGATCTGTGTGACATATTCCTATAGAATCCTCTCCATCACCTATAGTTATAGAGTAAGGCAGTCTACGAGCCATTTCAGCAGCCTTATTAAGCCTATCCTCAGGAGCTGATAGAGACCACTCGCCGCCATTAGAAAGCCACACGTTTCTGTACTCCTTATCTCTGCCTATAATGCTCTTAACTAACATATCTTCATGGTTTCCCTTCACAGCAAAAAACCAATCTTGATATATTAATTCAAGACAACTTAAGGAGTGAGGACCTCTGTCGATTAAGTCTCCGACAGAAAATATCCTATCCTTTTCTTTATCGAACTGAACAGAGTTCATGCATTCAAATAATTGCGCAATTTCACCATGAATATCTCCACACACAAAATCTCTGCCTTTTTGATTGAATTCAAATTTATCATTCCTTAACATTTTCTTGACTTTTCCTTAATTTGTGATATATTATAACAATACTGATCGCGGAATTGGCGTTCCCATCAGCACTAAACCTTATAGGAGGATCAGCAATGAAAATTAATAAAACTATAGTATACAAAACCACTAACCTTGTCAATGGTAAATACTATATTGGCACACACAGGTGCGGAAAACAACCTTATTGCAAGTCTGGAAGATGTAGGTATTTAGGTTCTGGAATATTGCTTCAGGATGCCGTAAAAAAATACGGCAGAGATAAATTTATAAGAGAAACTCTCTTTGAGTTCGATTTTTATGAGGACGCGATAACTAAAGAAGAAGAATTAGTTACAAGGGAATTAATAATTGATAACGATTGCTACAATATACATTTAGGTGGAGGATATAATGAGGGCTACGATAAAGATAAATTAGAATTGTTTAGGAATAACTCCTTAGGCGAAAACAACCCTATGTTTGGTAAAAGGCATTCCCAAAAAACAAAAGATTTAATTAGTAGAATTATGACAGATATGAATAAGGATAAAAATTATACCCATCCATCAAAAGGAAAGAGAAGAGGAGATTTGTCTGAGAGAAACAGAATTCCTACAAAATTTATGAATAATGGAATTATTCAAAAGAAGATTAGAATAGAAGATATTGCCTATATGGAGACTTGTGGTTTTTCTCTAGGAATGCTTGATAGTAAGAGTAAAAAAGGAAAGCCTTTTGAAAAAGTTAAGTGTGAATATTGCGGAATAGAAAAACCAAAGAATTCTATTTGGCGACATAAAATTAAATGTGAAAAAGGGCCACCGAAGCAGCCCTTTATAACAAGAATTTAAATTAACTTTAAGCTGAAATTACAGAGTACCTTTCAGAGTTAATCACATCTTCCATCATTTCTAAAGGAGTCTTTTGAACAACCTTAGAGATCACTTTTTCAACAACCTCTCCATCTTCAATTACTTGCTCAACAGTTTCCTCTATACGAGTGTCATTGAATACCGTTGACATTAATCTAGTGCTAAATCCACCGACAAGAGTTGCTTTTCTGTCGCCTGCATCAGCATGTGAGACAGAATCGCTTCCAGCATTGAGATTCCAGAAAATAACCCTAGGCATTTCATATCCTGCGTTTTGATATCTAGTTGACATCATATTCATGAATGACTGGTCGGGATTACTTGCACATCTATCGAACTGCATATCAGAGAATATAACAACTTTTGTTGGCATATCTTCTGCAGGAACCGAACCATCTAAAGCTGTCTGTAAGATTAACTTAAAGACGGCTTCAATATCAGTATTCATTCCGACGCGAGAGTTTCTCATCAGTGAAGCAGACTCTGTAAAGGTTCTATCACCAATATCGATTAACTGAGGATCTCGATTAAATGAAATAAAGTGATTTTTAAAAGCTCCTTTAAGTCTCTGAGATAGATACACACCCATAGATATAGCTACGTCCATAGGAGTAATTATTCCAGATATTGTGGTCCAAGTCATAGATGCAGACGTATCAACAACAGAGATAACATTTTCATCCTTAGCCACAACGTCATTTGGAAGAGCCTTCCACATGGCGTTAATCATATTATCCTTGACTTTTCCAGACTTTTGCATGCGCATTACATCATGAGGGAATAAGTCCTTACCATTCATCTCATTATCTAAAACATACTTACCAAATCTATCTTCGTCATTTCTTGAGAAAGCAGCTGTATATCTAGACATGGCCACAGAAGGAACTTTACTGTAGTCAATATCTGACCATTCTGCGTCACACATTTTAGTTTCAACAACTTTTGATGACTTAGCAAGAAGCTTCCTAAAGCTCTTAGGATCTAACTTTAGAGCCTTTCTAATTTTGTGGGCATAAGATCTATGCTTCCCAGATAATCTAGGGCACCACTTTGCAGCAAGCGCGTTACCTTCTTTTAGCGCGGTTGCATAAAAATATATAGCGTCCGCCTCAAGAGGAGTATTAAATAAAGACAGCACATCATCCCATCTACCATACTCTGGTATATGCTGGATTAAATGAGCTGGAAATTTACCATTCTGAGCAGCGAGGTTCATTATGCCTTGGAAAGAGTTTCTCTCACCAGAACCTTTTCTAATATCTCTCAACCAAAACAGTATGCGTAAGGCATCAGTTGGATTGCTGTCATATGCCGAAACAAAGCTCTGATACTTACCAGACTTAAATCCAGTCTTTCTTTGAGAAGGAACCTTATAGAAAAAATCCAACCTAGTGTCAGTAGTTGACACAGACGCAGGCATGCCGTTTTGTGTGACGGTTTGATTTTCTTTAGCCTTCATAGCTTTTACTAGTGCATTCATAACTCTCTCCTTATTGATGTTATTTTAAATACAGATTGAATTTTAATTTCGTAGTCTGATTTGTAGTCAGATGCCTAACCATTTGGCTTATCTCCCTATTGGGAAATATCGGATTCGAACCGATAATCACTTAATGTGAATTGCTGAAATCAATCTTTAATTTATAATAATATTTCATATAAATATATTACAGTATCTGTTTTAGTTTCTAGCGCTCTACCACTGAGCTAACTCCCCGTAGAATGTTGGGGAGTGTCGGATTCGAACCAACGACCTCTCGTTTCATAGACGAACGAAATAATTTGCTGAAAAGATACTTCAAATTTATTCATAATTTTAAATACAGCTTCTGTTTTAATTTCTAAGCGCTCTACCACTAAGCTATCCCCGCATATTATTGGAGCGGGGAGCAGGAATCGAACCTGCGTCTCTTCCGTGACATGGAATGAAATAATTTGCTGAAAAGAAGCTTTAATTCAATAACAATAATTCCTTTTTTTGTAGGCTCAACGTTAATTTTAAACTCAGGGTTTGAACCTGACTTTTCGAGTATTGATCGAAAATTTAACCATTTTGGTTTTGCTGAAATGAACCTTCTTAATAATATTTAAAGAGATACAGTAAGAGGTTTAATCTTTTTTTACAAACAAAAATTAGATAATTTGCTGAATTCTTACTTTAATCTCAAATTCTGAATAACAATAGCAAAATTTGAAGCTTATGTCAACATGTTTTTTTAAAAAAATTACTTTATTGCGTCTTTTCTGTCCTCATCAGAGAAAGTTAAATCAGAAACAGACCCTGTAGATGCATATGCTAAAGTTTTAGCTCCCCTTGACCTCATGACATCCTTATAATTACCTTTACTCATATTTAGTGTCTGATTTACATTTATGCCAACGCTGTTACTAGTTTCGAAGGCGTTAAAATCAGCACCTATAAAAGAGACCCCATAGTTACTTTTCTCAAAACCAGATATTATAGCCTTTGCCGACGCATTATTATATTCTTTACTATTATTCTCGCCACCATCAGTTATAATTATTATATCTGCAGACTTTCTTTTTTTCTTATTGACTAAATCACCTAAAAAGCCGATTGCGTCATATAGAGGTGTCATCGCTCTTGGTCTGAACTCATCACAAGATATAGATTTCCACTCTGAAGCTTTTACCTTTCGCCTAACTATGTCAATAGATTGACTATCGAACACAACGGTGGTAATTTTCATCTTATGAGGTTTTTTACCCTTTGAAAGCTCATCAACGTATGCGTTTACAGAGCCTATTGTTTCATCCCATCTGGTTCCCATAGATCCAGATCTATCTATAAGTATATAGCAGTGCATTATATATTCCCCTTAATATTTTGGTGTGGACAGAAAAGCCGCCTATTCTCTTTTCTACACGCGAGTATTCAATTCGCTGCTCTTTCTAGTTGCCTAAAGACTATGAGCTACATCCACGTAAAACTTTGGTGTGAAGTGGGGGCCGACTACGCCTCCCGACACGCGAGTATTCAATTCGCTGCTCTTTAATAGTCACTGAGCTAACTTCACATAAAAACAAATTAATTTAACTACAAAGTAGCTCCCTTAACTTGACTTATTAATGACACATTAAAATACATAAGTCAACAACTTTATTCATTATTTTTCAAAAAAATATGAATTAATCTCTAAAAGTCTATCTAAGCCTATGGCTATTTCATAAACCTTCATATCTTCGGAAAAATCTGTTCTTATAGAGCAGGACGCGACTTCCATCCACTTACCGTTAAACATTAGCTCTATATCCTTAGTGCTCTCTGCGTATGACGGCGGCTTTGAGTCCTGTATCCTAACCTCTGAATTTGATAGTGAAGATAACAGATCTGCGATTTTATTTATTGTCATGTCGCGATAATCTGCCATTGTTGTTTCAGAGTATATACATTGAAATTCTAACTGATAAAACTCATTAAATCTAAGCTTTGAAGGAGAGGCTCCGTCAAGCACCTCTCTTCTAAAAGACTTGCCCGATTGCCACACACAAATAGGAGGAGAAAACCTCTTTCCTTTTCGCATCAAATTACGAGCATATTGATAACTGGCAGGAGTTGTCTCAGCTCTTAAAACTGCTTCGCATTCGCCATAATTATGGTTGGTCACAAAAACATCATTGTCAGTATAATTTTCTGAAATGTAAGACCTAGGTATTAAAATTGGTCCTTCCACTCTGTGAAATGAAAACCCCCTATTTGCACTAAGTAAAAGCTCCTTAACCTCAAGACTTATCTGCGAGATAAAATTGTCTCGTAAATTCACCTCTCTCTCATTCCAGAATCTCAAAGATCCAGTTTCACTATATAGCGCTTCGCTCATTTTAATACTTTCTTTATTTAGACCTTAGTTAGATTTGATCTTCTCATTTTATTCTTAACAATATGATCACTTGAGTGACTTGCAGCAAAAGCATATGGCTTTACCTTAGGCGCAAACCCCATTTGCCCAGTAACATAACCTATAGCCTCTTTAACTGCAACACTAGATGCATGCTTGTCGTCGCCGTTAATATCAACATGGACCTCAAAGTTTCTATCTCCAACATGATCTATTAAAGCAAGGGCAACCTCAGTCACCATGAAAACTTCATTCATGAGTCTTTGCTTTATATTGCCATAATCATCAATAACTCTCTTTTCAATAAAAATTATAGAAGCCCCATGCTTAGAATCTTTGTGAAGCCAAACAGATGTAGAGTACTTAGCCTCTTTCCAAACTCTTCCAGATTTTTTATCCTTTCTTGAGAATACCTGACTATCACACCCAACATAAACGCTAGACGATTCAGAAGATTCTTTTATAGCTTTTATAGCTTTATCGTATTTTTTATCATCAGTCATAATTAATCATCCCGAAAAGATGAACTCTAAAATTAAAAGGAATAGGTATATAGCTCCAACTATAATAATTGATGCTATTGAGGTAGACTTTATATAGTCTATCTCATCCTTACATTCCCCATACAATTTGTCAAATGCTTTATTTATTATTTTCATAATTTAAAAATTTTTGCGGTAGGTCGGCTATCTCCTACATTTCTCGATCTTTCATTTCTTACTAAAACTCAACCACTCGACCCCCTACAAAATGAATGGTGCGTGAGACCTTACTCACTTCGCAAAAACCCAGCCTTAGGCTGTACCCCTAACTTTATTTTTAAATATGAGAATCCCCTTCCCACCCTATATCCATTCTGAATCCGCTTGCATTTTTATGTCCGCCTCCGCCATAAGATGATGCTATCCTAGATACATCTGCCCCACCTTTTAGTGACCTTAGAGAGAATACTCTAGACCTAGAGGTATCGTAGTAACAGGCTGCAAACTCTGGCATAATCATATCGCCTACTACGGGCGAGTGAAACTCTTGACTTGCCATTATATTTCCAGCGTCAGAAGCCATAGTGTAAGGGATGTTTGCAACAGGAACGACATGTCCTCCTATCACCATAGGTCTTTTGCATTGTTTTATAAGTTCAGATATATCCTTATCCATTTTCTTATTTATCGCCATGCCAAAAGCAAAACATTTCTCAGTATTTTCGTTTATTGAATTATTTAACTTATCCCAGTTATTGAAGTTATAATCATGAGAAAATATCAAAGAAGCAATCTCTCTTGATCCTTCAATTTCAAATTTCCACAAATCTCTATCTTCAACGAAATCTACTATTTTGGGCCTTTCTTCTTCTGGAAAACAAAAATCCCAAGCCATTCCTGCGCCACTTCTACTCATGTCAAACAATGTCATTCCAGAGTTGCTCTCGCCACAAGCTAGATAGTCATTTATATTAAAGTTAGCGTTAATTATATTTTGCAAGGAGCTTTCATTCAAGTCACTCTGAGCAGAAATATGATGGTCTATAACTATCAGACTATTTGCATCTGACGCCATATCTTCAAGAATTTTCCTTTTGTACGAGAAATCAAGTATAAAAACATTCTTCCCTTTCACAGAAGGGGGTATAGACCCATGAGTGGCGGCATAGTATTCTATTCCATCTTCACCGAATTTTTGTTTAAAAACCCAAGCTGAGGTAAATCCGTCAGCACAGTTTCCGTGATATATAACAATATCTGGTCTCAAAATTAATCCCCTACAAATAAAATATAATTTTTATATATAGGAAAATTATTCACATGTCAAGAATTTTATTCAACTGTAGTGTTTTTAATTTCACTCACACTACCACCACAACCATTAACGGGAAGGAATATTTCATCCTTCCCGCAATTAGGTATTAAGGAAATAACCTTGCAACATTCACACTGATGTAAAACGTTGTGCTTTCCAGATAAAAATACCTGCCAGCTATGATCCATCTTTAAGTCTCTCTCCAGTTTTTAAACTCCTGAGCATAATTAGGGGCATATTTTTTTGCCATTTGCTCAACTCTTTCCCAGTTTGGATTGGTTTTAGGGTTAGACTCTATACTTGAATAAGCAGTTCCTTTTGAAAAACCGTAAGCCAAGTGAGTGGATCTAGCCTCTCCTCTTAGTCCAGACTTGTCTCTCCTGTGGGTGTTTATTGAAGCAAGTTGTGATGATATCTTATTAATTCTAGCGTCAATTTCATCTCTGTAATCTTCGGAGTTAGGAAGTGAATCTATATGATTCAACCTCTCCTTGAGAATGTCTATTCTAGACGACAGAACTCCTTCACCATCACCACTAGATGAAACTTTGGACTTTAACCTATCAATAGAATTTTGAAGCTTCTGTTTTTCAGCATCTCTATCTGAGTTCAGCAAATAAAGCCTTGTTAATTGCTTCTTTAACTGGCGCTCTCTTCCTCTTATAATTCCACTCTCTGCGGCGAGGTGCATGCTTTTTATTTTTAACTCTATAGTCATTTAATCAATTCCTTCTTTAACTATTTTATAATATTACTCTACTCTTACACAAGAGCCTAGAAAAGTCCAGAATAAATGGTGGAGATCTAGCACGTTCAGAACATTTTTTTATCCTCAGTTTATACGACGGAATTATTTCGAGACGATCCGCCGACGTCATGCCCTTTAAATCAGGGACCTAAATTGCCGTGTCACTTTTTCGCAGTTATTCAGCACTATGCGTTACTAATATTTATAGTCAGATAGCAATGACTTAAACATAACTTAATACAATTATATGCATTTGTCAAGAAAAAAGTAAAATAATTAATAAAGCTTCATGTGTCCAGTAATCTTATCTATGTCTTTTGACTTGTGAGGGCCTATCGCTATACAAGTGTATGTTGGAACGCCGCCGAATTCTGTTTTACCAGAATCTTGTATTAATGCAACTCTAAGGTTGGAATCTTTTGCTTTCGAGTATATGTCAAGTAGTATATCTTCACTTTCAGCTTTTAGGCATACTTTAGTAAAGCTACCATTTAACCAATCCTCTATATCATCTGATATATTCGGAGTTAAGAGCGACCTAGACCTTCCAGACATAGACAAAAACTCATATTCCTGTTTCTCTGGGTTTAAAAGAGCCGCCATACTTGCGTGTGCAGACTGAGCCGCAATTTTACCCTTCCTCATTCCAAGATCAGAACGCATAACTATTACTTGTTTAACGTCGCTCATTTTTTATACTTCCTATATTCTTTAGATATTTTATCTCCAGCAGATTTGTATAATTGCACTGCTTCATCAAAAGTAGACTTTGATGCCTGAGTAAAAGTTTGCCCTTCTGACATTTTGTCAGAAACCACAAGTGTGGCCACAACTACTTTAATTACCCCAATACAAAACGCCGTATTAACAATCACAATCAGTCTCCATATCCATCATTTTCATAAAGATCATTCCACCCGCATGAACCACAAAACCAGCTAGATTCCTCTCTAAGGCAATCGTAAATTGATTTTATAGGCATATTACATATTGGGCATTTATCTTCATTCATTTAAATAATGATGGCACATTAAACAAGTTATGTCAAGTCTTTTTAGATCTTTTCTTGACCTCGTTTGATATTTGCCGAGAGGAAGATGACATCCAATCTTTATATTCATCCATACTTTCCTGATATTCAGTTAGCCTTTTGCTAAAACTTTCTTCAGATTCATGCAATTCAAGTATTACAAAGTAAGATATATGATCATTACTTTTCCTATGATTAAGTTCTAATGGGTCAAATACTTCATTGGAAAACATGAACCCCTTCAACTCATTAGACATTGTGGATTTAGCTATTTCCACAGATAAAGACCTAAGCATATCGACGGAAGGGCACTTATTTAGTTGCTCTTTACTTATGTGAACTATTATTGACTTATACTCCAATACTGGAACAATTGGCATTTCATTTAATCTCATATTTCCCCCAATGAGTTTATCTTTCCTTTAATTTTATCTATATCTTCAAAATTTCTTAGCAAATTCAAAACAAAGCTAGCCTCCTTGTCACACCTCCTGTGCTCAGAGGTAGAATTTCTTCTTACCCATTTTAGTTTAAATTTTAAATCTGGAAATTTTAATTTTAAGTAATCTATAAATTTCTGGTCAGATAGTAAGCCCTTACAATCGCAATTACAAAGTATGTCCCTAAAGCCCATATTGTAAGCTTCAGATATACCTTTTTTCAATGCATACTCTTCAGCCTTATAGCTTGTATCAATTAGTTCTGGACAAATACCGTGCTGCCTTACAACACCTTTTCTGTCATCAATTGAATACGACCAACCTCCCATCATCATGCTATCGCAAAATGATGCATCTGAAGTAACCTTTGCGATAGATTGAGAGTTTGACAGTTTAGTCCTGTTGGGCTTTTTTCTCAATCCGTGTATTCTATCATGCATACTCTTAATTTTTTTTACGGCTGCAATTCTTTTTTTTGATTTAGGCTGTGGTTCTATATTGAAAAACCTTAAGTTAACTTTAGTTCCAGAGAAAAAGTATGGGCCTTTGTATTTTTTCATGAAAGCGTCAAACTTATCAGACTGAAACCAAACATTTGCCGAATCTATTCTCATGGAAAAGCAAGTTTCAAGAACTATTTCTAAACTCTCCATAAAGGCTGACACCTCATCCTGCGCACTTCTATTATGGTAGCCACAGAACACAACCTCCCTATTTCCAACTTTTATCAAGAATGAATACTTAGATAAAGCATTTTTAGATCTAGATGTTATGGAAAACAAATATATGTTTGCATTTTTTTCTATGCTTGGCATGACTTATTAAGATCTATCCTCATCAAACAATTGGGATGCAATCCTCATATCTATACTTTGCCCAAAGTGAGATTTCATTAATGACATAGACTTGCCCTTGTCTAAACCATTACAACTCTTTCTTATAAATGCAGAAATATCTTCATTGGAGGTCATTTGAGGTAAATATTTTGATATGAATTCATTTTCAATTTTGAGAGATGTTACGATGTCTTCTCTGTCGGGAGCCGCTTCCATAGTTTTAGTATTGTTGGAGACAGCTTTTTTTAATATCAATAAGCACTCAGAATCAGAGGGCATCCTATCGCCATCATTCTTTCCTACCATTTCACATTCCGATATTAACATAGACATAAGCTTTGAAAGCCCATGTCTTTCTTTCCTCATTGAAATCAAATCACTTTTCATAACTTCTATCATATTCTTCATATCGACACTATAAGACCTTCCAGATGGTCTCAGCTCCTTTATCTTCTACAGATACACCTAACTTTGAAAGGTCTTCTCTAATTTTATCTGCCGCGTCCCAATCCTTAGCTAACTTCATTTTAACCCTTAAGTCAACCATGTCTTGAATTTTTTGCTCATCTACATCGCCCTTAAACCATACACTTGCATCACTTAAAAGCAAGCCGATAAGATTTAAGGATTGAATCATTTTTCCAAATAATGACATTTTTTCGTACTTGTGCACAACAGAAATAGCCTTAGGTACGTTAAAGTCATCAAATAACGCCTCTTTAAAATCAGATATATCATTACCGACTATTTTAATATTTGGGAATTTTAATTTTTTATCATACCAGCGATCTAGATGGGATTTGCTTTTTGATAAAATATCATCAGACCATTCTATAGGCTTTTTATAGTGGGAGGATATTAAACCAAGCCTAACTACTTCACCACCCCACTCTTCTATAACATCTCTGGCAGAGGAAGAGTTTCCACTAGATTTGGCAATCTTTCCTCCATCTATATTTACAAATTCATTGTGAATCCAGAAATTAGACAAAGGCTTATCGTGAGCGCATTGACTCTGAGCTATCTCGTTTTCATGATGAGGGAACTTCAAATCAATACCACCACAATGTATATCAATAGTTTCTCCGAGAGTACTTTTTATCATTGATGAGCACTCAATATGCCATCCCATTCTACCATATCCAAACGGGCTATTCCAGCCAACGTCAGTACCTTTAGATGGCTTCCACAGCACAAAATCTTCTTTTGATCTTTTCATCCTAAATACAGAAGGGTCTATTCTTGATATCCGATCCTCTGTTTTTACGTGCTTAGAGAACATTAAATCATTAGGGTTGCTTTCCACATCGAAAAATACGTGACCATTAGACTCATACGCATGACCCTTCTCTATCAACAATGATATCATTTCTATCATTTGCTGAACATAATCTGTAGCTTTGGGTGATTTATTTGGATTTAGACAATTTAATGAAAGGACATCTTCTTCATATATTTTTCTGTACTTTTCAGAGATCTCAAATATAGACACGCCTTCATTATCAGCGGCAGTAATTATTTTATCATCTATATCGGTGATATTTCTAGAGTACACAACACTATCTTCACCATACTTAATTAAGAGAACTCTATAAACTATATCAGAAGAAACAGCCGCCCTCATGTTGCCTATGTGAGCATAACTATAGACAGTAGGTCCACAAGAATACATTGTCACCCTATTATCATCTATAGGTACAAATTGAGTTTTTATTCCAGTTGCAGAATTTCTTATTTTTATGGTCATTGTTTAGTAGTATATTGAATGACGACCAAAATCAAGCTTTATATGATATTAGTTAGATATTAAGGCATTATGCGCATCTTTTAAAGAGACCACATCTGAACTGTGAACAGATCCAAATCCCTGTATTTCAGCCTCACTATTTTGAGTAACTATTATACCTAAAGGTAAATTAGTTTCAGCATCAACAACAATTCCTCCACTCATACCTCCCGCAACAGGTTCATTTAATATAGAATTCACGCCGTTTTTAGGGAAGATAATAATCCAAGTGGGATTTTCATAACCATCAGAACCGCTTGAACTTCTCTTAAGGTACACTTGTCCGCGCCTTACGGCAAGCTCCTCATTGCCTCCAGAGTATCCAGCCATCCACACATCTTGACCCTCAATAAAATCTTCAGGATTCTCACAGGTCCAGTCATTACCGTAAAAAGTGGCATCTATAAAACTTTCTTGCTTGACAGCATCGCCAACAACGTTTTCAGGAACGCCTCCCAAAGTTTCTCTGTGTACATGATCGGCAGTTATCCATACTCCGCAATAATTCCAATATGTGCCATAAGCATTATTTATAAAACCTCTTGTCATTGAGTAAGATTCAACAAGATTTGCAGATACTTGCTTCCTTTCGCTCATTTCTACGACAGCGTCTTTAGTGAACAACCCAGCATAAAGGAGTGCTCCAACGGCTATGCCAAAAATAAATGTCCTTAATGCCCATTTTAATTTTATTGGAGTGTTCAGCTCGTCTGATATACCATCACTTAGATCTATTTTCATTTTGGTTACCTAATACTTATTAATCTAACCATATTAACATGAAAAATAAAAAAGTCAATACTTACCGCATTTCACAATCCATTGATCTTGAGATCGTATGTACGCATTTATCATGCATTAAATTAACATCATTGTGAGTTAAAGATTGATCCATAGACCTATATGTTACTCTATAACAATTTGACTTCCTGTCATTTTTTTCAAAACTATCTATCAGCAAAACGCTTTCAACCATATCTCCAGCGCATTCCCTGAATATTTCATTCATAGAGTTCTCGCAAAAAGAATCGCCTATCCACATACTTACATCTTTGTGGCATGGTGGGTACTTTGAGAAAGGCTTAAAATCAAATATACTTCCATCGAATTGGTCATGGAATCTTTTATCTTCACTCCACATTAACCTGATGTCTGGAATTTTAAACAATATCATAGCAAGCCTATCTATTCCCATTCCGAATGCCCAAGCTTTCTGTCCTGCGAGACCGCAATTATTCATTATTTTTTCATGAACAACACCGCAACCGAGAACTTCAAGCCAATCATTGTTATAAAATACATCTACCTCCCAAGATGGCTGCGTGAATGGGAATTTGTGCTCCCTCATTCTAAACTCACAATCGCCAAACAGTGAGTTTATAACACCTTCTAGATTAACTCTCAAATCATCTGCAACATCTACTTCGTCATCAACAATCTTGACACCCTCTATTTGATGAAAAACTGGATAATGGCAAGAATCTATTTCATCACGCCTAAAGCAATCTCCTGCAACTAAGAAGGATTTATAGCCAGCCATCAATAGATCGTTCTGGTGTGCGCTTGTGTGCGTTCTTAAAACCGTCACCTCATCCTTATAATAAGTATCACTAAGAGATCTTGATACATGATCATCAGGGATTAGTAATTTATCAAAATTATTACTTGTTGATACGAAAGGAGATATATCGTCAAATTTATTAAAGTCAGGGAAGCAAGAGAATATTTTTTCTTTTACGGTATTTATAGGATGATTTAAAGTATTGTGTAAATTTTTTCCTATCTTTAATTCTACATGCTCTGGGATATTCATAACTATTTCCAATTCTATTTTATTCGTCAATAATGTATAATATAAATCATAAAATTATGTCAACATATTTGTAAGAAATTTAACGCCTTGGCGGCAATCTGAATATGAACCTAAATATTTTATCCATAAATAATAAAACATTATTAGGGAATGTTTTAGCCCATTGATCATATCTTTCAATATCTCTAGCTATACCTTCTTCGTATTCTTTTTCCCTCTTATTAATCTCTTTATTATAATAATCTATGGCTGACTTTATTTTATCTCTGACTTGTTCGTGAGTGAGTTGACAAGATTTTAGAAGAGATGAATATTTTTCGTCGTAAAGTATAGAAAAATTAGAAGATGTAATTGATTTTGTTGTGCCGTCCATAAACAATATAGTTATATCATCGCCAGAAACCTTGATAGATTTAGCGAGGTGCGCTCCAGTGTTTTTAAATCTAGTATTATGAAAATTTATGATAGGGTCTTCACTTGAATGAAACTTATATCTATTGCTAGATAAGTGTATTGAAGAATATCTTATATATTTTATATCCTTAAGCTTATCACGAGCCTCCTTGACGTCCTTATTTAAGTGAACGGTATCGATGGATGTGCGTAATTTCTGATAATTATCACAGTCCACCTTTCCAAGAACATAATTCTTAGACCCCTCTGGGGTAGTTATCATCAAAAGCCCTTTTGTATATTTATTGTCCATTTAATCTGTCCTTTAAAAATCAAATATTATCGAAGTTAGACTCTCTGTCATCAAATATTCTTGAAACAGCAGCATGCATTCTATCAAATGCGCTCTTATGGACCATCTCATCTTGAGAACCCATATTTCCCTGTAAAGATAATGGTTTACAAACACTTCTGAGTATCATGCATATAGAATGCGCTGTTCTATAACTCTTTATCTCATCATCAGTTATCTCTTCTTGATCATAAAGTTTTTTTCTTATTATAGATAACGGGTATCCCATACCGCCTTCAGAGTACCTTACTGCCTCCTCTATTGCCTGCCAATTTCTTACTGTAGCTAAAGGGTCGCCTTCAGTATCATAATCTATGGACTTAATTTTTTCTATCCTTTCAGACATATAGTCAGATATAGATATTTCTCTTATACCTTCTTTAGTAAATAATTCCAATTTCTCATTTGACATTTCATCAAAGATATCTTTTCTACACATCCAGATATCGTTCCACTCTCTCTTCCAGTCATCACTAGAGATAGATCCAGTTTCTTCCCTGTCAGATAATATCTCATTCCCATCTTTATCGTTGATGCCGCCATAATCATTGTAGAATCCATTTACTAGATTGCCTTCAAACTTAAAGTAATCAGTAACGTAGCACCCAATATCTCTATGTTTGACCTCTGAGAGGATAGCTCCTATCACTGGAACTCCATCCCAAATAGGCATTCCAGATATTCCGCATGTAGCATTAAAGCTTCCCGTGATAAATCCTTACAGTTAAAGAAATCTGTTTTAAGGAAATAATTTTTAATGTCAATGGTTGATTTTGTGGAGCCAGCAGAGATACTTGAAATCTCAACCCATCCTTACGAAAGACGTATGTTTCCTCTTACACTATACTGGCTTGATTTGGCACCGACTGAGGGACTCGAACCCCCGCAAAAACCCAGATTCGTAATCTGGTGCTCTTCCTTCTGAGCTAAGTCGGCATAAAATTGGTAGTCCTGAAGAGAATTGAACTCATGTCTTTCCGTTATCAGCGGAATGCTCTACCATTGAGCTACAGGACCATTTTTTGTGGTGGCGCTAAAGAGAATCGAACTCTTATCTTCTCTTGATGAGAGAGTTGCTCTTCCATTGAGCTATAGCGCTATATAATTTCATTCCTTATTTTTATAAATCGATAATACATTATTAGAGATATCTATATAATCTAAATTTGACACACTTGCAGAACATGATCTTGAACAGTATGTAGCTTTATTATTAGGCTTTGAAAGATGAGTCTGCCTTTTCTGTCTTTTAAATTCCTTTTTGCAGAAAGGGCATTGAAGAGACACTATAGTTTTAGGAGGGGCAGACTTGTAATTATTCTCTAATACAGTAAGAATTTGCAAGTTATCTATCCTATCGTCTGATTTAATATCATTTATATGGTCTACATGTTCATGATCTTCTAAATATCTCCCCAAATGAACAGACATTAAATAACGAGCATAGCTTGTTGTGCTTAAATCATTATCGCTATTCCTTAAGTGTACATTATTTCTTCCTGTTGATTTATTGTGCAATAAATATCCCAACCTCCAGTCTTCGTTATAAGGATATTTTAACTCTATTTTCATAAATAATACTTTGTATCTTCTCAGTTTAAATATTTGGTGCCCTAAATCGGAATCGAACCAATTTACCCGACTTACAAGATCGGTGCATCGCCAGCAATGCTTTTAGGGCAATCGCTGTGACAACTAAAGATGTAATGAAATTTAATACAGATGTATTTACAAACGACAGAAGACCCTTGCTTGTCACAAAGATGTGAGGGCCTACATATAAAGGTAGACCCTAGATAGTAATTCGTGTCATTCGTGTCATAGTGTATTCTCTATGTTAATTTTGGTAGGTCTTACTGGAATCGAACCAGTGGCTTCCATCTTGTAAGGATGGCACTCTTCCTGCTGAGTTAAAGACCCTCAATTTCAATAAATATACCACAATAAAAACATAAGTCAACACTTATTTAAAAAAAACTTGATTTTTTTATTAATTGTGATAATATAACTTTTTAGCTCAAGGGTTAACCGTAAAATGATATCAAAAAACAAATTAGAAGAGTTAACTTCTACAGGAATGTCAATAAGGGAAATAGCTACAGATCAAGGAGTTGCCTATTCTACAGTAAGGCATTGGTTAAAAAAGTATGGATTAAAAACTTTAAACAACCCATCAGGAAGAAGAGGCCCAACGCTCTCCGATATAGACAGAGTCAAATCTGTCGCGAAGGAAAGTATTAGTATTTCAGACCTATTAAGAAACTTAGGTATGTCAATTTCTGGCTCTGGTTGGAGAAGTATATCAAAATATATAGATGACAATAACATAGACACGTCACATTTCATGACAAGATCTGAAATGACTAAACATTTAAGCTTTAAGAGAAGAAAGACTCTTCAAGAATATCTTGATACGAGAAAATCTATAAATGGACAAGAGGTGAGAAAAAAATTAGTCGAGGAAGGATACAGCGAAGATAAATGCGAGTTGTGCAACCTACCAAATGAATGGAATGGCCAGCCTTTAACCCTTCAATTAGACCACATAGACGGCAACAGATACAATAATACAATACAGAACTTTAGAATAATATGCCCAAACTGCCACACTCAAACTAAAACTCACTCAGGTAAAAATAGAAAATCGAAGTAAGGTTATATTGAAGAGTGCAGGGCGTTAATCCTGCTGTAGTGTTTTGAGTGTGATCAACACCCTTCTTGCCAAACCATAAACTCCGCTAAAAGAAAATGATACTACGGAAAGCCTTCAGACTATGTATACCGCGCTTCTACTTCAGCGCCGACTCTTCAGTGTATAATTATTTATATAATAATTAAAAGTCAACAACATATTGCCATTTATCTAGCACTACATCTTGGACATGGGCATGACAAACTTGCAGGTTTTGTTTTATCCATTCCTCCCCACATGCACTTTTGCTCAATATCATCATTTGTCCAGACAGTAGGCACGAATATTGTAGGCGGTTCCGTATTTGGTTGAGATGGAGCGGGGCCAAGGTCTGTCTCTTTTATATATCTACCAAACCTAATAAAAACACCTTTCATTTGACACGGACACAAAGGCTCACCATTTTGAGGTCCTATACAATTACATGCTTGTGTTTGTATTGGTGGTTGCAAATTACTCATATCTAAACCTACCTCTAAACTACTGATTTATTGCAGTATATAAGTGAGCATAAGAAAGACATAATAGAAAAATCGTAAGAATCAAACATGCGGAAATTAATCCGCAATATAAAACTTTATTTTTATTAAATGCCATTTCTTAAATCATTAATATTTTTTTGCGGGAGGGACTTGAACCCTCTTCACCCTATTATCAAAGGTTACCGAAATTATATTACAGCATTTCCTACGAATGGTTACGCAGCCGCAAATCTCTATAATAATTAAAGCGATTGAACTTTATCAATCACGGATTTAAGAATGTGAGCTTTTACATCTTTAGATTTGAACTGCAGATCAATACTAGACGCAAACTCCTTCAATTCTGATTTGTTCATTGCTTGTATTTCTTCTATTGTCGGTATCTGAACGAATACATTAGGAGAAACCTCAAGAGTTGACCTTAATAACCCATCATCCTCATTATCACATTCTGCCGCCTCAGCATCTCTTAGTTCTGTTTCTGAAGAAGATTCGAACATGCTATCAATAGCAGTATTTACAACATCATCAGAAGAAGATCCAGTAAACCAATTCCATATAGTAGAAAATATATTATTCATTTTTAAATCCTTTTAAATTTATTCTATTAAATTGCCGTCTTTATCATCAACACCAAGTATAACTCTCATAGCTTGAGCATTACCTAAAGCGTCGTTAACGGGGTTATGGTCGTGCGGGGCACGTCTCAATCTTTTCCACCTTTGTGTGTTGAAAATATTATTTCTTAAACCTGAGTCAACACAACCTATTCTTCTAGATGAAAAACCAAATGGATTCCGCCCTAATGCATAATGAAAATAAGCATTCATGTAACCGCCATCAAACTGATTATTATCACTCCATAGCGTAGCTCTTCTGCCATCTGAAATATCTAAAATAAAATCTTCAGCTTCCTTCATCACTTCTTTTGCGGACCTAAACCCTAACTGCTGCTCCCAAGATACCCCAGAAACAGCTCTTGCTTCAGGAACCCCTCCGTTATTCATGTGTATTGGATATACCTCACCGAGAAAAGTTTTTGTTGGGTCAGCAATACTAACTATCCCAAAGTTTATCATGTTGTACATCAATGGAGTTTGCCCATCAGCTTCAACATCTACAGCAAAATGATTGGTATTTAATTTATTCTTTTTATACATAATTTATTACTTATATACCATATCGATCAATGAGTCAAGCATTATTAACGTATTATGAATGTATTAATTTTAATGGATAAGTCCTTGACTTTTTATTTATGAATGGTACAATTATAAATGGAGGACTAAATAATGATTAAGATAATATCAACGATAATTGCTGGAATTCTGATGTCTGTGGCTATACCATCCATTGCTAGCGCAAAAAACTCATCTGGCATATCAGTATCTATAAATATAGGATCTGGAAGCGACTACCGACATAGGGGATACAATAATTTTTACAATTCCAATAGATATGAAATAAGAAGAATAGACCAAAGAATACTTAGGATAAAAAGAAAGATACACAAACTTGAAGACTCTTATTATGAATATTCAGATTATGAATTTGATAAGAAGATGAGAAGTTACACCAGACAGATAGATAGGCTTAAAAGACAGAAAAGGTACTTGAGGCATTCAAGGGTGGGTATTTCTTATAGAGGTTCCGTCAGGGGTCATTATCATGGAAGGAACTATTGTCGTTTTAGTCATAGGTAGATAAATTAAGACCT